AAGCGAAAAAAAATCAATTCAAAAAATGAAAAGTATCTGAACTTTTTAAAAATGGACAAAAAAAATGTCCAAAAATGAAAAGTGAAAATAGTCCTTACTGACGAAAATTTTTTGTTACGATGTTGAAAAATTATGGTGTCAAATTAAACGACATATAAAAATTTTATAATGACATATTTTTTTATAAAAACTTAAAGATATTTTCTCAATGGAAATAAATGGAAGTTTTAGGAAACGAGCAATCCGAAAAAAACGAGCCATTTTCTTGTAAAAATTGCGACTTCGCTTGTCGTTACATTTCTGATTGGAATAGACATATCGTTACACGCAAACATTTGACTCAGTCACCCCAGGAAATAAAAGGAAACGAGTGGCAACAAAACTCGGTTAGTTTAATGAATCCTCAAACTTTTACATGTGTAAATTGTAATAGGAATTTTCAATCATCTTCTGGATTATGGAAACACAATAAAAAATGCAATAATAATAAAAACATTGAAACCATAAAAGAACAAGCAAAATCTATTGTTGATAAAGATGAACTCATTATGTTCTTAATTAAAGAATGTACTGATTATAAAAATTTACTCATAGAACAACAAAATAAAATGTTCGAACAACAAACTATGATGATGAAAGTAATAGAAAATGGAACTACCAGTCATAGTCACAATACAACTACAAACTCACACAATAAAGCATTCAATCTACAATTTTTCTTAAATGAAACATGTAAAGACGCAATGAATATAACTGATTTTGTCGAATCTATTAAACTTCAGTTATCCGATTTGGAAAAAATGGGTGAAGTAGGATATGTAGAAGGTATATCAAATATTATTACTACAAACTTGAAGGCACTAGATGTAACACAAAGACCAGTACATTGTACCGATAAAAAGAGGGAAACTATGTACATAAAAGACGAAAATCAATGGGAGAAAGAAGATGATAATAAAACTAAATTAAGAAAAGCCATTCAAAAAATAGCCGATAAAAATATTAGATTATTACCACAATTTAGAGAGAAATATCCAAGCTATAAAGATTCATCATCAAAAATATCAGATAAATATGATAAAATGGTAGTTGAAGCAATGGTTTGTGATAATGAAAAAGATAATAAAATAATAAGAAATATATCCAATATAACTACAATTGAAAAACTAATGAAGTAAAAAATTATATTATTATTATTTATATATATGCCATCAAGAAAAAACAGAAAAAATGGAACAACTCGAAGAAGAAAACCAACAGGTTCCTCATCTTTAGCTGCGTTTCAAAAGGAGATCACTGTCGTATTTTTAGAAATATTATTAATGGTTAAACTCTATCATTGGAAAACAACCAGTTACGCAACTCATAAGGCAACTGATGAATTACATACAAAATTAAATGCTAATATAGACTCCTTTATTGAAATCTTATTAGGTAAATCAGGAACTCGTATTGACCTGATGAGCAATAAAAATATTAAATTAGTTGACTTATCTTCTCAAGAATCATTGAAGAGGGAAGTTGAATCATTTAAAGGATATTTAGTTAGTTTAAATAATAATAAAGCTATGCTGTCAATGTCGAATACTGATTTATTTAATATTCGCGATACAATTTTAGGAGATTTGAATCAATTTTTGTATTTACTGACATTTAAATAAAACTATATATGCGAATTTATAATAAAAATTAATATATTCTTTTTTATTATAAATGGATAATAATAATCTTTCTCAGACTATATTACAATCAAGCGAAGCATCAGCACCATCTTCTTTTTTATCAAGTAGTAATGATGGTGGTTTTTTTGATAATTTGAAAAATATAAATCTCACTACATGGTTATTAATTATTTTAATATTAGCGTTTTTAGGATTCAATATTTTTGTTTATTTAGCGCAAGGAACACAAACTATTACTAATATTTTTGAACCATTAATAAAGACGATATTTGGAACTGCTGCTTCTATTACAGGTCAGGCAGTAGATGTATCTGCTGAAGGAGCAAAAGCGGTTGTTGCCGGAACAGCTGGAGCATTAGAATCAGGATTAACAGCTATTCAAGATATCACTCCAAATAAAGCTCCTTCAAGCGTTGGTGGTCAGCCAGTAGAACAACCTAAATCAGATGTAGTTCAGCAATACACATTAAATAAAGTATTGAATTCCGCACAAACACAACAGAATCAACAAGATTATCAAGCACATGAAGCATCTAGTTCTCTTGGAGATACAACAGGAAAAGCTGGTTGGTGTTATGTTGGAGAAGACAGAGGATTTAGAAGTTGCGCTCAAGTTGGAGCAAATGATACTTGTATGTCTGGAGAGATTTTCCCTAGCCATGAAATATGTATGAATCCATCTTTAAGAGCTTAATATAATTTAATTGATTCTATAAATTATATTATTAAATTTAAACAATGTTATGAAATTTAAACAATGTTCATGATGATTCTGTATGTTCTATCAGCGATAGAATTAACACCCTCAACAACATCAGTTTGAGTGGCATCAGCAGAAACGGTGAGCTTAAATTGAATAGAATCTCCAACAATGAAAGGAATCTTGAACACGGGGGCAGGGTCAGCTGGGTCTGCACCGGTTGCATCACCACCAGCAACCATATAATTGTTCAAATCAGTCAAACGAGAAGCATCAAGAGAGATGATCTTGTTCAAAATAGAGTATGAAGGATGGTCGAAGGTGTTGTATTGTGTACCAGCCTCGACAAAGTCACCACCGCTAAGATCTCTGAGGGCTGCTAATGTAGTATCCAAAGCAGCTCTGGCAGCCTTATCCAAATCCTCACGAACTTCAGTTTCATTAGAGAACAAATCAACACCCAAGTGTGTGTTAAACAAGTTTTGTGCCAAATATCTAACATATTCATAAGGGACAGCCTTGTGGGTAGCAGCAGAAGTACCGGCAGTGTAGGTGCTATCTCCGGTATCAGTTCCGATACAGATTGTGTTGCTTAACCAACCAGAAGCCATGACAGAGTCTGGGACTCCATCAGTAACATTTGTGTCAGCAGTGTAGTTAAGCTTGTATTTAAGATCTTCAGCTACGATGTTATTAACATCAATGGCATCAGATTGGAAGTGAAACATAGCTAAAGCGTCAGCGAGAGGAAAGTCCAACTCGGCAACAACATCAGCGCTAAAAGAAGCATCTAAAGCACCAGACAAAAGAGCCTTGGTAGCATCAACAGCCACGTTAAGTGACTCGACGTAGAACTCTATAGGAACGCTCATTATAATATTACTTAATATTAATATTTTCACAAAAAAAATGAATATTATTAGATTTTAAATATTATCATTTAACTGTAATTTAATACCGTTTAGCAGGTGCTCAAGTTTAATGTATCCAAAATTTCTTTCATCAAGTATGGGTCATATTCTAAATTAGGAGGAATGCCGTAAAGTTGATGGTACATTTTATATTGTGGTTTTAAAGTAGCTTTTGACGATGTAATTCCTAAATCCAACAAAAAGAAACTTTTATTTAAAGAATTTATAAATTCTTGTAATTTAGCAGGATCATGTAAGGTTATAGAATCTTGTTGCCATTTTTCAGAATTAATTAAAGTAGTTTTTGCTAAATTTTTATTGTCAAAAGCAGATTTCACTATTTTAAGCATATTTCTATATATCTCTATAACGTTAAAAAAACAACAGCTTGGGTCACAGTGAAATAGGTCTTCTAAACATACAAGTCCTGCGTTCAATTCATCATATATATCTATTGGTATGGAAGTATCAGTATCATCATAAATTGTCGAAACGTAAGACATAACATATTCATTTATTCGTGTTATGGAATCGCTTTTAAATAAAGTATCGTAAAGTTCACAGTTACAATGAGAATCACCACAACCACAACCACCACAACATGAAGAGTCACATTTTTCAAGAAGTAAAGAAACTTTATTTAGAATATCATTAGCAGTTGATAATAATTCTATTATTGAACTTGATAATGAAGTTAACTTACTATCAATTGGTTCAAATTTCATATCTAATGAGGTGTATATATTATTCAATTGTTCATCTAATAAACTTGATATTGTCGTAACTAAATTATCCTGATACAAATTAAATGATGTGTCTAAATTAGTAATTTGAGTATTAATATCTGTATTTAAATTTTCTATTTTCATATTTAATTCATTCTGATATAAATTAAACGACGCGTCCAAATTAGTAATTTGAGTATTGACATTTGTATTTAATTCATCTTTATATAAATTTAATGATGCGTCCAAATTAGTAAATTGAGTATTAATGTTTGTATTTAATTCATCTTGATATAAATTTAATGACGCGTCTAAATTAGTAAATTGAGTATTAATGTTTGTATTAATATCAGTATTTAAATCATCAATCTTTGATTTTAAGGTATTACAACATAGTTCAAATGATACATCTAAATTCGCAAATTTTGTATTTATATTAGCATTAATATTATCTAGTTTTATATCTAGGTTGTCTATTTTAACATCTATTGTTTTCAATAATTCTTCGTGCTCGTCAACCGGAATTTCATAATCAATAGGTTTAAAATTAACTGGATTAGATTGTTGTGTTTCAAATTCTTTAATTACTTCTGTAATATTTACATACACATTAGGGTCTTCGACATTTTTTATAGTATAAGTGTAGGTATCATCATTAATAATATTAATATAAAAAATTCCATTTAGAAATATATTAAAAGAATCAGGTCTATATTGATGTCTAGATTTCCAAGTTATTACTAGGTCATATACTATTTTCTCAATAATAACATCATCTTTGTTATTAGTAGTAATATCTTTATTAATAAATACATTTTTTGTTTGTTCATCATTCGTTTGGTCATTATTCATTTGGACATCATTCGTTTGGTCATTATTGAATGTCTGAGCAGATACTTTATTAACTATATAATAATTTAATGTTAAAACTGGTGGTGGAAGGCTTTCAACTACATAAGAAGGAAGATTACCATCAAATTTAGAACCAAACCATTTATAATTGTAAGGCCATTTATCTGTTGAATTATTCATTTTGTATCTTTGTCTAGGATACCAAGTTTGTAGTTTATTATTCCAACATAATATTGATGATCCAGGAACATCTGATGCTGAAGCAGGATTACATATTGTAGAGCTGGACGTATTTGTTATATAAATTTCTCCAGTACATGGGTTCGCATATGTGCCACATACTAATGTTCCTCCAACTTGAATTGAATTAGAAGAGCAATCATTTGGATTTGGTATATTATACGCAAATGGACCCGAAATATTATTGGGCGATCCGACGATTTCATTAGGAAAATCATATGTAGTAAAGCCGGTTCTTAATAATCCAGTTGTATTTGGGTTTGTATATTTTTCTGATTGTGTAGCAAAAACCTTAGTTCTATTTGGTCCAGCACATCTTGCTAACTGTGAATATTTTTGTGATTTAGTAAGACAAGCACTATTGGCTTTATGTTGAAGTATATTCCCTTTATAAAATTGTTTCATTTCATAATTAGCTTGTCCTTGAGGAACTGTTTGTTTAGTTAATGGTATGTATGCTGTTGTATAATCACTATCTTCAATTGTAAACGTACATGGATTTTGAACTCTAGACCACACCCTAGTTGGAATTGGATTATAAAAACATGTTGTCATTTATATATATAAATCACTTTTAAAAAGTAAAACAAAAATCTTAATTAATAATTAAACAAAATGAATTAGTTTATACGATTATAATCATTTTCTGTTCCATAGAAAAACCATCTTAAAGATAAATAATTATATATTTTATCCGATAAACCATTTCCTCCAATCATTTTAGTATTAGGACCGCTATTTACTAAACTCTGAATCGCGGATGTTCCTAAAGCATAGTTATAATACCATAAATTAGAAATATAACCATCAAAACCACCGTTCATAGCTACGTAAACATCACCGTAATTTTGCTTTGGAACTCCGACCAAATTAATACTTCTAGTAATTGTGCCATTAATATAAACATCAAGAGTTGTATTTTGACATCTAATAATAACATTAACCCATTTATTAATAGGTATATCAGGAATTATAATTTCTTCATTTATAACTTCGTATGTATTCATTACAACCACGAGGGAATTAGTATTAGGTGCGATATATAAACCAGGCGCATTATTAGGGTCAACCATACCATTAGAATTTAAATTGCTATTTCCTTTGCTAAATATATGTTTGTATAATCCAGCATTAGTTTGTAAGTTATTTATAAAAATCCATGTAGACCATGTGAATTCTAAACCTTTAGCTTCATTAACCGACCTATAAATAGTTACAGCATTGTTGCTGCTTGGGTCTTGTGGAAATATAATCATATGTTGAGCATCGATCATACCGTTAATAAGTTTGGGCGAATTGTCTGGTTTAAGAAAATAACCTAATGCCGATATACCAATTCGTAATAAAATAATAAATGCGAAAATAACTAACAATAGAAAAGCGAATTTAGCTACTAAACTATTAGATTCTAAGAATTCTCTTGTTCCAAAAGTTCCTCTATTTGTAGAAAATGTATTAAATACTCCATTATCACTCATTATATATATTAAATAAATAAGAAAATTTATAAAGTATAATAAAATTGAACTTTATAAAACTAAATAACTTTGTTAATCTTAGATAGTTAAAGAACTTTGTGTGTTACCGTTTTCAACCAAAGAAATTTGTATTTGATAAGCATTAAACATGCTCATATAATTTGAATAACCCCTAGAGTATATATTCCATACTTCTTGAGGATTTAAAGAATTAGGATAATATTGAAGCTTTGAAGTCCAACCACTAAATCCGCCTGCTGGTGTAACATATAAATCAGAAGAATTATTGACACTTGCTATACCAGGTAATAAGCAAGTTCTTACTAATTTACCATCTAAATACATATCCATTGTTCTTCCATAAATACTAATAACTAAATTGACCCATTTTTGTATAGGAACGTTTGAAATCGTACAGGTATGTACGACTGTATTTCCATCAGGAGTAGTTGGTGTTTGGTCAATTCCGGGATAGCATCCAAGTGAAACTGATAAATTATTCTCAACAGGGTCCAAAATGACAGCAGGACAAGGGTCTAAACCACTGATACCTGGAACAGACCCAGTTTTGCTTGCCGATTTAGAACCCATTCTTCCAAAAATTACTTTTGGCTCACCATAACGATAATTCCAGTCATTAATATAAAACCAAACAGAATAAGCAAAATTACTAGATGGAACATCGGTCCCATTTGTTGCTAAAGAAGAAGCACTAATAGTTGATGCTGTTTTACCATCTTGTATATTTTGTAATGTATAAGGGTCTGAAAATAAATATCTTAATAACATTAAGATAAATACTATAACTACTATTGTAAATACAATACTTAAAGCGCTCATTGTATAATATAGATTTAGAAATTTTCGTTTCATTTTATTAATTAATTAAATTACTAATAAAATTACTAATAAAATTATGAATCTAATTAGTTTATTATTCATTTTCGTTTTTCACTAATATTGTTTTGCTAGAGTCATTTGATATAGGAGGATTATTATTTTTGACAAGATTATACAAATAGTAAATATTATTGGATTTTAACGCATGTCTAAAGTATACAACATTACATATTCCACCTTTTATTCCATCATTCTCTCCAATTGTTAAATTATCTAAGGTATAATAAGGAACCACTTCTATTGATGACTTGACTAATTTACCATTTAAAAATATATCTAATGTTCCACCGTTATAATTAATTATAATATTATTCCATTTTTGTAATAAAAAATTATCGTCTTTATAAATTATTCTATTTCCTTCACTATCAAAGTCAATTAATTTATTTTTAGTAACATCTTGAAGGTCTTTTTGTTGCATAGTGATCATTAATGTATGGGTTTGAGCATTATATAAAATATTTGGTTTATTACCAAAATTTAATAATGATGTGTATTTACTGTAACTTGGTGCGGTGTTTGGAGGTGATGCGTCAACAAATACCCAGCAAGATATAGCATATTGATAATCAAAATTTTCACTTCCATTTAGGTCTTGATATGTTCCTAAACTATATTCTAAACTAGTAGATACCGGTTTATTAACTAATTGCGTACCACCTTGCTTACTAACGCGATTTAATAAAGATGGTGTTAAGAAATAAATTACATATAAACCAATTGCCAGAGCAAGCATCATTAATGAACCAGCATCAGCAGAATTATATTGACCTACTAATAATTTACCAAACCAGTCAAAATTTCTACTAACAATACAAGGTATATATAATAATATAGTGCTTATCAAATTAAAGAAAGCATTTTTCTTAGCATTTCCAACTGGAAAATGAGCATTTATCGTTTTGTAAATTAATCCTAATACTAGAATAATAATTGATAAAATTAAAATAAAACTCACAATACTAGACTTGCCTGCGAATTTTTCAATGCTATATGTTAATAAAAAGATTAGTAATCCTGAAATAACTAACCCAAATAAAATTGAGAGACTCTTCCTAAATAAATTTGGTGTATTTTGCGATGGCATAATCACATTTTGCGTTTCATCTATTTCTTTAATTAAAACAAATCTAACAATAATGTATAAAAAGGAAAAAATAAATATAATCGCTAATATTATATAAAATATAGAATTCTTACTTAAAATATTGAATGTGGACGAAATGGGTTTACTGATATATTTATAAAATGAATCGCTTATAACTTTAAATATTGATGTTGACTCATTTTTAATTGCATCACCTGTTTTATATGCTTGTTTTTCTAATTGATTTATTATATCATTTGTTTCTTTTTTAATTGCGTCTCCTGTTTTGTACGTTGTTTTTTCTAATTGATTTATTATATCATCTGTTTCATTTTTAACTATATCGCCAATTTTATATGTTTGTATTTTTAAAATATTGATTATATCATTTGTCTCATTTTCAACTATGTCACCAATTTTATATGTTTGAGTTTTAAGTTGATTTATTATATCATTTGTTTCTTTTTCAGTTACTTCACCAGTTTGATAAGTATTATTTTGAATATCATTCGTTTCTTTTTGAATTATATCGATAATTTTATAAATTTGAGTTTCTAATATATTTATTATAGCATTTATTTCTTTTTGAGTTATATCACCAATTTTATAAGTTTGAGTTTTTAATATAGATATTATATTATTTGTTTCACTTTGAACTACATCAATAATTTTATATGTGCGATTTTGAAGTTGATTAATTATATCATTTATTTTGTCACCTGTTTTATAAGTTTGAGTTTCTAGTACATTTATCACATAATTCGTTTCTTTTTTAATAACATCTCCAATTTTATATGCTCGTTCTTTAAGTATATTTATTATATTATTTATTTCATTTCTAGATTGTGTTTTTGTTTCACTTAAATCAAAACCTTCTTTAATATTTAAAGAAGTAATATAAAAAATAAAAATTACTGATAATATACCTATAAATAAAATTAATAAATTTTTTGTGAATTCTTTCATACTTTTATTATTATATAAATAGAAAAATAATAATAAAAAGATACTATTAAATGTTATAAACATATTTCAGTAATTACTATTTTATAACAGTTAAATAAGTTATTTATTACATATTCTCGCTCGCAGTTTTTTTACCATGACAATTACGACATAATGCGATTAAGTTTTGTACATCATTACCACCACCATATTCCAAACGCACCTTGTGATCAATTTCAAATGTATGATCTAATTGATTCTGACAATGGCCGCATTTCCAATCTTGACTAGCAGCTACATATTTTTTTTTAGTTTCCGATACTGAACGTTTTGTTCCACCTCTTCCTGATGCTAAAATTCTTTGCTCAGAACTAAAACCAGACATTTGTGGATTTATATCATTAAATGATTCCATAAAACTAGACTCAGGAGTTCCTGTAAAATCAATAATTGGACTTAGCATATCCATTGAATTTCTATCTATGGGTAAATATTTTACATAATTATTTGCGTATAATAACATATCTTTTCCTTTTGTTGGATTTCTTTTTAATATATAATAAATTCCTATACCTAAAATAGCATAAAAAATCATTTTATAATATTTTTTAAAGGACAGTAGCATTTTTGTATATTTACCATCTGTATAAGCATTATAAACAAAAAACGCTGTTAATCCTAATATAAATATTTCTAGTCTCATATTATATTATTAATTTATAATAAAATAATACAATTTTTTATAAATTTTAGACTCTTGCTCCACCACCTACTGAACCAGAGTTTGTATATGTTGGAATAGCATAAGAGTGTTTTTTCTTTTTTTTATGTTCGCTTGTAAATGCTTCTTGTCCATAAGCACCTTGTAATCCAACATTTCTCATTAATTGTCTTTGTTCATAAGTAACATGATAAATATTAAACATCGCTAAAGCCATAATGATATAAGGTAATAAAACTAAGAACCAAGAAATGGAGTCATAACCCTTCTTACATAACCAACCTAAAACAAACGTCCAAGCAAAAGCAAAAACCATCTTCCAGAATGCCATCATTAATGACATGCCATTAAATAACGCAAAAATTGTAGCAATTACAGCAATTCCAAAATAAATTTTGGCAGGCATACATAACTTACTAAAATCTTTCATGTATATAAATAATTTAGATTTTTAATTTATATTATTTATAATTTACAATCATGTATAATCATTTATTTAGATGAGTTTTTAGGTTTAAATGCTTCTTGACCATAAGCACCTTGTAATCCAACAGTTCTCATCATTTGTCTTTGTTCATATGTAACATGATAAATATTAAACATAGCTAAAGCCATAATGATATAAGGTAATAAGACTAAGAACCAAGAAATTGATTCATAACCCTTCTTACATAACCAACCTAAAACAAATGTCCAAGCAAAAGCAAAAACCATCTTCCAGAATGCCATCATCAATGGTAAGCCGTTAAATAATCCAAAAATTGTCGCAATAACAGCGATGGCAAAGTATATTTTCGCTGGGGTACAGAGTTTACTAAAAGTGTTCATTATATAAATATCTAATATTTTATTTTAACGATAAAAAAATTGGAGTTTTAAACCGTCTAATCAAATTTTTTCTCTTAAATATAGTAGAAGTTGTTTTTCTTCTACTGATTTTACGAGTTTTAATTCCTCTTGCTGAACTAGAACTCGCGCTACTAGTTTTTTTTTTACCATGAATTGAATAATATATAAAATTACCTAATATTTTCAAGTCACTAAATAACTCATTCATGTTAATAGGTTCGTGTCTTGGTTTATATAAATATTCATTAAATATAAATTCCAATTGTTGAAGAATTTTTAACTCATTTTTGTTTAACGTTAAACGATTATTAGATAGTAATTCTAGAAATGGATAATAAACTGATATAAATCCCCAAATATCAACCAGTTTAATATAAACATCATCAAGATATTCTCTCAAATTAAGTGTTCCGTCACTTTTAAATTTTGTATAATGAAGTAAAACCTCAATAATATAATCGATTATACACGGAACTGTAAACTCAGTTTCTATAACTAAAGGTTTACTTTGTTCGGATACACTTGAAAGGTCATTACTATAAAGAATATACATAATATCATTTATGAATTTATAGTGACCGGCACCTCTCTCTTTCATCCAATAATTTAAATAATTAATAACAAATGGTCTGAGCTCTGCTTCGTCTACTTTACCTCCATTTTTTAAATATTCTGTATATTTATCATAAAAATCATCAGTGAATAACACAACAGAAAAAGGGACATTGAATTGTAATGGTCTATTTCTCCAATTTTTTGGGAATTGGACGGTTCTTTTGGGTGTATAATCTACTGCTAATCCCCAGTCGATTAATCTTGCTTTTCCTGATTCATCTATTAATATATTTGAATCTTTGATGTCAGAATGATAAATATTCTCTTCGTTCATTGGAATTATTCCATACTTTAAAAGCCTTACTAGGGAATTATGTACTTCATACATTTTTTGAAATGACCCATCACTGTATAAATAATCATCGACTGGTAATCCTCCATTAGGAATATTCAAAGCCATTACTTCGTCTAATTTATCATTAATATTTTTTTTAGTAATATCGTTTTTAGGCAACGCAGTGCATTTCTCTCCAAACGCAGTCAAGTCGCTTGCTGTTAATTTAGATGGACGACATAATGTGGCATCATAAATTAAAAAATAGTCTTGGTAATTGCGAATAGACTCTAATTCATCTTTAATATTATTAATTTCCTCAAATTCTTGCGTAGCGTGTCTTTCTGTCATTAATTTCGATATTTTATTAGATTCTCTCTTTGATTCACCTTCACATTTTAACGCAGGCTGAAATACACACCCATACCCTCCAGATGCTATAACTTTTCCGCCTTTATTATTCATATTTCCGCCTTTATTATTCATATTTCCGCCTTTATTATTCATATATTTTTTCCTTGTTTTTGTCATATATATTATACACATTTTTATTTATCATATAAATAATAAATACTACCTAAAATTAAAGCTAAAATACCACCGTATACTAATTTTTCTCGTAATCTATAATATTCACTTAATTTTTCGTTTTGTGATTTATATTCATTATAATATTGAATAAAAAAATCATTTAATGATATTTGTGGCTTTTCTAGCTTCTCATTTATTTTATTATGGATAAAATGTGTCCAACGAATAAAGGAATCTCTATTATCTAAATATGGTGTAATTGGATATAAATCGATCATTTTCTCGAATTCTTTTGAAATTTCCTCAACTGGAATAAATAGCGGTAAGTTCTGTATAAACTCATAGTATTTTTTTTTGGTTATCGTATTAGGATGATGAGGATAAGTCATTGCTACAGTATGTAAAAAAAACCAATAATGTGGTCCCCAAATTTTAGGGTCTAGATATACAGTTGTTGACATTAATATTTTGATGTAAAAAAATATTAATTTTTAACTTTATTGTAAACCTAAATCATTTACAACCCATTCTTTGACATCATTTATTTTTGAAAAATATACAATCAATCCATTTGTTACTTCGTTTGACATTAAATTAGTTTCAGTGTCATTAATATCATTAACTTTGTAAAAGAAATTGTAAGTTTGACTATTATTTTCTGACACAGTTTTTGGAATGAAATAAGAATATATTATTTCATTAGGATTACCAGACTCTTGTTGTTTAACATAATACAATGTCAAATCTGTTGAATCTATTGAATAAGTATATGTTAAATATGTATTATCCGAATTACCGTCCGAACCCATATTACCATACGCACCAAATTTAAATGATTTAGTATCATTTACTGAAATGTCGAGTTTAAAAATTCCTTGAACTGGATATCCATGTTGTATTGTAAATGTACGATCAAACGCTGTGAAGGTCTGTGTAGTTATTACACCATCATCTTGGTTTTGGGGAGATATTAACGGAAAATAATATTTACCTGTTTCAACATCATAAATATAAAAATATCCCCAAAAATCAAATATATCATTTTTCCAATCAAGCCAATAGGATGCTCTTAGTCTATCTGCTGAAGATTTATCTCCAGCAACTATATTAGTATCTATAAATGATGACATTTTAGGAAAATAATCGGGATAGTTTTGCGGATCTAATGTATGTGTATAATTATTATTGCCCATGTCTTTATTTACAGGTTCACCAATTGTAAAACCATCACTTGATATATTATTTTTTGAGTATAAAAATATATTTATAGATTGTGCGCTTTCAACATTTTCAATAGTTTCTTTAGATTGTGTAACATTAATAAACTTATTAATACATGATTCATTATTTGTCGAATTTTGAGTACAATACTTGAACATACGTGTTGTCGAACCTCTTCCTTTAGTACAACCCATATTAATAGCAGCACCTGTAATTTTTGATGTTGATAAAAATTTTTTTTGATGAAAGCCTAAATTAAATAGATGTGAGTCGGGCATTTTATATATTATTAAAATATAATTTAAACCTAAAATATGAATATTGATTAATTATGATGAAAAATACAAATATATGTAATAATTGTGGAAAACAAGGTCATTTATTTCACCAATGTAAATTACCAATTACGAGTTATGGAATAATTGTCTTTAGAAATAGCCAAGAAGGATTACAATTTTTGATGTTAAGACGTAAAGATAGTTTTGGATTTATTGACTTTATTAGAGGCAAATACTCACCTTATAATATACATCAGTTAAAAACTATAATTGATGAAATGTCAGTAGATGAAAAAGAACGAATTATAACTTTATCATTTGAAACATTATGGAAACAAATGTGGTGTGAATCAAGTACTAATAATAGTCAATTTAAAAGTGAAGAAATTATATCAAAAAAGAAATTTGATTTATTAAAAGAAGGTGTAACAATATTAGAAAGTAAAATAACATTGAAAGATTTAGTTGAAATGAGTAAAACAAGATGGATTGAAACAGAATGGGAATTTCCGAAAGGTAGACGGAATCAAAAAGAAAAAGATTTAGAATGTGCTTTAAGAGAATTTGAAGAAGAAACTGGAATTGATAAAAATAAATTAAATGTAGTAGAAAATATAATACCATTTGAAGAGATATTTATTGGTTCAAACCATAAATCGTATAAACATAAATATTTTTTAGCATATATTGAAAATGAAACAGATGATTTGGCTAATTATCAAAAAACAGAAGTAAGTAAGTTAGAATGGAAGACATTCGATAAATGTTTAGAATCAATAAGACCATATAATTTAGAGAAAAAAGAATTAATTACAAATATTAATAAAGTATTACAAGAATATAGATTATATTCATAATATATATTATTATGAAGAGTAAATTAAAAAATAAACCATTAGTAATCCAGGATTCAACTGATACTTTTGATGAATTGCCAAACCAAAGTAAATCTTCAGACAAATTAGATGATAATAAATATGCTTTAGAAGGTCAAAACACATCAAGTAGCGAAGAATCGACACAAACCAATACATCTTTTACTTTAAAATCATCATCAACTAAAGTGCCTTCTACTACAGAATCAAATACAGAATCAATTTCTGATATAAATTTAGAAGATGAATATAAAAAAATAAATTGTAATGATGAGAACTTTTATAACAGTGATTGTAATAAATTTCATCTTAAAAAGGAAGTATTAGAAAGAAATTATTTATTAGAACATGGTGAGTCAAATGAATATTTATATCCAAATTTAAATGACCCTAATTTTAACATCAAAATTGCCACTAAAAAAGAATTCAATGATACTAAATACGATGGACCGGTATTTTCTAAAACTATTAAAGAGCAAGCAGATGCTCTAGCAAATGCTCCCTATGAATTACAACCTCACCAAGCATTCGTTAAAAATTTCATGTCATTTCAAACACCATACAGCAGCTTATTGTTATATCATGGATTAGGTTCTGGTAAGACGTGTAGTGCGATAGGCGTTACTGAAGAAATGAGAGATTATATGAAACAAATGGGAATTACAAAAAGAATTATAATTGTAGCGTCTGAAAATGTTCAAGATAACTTTAAATTACAATTATTCGATGAGAGAAAATTGAAAGAAGTAAATGGAGTATGGACTATGAAAGGATGTGTAGGTAATAAATTATTAAAAGAAATTAATCCTATGAACATGCCTATGCCGCGTGAAAAAGTTATTAGTCAAATTAAAACTTTAATAAATACTTATTACATCTTTTTAGGTTACGTTCAATTTGCTAATTATATTATTAAAACTATGAATTATGAAGAGGAAGTTAAAAAGAAGTTTGAAAAAAATAAAAAAGATGAAGCACAATCAGGTAAAAAACGAGAAAAAACTAGAATTGAAATGCTTAAAGATGTTAAAATAGAATTAAATAGCAGAATCATTCGTCGTCTCCGTAATGAATTTGATAATAGATTAATTGTTATTGACGAAGTACATAATATTCGTAAAACTGATGATAATGAAAATAAAAAAGTTGCTATTAATTTAGAATTTTTAGTAAAGGCCGCACAAAATATGAGGTTTCTTCTTCTCTCGGCTACTCCTATGTACAACAATTATAAAGAGATAATATGGCTTTTAAATCTTATGAATACAAATGATCGAAGGGGAAGAATTGAAGTAAAAGATATTTTTGATAAAAATGGTAATTTTAAGAAAAATGGAGAAGAATTATTGATTAGAAAAGCTACAGGATATATTTCATTTGTTAGAGGTGAAAATCCTTATACTTTTCCTTACAGAGTTTATCCAAATGAATTCGCGCAGAATAATACATTTCCAACAATTAAATACCCCTCTTACCAAATGAATCTTAAAAAAATAGGTTCTGAAGATAAAAAAAGAATATTAAGTTTATATCTTACAAAAATCGGTGGATGTGAAAATTGTGGAAAATGTCAATATTGTTGTTATAGATACATAATTTATAATTTACGACACAAAAAATTTACAATTACAACTAAACAAGGTGTTATTAAAGAGATGCCTAGTTTCGAAAATATGGAATCATTTGGTTATACATTATTACAGACACCATTAGAATCTTTAATTATTTCATATCCTATTTCAGGATTAAAACAAGCGTTAGACAATATTCCAGAGGAAAAATTTTCTGAAGAAATCTCTCCAAGTTTCAGTGAAACAATTTCAAAAGATGAAGAGGAAGAAGAATCATCAGTTGAACCAATAAAACCTAAATCAAAACCATTTACAATTGTTGAAAGTAGTTCATCTGAGAGAAAAAGTGCAGATGAAGAAGAAGAACCAATAAAACCTAAATCAAAACCATTTACAATTATTGAAAGCAGTTCATCTGATGAACAAGATTTACCTGAACAAGATTTACCTGAACAAGATTTACCTGAACAAGATTTTAAAACTTCTATTATTAAAAAAACCAAAAAAACTACTACATTTAACACTAAAAAACTTCCTATTATAGAATATTCTGATAATACAGAAGAAACAAAAGTTCCTACAGAAGAAACAATGGTTCCTACGGAAGAAACAAAAGTTCCTACGGAAGAAACAATGGTTCCTACGGAAGAAACAATGGTTCCTACAGAAGAAACATATAGTCCTGAATTAAATATTAATCAACGTAGTCATCAAGGTTTGGCTACAACTGGTGGTGACAGCTCATCATCATCATCGACTGAAATAAGAAAAGAATATTCCATTGACCCTCATCAATTAACAGGTAAAATAGGTTTAGAGAGAATGATGAACTTTTTAGATAGTAAGTCTCCACCAGTAAAAGGAGATTTTGAATACAAACCAACTACATTGAAAAATTATGGTAATATTTTCTCTCAACAAGAAATCGGAAAATATAGTTCTAAAATTAAATCTATATTAGATAAAATATATAATCCCGATACAAAAAAAGTGTCAGATGGTATTATTTTAATTTATTCACAATATATCGATAGTGGTTTAATACCAGTAGCATTAGCACTAGAAGAAATGGGATTTACTCGTTATGGTCAAACAGGTATGAAATCTTTATTTAAAAATAGACCTAGTGAAGTTGTAGATGTTAGAACAATGCAACCACCGGAAGATAAGAAAAATTTTAAACCTGCTCGTTATTCAATGATTACTGGCGACCCAAGATTATCTCCTAATAATGATTTTGAAGTAAAAGGATTAACTGGAGAAGATAATATTAATGGAACAAAGGTAAAAGTTATTTTAATTTCAAAAGCAGGTTCAGAAGGTATAGATTTTAAATTCATTAGACAAGTTCATATATTAGATCCTTGGTATAATATGAATCGTTCTGAACAAATTATTGGTCGCGCTGTTCGCAATTTTTCACATAAAGATTTACCATTCGAAAAAAGAAATGTTGAAATATTCATGTATGGAACAATTCTTGATAAAAATATAGAAGAAGCTGCTGATTTATATGTGTATCGTGTAGCTGAATATAAAGCAATTCAAATAGGTAAAGTAGCTAGAGTATTAAAAGAAACAGCAGTTGATTGTATAATTAATCATGACCAAACAAATTTTACTCAGGAAATAATGTCAGCAAATTTAAAAGAGCCAATAACTCAAGAGTTATCAACTGGAGAGATTATCAATAATTTTAAAGTTGGAGATGCCCCTTTCTCTCCAAGTTGCGATTATATGGCAACATGTAATTATAATTGTAGACCTGATGCTAAAATAAATGAATCCCAATTAAATGAAGATACATATGATGAAAATTATATTGTAGTTAATTCTGAAAAAATTTTACAGAGAATAAGAATGCTATTTAAAGAAGCTTTTTTTTACAAAAAAGATATACTATTAAAAGCTATACGAACACCAAAAGAATATCCTTATGTACAAATTTATTCAGCATTAACACAATTAATTGAAGATGAAAATGAATTTATAGTAGACAAATATGATAGAAATGGTCGATTAATTAATATTGGCGAATATTATCTATTTCAACCAATTGAATTAAAAAATAAAAATATTTCAATTTATGATAGATCAGTTCCTCTTGATTTTAAACATGATATGATAAATTTTGAATTAAAACAAACAATTACAAAACCCGTTATAGATAAAAGAAACCTTAATAAAATTATTATTGAAGAAGAAACTGATTTTACAGATGGTAAAAAAATAGTCGAAGAAATGAAAGAAAATTTCAATCTAACAAAAGAGTATGTAAGTAAACCAAGAGTAGATAGAGGAGACGATAATTGGTATAAACATTGTGGAATTGTTATAAAAAAAATGTCAAAAGAATATCCAGAATCTAAAAAATATCTTATACCATTTTTAGTATCTCATATGATCGAATTATTATTGTTTGAAGATAAGATAAAAGTAATGAATTACATTTATTCTCTCAAAAATATGCCATCTGATTCATTTGAAAAATACGCAAAAGATTATTTTCTTTTACATACTGTCTCATGTAATAAAATTCTTACATTTATTGGTTATAAATTAAATAAGAGAATGATAATGATGTTAAATGATAAAAATATGTGGGTAGAAGCTACACCAGAAGATCAGAGAGAAATAGCATCATCAAAAGAAATTAAAAACTTTTTAGCGTACAATATAAATGATTATAATTTAATCGTCGGTTTTATTGGTTATGAAAAAGGTAATAAAGATTTAGCATTCAAGACAAAAAATATGAAGTCATCGCGTGATACAGGCGCGAGATGTGACCAAGCTCAAAAAAATAAAAATATACATAAATTAAATGAGATTATTGGTGAAGAGAAATATACTCTTGAAAATACAAAAATTATCAAAGACAAAGATGGTAACACAATTAAAGATGCGATAGTGAATTCTGAATTATGTGTTCTTATAGAATTTATTCTGAGATATTATAATGCTATAAATAAAGATAACAAAAAATGGTTTTTCACACCAGAAATGGCTATTTTACATAAGTTGTATACTGTTTTTGTTTAAAATTATTTATTTTTTATTTATAATAAATAAAATTGAAATAAATATAATTAAAAGATTATATTTATATACAATATAATGGAACCAGTTAAACAATTTAAAAAGCGCCAAGATAAATTACAAAGCATTTATACAAGATGTCTTTTAACTAGAAAAATTTCATTACCTGTTGCGTTTATTGGAAAAAACATAGATATGGTAATTGAAGAGTATATTCAAAATAATTTTGAAGGTAGATGTCTTGTTGATGGTTATATTAAACCAGGGTCATCTAAAATTATTACTCGTTCGAGTGGTGTTATTGAACGTGGTAACAATGTTAGTTTTGAGGTTGTTTTTGAATGTGATACTTGTTTTCCTGTTGAAGGAATGAAAATTACATGCTCAGTTAAAAATATTGTTAAAGCAGGAATTCGTGCTGAAAGTGCTCATGATGTGCCTTCTCCTATTATTGTTTTTATAGCAAGGGACCATCATTTTAATATGAAATATTTTAATGAAGTTCAAGTTGGTGACATCATTACTGTAAGGGTAATCGGGCAAAGGTTTGAATTAAACGATAAATACGTCTCTATTATTGGAGAACTTGTAAAGGAAAAAGATTTTGTTCCTAAACAAAAACAACCAGCAAAACCTCGTCTAATTATTGAAGAAGATTAGATAAATAAAAGTTATAATTAATTTAATATCAATATAAAAACATTTTTTTATATAATTTTAATGGAAGCAATAATATCCACAAATGAAAATAATAAATATTCAGTTAGTGAATTGAATTATTTAAGGGAATCAATTGAAAATATGAACAAGTTTAATCAAGTTGAGGTCTTGAGAATTTTAAATAAACATAAAGATGTTATTTTAAATGAAAATAAGTATGGAACTCACATTAATTTATCAGAACTAAAAAATTGTGTTATTGATGAATTATTTCTTTATGTCAAATATGTAAAAACCCAAGAATCCACTTTAAATGTTGTAGAACAGCAAAAAGAAGATTATAGAAATACATATTTCATAAAAGATATTAAAGATACCGTTAAAAATTAATATAATATTAAATGATAGCAGAAACAATCGATTATAAATCTTATATTTTAAATGATGAAAATATGTTAAATTATTTAAAATACAAATTACATAATAGTAATGACCAAAAAAACGACAAAACTCAAAAAAAGGAAAAATCCACATATAAATCAGATTTATTTATTCCTAGAGAAAATGATAGTTTATTTTGGTGCTATTATATTATATCTAATGGTGATAATAAATATCAAATGTTGAATGTAAAAAATTCATTAATTGAAAAACAATTAAAAATAGACTATATAAATAAAATTAGAAATAATAAACAAATTATCAAATCTTATAAATTTGACACTATAACCAATATAGAAAATAATTTAGCAAATGAAAATTTAATAAATATAAAAACAGTAATGACTTTATTTGTTGTTGATAAAATTAACTTAATATTTGTTAGCAAAAATACCTACTTTGAATTATTGATGAATGATACTGAACCCGTGTATATTATTAGAGAAATACAATCTCAATCTAAATATAAAAGTAAATATGGATTTGAAATTTCTAATAAATGTATATTAGACGATATAAAATCGAATTTTTTTCAATTAGATACATTGAATAAACCAATAAAAGCTATATCAGCATATAAAGTAGATGATTTGATTAATATTGCGAAAAAATTAGCAATTGATATATTTAATAAAGAAACAGGAAAAAATATGTCAAAAAATCAATTGTATGAAGAAATTATTAAATATTTTTAAAATATAAAAAAATTGAACTATAATTTAAAAATATGTGTAAGTATATATATAATAATGACTTCTATTGAAAAACCAAATAATTCTAATTTAGAAAATGACTATGATTTCGGTGATTCTGAATTAAATAAACTATTTAAAGGACTTGACGAAAAAACTCAAAAAGAAATTCTACATTATCCAACCAAAGAGATACATATAGAAATACTTAAAAACATGAGTAACCCAGAAATACAAAATTTTTATAAAAATTACAAGAATAAAGATCAGCTTGATAACTTAAAGATTCGCGATAAATATAGTATGATAAAAAAGCTTTTAAAACAACAGAAACCAAATTTAGAAACTAAACCGATTGTAGAATCTAAAACATTATTACCCGAAAAAATCGGTGATGTTAAAGAACCTGAAAATATACAACAATTTGCTTCAGAAGAAAAATTAAAAATTGCGATTATTATTCCATTCCGAGATTCGGAGAAAAATGGTCCTAGAACTAAACAACTTAATAAACTAGTCGATTATATGCAGACCTATTTAGCAGGGGAAGATTATAAAATATTTGTTATAACTCAAACGAATGATGGTCGCAAATTTAATAGAGGACAATTGTTGAATGTTGGTTTTGAAATTGCTGATGCTGAAAATTATGATATTTTCATATTTCATGATGTAGACTTATTACCATCTCCAGAACTTAAAAAATATTATATTACTTATCCAAAAAAACCAGTTCATATCGCATCTGTTTGGGATCGTTATGGTAGCAATCCTAGTTATTTTGGAGGAATTGTTGCGTTCAATAGGAAAATGTTCTTAAAAATAAACGGTTTCCCTAATAATTTTTGGGGTTGGGGAGGTGAAGATGACGAATTGCTGAAGAGAACAAAAAAATTTTATGAAATTATAAAACCAACCAACGGTTCTATCCAAGATTTAGAAAATTTAAATTTACAAGAAAAGTTAGATTATTTGAGAGAAAACGAACTAAAATTTATGAGTAAAAAAGAGGCTCTGGCAAAACATGAAACAACATGGAAAACAAACGGTTTAAATCAAATTCTCAATTTTAATCAAATGATTTTTGGTGAATATAGTTGTGGTCATAATTGTGAACAAATTCAAGTTGGTTTATTATCAGACGCAGATGATGAAGATATATCAATAGATGAGAAAAGTAAATCTTTGGATGTAACAAAAGATATTCAGCAAGAATTATTTAAACAAGAAGAACCAGAAGTTTTTGAAGAGAAAGATAGAAAAATAACTCCACAAGAAGCATTTAATAATTTAGTTAAAACATTTTATGATTTAAATTTATACAGATATAATGTATCAACTAAAACTAATAATGAGTTAGAAATTAGGTTTGCCACTAAAGGTATTAAACAATTGACTAAAAATGACTATGATAATGTAGTTAAGTTATTAAAATCTTTTAATTTTAAAACTGTTGACTCTTTAGGAAAACCATTACTACGTATTAGAAGTGAATTTTTAGATACTAGTACTGGTAAATTTAAAATGTCTGATATAAGAACTGAAATTGAAGGTATAGTTGGTATTGAAAATTATTGTAGAAGTGATGATATTAAATCAGTTTATAAAAAAACAGGAACAAGCGTAACTTTTACTAGTAAACGACCATTTATCTTACCTTCTACTAAACAAATGATTCGTCCAATAGACATGAATGATTTTAATTTTAGAATTTCCCTTCAGACTGAACAAGAAGCGAAAAAAGGATTAGAAAATTATATTATTGATAATTGGCGCAAATCAAAAAAAGAATTTAGATATTTGAATCGTGTTACTTTTACACATGACGATTTCCCTGTTAATATTGATTTAAGTATTGTAAAGACAGGAAATAAAGGAAAAGATAAACGCGGATTTATGAATATCATACCTGTTAATACATTATCAGAATCAAATGTATTTAATAATCCTGAATCTTATGAAATAGAAATAGAACTTGATAATTCAAAAATAGGACCAGGAACTAAATTTCAGACGCCTGAATCAATATTAGTAGCCTTAAGGAAAGTTATAAAATATATCCTTAGTGGATTACAAGGCACTTTATACCCAATTTCTTATCCAGAACAAGAACAAGTTTTAAAAGATTATATGAAAATGATTTGGGGTGATGAATACGAACCTTCTAGAAGAATTACTAGTCAAAATTTTATTGGTCCAAATTCAATTACTCTTCAACTAACAAACATTGCTAATTTAGATGAAAATTCTACAATTCCAAATATTAGAAAAGATTTCGTTGTTACAGAAAAGGCTGATGGTGAAAGACATTTAATGTATATCTCAAGTATCGGTAAGATATATTTGATTAGTAGTAATATGGATGTAAAATTTAGTGGCGCTAAAACATTAAATCAAGAATATTTTAATACATTAATAGATGGTGAATTAATATCACATGATAAAAATGGTAAATTTATAAATTTATACGCTGCTTTTGATATTTATTTTCATAAAAATAAAGATATCAGAAATGCTAGTTTCTTATTTATCAACGATAGCGACAAAAATATAAATAGATATTATATTTTAGAGAAAATAAGATATGAATTAAAACCTATTTCAATTCTTGATACACATCAACCTAATAATAATTTTAAAAGCATATTACAGAAATATATAGCTGGTCAGGTTTCTCCTATTAGATTTGAAGTTAAAAATTTCTATCCAATGTCTACAAAACAAACCATATTTGATGGATGTAAAACTATTTTACAAAAGGAAAAAGAAGGTTTATTCGAATACGAGACAGATGGTCTTATATTTACGCATGCTTATTATGGAGTAGGGTCTAATGTTATTGGGAAGTCTGGACCTAAAACAAAAATAACATGGGAGTATTCTTTTAAATGGAAACCACCACAATTTAATACAATTGATTTCTTGATAACAACAACAAAAACACCTACTGGGGAAGATGTTATTAAATCATTATATGAAGATGGTATATCAGCATCATCTGCTATTCAACATAATGAATATAAAACTATTGAATTAAGATGCGGTTTTAATGAAAGAACAGATGGTTATATAAACCCATGTCAAGATATTATTAATGATAATCTTCCTGAATATAAACCACGATTTGAAGAAAAACAAGGTAATGATTATGTGCCAAAAAGATTTTATCCAACAGAACCTTATAATCCAAACGCAGGATTATGTAATTTAATGTTAAGATATGACGACGCAGGTGTAAAGCAAATGTTCGCTCAAAGTGGTGAAGTCATTACCGATAATACAATTGTAGAATTCGCATATGATATTGATTCACAAGAAGGATGGAACTGGAAACCATTACGTGTAAGACATGACAAAACTGCTAAGTTACGTAGAGGAGAAAAAGAATATGGAAATTCGTATAAAGTTTGTAATGAAAACTGGAAATCAATTCATCCAACAGGAAGAATTACAGAAGATATGCTTATGACAGGTTTAGGTATACCAGATGTAAATGTTAGTGAAGATAAATATTATAATACACCCACCGGGAAATTAAAAACCGAAGCACTCAAGAATTTTCATAATTTATATGTTAAAAAAATGTTGATAAATGGTGTTGCTAAACAAGGTGATACTTTAATTGATTATGCTTGTGGTAAAGCAGGAGACCTACCAAAATGGATATCCGCAAGATTATCGTTTGTATTTGGAATAGACTATTCAGAAGATAATCTTGAGAACAGACTTGATGGTGCTTGTGCTAGATATTTAAATGCTAAAAAAAATAATAAATATATGCCTAGTGCGTTATTCGTGCATGGCAATAGTGCTAATAATATTAAAGATGGAACTGCTCTATTAAATGACAAAGCTAAGCAAATTAGTGCGGCTGTATTTGGAAATGGTGTAAAAGATGTTGAGAAAATCGGTAAAGGTGTCGCAAAATTATACGGCAAAGGAGATGGAGGATTTAATATATCATCATGTCAATTTGCGTTACATTATTTCTTTGAAAACCCTGATACGTTAAAAGGTTTCCTTAAAAATCTTGTTGAATGTACAAAACTTAATGGATACTTTATTGGCACGTGTTATGATGGAAAGAGTATATTCAATAAACTTAAAAAAGTAAAGCCTGATGAAGGTGTGAAATTAGTTGATGAAGGAAAACAAATTTGTGAAATTGTTAAGTATTATACATTTGATACATTTGATAATAACTCAAGCTCACTAGGATATAAAATTAGTGTATGTCAGGAATCAATTAATCAATACATTTATGAATATCTTGTTAATTTCGAATATTTAGATAGACTATTAGATGCCTATGGTTTTAAATTGATTACTATTGAAGAAGCGAATGAAATGGGGTTACCTTCTGGTAGTGGAATGTTTAGTGAATTATTTATTAATATGTTGGATGAAATTAAGAATAATAAATATAAATCATCAATCTTCGGTGAAGCCCCTAATATGACCTTAATTGAAAAAGAATTATCATTTCTAAATAGATATTTTGTTTATAAAAAAATAAGAGAAGTGAATGTTGATAAATTATATCTTGAATTGGGCGAATATGAAGATACAATGGATAAGAGAGCACAAGAAGATTCTAAAAAAGCGGTTGTTATTGCTAAAGAAGAAGAAACAAAAATTAAACCTAAGGTAAGAAAACTTCAAAAAAAATTATTACTTATCGCAGCAACCGAAGCAGTTGATGAACCTGTAAAGAAAATTGAAGAGGAAATTAACAAGAAAACGGCTAAAAAAGCAGCAACCAAATCAAAAAAATTAGTAATTATTGATGAAGAGGATTAACAATAAAACTTCGTAATAAACTTAAATAAAATTTATAATATATAATAAGACTAATGAGTTACTATATATTACCAAAAAATAATAATCTTATTAATTTAAGTCCACAATGTTCAGATGAAATATGTAAACCTTATATTTCTTATTCGCTTTTAAATTATTATCTTAAGATTAAAGAACAAATAGAAGACATGTTTTTATATGATTCAGATTTATCGGATAACACATTTGAAACTGTAAGCAAAATAATTAATCCTTATGAATTTATTTATTCCAATGTTCCAGGATCAAAATTTTCAGTAAGTAAATTAAAATATAAATCAAATGTTTTTTATGATTTAATTGAAATTGTAAATAATTTCAGTATTTTTGATAATTTTATTATAAGCGAGCCCATGAATTTTTTACATATATCACCAAACTATAATGATTCTATTGAATGCTTTGAAATTTTTAGAGAAGGGTCTTCAGATAATCATATAAATACAAGTTTTGACAATGATAAATTTTCTATACAAAACAAAATAGATTTTTTATTTTGTGAATTAGATTCTTCTGATTACTTTACATCATTTATTCAAACAGTTATGATTATACTTAGTTCACAGAATTATAATGGTATATCAATAATAAAAATAGGTGATGTATTTTATAAACCAATTATTGATATGCTATATTTTTTATCATCCCTTTATGAAAAAGTATATATATGTAAGCCAAGTACTAACAATATTATATATTTTGATAGATATATAGTATGTAAAAATTTTTTACATGATGAACGGTCTAATGTATATCTAAAATTAAATTATTTGAAATTGTTAGTTTTTATTAAAAAACTCGAGTATAACAAAAATATTGTATCAATATTAAATTTTGATGTTCCATGTTACTTTAAAAACAAGTTAGATGATATAAATAATATTATAGGTCAACAACAATTAGAATCGCTAGATCAAATATTTTCAGTATATAAAAATAAAAATAAAGATGAGAAGATTGAGACAATTAAAAAAAATAATATACAAAAATCTGTCTTATGGTGCGAAAAATATAAAATTCCGTGTAATAAATTTTCTGAAAAAATAAATATTTTTTTACCAATTATAAATGATTGTATATAAAAGAAATCTAATAAGCATTAGCACCTGTAGTAGTATTATATGTATTAGGTGACTGGGAATAATAATTGCTTCTAAATACAGTTCCTGGATAATATCTATAAGGACTTGTTTGTGAAGTAGGAATTTGATATTCTGGTAATTGTTGTTTAAAATGACAAAATTTCTTATTTTCAAATTGTCTTGATTGAGAGAAATTCAACGGCCAAGGTGTGTTACAAGCAGGAGATTTATTTTTTAATAAATTAACATAATTATTGTTGTCTCCAGCATAAATTTGATTAGCAGTTACTAACTCTTCACCGGTGTTGTTGTAATTTTGAATTGAAGCAGCATTTGTAGAAATTGTATCAACATTTAATTTTAAGTTTCTTGTTGAACTTGAAACAGCACCTTGTTTAGCAAATTGATAATTATTAGGTTTATAAACCGTAAGCTGGCATCCAGCTGGATTTGTTGGACCAGATAGAGGAATTCCAGAGTATGGATTATTAATAAAAACTTCAAAAACAACTGTTGCTGATTTTCTTTGTTCTTCAGGTAATCCTTGTATCCAATTAAAAAATCCTTGAATAGAATTGATTCCTGTAGATTGAAACTCTTGAAATTCTGTTTCTGTAACTATATTTTCATTTAACATAATATCAAACATTTTATAAATAAATGCTAGTTCACTACCTTCATATAATTGAGTATTTAGTTGGCAATTAGCTAGATAAGTATTTGCTAAAGATAAAGGTCCTCCAGGTTTAGGCTCGTTATTTCCATCTACAGAATAGTAATAAGGATTACCGTTATCATTTGTTTTATAGGATAAAAAGTTAAAGGCTTTTTGTTCATAAGTTTTACATCTATTTTGTAAATATTGTTTAGTGCTAGTATAATAATTTTTCTTTAAGTTAGTATTAGCATAAATAACACGTTGTCTAGCTTTTTTTTCTTGATTACAACACAAAATAGGGTTTGTTGTATTTGGTTCAGGATTTTCCAAAAGATTATAATTATTTGGTTTATAAGACGCAACTATTCCTATACCTTCGCAAGTTTTACATTCTTTATCCAAATTTTCTTCATTATTTAATGAATTTAATTTAACTATATAAGAACCAGGTTTGTCTTGCATTTCATTTAATAATCCCGAACCACCAAATCCTCCACCAAGTGATGTTCCTTTACTAGACTTGACAAATCTATTTAAATTATAATTAATTAAACCATTTTCATTTATATTTAATGTTTCATCATTAGTTGGATTGTCAATAACTAAATTTGGAACATTTTCAACAGGTTGTGATGGTATAACTCTTCCTTTTCTATAATGTTTAATTGGTCTAGCTAATCCAAAACCAGTTTGGAAAACATTACCAGGATCATTATTAGTAAGTGGTCTAATATGACCAGGCGCAGAGCCTACTGGAAAACTATTGTTTCCTGTGCCTTTCCAAGTAACATATTGTTTATTATAATATGTACTTTTGTGATTATATCCTGAAGAAGGCATAGAATTCATTCCTAATGGATAAACTGCTGATGACATTTATATTATTATCGAAGAAAATAAAAAGTAATATTATAATATAAATGACAACTTTGGTAAATATATTAATATTATTTTTTACATTTTTAATTCTTTATCAAATATTTTTAGCAAGTAACTTTTTAAATTTGATTGAAGGTCTTGAAAATCAATATGAACCATACGATACAAATAATCCAGATAATGCTCTTATATTGGCGCAAAAAAATGCTGGAAATATATTATATTTAAAAGATAGAATAGATTCATTACAAGATGTAAATAAACAAATTCAGGATTTGAGCGGTAATATAGTATCATTACAACAACAAGTAAATGGAATAATGCAATCTCAGCAAGAATATGCTAATCAATTAACAGGCGGAACACCTCCAGAAATTACAGGCATTAATTAAAACTAAAACATGTAATTTAGAATACTAATTTATATAAAAATAAATATATCTATATAAATTAGTATAATGTCTAATTTATTTCAAGAAGTATTAACTGATGCCAAAGGAGTAGAAGAAAGATTATTAGGTCCTACTTATCCCTATTATAAGAATATTAAAACACCATCACAAATTGGTATGAGTGATAAGGGTAATATTCAACAAATATCTAAAAATATAAATGGTTTAATTCAATATGTTGAATTATTAGTATCCGGACAAAGCAAAGCATCTGCTACAGGTCAACCTTTAGGAGACAAATTCTTCTTACAAACAGGAGCTAAATGTAGAGCAATTGATAGTTGTTCTGATAAAAATGATGCTTCTACATGTAAACAAGTTGATAGATATATTTATATAGATAATGTTCCTCAAGGTAATATTCCTTTTATTTCTAGTGGGTTAGATGTGAACTTTTCTGAATTTAAAGGTTTGATTCCAGGTGCGATGGGTAATTTAAATGTATTGAATCCATTTGCGATGATGAGAGCATTTTTATCTGGTTCAAATCCACCATGTCAACAAATAACTATGCAAACAATTACATCAGATAACGTAAAATCATCAGAGACTCATTATGTAACTTTGACTGATATAAATAATATGGACCCATGTAGTTTTCCAAATAAAAAAAATCCTTTAACAGGAAAAAAATGTAAGGAATCATTTCAAACAAATGGAGAGATTATAATGCCAGATGACCCAATAGCGCAAATTTATTTTGCCAGTTTAGGAGTTTTAGGAATATTTATTTTATATCGTTTAATGGAAAAATCTCGTTAATAAGACAACTTGTGAATTTTCAAATACTTAAAAAAATAATATATAGAGATATTTCATATGAGAAAAAGTATTAGAAAAATAAATCGTAATAAATCTAAAAGTCGCACTAAATCTAAAAGTCGCACTAAATCTAAAAGTCGCACTAAATCTAAAAGTCGCACTAAATCTAAAAGAAGTAACAATAAAAGAAGAACAAGAAGAGTAGGAGGTAGTGCTAATTATAGTCCAGAAGATATGGAATCGTTTAAAAAATGGATAGCAGATTTGAGCGAATCATCGCCAAGAGATATAGAACAGAAAAATTGGTTGCTTAACAATTACGAGAGAATGCCATATGAAACTGATTATGAATTTAATTGGAGTATGGATATAGATGACCCAAGTGAAAAATCTTATTATCAGGGAATAGATAGAATGAGTGGTTATTTAAATGGATTTGGTGGTTGGTAGATACCTAATCAAAAGTTAATAAATCGAAATTATCACCTTTTTCTTTATTCATCAATTGTTGTGTTAAATAATCAATTGTCTTTAATTTTGTATTAATTTCTTTTTCTAATTTCGCAATAATTATTTGTTGCGATTTTACAACTTCTTTTAATTTCTCACATTCTGAATAAAAATTCATTTTATTTACATTCAAATCCGATAACCATTTTTGATGTGTTTTTGTCTTTATATGATTAGCTAAACTACTTCTTGTATCAAATATATGATCTTTTCTTGCTCCACAAGAACATCGCAATCCATTAGCAAACTTACTAGATGGAGGTATATAATCTACATAATTACCTTTATCATCAATATTAGGTTCATAGATATCTGAATCTAACGCAATATTTGAATCCATTATTATACTACATAAATATAGTAATAGATTTTTAAGTAAATTTAATAATTTATATTAGTGTCTTCTATGTCTTCGACTTTTTCTACCAGAATGTCTTTTTGTCTTTCCACCAACATATGTATGAGGTTGCGCTGTTTGACCTGAAAATGACGCGGCAGTTGACGCCAATCCAGTAGCAGGAGTATTCGCATTATAACCTCCCCTCATTTTACGTCTTCTTGTTTTTCCACCTCTAATATAATTATTGTAGGCGGGTTGAGGAGGAACTGCTGATGATGTTCCAGTTAAATATGAAGTTGTGCTTTTAGTTTTATTCCACAAATTTGACATTCCACTATATAAAGAATTACTCCAATTGGATGCTGTACTTGATAAATTATCAAGAAATCCTCCTTTCATAGATCTTCTACGATTTCTATATTGCTTAGGCATTATATATTAGAAAAAGAAATTATTAATTTTTTAACCTTTCTTAACATAATTTTTAAAAGCAAAAAAAGCTGCTAAACCTCCGAGAATTTGCGCAATAATATAAGGTAATACTTCATTTTTAGGCAATTTACCAGCAGAATATAGTGCTATAGATACTGCTGGATTATACATTCCTCCTGAAATAGAACCACCTAATAATATTGCGATTGCTAAAGCAGAACCAATTGCTAACCAGTTGCCGGTCGCAAGAATAACAAATACAAGAAGCATAGTTCCTAAAAATTCAACCAAATATTTGTTCATTATATAAATAATGATAAAATATTTTATATTTATTAATAATTTTGGCGCACTATGGAACCCCACGCGCACACTTGACCATTTCTTAAACTTGTATTTTCAATAGCACCCTTCTTTTTTGGTGCTACACATCCTCCTGAACGTGCTCTTCTAATTGTTGAACGCGTACCACTTGGATAATAGTTTTTGGTTCCAGTTGGCGCAGCATTAGGTAAATTTACTTTGTAACCTGATTGTCCTACCGCATTTGCCTTAACAACATTAACATATAAAGATGATGGCAAAGGAGGTATATAATTTGTATGAGTAGATACTGGAACTTGTCTTTGAGATGAATTAATAACATATGCTTGTGGAACAGACATTTTTCCTAAAGCTAATTGTCTAGCTTTTACTGTTTGTGATATCGCAGTTCTTAAATATTGTTTTCTCATATTTGAATTCATGTCAGCATAAACAGGTTCCTGCATAGAATAGAATTGCGGAGGCGTTGGTCGAATTCCTGATAAAATTCCATAACTATGATAAGGAATTTGACATGGTGTTTGACTTGTGCTTAATGGTCCTGTTATTGGCGCATTAACGTAATTATTATAAGATACAGAACCTATATTTGTTGATACCGCATATGGAGTTGTCATTTTATATATTATATGAAAATATATTTAATTAATTTAAAGCAATATATGTTAAATATCCGAATGAGGCTGCTGAATAAAACATTACTGCGGCATTTATTTGATACGCATAACTATTTCTATGAAAGGGCTTTAAACTTATAGCATTCATACAAGTTAAAGCAGATGAAAATAACACAATTGAACCAAACATTGATCCTGATATAATAATAGCTTTTTCTAATGGTAATAACATAATATAAATATTTAAGTAAAATCTTTATATTATTTTTTAATATAATTAGGTGTTCCACAAAATAAACATAACTGGACTAACTTATTTGGTTCCACCATTACTGTATTATTCTTTTTACACTTACAACATTTAAATATACTATTAAATTGACATATTCGTGAAGAATTGAAGTCTGTTTTTTGATATAATATTTGAAGTCTGTGCTTATTCATATTATAATATGTTTCTAAATTATTTTTAATATCTTCTAATGGCTCTAATAGCAGATTGGCTTGTATTAGATTGATCACCACCATAACTGAGGTCATTATAATTTTTATTCACTGCTTTCTGTTTTAAATAAGTAACATAATCAGAACTATCATAGACAAATTTAACATTACAAGCTGAAGCCGGTATATTATTGAGAAGCTGAAGATTACTATAAGTAGCAGATGGAATACAAGTACTTTGTACAGATCCTAAATGTTGTTTTAGGCCTTTAAGACCGGGTCTGCTTTGTGGTGTCTGGCATGTTCCTCCACAAGAATAATTTGAACGACTTAATAAATCTCCAGCATTATTCACTGCTCTAAAAGGAGTAGTTATTGGCTGCTTTAAATTATCGCGTCTTAATTGACTAGGATATGTTGTGTTCCACGCATTCTTCAAAGTGAAACGAATGTGCTCAAATTCAGGATAACGTTTATCTACATTTTGAGTTTGTTTCGGAATATAACCTCTTATAGCTCCACCAGAATTTGCTGGTCTAACAACAAATGATTGAAAAGCTACATTACTTCCATTAATTGGGCTAGAATATCCAACAGATGTCGACATTTATATAATACTATAGTAAAAAAGTTTTTTGAAAACTTTATCTAAACATAATAAATTATATTAAAATAATATATAATGTTCGACTTCTTTTTATTAGTTAGTGCAATTGTTTTAATTTCAATTGATTTTGTTTATTTGAATATAATGAAAAGTTTTTTTAGTAATCAAATTAAAAGAGTTCAAGGTTCAAATATGGAAATAAATTATTTAGGAGCTGCTTTATCTTATATATTTTTAATAGTAGGTATTAATTACTTTATCATAAAACCCAAGAAAAGCGTTAGTGATGCCTTTTTATTAGGTCTTGTAATTTATGGTGTATACGAAACAACCAGTTACGCATTATTAAAAAACTGGTCTCTCCTTACTGTGATAATTGATACATTATGGGGTGGCTTATTATTTTCTTCAACTACATATATCGTCAATTTATTACGCTAATTTATTTAAATATAAATTTAAAATATTTTTATATTTTATGAGTACTATTAAATATAAATTTCAAAATCAAAATGATCTATTATTTTATATATTAAATGCAGCAGGACATGATTTTATACATGATTTTAATAATTATTTACGTATGGGAAAAATTTTAAATTATATAATGGGTTTAGCTCAATATACTTTACCTCAAATAGATATTATACGTGAAATGACACCTGCGGTTCAAGCTTTACACTTACAGCAACAAATTGATACACAGGAACCATCCCCCATAAATTTAAATCTTGGAACAAATTTAAATCTTGGAACAAATTTAAATCTTGGAACAAGTGAACCTGAATATGAAAGAGAATCAACTATTATACAACAGTCTATATCAGGGTCTGAACAAATAAACCTTAACCCTAATCAAGAGTTAAGTATAGATGATAATCCTGTTGATAATTCAACACAATACTTACAAACAGAAACACTTTATGAAAGTCAAAAAGAAGATAATTTAATATCTGAACCAATACAACTATTACAACCAGTTAATATTGCGGATACATCATCAGATATACCAATCCAAACTATTGTCAATAAAAATATTGAACTTTATAATTATGTAGCAGTTAGTACACCAGAAAGGGAAACAAGGTCAACCACAAAAAAATTAAATCTTATGCAGCATTTAAAAGATTTTATTCAAGAAACTAAATTTTTAATAATCAGCAAACTTCAAACATTCGATCGTAGAACTTTTCCACAAGGTTCACGAGGAGGAAATAAACGCGTTAGAAACCAAAAAGGCGGAAATGGTATTAATATTATAACGAGTAACGATATAATAAGTTCAGTTAAAGATATTATTGATGAGATAAATGAAGAAACTCCTCAAAATTTACAACTTATTAGTTATTTTGAGTATATTATGCATTCATATTTAAATTTATCTATTCCAGGAGTCTCTCCATTAGAGATTTTTAACAATAGTTTAATAGAAGACAGTGCTTGTATATTTATTATCGGACAATGTAATAATATAAATATTAAAGAGCAAGCAAAGTTATCTTTAAAGGCATTATTATCTAGTTCTGTTTCAAATAAAAGTGTAACGGAAGATTCCTCATCAAAAGCAAAAGGCATAGTTGACCTTTCTAAAATCATGGCACGAGGTATCGGATCTCCTAAAAAAAGTTTGCCTTTTAGTTCTAAACTACCTAGACAAGTTGCTGGTAGAAATATAATTGGAGGCGCTTTTAATGCGACTGTTTACTCAACTATTAATTCAGAGATATTTAACGAATTCGAAAAAACAATTTCTGATTTTAATGGAACAGCATTATTTACTGCTTATTATTCAAGTTCTTCTCCATTACAACAAAATAATGTAGAGCTTGCTACTGAAATTTACGATAATTACAAATCTTTTATTAGAAGTGTTCCACAAGTACAAGGAAAAAATATAATACAATTAATTACTGGTCCGCAAATGTTTAATGTAAAAACATCAATTATTGAGAATAAAAATAGAGATATGCGTAAGGGAGGTAGAAATGTTTTAAAAAATAGTCAAGAAATGGTTGATACTATAAATGATTTAATATTTATTAAAACTATAGATTCTTATAATGATATTAAAAATAGATTACAAGCAAGAAGTGAAGATAGCGGTGATGGTAGTTCACTTACTGGTAGCGCAAAAAGTTCAGTTCAAAGAATTTCACGGTTACTTGCATATAAAATATTAGAATTAACGGGTATAATGTTACCCGGTAGAGAACCTACATTTACTGGTAATTTAGATTTAGATGCACAAATTAGAATATTATATAATGTAGCAGTAAGGGATAAAGGTTATTCTTCAGCCGATGATGTATTAATTAAACATTTTATTGATAATTATGGAGGTACTCCTAATATTATGTCTGGTATTACTTCTATAAATGAATTATCTATACAGATTGGCTCATGTAAAAAATCAATATGTCGTGTAATTAACAACGCAGCACCATCAGATATAAAAAGCGCAATTACACAATTTGTTGTTTGTCCCACAAGTTCAGTATGTGATGGTATGGGTTCTTTTGGCAGTTGTGTAAATCCAAGTAATAATAAAGAATATGCTAATATGAATTTTTCAATTTCATATAAAAAAGATAGTACAAAAATGGATGTAGATGGTGAAGATGAAGAAAGTTATTATTATGGACAAACTAATATAAAGAAGGATTTAACATCTGTAAATATAAACTATGGAATTAGTTATGGTAATTTACAAATATATAATTTTATTGATATAAAGATAGATTCACAACCAATTGTTTTACAAGCAAATTATGTGTTTAAAAATTTAATAAATAGAATTATTGAAATTTGGAAAAGATCACCAGCTACAAATATAGACGCTTTATGGGATGAATTATATGTCACAGATTATTTTTTTAGTATTTTAAAATTAGGTTCTCAAAAGGCTATTGGAGATATATTTCAAGAAATAAATAGCACATTACATAATGGTGGTTATAATGTAGAAGTTCAAGGACTTAATTTAAAAAAAACATATGGATTAATGGGTGACAGACCTTCTGGTGTTCGTGTTTTAAAATTATTAAATAATGAGGATCCAGAATGTGGGAAAAATACAAAAGCAAGTGGTGGTTATGTTGGCAGTGATACTTCATTAATATATTTTTATTCGGATAAAGTTGCCACTCCAGTTAAAAACCGTAAAGGTGGTAGATTAACTAAAAAAAATAAACGCAAAATTATGATAAAGCGTCACAATAAACGGACAAAAAGAAAAATAAAAATCATCTTGGAGATGTGCTAAAATGAATATTTATGACGATGGTCGAGATTATGATTTTGTAACATTATAAAAATATATGATAAATTTGTTACAGAAAAAAATTATATATATTTAAAATATATGAAGATATATTCTAAATTATATATTGCTTTAGTGGGATTTATATATTTATTTATAAGTTATTCATTATGCTCTAGCCATGAATTACCTAAATCGGGTTACATATCACGAAGAAAAAATTTTTGTTCAACTCCATTAGATGTTTTAGTTGTAATATTTTTATTTATAATTTTATTTTTAGATAATATAACAAATTTTATATCAAAATTTAAAGTTTAAAATTTATCCTTCTGTTAATAAACGTGGCGCAACATTCATTGTATTTAATTCTTGGAAGATGAGCTTACAAGCATAAGGAATTTCTACATATGCGAAATCTGCTCTATTTCCGCAAGTATGACATAAATGAATATGCATCTTATCATTATATGACGCAATAAGACCACATTTTTTACAGACATATACAGAATATTTATCTGAAGCATCGTACATTCTTCCTCTGGTAAATCTTGCCGCACCATGTGAGATCATACAATCACGTTCCATCTCTCCAAATCTCAAACCACCATCACGACTGCGACCTTCGGCAGGTTGTCTTGTAAGATTAACCATAGGACCAATTGAACGACTATGTGCCTTATCATTTACCATGTGCTTTAAGCGTTGATAAAATACTGGTCCCATAAATACACTACATTCTACTTGCTCACCAGTTAGACCATTATATAATAATTCATTTCCATGAGCTTCATATCCAGATTTTAATAATAAATCACAAATATCCTTGACATCAAATTCATTAAATGCTGTTCCATCACCAAATAATCCGAGCTCTACTAATACTTTACCAAGAGCGGTTTCTTTTAAATGTCCTATAGTCATACGAGATGGAATCGCATGCGGATTTATAATGATATCTGGTCTAACACCATTTTCAGTATATGGCATATCACATTCAGGAACAATATTACCGACTGTTCCTTTCTGTCCATGACGACTAGAGAACTTATCACCAATGACTGGTTTTCTGATAGTTCTGAGTCTTACCTTGGCAAAATTATATCCTTCGCCATTTCTATCAATATAATTTTTATCAACATAAGTTTCTTCAACAGTTTTGTAGATTTTACTTTGGTCTTCATATTTAATAATCTTAGTATGGTCGTTTCTATTTTCTTTAATTGGCACAATTTTAGCAATAATGATATCACGGTTTTCAACCAATGTATTTTCTGGAATAATTCCTTTTGAATTAATTTTATTATAATTTCCCATCTTTAATCCTTTAGTTTTATTTGGGTCTGGTTTACATCTAATTTCTTCATCACCGTTAATTTTTTGTTTATCTTCATCCTTTTCAGTATGATAAACAGTAGTTAACGCCATTCCTCTATCAATCGCACCTTTATTAATAATTAAAGAATCTTCTTGATTATAACCAGTATGAGTCATAATTGCGACTATCAACTGAGAACCAGATGGAATTTTATTAAGATGAATTAAATTCATAATACGAGTATCAACTAATGGTCTCATTGGATAATTTAGAACATAAGCAGTTTTATCCATTCTATTTTCGTAATTTGAGACGTAAACACCCATAGCTTGCTTGCCTTGAGCGCATTGATACGTATTACGAGGCGATTGATTGTGTTCCGGGAAAGGAATACAAGACGCTAAGACACCAAACATAGTTGAAGGATGAATTTCACAATGTGTGTATTTTAATAATTTATTATTAGGATTAATTAAATCTTTTGGTTTTGTGGCGATCATACTCCAACTTTGTTCTTCTGGATCAATATATTCTAAGACCGAATCTTCAAGATTAGAAGATGTTAGAAGATTGTCCCAAGTATATTCTCCACTATTTAGTTTATTAATAATTGAATTATTAATCAGAATATTTTTATTTTTAACTCGTAATAAAGGTCTAGTAAGTCTTCCGCTATCATTACATACTCTAATTTCTTTTAACTTGTAATCAAATATAATGGATGTATAAATATTAATAATTCCTTTTTGCTTTTTATCTTTTAACATTACATACAAATCTTCTGGATTTTCACTAATTCCAACCCATGCTCCATTAATGAATACTTTCACTTTATCATAAATCGATTCAGGCGTTAAACTAGAGTCATCAATTTTAATAATGTGAGGCATAATATATTCATATAATGGCAATGAATTTGAATAGATAGTAAGATGTGTCATATAGGATAAATTTTTTACTATACCAACGGATTGCCCCTCAGGCGTCTCTGCAGGGCATAGAAACCCCCAAGACGTATTATGCAGTTTGCGCGGTGGAATTAATTTACCACTTTTATCTGTTGGTGTAGAAATTCTTCTCGCATGACTTAAACTTGATACATAATTTAAACGATTATAAACTTGCGCGACACCAACCTTATTAGAATTACTGTGTTTAATACCAAAATCACCAGTAGATAATGCTCTTTTAATACCATTTTCAATGGTGGTTGATTTAATAATTTTATAAATATTTGTTAAATTAATAATATTTTCGTAATCATCTTTAGAGCGCCAAGAACCTGTATTAATCTCACGAATAACTTGTTTTTCCATATCTTTAACAAGTTTATTAAAGTAATTCCTATATAAATTATTAAGCAATGTTCCAGTTCCATCAACACGCTTATTAATATAAGAATCTCTATCATCTTGTTTAATAATTTCAAAATATGCCATTAGCAATTTACTAGCCATATAACCTAAGAAATAAATTTTCTGTTCCATATTATGACAATGTGGAAATAAATCATTATTAAGAATGTCTAATGTAAACTCGTGCTTCTTTTTAGAACCAGTTTCTTTATCCATATTGATTGGAGTATACATAACAAAACTTGTAATAAATTTAATCGCTTCTTCTTGAGTCAGGCATTTATCTGATTCAATTATAGAAGCTTGTAATGCGTCTAATAATTGTTTATTTTTTGACTCATCGATATCCAGCAAAATTTTCTTACAAATTTCTTTGTCTGAAATAACTCCTAATGCTCTGAAAACAATAAATAATGGAATCGGTTGTTTTACTCTTGGAATTTCAAGAACAATCGGATAACCAAATCCATTATTTTTAGATGAAATCAGCATGGAAATTTGCTTTGGAGAAATACACTTGAAATCAGGAACAGACTTAATTTCGGCCTTCCATAAATATTTTGTATCGTTTTTTTCAACATTAAAACAATACACTTTATTTTCGGCAGCGCGTTCTTGACCCAATACAGTTTTTTCAGACCCGTTTATAATGAAATATCCACCAGCATCAAATTTACATTCACCAGTCTGTTCATTATCAAAATGTTTGTATTGATTTAATACACAAATATTTGACTTTAACATAATAGGTAATTTGCCAATATGAACTCGTGGAATAGTCTTATAAAATATCTGAGTATTTTCCAAGTTAGGACCATTTCTAACAACATACTTAATATTAATATCAATTGTAGTTGAAGAAGCGTAAGTAAAATTTCTTAATCTCGCTTCTTGTGGAAACATCAGTTTAATTGCTCCATTATTTTCATGAATCTGAGGTCTATAAATATTAAAATTTTCAAATGTAATAAATATTTCTAATGCGTATTTTTTCGAATTAGCATCGAAATCTTGTTCTGACGCAATATGTACTGGATTAAACATCTCAATAGTTTTTATAATTTGATAACCAATAAAATTATTATATGATTCTATTTGATGTCTAACAAATCTATCTAGTTGTTGACCCTTGAAATAAGATTCAATAATATTCCATGGTGTTTCAATGTAAGGTTCGTTTTCAATATTGAAAACCTCGTTTAAATTATCAGTTGAACTCATTTCTTTACTTTGTATATTATCTGTCATCACTATTTCGGATATTTAATATATCAATTTTTTTTTAAATTGTTTTAATATATTAATAATCCGAAATATAAAATAATACTACAGAATAATAATATAAATGAATATTACTTATTACATTAATGCCGAATAAAAGAAAAACGACACTAGATCCTTTAAGAATTAATAATTATAATCAGTTCTTAAAAACACTTGATAATACAATTAAAAAAGAAACTAAACAGGAAGAGATTAGACGAATAATGAAAGATGAAAAAGATATAAAAAAAGAAGTAGATAAAATTATTGAGATTATTAATAATAATTTTACAATAAATGATTTTTCTTCGTCTAATTTCACAGGACAATCTCGTAATGACACTACAATGTCTTATATTGAACCTCATGATCCTAATAAGTATATTGATTATTTAAATAAGGATTTAAATATCAAAATTTATAAGATATATAAACCGTCTACAAAAAAGGTTTTAGAAAAAGAAGAAATTCCTGTCGTTATTAAAGAAACTATTGATATTAATGTTGAAATAAATAGTATTACTGATATATTAAAATTAATTGAAACATATAAATATGACCCATCTATTAAATATAATATTGACATGAAGGCTCTTCATAATATTAAAGAACCTCTAGAAGAATTAAATAATATGATTGGAATGAAAGATTTAAAGAATAATATTGTAGACCAAATATTATATTTCGTCCAACAACTTCACAAAAATAAAAATTCTTCAGGTGAATTTTTACATACAGTTATTTATGGACCACCTGGAACTGGTAAGACTGAAATAGCGAAAATAATGGGTAAAATTTACAGTAAAATTGGTATTCTCTCGAAGGGTACTTTTAAAAAGGTTACTAGAAGTGATTTAATTGCTGGATTTTTGGGTCAAACAGCATTAAAGACGAAGGATGTTATCAAGGAAGCGCTTGGTGGAGTATTATTTATTGATGAGGCGTATGCTCTTGGTAATCCTGAAAAGAGGGATAGTTTTGCGAAAGAATGTATTGATACATTATGTGAAGCTTTAAGTGACAATAAAGAAAATTTGATGGTAATTATAGCGGGTTATGAGAAGGAGCTAAAAGAAAGTTTTTTTGCGTTTAATCAAGGACTTGATTCTAGATTTACATGGCGTTTTAAGACAGATGAATATACTCCAGAAGATTTATATCAAATATTTATTAAAATGGTAAACGATATTGGTTGGGAAATAGAAGAAAATTCTAAAATAACAACTGACTGGTTTAAAAAAAATAAAGATTATTTCCAATTTTTTGGACGAGATATAGAGACATTGTTGTCTAAAACAAAAATAGCGCATAGTCGTAGAGTATTTTGCCTTCCTGAAACAGATAAGAAGAAAATAAATTTAAAAGATTTAGAAAAAGGACTAGAGGTTTTTTTAAGAAACGATGATATTAAAAATAGAAAGAATGAAAAGGAATTAAAAAATTATTTATATAATACACTTTATAGTTAATATTTAAAGTTTATATTCTTATATTTTTATTTGATATTATATTAATGTCAAATAAAACAATTTCAATAAATCCATCATTATTTAGTGTAAGTAGTTCAAAAACAAGAAAAAATAAAGAGAAATCTAAACCAGTCGTTCCATTAATATCACCAAATGTTTTAAAGAATAAGCTTTTAAAAAGAATTAAGGAACATAAGCAAAAAGAGACTCAGCATTTAGAAAATAATAAAAGAAAATTAGATATTAATGTAAATGTTGAACCTACAGTTTCTTCTAATATTTCTAAAGACGATTATACAGATGAGTTTACAGAATCTTTAACTTATTTACAAACACTTTCAAAACAAAAAAGTTTGAATGAAGAAAAGATGAAAAATCAAAAACGTAAAGAGGAGATTGAGAGAAGAACAATAAGAAACTATCATTCTCCAAATATAAATGTTGATAAGCCGCTAATTAATATCGATTTGCCAGAAGAATTAATACAGCAACCAATTCAAATTAGCACTGAGTCATTTACTAATAATGATGTTCCTTACGGAATTTTAAAAGGGGGAACAAAACCTAGTTATAGAGAATGGAGTAGAACACAACGAAATAATATTGTAACAAATCCAAATTCTTCACTAATAATTGAAGGAGGTTTATCGAATTCTCAACAGATTGCTAGAGAGAATAGACTTAATTTGTTGAAACAAAAAATACAGAATAAAAATGAAGAATTAAAAGCAGATAAAATTTTTAATGATAATTTAATTAAACGCCCGTTAACTTCTTTAGAAACAATAAACATTCAACCATTAATAACGCAACCATCGATAACTCAGCCTCTCATAAATAACGTTCAACAACCATTAATGAATAATGTTCAACAACCATTAATGAATAATGTTCAACAACCATTAATGAATAACGTTCAACAACCATTAATGAATAATGTTCAACGAACAGGAGGAGGAAAATTAGTAGGAACAAAACATATAACGAAAAAAACTATAAAAAGAAAATATACTCTAGGAAGGTCTAAAATAAAAAGAACAGTAGGTATATTAATTAAAGATAGAGGTACAAGAAAAAATATTTTAACAGCACAAAAAGATTTGAAGCGTAAAAATATTAATGATGTTAAATTATATTTGAGAGAACATAATCTTATTAAAATAGGAAGTAATGCTCCTAATGATGTATTAAGAAAAATGTACGAATCAGCTATGCTTTCAGGAGAGATTACAAATTCTAATTCTGAAACACTATTACATAATTTTTCAAAGGAAGATAAAGAATTATAATAAAATCTATACTTATTTTAGTATGGAAGATATAAAAGATAGATTAGGAGAATATAAATATGACTATTTTACGAATTTACAAAAATATTTAGATACCGATTTATATTTTTACGGAAGCATCAAACGTTCTGATTATTTTCAAAATGCCAGCGACATTGATGTTACTGTAATAACTGATAACGTACATAGTATATTAGCCAAACTACAAAATTATTTAAATATTAAAAAATCAGATATAAAAAAAATATACCAAAAATTTTATGAAAGGTCTAAAGCAATAGTTATAGGATATAAAATAAAATATGAAGACAATCAACGTAATTTTTCTTATGATATATTAATATACGACGAAAAATATCGTGATATAGTAGTTGAAAATTTAGAAAATATTAATAATTTACCGTCATATATGGTTGTAATTTTAATATTTATTAAAATACTATATTATTCATTAGGGATTATACCAAAAGACACCTATCTATATTTAAAAAACGCAATATTTCATATGTATTTTAACAAAACAATTTGTTTCTATGATAGAAAAAAGGCCACTACAGTAATTCTAGATATTTAGTATAATATATTAAAGATTACATAATATATTATAATATGTCGTTAATAAGCGAATATTTTGACTTAACTAAACGTTACCAAGATGAATATGGAGAGAATACAATATTACTAATGCAAGTTGGAGCTTTTTTTGAAGTATATGGTATTTATGATAAAGATTTAGATACTATAACATCAAGTAAGATTTCTGATTTCTCTCAAATATGTGAATTAAATATTGTAGATAAAAATACATGTGTCGGCAAAAATAATGTTATGATGGCTGGATTTAAGGATTTAATGATAGAAAAATATTTAAAAAAAATTCAGGATGCTGGGTTTACTGCTGTTGTTTATACACAAGACGAAAATGCCAAGAATACTAGTAGAAGTTTAGCAGGTGTTTTCTCTCCAGGAACATATTTTCAACCCGAATCTAAAAGTCTTACAAACTCCATTTCATGTATTTGGGTCGATTTAATTGAGAATAAAGTTTTATTGAAAGGTAAATATGTCGTAGTTGGTGTAGCTAATATTGACATTTATACTGGTAAGACGAGTATATTCCAATTTAAAGAAACATATGTAAATAATCCAACTACGTACGATGAATTAGAGAGATTCATTTCAATTTATAATCCAAGTGAGGTAATTTTAATTACAAATCTACCTAATCCAACTGAAATGGATTATATTATAAGTTACGCAGGTATATCTTGTAATTTAATCCATAAAGTCCATATACATGAACAAATGAATAATGTTAAGTTAACACGGATTAAGAACTGTGAAAAACAACCATATCAAAAGGAAATTCTCTCGAAATTTTATAGATTTGATAATTTTGATGTATTCATTCAAAATTTTTATGATAATAATATTGCTACACAAGCGTTTTGTTATTTGTTAGATTTTGTTTATCAACATAATCCCCAATTAGTTAATAAAATTTCGGAGCCAATATTTGAAAATTGTTCTGATCGTTTAGCTTTAGCAAATCATTCTTTAAAACAATTAAATATAATTAATGATGGTTCTGTAAAATCGTCTAAATTATCATCTGTTTCTGATTTGCTAAATAACTGTTTTACACCTATGGGTAAGCGTAAATTTTTATATAATATTCTAAATCCAATTTGTAATGAAAAAATTTTACAACAAGAATATGATATGACAGAATATATATTAAGTAAATTCGATTCAGTAAATATTCAATTTGTTAAAAGTAAATTAGTTTATATTAAAGATTTATCTAAATTTGAGAGACAACTTTTCCTGAAAAAAATATCTCCTAAATCTATTTTTACTTTGTATTCTAGTATAAATGTTATAAGAGATATATATAATTTATTATACGAAGACAGTGTTATAATGAATTATCTAAAGGATTTTGATTCTGAAGTAGATAAAGTAGGAGAAATTTGTGAAAATTTACTATTATTTATTAACAATAATATAGATATTCAATTGGCTAAAGATGTAGACCAACTACAACAATTCGAAATTAATTTTATTAAAAACGGTGTGGATACTGAATTAGATAGAAAGACTGAATTATTAAAAAATTCAGAACAAAGTTTAGAATGTATTCGAGAATATTTAAGTAATTTAATTGAAAATAGAGAGAAAAAGACTAGTAAGTCTAATGATTTTGTTAAAATTCATGAGACTGAAAAAAATAATTATAGTTTACTTTGTACGAGCCGAAGATGTAAAATATTACAAGAAGCATTACCTATTTCTGAAACTACTGTTAATTTAACACAACAATTATCATTTATTCTCTCAAAAAATCGTTTTTCTTTTGAAAAACAATCAGCATCTAATAATGTTATTATTGAACCTCAAATACAAAATTATTGTAAAACGATTTCAAGTATAAAAATATCATTAAAAGATTTAATTACTCTTATCTATAATCGTTTTATCGAAAATTTAACAGTATTCCAACCTCAATTAGAAAAAATTACAAATTTCATTACTTTAATTGATGTAATGTATACAAAAGGTTTAATAGCGAAACAGTTTAATTATTGTAAACCTGTAATTGCGAATGCTGAAAAATCATTTGTAGAAGCCAAAAATTTACGTCATTGTTTAATCGAGAGATTTCAGTTAAATGAATTATTTGTTACAAATGATATTTCGCTCGGAGATGGTAATGTTGATGGTATTTTATTATATGGAACAAATGCTGTAGGTAAAACTACGCTAATAAGAGCATTAGGTATATCAATTATAATGGCGCAAGCCGGATTATATGTACCATGTTCTTCTTTTAGATTTAAACCATATAGACGTATTTTTACCCGTATTATTGGAAATGATAATATCTTTAAAGGATTATCAACATTTGAAGTAGAAATGTCCGAGCTTCGCACTATATTACGATTGATGGATGAAAGCAGTTTAATTCTTGGAGACGAATTATGCTCTGGAACAGAAACAATAAGCGCAATAAGTATTTTTGTAGCTGGAATTCAGAAACTACATAGTTGTAGAAGTAGTTTTATTTTTGCGACACATCTACATGAAATTGTAGATTATGAAGAAATAAATTCTCTCAAAAACGTCCATCTAAAACATATGGAAGTTAAATATGATAGAGAAAATGATATACTCGTTTATGATAGAAAATTAAAAGACGGTCCTGGTAATAAAATGTATGGTCTTGAAGTTTGTAAATCCCTAAATTTACCGTTAGATTTTTTAGAAGCGTCAAACGATATTAGGCTAAAATATAATCCTGAAGGAAGAAGTATACTTTCTCTCAAACAATCAAGGTATAATGCTAAAAAAATTGTTAGTAATTGTGAAAAATGTGGTAAAAACATGGGAACAGAAGTTCATCATTTACAACATCAAGCTGATGCTGATGATAATGGTATTATAAGAATGAATGATGGTACCATATTTCATAAAAATAATGTAGCCAATTTAATGAATTTATGCGAAGCTTGTCATAGTCAAGAACATAAAACCGATACTAAATTAAAACGTGTTAAAACGACAAAAGGTCAAAAACTGACGCCATTATAAAGAGTATTAGTAAATACATCGTTATTATACTGTTTTATATCTTTTTAATTTTACTTTTCCTTGATAATAGTTGCTTTTGATATATTATGTATTATTTTTTCTTTCTTATCTTCATCAGTATCCATTATTTCTATAACCATTTTATCATATTTATCTGATATTTTTGAAGAAGAATCTTTGTAATCGGGATATTTCTCTCGAAATTCAGGAAGTAATCTGATATTTTTATCAGCAATTTTATTAATTACCTTCTTTAATCTACTTCTTTTTTCATCTTCTTTATTCCATTCTCCTCCATCTTTGATATACATAGTTTCTCTTTTCTTATCAGTACAATGGACAGGGCGTATTGTTTCATCTAAATCATTTAAGTTTTTCACAATTATCTTTGAAATTCCCTCTACAAATCCAATCTCTCCAACACTGACTAAATCACTCAATTGTAATTTAATAGAATCCACAAAATCAGTTATATTCATTGCATTTTTACAAGTCTCATTTAAGAAGAAATTAAGATTAAAAGATTTGTTATGAGAATTGGTATGAGTAATAATATTATTTGTTGTTCCGTTCTTTATAATTTCTAATATCATTTCTTTGATATCAGTCTGTTCCTTTCTTAATTCACAGTTCTCTTTAAGTATTTCAGAATTTTGTTTAAGTATCATCAAAATCAATTCGTCTTTATTTTCGCTTTCTTTATTACAAGTTTTATTATGTCTCCATAATCCAGTTCTATTATTGTATTTTTTTCCACAATTTTCACAGCAATATATTCTTTCATTTGCCACTTTTTGCCACTTTTCTGTTGCTGAATGTTGCGATTCTGTTGCTTTACTATGTTTAGCAGTTGTTAAATGTTTCTCCCAATTATACTTTTTACAGCATTTATAATCACATTGTTCACAATAATATTCGGAAATGCCACTTTTGCCACTTTTTGCCACTAAATTGTTGCTGAATGTTGCCATTTATTTATTCTGAGAAAATTTCTTTAAGTTTTTTTTTCAAAAATTTATCGTAATAAAATAAAAATTTATGGTAAAAGACCAGACCATAATTTTTTACTATCGTAACAAAATTTTTTCTCAGTAAGAACTTTTTCGACAAGTCAATTTTGGACATTTTTTTTGTCCATTTTTAAAAAGTTAAAATACTTTTCATTTTTTGAAACTAAATTTTTTCTCTTCATGTGTAGTGAAACTTTTTTGGCGTATTTTTCAAGAATTTAAAGAAATTACTTTCATAATGTAGTGTTGTTATGTGTTTTTCTTTAAGTAGTTTTAAATTATTATATTTTTCCGCATTTTTTGATAAATATAATCGGATGATCCTACTTGATAAATGTTGTCTTTGTTATTACTATCACTATAACTCATCTTAAATGTACATATATTTAAGCCTTTAAATATATATTTTAAATTTAATGTCTTCTACGATGTCTGCGTCTGGTTCTACGTCCTCCAGATGATGAACGTGAACGTGAAGAATGACGTCTATGTCTTTTAGAACGACGACTTTTTGTTACACTTTCAACTCCTTTTATTCCTAAATCTAAACCAGTTGACATAGTTCCATAAACCGCAGATACACCTTTTTCAAGAATAGGTATAGATTCTTTAGCTACAGATTTAGCAGTTGTTCCAACAGTAGTTAATCCTTTGTCAACTATTGGTAAAGTTTTTTTTATACTTTTTATAACGCTAGATTTACGCGATTTTCCCATTATAAAATAACTATATAAAATATTTATTTTTAAAACTATTTAAATTGAAAAATGTTTGATAAATCGGTATCATTTACTTTAAATCCAATGTACGTATTTGTATTATTACTTGTATATATATAACCTCCATTGTTTGTCCAGACACCATTTTGAATATAATTATTATTGCTACTTGATATAGCAACTTTTAAACCATCGCTAGATGATGTTATTGATCTTAAAAATGTAGAATCAGTGGTGACAGTTTCACTACTCCAACTAATAACTCCGTTTGTAATCGTGCCTTTCCAAATATTTGTGTCATTATCTGATATAGCAAAAATGTTTTTCCCATCTTTAGATACTGATATCGATCTCCAGATATTATTACCTGGTGTTCCCTGGTTTGTCCAAGTTACTCCTAAATCTGTTGATACAGAAATTTGGGTGTAACTTCCTGCGCAAGCTGCCAATATGGTGAAATCATCTGATGATGATATTGAATTCCAACTTTTGTTACCAGTACTTGAATTTGTTTGTTTAGTCCATGTGATAGTTCCTTTTACATTAGTAGCTTTCCACACTTTTTGATTTGTAGCAAGGGCAAATAATATGTTACCATCACTTGATGATGTTATTGAAACCCAAGATTTAGAACCAGCACCAGTTTGCTCGACCCAGAAATTACCATAATTGCTAGATGTATAAATGTAACCACCATTTACTGATGCGGCTAAATATTTACCATCATCTGATGATGTTATACAACTCCAATTTTTCATGCCAGGACCTGTTTTAGCAGTCCAAGATTCACCATAATCCGAACTTATATAAATATATTCACCATCTTTTGTAGCAGCTACAAATTGTCCATTACCCCATGTTATTATGCTAGACCAATTACCAGACGGAGAGGCTAGCGGTACATACCAATTAGAACCGTAATTTTTGCTGACATAAATTTTCCCACTATAAACAGCAACATATCCTACAGAACCATCTGATGACAATGCTGTTTTTGCGGATCCTGATGACGCACCTATATTATATTTTAGTATGAAATTGGAACCATAATCAGTTGACACTAAAAATGTTCGACTTGCAGTTACAGCAATCATATATTGCCCAGTAGCGGATGAAGCTACGCAGGTAAACGGCACATTTATATAAAGATTACTTGGATTTTGGACACTCGCAGAAACCCAAGTAGCACCTGAATCGCTTGATACTTGGATAGAATAATTTTGGTTTACAGAAACTACATAAACTCCATTCTTTGATGATGCTAAATCACTTCTTCTAACATAATAATTTAAATCTGACCAAGAATTTCCAGAATTAGTACTTCTGTAAACTCCAACACTATTTAAAGTAGTTAAATTGTTACATTCAGCAGCGTAAACTGTATTTCCATCTCCAGACGATACTATTTTTGAAAATTGACTGCTACTTACAGAGTTTGTTTCACTAAATGTTATATATGAAGCAACAGCTGTATAAATATATCCATTCAATGTATTTGATGCTGCTACAGCAATTTTTGTACCGTCGCTAGAGCATGTTATTGACGACCAAGTGTTAAAATCAATATTTTTTAGTTCAGTCCATGTATAGCCATAATCCATAGACATCCAAACATATCCACCAATGCCAACGCAAGCGAATATTTTAGAACCATCACTAGATGATGCTATAGAGAACCATCCGTTAGAAGATGCGTCAGTTTGTGTAATCCAAGTAAGTCCTGAATCGCTTGATGTATAAATATATTCATATACATTAGATGATGAACCACTATATGGAACTGCAGCCAAATAAGTTCCATCGCTTGATGATGTAATAGCTTTCCAAGATTTTAAACTAGAATATTGTTTCCAAGTTGTTCCTGAATCAGTTGATATATAAATATAACCTGTTATATTTATCCCACCCCCGCCAACTACTGCGGCTAGTTGGGTTCCATCGCTAGATGATGTAATGGCTTGCCAAGGTCTAGAACTAGAATTTATTTGTTTAATCCAACCATATGTTTTCGCAGCAAAAATTTCAGTTAAATCTCTACCGTCAGGTTGAGGTATTTTATAACCAGTAGCACTAGAATAAGCAGTACCTAATGATAATGGTTGAAATATATTTGATAAATCTACTCCGCCTACAGTATAATATGTTGTAGGATTACTCATTTATTATATTTAAATAAATAAAAAATTGATTTTAATTTAAAAACATATTAGAATAATATAGTTAGATAATATAAGAGATGATAATCCCAATTAAATGTTTTACGTGTGGTATGGTTCTTGCTGATAAATATCGTTATTATCAGACTGAAGTTCGAAAAAGAAAATTTGCGAAAAATTTTATGAATGATTCAAATGAAAATGATAAAGTTCTTTATTTAACAAAAGAATTTCATGAAAAGACCCCTGAAGGTGAGGTTCTTGATGAACTTGGCATGAAAAAAATGTGTTGTCGTAGACATTTCTTAACACATGTTGATATTGATTAATTTCTTTATATAATATATAAATGGCTAAAACTAAAAGCTTCGCTAAAACTAAAAGTTTCGCTAAAAAAGCTTCAAAAAGGCAAAAAATTTATAAAATGAGAGGTTGTTCTAAAACACGTAAAAATTATTTAGGTGGTACTACAGATACTCCTTTAGCTTATACTGGAAGTCCTATTTTTTCTTTACCAAATCCTAATTTGGCTTATACTGGAAAGGGAGGTGCTAATATTAATGCTGCTAATCCAGTATATCCTAATACTGGACCTGTAACAAATGGTGTTAATACTATTTTTAATAATCCTTCTAGTCAGCGTGGTGGTTGTGGTTGTGGTATGAAAGGTGGTTGTGGTCCTAGCTGTTCTTTAGCATATCCAGCTGTTGGTGGCACAAAACATAGAGAAGGTTGTTATTGTAGTGAATGTAAAAATAAACGAATGGTCGGTGGAAATTCTTTCGCTAATGGTTTAGTTGGTTCAGCATGGACTTCAGATTTTAGCGATTGGCCAGGAGTAGATGGTATTCCAGGTAACCGTAATTTCTTGTCACAAAATCTATACAATGGCGGTGATCCACAAACATCAATGAAAGACATAGGTGCCAATCCACCTTTTTTATATATGAAAGGAGGTAGAAAAAGAAAACAAAGAGGTGGAACTTTGTCAAATCTGATGGGACAAGATTTAATTAATTTAGGAAGACAATTTCAATTTGGATTAGGAAGTGCGTATAATGCTTTAGCTGGTTATCCATCACCAGTTAGTCCCTTGCCATGGAAGGACCAATTTCAAAAATAAACTTATTTACAATTTAAATTTTTTCTATCATTATTTTATAATGGCTCCTTTTCCAAGAACCTTAAAAGAATTATGTACTCCAGCAGCATTATATTTTATAATTTCGATGATTGGGTTAGTTCTAGTTATGTTACAAAATTTAGGTAATACAGATAGTTATAATGTTGGAAGCTTCTCTTGTCGTGTTCCTAATACATTTTTTGTATTTATTGTTAAATTTATTTACATTATATTCTGGACTTATATTCTTAATCTAATTTGTAAAGATGGACATGTTGGCATTTCTTGGTTACTTGTTCTTCTTCCTTGGATTCTCTTATTTGTAATTATGGGAATGATCATGCTTAATATGTAAGTTTTATATTTAGTAATTTGTATTTAATAATAATTTTATATTTTAAATTATTATTATTTATATATATATGACAAATAAAGTAAAAAATGGTTATTCTCATGAAGTTAATGGTTGGAAATATATATCTATCCATGGTAAACCGAGAGAAAGAGGTTATGCTTACGGATATTTATGTGCGAATGATTTTAAGGAGATCCAAACTACATTAAAATTTTTAATGATGGAAGCATATGGTAAAGAATGGGAATTTTTTGTAAAAGAAGTTTCAGATGGGTTTAAAGATATGACCAAAAAAGAATTTCATGAATTATATGAAGAAATGGTTGGAATTACAGAAGGGTTAAATGCGAATGGATGTAAAACAACAATTGATGAAATAATTGCTTGGAATTTTTATTGTTCCATACCATATTGGTATTCGCTTGTCTCTGAATCGCGTATGTCAAAAGAAGGCGGTGCTAGCGACCATTGTAGCGCATTTATGGCAGTAGGTGATTGGACTGAAGACGGTAAAATCGTTTGCGCTCATAATTCATTTACTGATTTTATAGACGGTCAGTTTAGTAATATTGTTCTAGATATTAAACCGGATAAAGGACATAGAATTATTATGCAGACATCTCCTTGTTGGATTTGGAGTGGAACAGATTTTTTTATAACTTCTAAGGGTATTATTGGAACAGAAACAACTATTGGAGGATTTATTCCTTATGAGAAAAAATTTCCTATCGGTTATAGAATTAGAAAGGCAATGCAATATGGAAATACATTAGATGAATATTGTGAAATACTTTTACACGAAAATTCCGGTGATTATGCAAACTCATGGTTATTTGGTGATATAAACTCCAATGAAATCTTACGAATTGAATTAGGTCTTAAATATCACAATATTGAGAGAACAAAAAACGGTTTTTTCATTGGGTTTAATGCTCCTTATGATGAGCGTATTAGAAATTTAGAAGTTAATAATTCTGGTTTTTATGACATTAGAAGACATCAAGGAGCACGTTTAGTTAGACTCGGCGATTTAATGGACCAGTATAAGGGAAAACTTAATATTGATATTGCGAAAAAAATAATTGGAGATCATTATGATGTCTATTTAGAGAAAGATAATAATCCATGTTCGCGAACAGTTTGTTCTCATTATGATTTAGACGCAAGGGAATATATGTCTCAAGAATCTAGACCTAAACCATACGCACCTCGTGGAGCTGTTGATGGTATTGTTTGTAATACTGATTTGGCGAAGAAAATGTCTTTTATAGGAAAATTTGGTTCATCCTGTGATATTGGATTTAATAAAGATGAATTCTGTAAAAAACATAGACAATATGAAAAATTTTGTCCCTATTTGAAGGATAGACCTAGTCAACCTTGGACCGAATTAACTGTTTCAAATACAAAAAATAAATTACGTTTAACTAGGCGCAAGAAAAGTAAAAATAATAAAACAAAAAAGAATTAAATATCTTTATTATCAATAGCATTTCTATAAATAGAATGTAATTTTATATCTTTTACTGGATGATACAAAAAGTTTTTATTTAAATTATTATTTTGTGGTACGGAATTATTATATGTAATAGTAGAAAATTCAATTGGACTTTCTATAATATTTAATTTATAATGTTTAGCTATTGTTGGAAAAAATGCTTCTAAAAAAAATAGTGTCTTATTTCTATTTACATAATCACAAACACAATTTAAAAAATTGTTAGACAATCTTAATGCACACATCATTCCACAGTAATAAGGTGGTGAAAAATTAATGTAAATATACTTCCATAACCATTCATTCAATTTACCTTCTTCATATGAAGAATTACATAATATATCTTCTTTATTATATTTATTATCTATTTGTAAAATAGTATTTTCTGAATAAAAATAAACATCATCTTCAAAAAACCAAATATTATTATAATTAAATTTATTTATTGAAAAATAACAAATTGCTTTATCCCAACCAGTAACGTTTTTTCTTAAAGTAATATAACTAATATTTGAGAATCCATAATTGTTACACAAGTTGTTATCAATTTGTATAATTTTTATATTTTTATATGTATTCATTAAGTAATTATAATTAACAGAATTATCATCAATTATTACATAAACATCAAAATTTTTAAACGAATTTAAAAATTCTAAATAGTCTAATTTTTGAGCAGGATTAAATGTTATCAAGCATAAAGCATTTTTCATAATTATAAATGTTTTTTATTTCTATATTATTTTTAATTTAATAAATAATATTATAATAATTGAATTAAAAATATGATTATTATAATATAAAATGGATAAAGAAAATATATCTTGGAAATTAATTGATAAATACTTCAAAGACAATCCAAATTGTTTAGTATCTCATCATTTAGAATCTTTTAATGATTTTTTTAGAAATGGTATCAAAAGAATATTTCACGAAAATAATCCTATAAGATTCATCGAGAGAGAAGAAGAAACTGAAGAAGGTAAAAGGAATGAATGTATGTTATATTTAGGAGGTAAAGAAGGTAACAGGATTTATTATGGTAAACCAGTTATTTATGATGATAACAACGCTCATTATATGTTTCCAAATGATGCTAGATTGCGAAATATGACATATGGCATTACTATTCATTATGATGTTGATGTGGATTTTATTTACTATATCGGGGATGAAAAAAAAACACATAATATGACCATAAATAAGGTTTATTTGGGTCGCTTTCCAATTATGATTCAGTCTGAATTATGTATTCTGAATACAATGAGCAAAGAGGTTAGATTTAATGCTGGTGAATGTCGTAATGATTATGGTGGTTATTTTATTATTGATGGTAAGGAAAAAGTAGTTATACCACAGGAAAAATTTGCTGATAATATGCTTTATATTAGATCATATGGCGAAGATGAATTATATAGTTATTCTGCCGAAATTCGTTCTGTTTCAGAAGATTCGTCAAAACCAATTAGAACGACATCTGTTAAAATGGTTGCGCCATCTCCTTCTTATAGTAATAATCAAATTGTTGTAGCAGTTCCTAATGTTAAAAAACCTGTACCTTTATTTATTTTAATGAGGGCTTTGGGTATTGTTTCAGATAAAAATATAATACGAACATGTTTATTAGATCTAGAAAAAAATGAACAAATGATTGATTTATTTATACCGTCCGTTCATGACGCCGGTAAAGTTTTTACCCAACAAAATGCTCTACAATTTATAGCGCAATTAACTAAGAGAGGTACAGTTTCGAATGTAATGGAAATTCTCTCGGATTATTTTTTACCACATATTGGAGAGCTAAATTTTTTAGAAAAAGGTTATTTTTTAGGTTACATGGTATATCGTTTATTAAAAGTATATACAAAAGAAGAGAAACCAACAGATCGTGATAACTTTAGATTCAAGAGAATCGAATTATCTGGAACTCTTATTTATGATTTATTCAGAGAATACTATTTAATTCAAAAGAAAGATATAACTAGAAAAATAGATGAAGAATATTATTATCATAAAGGTTCTTATAAAGATGACGAAGGACTAACTTATAAAGATAAACAGTTACTAAAGAAAAAAATCCAAGCAAAAGAAAAAGGCGAGTCAAATAAATATAAAAATAATTTTATCGGTTTGATTGAATCAAATGTTAAAACATTTTTTAAAGATAGAATTGTGGAACAAGGATTCAAGAAAGCATTTAAGGGTAATTGGGGTTCACAAGAACACACTAAGCGCTTGGGTGCTGTTCAAGACTTGAATCGTTTAAGTTGGTATACATTTATATCTCATTTACGCAAAATAAATTTACCTTTAGATTCTAGTGCGAAAGTAGTTGGTCCACGTTTATTAAATTCATCACAATGGGGATTTATTGACCCAATTGATACTCCTGATGGTGGAAATATTGGTCTACATAAACATTTATCAATAAGCACTTACGTAACAAGTGGTTCATCTGCTTACCCTATTATTAAATGGATTCGCTCAAATACTTCCTTACGTTTAATATTGGAATGTGAACCAGAACAACTAATTAATTCATCTAAAGTATTTATAAATGGTTCATGGATTGGCGTTATAGATAAACCAATAGAATTAGTTAATTTACTTAAATTATACAGAAGAAATGGGATTTTACCCATATACACCAGTTTATCATTTGATATAGAACATAATGAAGTTAATATTTATACTGACTCAGGTAGGTTATCAAGACCAATTTATTATGTTGAGGATGGTAAATTAAGTTATGATAGAAGGTCTATTATAGAAATGTTACAAAAGAATAAATTATCATGGGATCAGATAATTTCAGGATTTATGAGTAAGTCTGATGAAAACTTTGATTCAAAAAAAAATCAAATTTATGAACTTAAAAAGTTATATCCAACTATTGGTGATACAAAAGAAGAAGTATTTAACAAACTTCGAGCGAATCAATCAATGGTAGATTATATTGACCCAGCAGAGGAGGAAACCGCATTAATAGCATCAAACGTTGATGACCTTAAAAAAAGTAAATACTATACTCATATGGAAATAGACCCATCATTAATATTAGGTGTTATGACTAACTTAGTTATTTATCCCGAACATAATCCTGTAACAAGAAGTTCGTTTTCATGCGGTCAAAGTAAACAAGCAGTTTCTGTTTATCATTCTAATTACCAAATGAGAATTGATAAAATGGGAGTATTACTGAATTACGGTCAAGTTCCTTTAATTAAATCGAGATATCTTCAATATATCAATAATGAAGAACAACCATATGGTGTAAATGCTATTGTAGCAATTATGACTTATACAGGATATAATGTCGAGGATGCTATTTTAATAAATGAAGGTTCAATATTACGTGGAATGTTTAGAACAACTTATTATTCGATGTATGAAGCGAGAGAAGAAAGTTCAAAGATAACTGGTATGAATAATTCTAAATTCGCCAATATTGAGAAAAATAATGTAATTGGTAAAAAGAAAGGATACGATTATAGTTTTTTAGATGATTATGGATTGATTAAAGAGAATACTGAGTTAAATGACAAAATGATTTTAATTGGAAAAATAAATTCAAATTTAATGAATAAAGATACTTGGATTGACGATTCAGTAAAACCTAAGAAAGGACAACTTGGTTTTGTTGATAAATCTTTTATTACTCTTGGAGAAGAAGGATTTAATATTGCTAAGGTGCGTTTGAGAGAAGACAGAATACCTGCGATTGGTGATAAGATGGCAAGTAGAGCCGGTCAAAAAGGTACAATAGGTCTTATTATTCCTGAAGCTGATATGCCATATTTAGAAGATGGAACAAGACCAGACCTTATTATAAATCCTCATGCTATACCATCTCGTATGACTATAGGTCAAATTGTAGAAAGTATGTTTGGTATTGCTTGTTTGAGTTATGGTGGATTTGGAGACTGTACCGCATTTCAAGTAAAAGGTTCAAATTATAATACTTACGGACCATTGCTTACAAAAGCTGGATTCAATCATACAGGAAATCATATTATGTATAATGGCATGACGGGTGAGCAAATTCAGGCAAATATTTATATGGGACCAACATATTATATGCGTTTAAAACACATGGTTAAAGATAAAATTAACTATCGCGCTAGAGGTCCTAATCAACAATTAACTAGACAACCCGTACAAGGTAGAGCGAATGATGGTGGTCTTCGTATTGGTGAAATGGAACGTGACGCAATTTGTGCTCATGGTTTATCTTATTTTTTAAATGAATCATTTTTAATTAGAGGTGACGAATATTACATGGCTGTTTGTAACAAAACCGGTTCTATTTCAATTTATAATGAAGCGCAAAATTTATTTTTAAGTCCTTATGCGGATGGACCAATTAATTTCCATACTAATCCAGATGGAACTATGAATATAAAAAATCTTAGTAGATTTGGTCGTTCGTTTAGTTTATTAAGAATTCCATATTCATTTAAATTATTAATTCAGGAATTACAAGTTATGAATATTCAAATGCGAATAATAACAGATGAAAATGTTGATCAATTATTAAGTATGTCATATTCAAATAATATTAGTAAATTATTGAATAAGTCTGAAAAAACTAGCCCTGAACAATTAGAAGAATTAATTAATACATATGTAAAACGAATGGATCAGCAATCACTTAAAATTGATGTATATAAAAGGGAAGAAACGCCTGAAATTCCTACTCCACTTGAAGAAGCAGATATTAAAAGTCCAGATAATTTGGAAACACCAGAACAATTTGAGGTTGGTAATAAAGTTGTTATAATCAATGGTCCTATTAAGGATGAAATTGGAACTATAATTGGCGTTGATAATAAAAATCAAATAGCCAGAATAGAACTCGATAATGGAAATATAGTTATAGAAAGATTCAGCGATTTAGCTATATCTGGAATAAGTAGTGAAGAACCTATAATATTATCAGAAGCGCCGCCTGGCACACCAGCTACTTCGCCGCCATTATATAGTTCACCAGGTTGGAGTCCTGGTTCTGTTCAAGAAGGTCAATCTGGCACACCCATGTTAAGTACAAATACAGAATCACCAGTTTTAGACCAAACTTTGACGGCTTCTACTGCTTCTATTTTAGAAGTTCCCAAGGAAGAGAATAAAACAGAAGAAAAAACTGAAGAACCAACAGCTAACTCTGGAGAGAAAAGTATAGAAATCACTAAAGAAAATAGTTCGGATGTTTCAACTTCAAGTGGAACAAAGAAAATTACATTTTAATAAATATTAAATATTAAATAAAATTGAAATAAAAATAATTCATTATGAATATATTATAATATAATATGGTGAATACTAACTCAAGTGTTGTTATTATATCGCAAATTTATCAATCCAGAAAAACAATTCTGGAATTGATGGATAAACAAGGATTTAACATATCAGAATATTCTAATTTTAATATTAGTGAAATTAATGCTATGAGTATAAATAATCAATTAGATATGTTACTAGAAACGAAGTTAGATTCGAAAGGAGAAAAACCGAGTAATAGTAAAAAAATATATATAAGATATTATTTAGGAAAAACAATTAGACCGTCAAATATTCAAGAAATGATCGACGATTTATTTATTCTTACTGAAACGCTGAAGAAAAATGATACATTATATATTGTTATAAAAGATAATGTAAATGAAACGCTAATCAATGAACTGAAGCATATTTGGGAGCGTGATGGAATCTATATTATAATTGAAAGTATAAAATGTTTACAATTTAATATTTTAAATCATGTATTGGTTCCAGAACATCGTGTTATGGATGAATCAGAGGTAATTACTATTATGAATAAATATAATATTACAGACAAATCGCAGTTTCCTGATATATCGAGATTTGACCCAGTTTCAAGGGCTATTGGAATTAGACCAGGTCAAGTGTGTCATATTATTAGACCGAGTAAAACCTCGATAACTACAGATTATTATAGAATTTGTATATAATATTATAACCATTTAAATATAATAATATTTTAATATTATATGGAGTTTCCTGTGCCATCAGAAAAAGGTTTTACTGTATATAGTAAAAGTGGATGTATTAATTGTACGTCTGTAAAAAGTTTGCTACAGCAGAAATTTTTTACATATATCGAAATTAATTGTGATGAATATATATTGGAAATTAAAGAAGGTTTTTTAAAATTTATTGAAGAAAAAGCAGAGACTAGTTATAAAACATTTCCAATGGTATTTTATAATAATAAATTTGTAGGAGGATTAGCGCATACAAAAGAATTTGTCGATAAATCATTATTATCATTTGAAGATAATTTTTAGTATAATTTTTATATTTTTTTAAATACATATATTAATGGAGATTACAAATAAATTTACAAATAAAAATTTAGATATTAGAAACCCAGAAAAATATATAAATAAGATAAATGAATATAATGGAAGAGTAAATGTAGTTTTAGATGAATTTCAACAAGTATATATTATGTCAAAAATGTATCCAGCTAACGAAGAAGTTCAAGAGAGATATGAAAATATGATTTCAAATATAGAAAAATTACAGTCTGATTTATTTAATATGACAAATAATATTCAAGTAGATGTAAATGAAGTTAATAAAAATTTGCTTGAAATAAATACATTAATTAATATAGAAAAAATAAAAAATGAAAAACTTAAGAAATTGTTGGGATATGTAGAAGGTAGTAATAATTCGTCGCAAGAAATGATTAGTGATTACAAAAAAATATATAATTTAAACTATTTAAGAAATTGGAGTTTATTCTTGAGCACAATATTATGTATTATAGTAATTAACATGGTTTATAAAAAAAATGTGGTTTAAATTTTATAATGTGGTTTAAATTTTATAATTATTATATTTTAAAAATTTAAATGCTTAATTGTTTTCAAAAAAGAAATACACTATTTTATAATAAAAATTTGAATGACTATTGTAGACGAACTACAGATGAGTCAATTAAAAAACTATCTGAAAGATTGAGTTTAGAGAGAAATAAAGAATATTTAGAAGAAGAAAATGATAATAATAAAAATCATAGTGTTTTAGGTTTTATTATGTTTCTCTCGATTTATTGTTTTGTAATTAATTTATATAAGAGAATAAAGTAATATGTTTTCTTATTTTTATATATAAGATGAGTTCTAATTCAAATAAAAGCAATTCAGTTGCCATGGATTTAGAAAAGTTACAACAAGATTATAGTACTTTATTAATAAAATATAGAGCAGCTGTATCTGCTTATATGTTATCCTTAAATAGTAAATCAACCAAACCGAATTTGGTTATAATTCAAGGTCAATCATATTTAGGAACAGGAAGCGCTGGTGTGAGTAACGCAACCAAATTACAAGACTGTGTTGCTTCTTGTTCATCGAATTCTAAATGTACAGGAGCTACATTTATATCTAATAAATGTGATATAAGAATTGGAGATACTGATTTAACTCCATCGACAAGTAATAGTTATGCGATTGTACCGAAACAAAAACAATTACTTATGAATATGGAAGAAATAAACTCAAGATTACTAATAATTAATAAAGAAATCAATGATAAAATCCAAATATATCAACCGCAATTTTATAAAAATACTGAAGAAGGTAAAAAGAGAACAGAAGAATTAATTAAAAATTATGAAAATTTAATGAGAGAAAGAGAAAATATAATTGAACTTATGCGCGAAAACGAAACTTTAGATATAACAGAAAACCAAAATCAATTAATAACAAATCGTAATTATTACGCTTATATTATATTATCAATATTCGCAATTATTGTATTTTATTTTCTTTATAAAGTTTCTTTTACAACAACTTCTCCTACAATTCAATATGGAGGTGATCTAGGAATTAACGCATATTATATATTATTTATTTTAATATTAATTATTATTGTGATTAATTTTTTATTGAGATATTTTTCTATTTAGTTTGTTTTCTCAATAAATATATATAATGTCTTCTCAATCCGAAAGCATTCTACAAAATAATTATATGATATTACAACAAGAGAGAAGTGAAATAGAGAGAATAACTAGAGAAAACAATGCATTAAATTCTGCGTATATTGATGGTAATTTATATGTATCGGCTAACTATTATAATTATATAGTTTATCTATTTATTTCAATATTTTTAGTTTTTTTATTTTTAAGAGTGAGTTTTACTGGTCAACAAAATGGTGGAGGTGGTATTGCTTTAGAAAATAATAAATACATAGGTTTAATAATTATATTATCATTTATTATTATACTAAACGCCTATTTAAAAATTAATTATTAATATATTTTTAAATTCTAGTAATATATTAATAACATGATAAGTATTTCAAATATGATTTTAGATAATAATACTATTGATAAATCAATTCCAGATGACAATACAGCGTCAATTTCATTAAATCAAGGTAAAAAATTTATGAAATATCAAGATAAAATTGAAACTAGTTTAGAAAAAAAAGATGGAAAAGAAGGATTTATAACTAACAACAATAGTTTAATAGAACAAACTGAAAATGTTATACATAATAATTCTTTTAATGATTCAAAAACAATAAATGAGTTAAGAGCAGAATATCAAAAAACTTTGAACCAGTATGAAACTTTAGTTAAACAATTCTCATCAAATGTTTCCAGTTATGTTGATACCACAAGTCCAAACAATCCTTACCATAATAAGTTAATAAAATTCTCAACTGGTCAAATTAGTTATGTAACTAATAAAGGTGTTGCTAAATATATACCATCTAATGAAATTTTAAACTCACTTAATGTATCAAAAAAATTTGTAAATGTAAATATTCCATGGAATAACTCATATTCTACTCCTGGAACAAAAATACCAACTACTCCACCTCTAATATCTGGTACTAATGTTAAAAAAGGACAAAATTTAGGAAATGAGGGATCTAATATTTATGTTAATCAATTTTTACCTAAAGGAACAACGGCTAAATATATGGGTTGTTATAAAACTAGTTCTAAGAATGATAACATGACTTTTATTGGTGGTGCCCCACCTTCATTAGACGTATCAATAACAAATGGCACATTTAGTCAACCTGTTCTCTCAAATAATAGTTTTCAATACATAACAAGTAGTTCAACTGTTCCTGGATGGTATTTTGGCGGAGCAGCTTTATTAAATAATTCATCATCGTGGGGTTATCCAACTCCATACCCAAATGGTAATCAATGTGTTTCTATTCAAAATACAAGTTATATAAGCTGTACTCTAAATTTAACTACAGGTGTAAATTATAATTTATCTCTATACGGATGTGGAAGAAATTGCTGTACTAATCAAAAAACTAACCCAATAAACATTCAATTATATACAAATGAAAATGCTTTTATATCAAATATTTATTCATTTACACCACCTATTAGCCAATGGATGAATTATTCTGCTAAATTTACAGTTCCTAAAACAGGCATTTATAATATATTTTTTAAAGGAACAATTACAAGCGGTGACCAATCAACTGCTATTCAAAATATTAGTCTTAATAGTTCATCTAGTTCTACAGGTAATTATACATATAATGATTGTATGCAAAGTGCTATAGAGCAAGGATACCAATTTTTTGCTCTTCAAAATGTTAATACAAATACATCTAAAGGATATTGTGCTGTAAGTAATAGTGAACCGGCTATATCAAAATATGGCACATCAAGTATTCCTAGTAAAATGGTCGCTTTATGGTCCTCAAATACATCAAATCAACCAGGCAATACAGCATTATTATCTAGTACAGGTTCATTACAAGTTATAAATTCTAGTGGTCAAGCAGTTTACACGTCGCCAGGAACAAACGCACAACCAAGTAATTATTTAGGCTGTTATGGTGACAAGTCAAAGCGAGCAATGACTCCATATAATAGCGGTAAACAACAATATAATTTATCACAATGTCAAAGTATAGCAAACTCAAATGGATATCAATATTTTGGTTTACAAAATTCTTCATCTGGAAAAAACGCACAATGTATGTTAAGTAATAATTTAAGTGAATCACTTCAATATGGTAAGGCATCTAATTGTACTAAAATATCAGACGGTTCATGGAGCGGAGGAGGATGGTCGAACGCAGTTTATGACGCAAAAAATCCAGAGAGCAATTATTATTTAATATTACAGGATGATGGTAATATGTGTGTATATAGAGGAACTGGTCCTAATGATAACCAAGGACAAATATGGTGTACGTCAACAAATGGTAAACAACAAATCGCGAACTCTAATATGGAATCAAAAAAGGGGAAATATGGAAAAACATGGATAACAGATGGTCAAACATTGGCTGCGGGCGATTTTATAGGTTCAAGTGATGGGAAAACAGCATTAGTTATGCAATCAGACGGTAATTTAGTTTTATATACTTTTCAAATGGCAGAAAATTGCTCTAAAATGAAAGATGGAAATATGGGAGGAGGAGTTGGAGCAAATGCCGCGTATAATATTTCAAAGTCAGCAATAAAATCTAATATGGGTAAGTTAGGTTATATCGATGCTGATTCAGGATTATATACATATCCTTATAATAATCAAACATTTATAAATAGTTATAATATAATACCAGGCGTTGATACTTTAGGAAATGATATTGCTGGCGCTTCGTCAACTAATACAACATTACAAAAATGTGAGTCAATATGTAATTCAAATCCAAACTGTGCCGGATTTGTAACAAACCCTAATGGAACAATATGTTATCCTAAAACAAAAAAAATGTATCCGTTTGGCGGTCCAAGTAGCAGTAATTCAGATAGAAATATATACATACGTAATATGATACCTAAAAAACCTCCTATTGGCGTATCACAAAATACAATAAATACAGATTCATTAACATTTCAAAATTATATTAATAAAGGAACTATTGGAAATGAATACGGTCTAGCAAAAATAACTGAAGCACAAAGTAAACAATTAGAACAATTGAAGACAAAAATGAATTTATTATCAAAACAAATTACAAATTATACAAATAAATTTCAGACTGGCACATATGTCTCAGAACAACAATCTATAGATAATGTATCAGGAATTCATAATTATCAAGGAGAATTATTAAATACAAATAATACTATAATTAAAACTGCTGATGAAACTTTTGGTAATGTTGAAAATACATTAAAAGACAGTAATATAGTAGTTCTTCAAAAAAATTACAACTATTTAATGTGGAGTATTTTAGCAGCTGGTACAGTTTTAGTTTCAATGAATGTAATTAATAAACAATAAATATAAAATATAATTATCTTATTATATTTTATATAATATGTCACGGTTACCTGATATTCAACAAAATAATGAGCAAATACTTAGTGATATTCAGTCTTTACAAAAAATGGAACAAGACCTATTTAATAGTTTAGAAACAAATCCCAACTTATCAACAGATGACCAAAAAAAAATAATTGATAAAATGAATCAATTATCAAATATGCGTATTAATTTGTATCAAACATTAAGTGGTGTTAACAACTATTTTCAAGATGCTTTAAATACTTCGGTCGGTTCTTTAAAGGAACAAGCTATAGCTATAGGGATTGTCGAGTCTGAATTAAATAGAGCTAAGGCCCGCTTACAGGTTTTAGAAGAAGAAAAAAATAATAAGATACGTTTAGTAGAAATAAATACATATTTTGGAGACAAATATGCTGAACACGCTGGTTTGATGAAAATAGTAATATATACATTACTACCTGTGATTATTTTAACATTTTTATATAATAAAAGTTGGATTCCTAATATGATTTACTATCCATTAATTGTAATTATATCATTTATCGGAGCCATCTTCTTTTTTTATGGATACACATCAATCATTATGAGAGATAATATGAATTATCAAGAATACAATTGGTATTTTGACGCAAAATCTGCTCCAAAAGGAACTGTTTCAAGTGCTGGCTCTGATCCTTGGGTATCAAATGTAGATATGACTACATGTATAGGAGATGGTTGTTGTTCTGATGGTTTAGTATACGATTCAACCGCAAATCAATGTGTAGTTCCTACGACTCAAGAGAGTTTCACACCAGAAGTTTCTGTTAATGATATTTTAACTAAAAAACAGTCTGGTAAATATAATTATGACTTTAATTTAAAAGAATTAGAAGCATTCAATACACAACATTAAAAAAATATTATACTTATATAATATATTATAATGAATAATCAATTTGATTTAAATAAATTTAATTCATTTTTAGATATGGCAGCAGAAACTATTGCTTGTGGTCCTGAATGTCAGAATAATAAAACAGCTGATGATCTAAAAAATAAATATTTAACAGCACAATCAAATTTAACTTTAGCTGAACCACAGTATCAAGTAGCCAAACAAAATTATTATACATATGTATCTGGTGAATCAGGATATAATGAAATGATGGAATCCGAATATAAACAAAAATCACAGTTAATTTCTCAGAAATTTAAAAATACATATAATGAAGAAATAAATAATATTCAAACACAAATAGATACATTTAACGCATCATTAATTAATTTTTCAAACGTTGAAGATTTATATAATCAATATGTGAAAGAAAATGAAAAATTAACAAAACAATTAAAAAATGATTCAAATGATGTTTTAACAAATGAGAGAAAAACTTATTATGAAGATCAAGAAATAGGGTCTTTAAATGCTTATCATTATTATTTATTAATAATTTATGTTATTGTAGTAATTTGTTTTGCTGTATTTTCATTTATATATCCATCACAATTTAGTTTTATAAGTAGAGTATTATTACTAATATTATTTATAGCGCTTCCATTTATATCAACATGGATATTAGGAAAAATAGTATTTTTAATTTACTGGTTATTTGGATTTCTACCAAAAAATGTTTATAAATAAAATATGTAACTTTTTACACGCAGAATAGTTCTAAAAATATATTCAATGGAACTGGATACCAATGCATGAACGTTCGATTATTATATCCGTCCAATGTACTGCTACATTCAGTATAAATTTTAAAATGTAGTTTGTGTTTATCATTTAATCTATTATAAAATGAATATACTTCCATAATATGTTCATTAGTCATTAATTCATCATATTTTTTTTCAAATAATATGTTGACTGATTCTTCTTCATCATCATTAAAATTATATATTTTTACTCCAAAAATTTTACCGCTCATATAAATTCCCATTTTATAATTTAAATGTTATAATTCTTTTATATAATTAAAAAAATAAATAATTTAAATCATTTTATTACATTATAAATAGCATTAAATATTATTTATTTAATATTTTCTAATGCGTCTTCGTCCTCATCTTCATCTCTAATAAACTCAAGTCCTACCCATCCTTTAGAATGATGCGGATGAATCTTAAATCTTTTAGTAAGAGCTTCATACAATTCGTCGCTTTTTGGCATTTTTCTTGAGTTTTGATTAAGTAGAAACCAATTTTTAAATTCTTCAACTAATCCCTTCTTTTTAACAGAATGATTTTGGTTACCAGTTTTTCTAATTTTTTCTGAAATAAAAGCAGAAATATGGTCTTGTCCATTTCTATAATTTCTAGATGCTTCCATAACTGTTTCACAATCAGGAACAATTCCATCATTTTCAAAGGCTTTTCGAACTAACATACTGGCGAATACAGGAGCAAATTTATGAAGTTTCTCATTAAGAGATTTATCTTTCGGATATTTATATACTGTATCGTCCTGATATTCTTCTCCTTGATCATAAAATTTAGATACGAATGGACATTTTCTAATTCTTCTCCAAGTACCATCATCATTACTTTCAATATCAAATAAATTATTCGTACATACAACAAGCTTAAATTGTGGTATAAATATCTCAGATTCTGAATATAGACCTCTAGCTTGAATAGGGTCTCCACCAGTTAATTCTTTCATAATACCTTCATTCAATTTGGCATTCTTAGAAGGTTCTTGCATAACAGCATATCTGACACCTTTAAGTTTTAATACTTCATCAGATGTTCCGCCAATTTTGCCTCTAATATCAGTAACTAATGTAATTGGAACTGTTCCTTTGTAGTCGCCTAATGTAGCGGCCATTAAATCAACTAAAAGTGACTTACCATTAGAACCTGTACCATGATATACATTAAATGTTTGATTCTTATTGGTGCCAATTAAACAAGATGATAAATGGTCCCACATATATTTATTTAAATCTGGAATAGGAAATAACGTTTGCATAAAACGAATGATTTCTTGCGATGTAGATTTCCATTCTTCATCACATTCATTAAAAGGAACATAATCAATTTTTGTAGTTTTTGTAATATAATCTTCTGGATATCCTTCTCTAAAAACTTTATTGGCAAAATCAACTACTCCATTATTAAAACATAATAAATATTTATTCGTGTCCATATTTCTTACAAAATTACCGTCATAAAATATTTCTGCTGCCTCACGCATAATATGATCTTTAAATGTTGTTTTTTTAAGATTTATTTTAAGATTATGAACATGACCGTTTTTTTTCTTTAAAAATTCATATCTTTCATCGTTATTGGTGTATTCCTTCATTTCTTTTTCACATTGTTCAGCTTTTTTCCCAAATAAATCATACATATCTTTTGAAATCTTTTCTCTTAAACTAAGACCCTTATCTTGAACCCATCGATGACCTTTAAATTGATACCATATTCCACGTTTATCATAACTGACACAAATATATAAATCTTTAAACATATGTTGTAATACGACAGCAAAATCATATTCCGCAGTAGTTTCTAGAGCCTTTTCAACATAATAATCAACAGTATTTTCATGAATTTTTTTGTATTCTTCATAGTTATCTTTTTTAACCCAATACATAATAGAACGCTTTGTAACCACCCTTCCATCATTATTAGATTTACTAAATTTTTTCCATAGCGCATATAGTTCTGGAATTGTATTATAATCGAAATCGCTTGCTTTACTTCTTAATTGGACCCAAGATAAGAATAATCGGTCATCTGTATTTTTCAAAGCAAACGCTACTTGTCTATTAAGTGCATGCGAACCAGGCTCATAATATTTAGCAGGTAAAGCCTGTGTGTATTCATGAACCTCTTTAATGTCATATTCGTTATGTTTTAAATTTTTTAACATAATATCAACTGCCTTTTTTAAGGTCTCTTCATTTTTAATATCATTTATAGAAATATACTCAGATTCAGGATTCAAATCTTCTTCTTCATCACGAATAAGATTCAGTTTTGTCTTGCTCTGAGGTTTCTTAATTTTAGCGTTCTTACTTTCACATCGTTTATTATAAGCGTCGATAATTTTAGGATTCATTTCAAATTTAGGGTTGTTTTTATATTGTACTGAAAGTTTCGCAAAATCTCTTTTTAAATTAAAATCGGTCACTTTACGCTCATCCATCATAAAATTTCCATCAGTAGCATCGTAAGTAATTACATAATGATGAGTTAATTCATACGCTTCATTTCCAGGTTTACGAGAACCAAATAGTTGCCAATTCGTATGACCTTTACTGATTCCTTCATCTAATACAGATTCCCAAGTATTTGTTAAAGGTAGTTCATTATAATCTGGTAGCACTGTTAACATTTTGTCACGAATCATGGTCTGAATTATATTATCGACCTGAAGTCCGAAATACATATGAATTCCATCTTTTGTAACTAAACCATTTGCCAATCTATTTACATTTGGTTTTTCAAAAATAAAAACGGAAAATGGTTTATTTTCTTCAAAAATAAAATATTCCTTAAGTTCATCTAAATAAAGACAAATAGTATCAGCAACATATTCTCTAGAATGTTGTCTTTCTGTAATACTATGCTCATATCTAAAATCCAAATCAACAACCATCGGACCACCACTTTCTAGTTGTTTTTCAGTAAGATATTCCTTACATTTATTTTCAAAAATATGCGTATAATACAAATTATAAAACGTGTCGAGTTCTTCATCTGGAATAATGTATGAACCAGCATATATATTAGACTCTTTATCAGGTATTCTTGTATGAGTAATACTTACTGTTCCAGTATTATTGGCAGTATTCTTAGCACTATGCTTAGCCAAAAATTCAGGTAAATCTTTAAATCGAGACGATGAAGTCATATTATTTGTCATTATTGATATAATATAATAAGATTTTTCTATTTCATTTTTTTTGTTATTTAAAATGTAAAATAATATATATTATTTGTTTTAATTTAAAGAAAAAATAATATATTTAATATTTAAAAAATACATTTAAATATTAATCGATAATATAGTCATATGACAACATTTATATCAAAAGAAACAATTAATAGGCTTTTAAAGGATGTTAGAAGTATAATTAAAAGTCCTTTGACAGAACAAGGTATCTATTATGTACATGACGATTCGGATATGTTAAAAGGTTATGCTATGATTGTTGGACCATCTGATACACCATATTTTGGTGGATTTTATTTTTTCGAATTTAGTTATCCGACAGATTACCCTCATAGTCCGCCAAAATTAAAGTATTGTACTAATGGAAATGGTATTCGATTTAATCCAAATTTATATGTGTGTGGCAAAGTATGCGTTTCTCTTTTAAATACTTGGAAAGGAGACCAATGGACTTCTTGTCAAACAATTTCAACGGTTTTATTAACATTATGCACTTTATTATGTAAAGACCCACTTTTAAATGAGCCTGGTGTGAGTAAAGGACATAAAGATATGAATAATTATACTGAAATTATTGAATATTCTAATCTTAACATAGCTGTTTGTGATATTGTTAAAAAGAAAAAAGGTGTTTATCAACCATTTTTTGATAATTTTTATCCTTTTATTAAAGAAAACTTTAACAAAAATTATGATAAATTAATTGAATTCGCAGAAAAAAAATTAGCAGATTCAAATGTTCAAAATAATATGATTAGAACTGGATTTTACAATTTGAGTGTTTTTATTGATTATAATGATATTATAAAGAATCTAACCGAAGCTAAGCAAATAGCTGAAGTTTTATAATTTATTTACAATTAATAAAAAAATTGATATTAAAGTTATATAAATATAAATTGTAATTATAATATATAAAATGCACTTTTGTAATGTATGCGATAATATGTATTATATCCGTATTAATGCGGATGACCCTAACAAGCTTGTTTATTATTGCCGAAAGTGCGGCAATGAAGATTCAACTTTAACCACCGAAAATGTCTGTGTATCCAGAGTTCAGATTAAAAAAACAGAACAGTCTTTTAACCATATTATTAATAAATATACTAAATTAGATCCAACATTACCAAGAATTAATAATATTCTATGTCCTAATCCTGATTGTGCTACTAATACTAGTGGAAATGAACGTGAAATTATTTATATTAGATATGATGATGTAAATATGAAATATGTTTATTTATGCTGTGAGTGTGACACCGTTTGGCAAATTAAAGAATAATTATCAGCCTTTATAAATTATTATTTTAATTATTTATTTTATTATTTTTTATTTTATTAAAAAATTGAAATAATTATATTAAAAGTATCTTTAGTTAATATAGTAATAAGATGAGTGATTCTGAAAGAGATGATGATTATTCTAATTCTGAAAGTGATAGTGAAGTTGAAATAAATAAAAGTAATTTAAAGAAACCTATACAGTTAAATGAATTTAACGCAGTTAAAAAATTCGGTCAATATGTAGAAGAAGACTTAGATGATGCTGATGATGATGATGATGACGACGAAGAAATCATTGGAGGAGCAAATGATGATGCGTTAGAAGAAGGTGAGGTAAAGGAAGATTATAATGATGACGATGACGATGATGCGGTAGAACCAGATGATGATGACGATGATGCGGTAGAACCAGATGATGACGATGATATAGAAATTGATGAAGATGGTCAGGCAATTGAAAAAAAACCTAAAGCTGTTAAACCAACTAAACCAAAGAAAACAACACAATTAATTGTAGTTAATGATAATGATGATGATGACGATGATGATGAATATGAAGAAAATTATCTACAAAAATTTGATAGTGAAATTAATAAAAATTATATTACAGAATTTCATCCAGAGTGCTTGAACCATAACTCGGATGAAGTAGCCAAATTATCACAAGTAATTAGAGATGAACATAATATTATTATTGATCCACTACATAAGACATTGCCGTTCTTGACAAAATTTGAAAAAGCTAGAATTCTTGGTCAAAGAGCTAAGCAAATTGAAACAGGCTGTAAACCACTTGTACGAGTCCCTGAAAGTATTATTGATGGTTTTATAATTGCTGAATTAGAACTTAAAGAAAAAAAAATACCTTTTATCATTAAAAGACCTATTCCAGGAGGTGCGTTTGAATATTGGAATCTTAAAGACTTAGAAATTATAGATTTTTAGATATAAGTTAATATAATTATTATATTTTCATAAATAAATATTATGTATGAATATTTATTTATATTCATCTTTTCTTAATAAATTTTTAATAAAAAGGTGTAAATGATAAGTTAACGCCTCTTAGTAAATCTTCTTTTTACATTTTTTATGGGTTTATTTTTTCTTGATTTCATATTTTTCACAAGTCTATTTTTTCTTGAATATCCTCCTTTTTTTGGTAAAACACTAATTAATTCATTTATATTATTTTCCATATATGAGTCTGGGATTTGTGGCGGATTTTCTATATAATTTATTATATTATTTATTGTTAATTGTCCTGTTGAAGTACTTCTTCTTGAAGAAAGTTGTTGTGGAAGTGTATTAAATTTCTCTATTATTTCTGGTAACGCTGCTGTTCCATCATAAGTATTTAGTGTTGTGCCAGGTGTATTATCAATGTATAACATAATAGTTTTAAGATGTCCTAATAATTTTTGTTTATCTCCTGGAACACTACATATTATTGATTTTTCAAATCCCCTATCAATACCAGCTGTAATTCTAGCAACCTTTAATTTCCTAGCGTCATTATCTAATTCTGAATAACCAGGTTTAGTATTGAAATCTATTAACATAGGTAGATTATCTCTATCCTCAAAACAATCTATTCTTGTTGAAACATTTGAAAACATAGTCTGATCATATGTAAAACCAAATTTTTCATACATGCAAAGTCCACCCGTATTAGTATAGGCTAAGGCTAACTCCAGAACCGCAATTTGTTGAACTGGTATTAGTGGTTCTATTGAATTAAAAAAACAATTTTCTATTATTCTTCCGTCAGCCAATTGTGTGCTAGATACCTTTAAAAATCCATCGCCTTGAGGAAATGTAATTGGTCTCATAGGATTTCTATTTTCTGGATGTGATAAAATTGTATATAAAAATGCCCCCATTAAAACTGATCCTATTCCTTTTACAACAGGAGGGTCTCTAGGTTTGGTATCGGTACATATTAAATTTATAGAATATGCTGCTGGATATTTTTTACACTCACCAAGTTCAACAATTATAAACGCAACAATACCAGATAATCTATCTTTTGGTTTTAATGATACATTTTCTATTATTCTTGTGGAGGCTACTAAAATATCAAATCCAGCTTCATTTGATGTTAAATCAATAGCTCTTCTCACTGCGTTCATAGTATATTTAGAACCTATATCAGTACATATATTTTTACTTAAAAAATTAATAAATGCCCTCATATTAGCAGTTGATTCTCTAGAATATCCAGATGATTTTTCCATAATTCTGGTTCCTAATATATCTGGTCTATAAGTAGTATTATTAAGTATATCGTCTTTATTATATAAATGATAAGTTGTCAACGGGAAACTTGCTAATTTATCAACAGGAACTAAATTATTTACATTTTTACTAAATTCTGTGATAATGTCTTTTCTAAAAAAATAACTTGAATAAATAGTAGGAACTTCTTGTCTTCTAACGACACTTCTTTTTGAAAAGCTGTCAGATATAGCTGCTCTATTAAGAGGTGTTTGAGAAGAAATAATTCTTAATATGTCTTCTTTTTTTAATGGAATATCGGTTTCTTCATTAATAGAACGCTGTGGAAGTGGTTCAACTTTTTGTGTACCAATTATTGGTTCAGAAGATGGTTTTCTTCTCTTAATATCTTTTCTATCAAATACATTAGTTACATCTTCAGTTACATCTTCAGTTATATCTTCAATTGGTCTTTTTTGAGAACGTAGTTTCATATAAAATATTTATATTTTAATTTTTTTTTCATTTGTAATTTTAACACATCCTGAATTCTGAGTTTTCTCAATATATTTTACTTTTGTATATGTTATTTCAACGTTATTCAAATTTTTTAATTTATTTGTATTTTTTTTACATAGTAACGCACCTGCCTTTATTATGTAATTTTTTTCTTTATTTGATAATCCATTAGGAATATTCGCAACTATATGACAAGAAGAAACTTCGTTAGCATGAAACCATATGTCATCTGGTTGTCCGTAATCAATAACGTTAAAATTATCATATTTATTCTGTCCTATATGGAACATTATCTCTCTATTTAGTCCTTGAATAAAGATAATTTCTGTTTTCATTATGTTATTTGAAGTTAAAATAACGTGATTTTTACTTTCAATTTTAAAAATCAAATAAAATAACATATTAAAAAAATAATGATAAATAGTTATAATGTCTGATTCTATTTTGACTGATAAAATTTCAGAAACTATTACTAATGTGTTAAAAAAAACTATAGTATTTGATAAACTTGGAAAAATACAATTTTTATTTGGTACATTTGTAATAATATCTTCATTCGTTGGTATTACAAATATTTATTTAAATTATTTAACTTCAAATAAAATCACTAAATTTCTGGAGGATCAAGAAGACAAAATTTCTGGTATAATACAAGTTAATAATGATAATTGTATAAATAAATTAGAAAATAAGATAAATGAGTTAGAAAATAAAATTAGCACATTATTAGACACGCAAAATAAGACGTTAAATGATATTAGTTTTTCAATAAAAACTGATAAAAATAATAAAATAAATGTAAGCACATCTATGTCGTCATTTTCTCAGATTATAAATGTTGAAAATAATAATATTACTAAAATAGAATATAAAGAATCCTCTGTTTCACACGACAATACAATTGATAAGGAGGATAATGAACTACTAAATGAATATTATGATTACATGCCAATGAATAATCTAAAAAAAAATATCGGATTTAGTTGGTTCTCAAAATAATTATATTGAGAGAATATATAATTTTATGAATATTTTTACAGAAATTTATATTTATTTTTATACATTTTTTAATAGTTTATCATTTAATTCTAAATCCAAACATACCGAAAATGATTATGATGAATATGACTTTATTTTATTAAATGATAATAAAATAATAATATAAATAGTGTGTTAATATTAGTATAAAATTTTATTATAGTAATATTAAATGAAGATTGCTTTGTGTTTTATTATAAATTACGACCATATTTTAAATAAAGAGCATATTTGGAAAGAATGGATAGAACCTAATAAAGATATAATAAATATTTATTTTTTTTATGAAGATTTGAGAAAAATTAAATCTAAATGGATTTTGGAACATACAATACCTCCAAATTGTATTGTAGAAACAAGTTATTACCATGTAATACCTGCCTATTTATCTCTGTTAAATTTTGCTTTTAATCATGATGAACAAAATAGATGGTTTTGTATGTTGACCGATTCATGTTGTCCAATAATCCCTCCAAAAAGATTTAGATATTTATTTTTACAACATTATAATCAAAGTATATTTTCTTGGAAACAAGCTTGGTGGAATCCGGATTTCCATAAAAGAGGTAATTTAGCTAAACTACCAAAAGAATTATGGTTAGCCAATGATCCTTGGTTTATTATAACGAAAGAAAATTTGAAAGAAATTATGCACTTTGTAAAAACTCAAACAAAAATTACACAGATAATATGCTCTGGCGGACTTGCGAATGAATCTTTATTTGCTGTTATATTTAAATTTTATAAAGAACTAGAAGATAATTCTAAACGTATACTAAACGCTTCGTCACATTTAACAGATTGGAATAGAAGAAGTAGCAGCACTAGTCCTCATGTTTTTAAAGAGGCAAATGAAACGGATATAAAGTTTATTGAAAATGAATTAGAGAGAAATAAATATGCGGTATTTATCCGTAAAATTGCTCCTGAATTTCCTGATGAAATTATTAGAAATTATACTTTAAAAGATGATGAAAAACTTATTTTGAATGAACCATTAGAAATGGTCTATAATAGATATAAATTTATTATTAAAAAAAGTAGTTATTTTTTAGTATGTCTAATAGTGATATATATGTTCTATCTAATGTTAGTGTAAAAATACTTTTAGAAAATTATAACATATTTAGAAAAAACTTTGTATATATATATATGCCTATCACGCAAGAAAATATACGTAATTTGGTTACTAATTATAATACTCAATCTGTAATAGATGAACATGGACCTATAGGTGAATGGGACGTAAGTCAAGTTACTGATATGAGTATGTTATTTGGAGATATACCAGATTTTAATGAAAATATAAGTAAGTGGAATATAAGTAATGTTACTGATATGGATATGATGTTTTCGGGAGCACGTGCTTTTAATCAACCATTAGATAGTTGGAATGTAAGTAATGTGACTGATATGCGCGCTATGTTTGCTGGAGCACGCGTTTTTAATCAACCATTAAATAGTTGGAATGTAAGTAAGGTAAAATATATGAATGGCATGTTTGATGGTGCGAAAAACTTTAATCAACCATTAGATAACTGGGATGTAAGTAATGTAGAACGTATGGGTCAAATGTTTAAAGATGCGGTTTCTTTCAATCAACCATTAAATGAGTGGAATGTTAGTAATGTGACTGATATGTCTCAAATGTTTATTGGTGCGGTTGTTTTCAATCAACCGTTAAATAAATGGAATGTAAGTAAAGTAACTAATATGAATGGTATGTTTGCTAGTGCTAAAGCTTTCAATCAACGTTTAGATACATGGGACGTAAGTAATGTTATTAGTATGCGAGATATGTTTTCAAGTACAACATATAATCTACCTATAAATAACTGGGATATAAGAAAGGTAAATCGTACGGGAATGTTGAATATGTTTAAAGGAAATACTAGTATGGAGGAAAAAAACAAACCAAGCATAGAAAATTATAAAGAATATCACGTATATCCAGCAAGAAGACTTGCTGTTAAAGGTGTTTTGACAGATAAGGGTATGCCACGTGGTGTACTAAGAGAAATGTATGGGTTTATGACAGATGAACCAGGGTCGGAACTGGAACAAATGGATATAGACGCAGAATTTGCTAAGCGTTATCCAGCACCTACAGCAGTTCCAGAACCTACCGTTACTTCAGCACCTACCGTAACTCCAGCACCTACAACTGGTCCACTTGGTGGTAGAAGAAGTAGAAGGGTTAGAAAAACTAGTAGAAGAAAAAATAAAACCAGTAAAAGAACTAGAAGAACTAGTAGAAAAAGAATAAGTAGAAGAAAATAAATTTATTAAAGTAAAATTTTATAATTAACACTTCCATCTATTTCCGCATGGTATACACGTTACAAAAGTTGTCATTGGCTCATCTGCCGACCTAGTTTGCATTTGATAGTAAGTACATTGATTATTTTTACACTTACGACATGTAAAAGTATCAGTTGCTGCTGCTAAATTAGCCTCAAATTTATTCTTATCTCGTTTAGACTTCGCATCAATTAATTCTTTCCATTTGTCATGATTTAATTCTTGATGAGTCATAAAAGCCAATTTATGCGCTTGAATCGACCCATTACGAATTTCATGAATCCATTCTTCATTTAAATTGTTTAAAATACTTTTCAAATGACTCAGATAAATTTGAATAAATAATTTATTGTCCCATTTCTTAATAATTTTTCGTTGTTCTGCTTCTTTTAATGAATAATTAAATATACCTTTTTCTAAATTAGAACTGGATTTTTCATCGTTCAGTTTTTCATTAATCTTTGCTCTAATATTAGCTCTAAATTTATCAGGTTTTTCAATCTTACGCATCGACATATTATTGATTTACATATAAATTTTATATTTAAATCAAAATCAATTTTATTTTATATTTAAACTTTAAACCAGTCGCAAAACCTTGGTCTATAATTATTTCGTTTACTATAATGTTCTAATTCATCTTTAAATTGCTTATCTATACATATATATTCATTTTGTAATTTTAATATTTCATCTGTAATATAATTCTTTTGTAAAATTTTCATCTCTAATTGACATTTTATATTATTATTATTTTTATTAATCTTTAATTCTTCTTCCAATGTATTGATTTCATTATATATATTTGTTAAATCATTCTTCAATATAGTTTCGTTTATATTTATTCTCTTAACTTCACTAAATACATTTATATTAGATAGCGAAGGAAAATTATATCTTATTACTTCTGGTAATATAAATTGATTCGTTTCTTTAATTTCTTTTACATCATTTTCAATAATTTCAATTATTTTTGTCATCTCTAATTTTGCCTCATCTAAAAATAATTGTTTAAATGATTGAAATTCTATGTAAGTTAACAACTTGTCATATTTATATGCGCTGCCTCTATGTGCCTCAGCTCTAGCATCCAATTTTAGATAATTTATTAGGGCTAATATGAACGCTACAAATCCATTTAAAATACTTGTTATAATATTACCATGTACATAATCTTTTAATAATAAATTTAATATACTACATGCTACTGTAAATAATATGGACGGAATCATTAAAAATGTTAACCTCTGCTCACAAGTTGTTTTTGCTTCTATATATAGTATTTTTTGACCTTTAATATAAACTCCTATTATATCTATTATATTAGAATTATTTGTATTATTATCTATGTAATTTGAAAACATACTCTCAATGTGTTCATATTTAAAAGGTGGTGGGAGCGGCATCACGACTTCTTTATTGTCAGTCGTTCCTTTATCAGTCGTTCCTTTATCAGTCGTTCCTTTATCAGTCGTTCCTTTATCAGTCGTTCCTTTATCAGTCGTTCCTTTATCAGTCGTTCCTTTAGCATCATTTTTGTTATTTTCTATATCATTCTCTTTTTTTTGTTCCATAAAATATTAATATTAATACTTTTAATATTTTTTATTTAATTTATATAAATGGGTAATGATACTAGTAAAAGTTACGTAGATGCTTCAAATAATATAATTGATTTAGAAATAGAAAAAAAAAGAGAATTAGAGAAAAGAGAATTTGAAAAAAGAGATTTATACGCTGCTATGAATTTAGACATTTTTGCGGGTAATTTTAAGGTGATGCCAATTGACAATAAAGGTAATATAAAAAAATAGAATTACTTCCCGACATCATTATCGTTATAATCATATGATTCTTCTGATAATTCTGAACCTATGTCATCCATAATAAGTTTTTCTTCATCGTCATCAGATGATTCTTCATTGTCTGCGTCATCCACATCTTCATCATCAGAAAGTTCAGGAAAATCATCTTCAGTATCACTACTATCTACTACAAATCCATCCTTTAAATATCCATCCTTTGTTTTCTTCTCTTTTGGAACATTAGCTAACTCATCTTCCTCTTCTTCATCTTCTTTAGCTGTTGCTACTAAATCTTCAAATCCTCCAAATAATTTTTCATAAATTTTATTCCATAATTGAATGGTTAAATTAGTCAATGTTTTAGTCCCATCGTTATTTTTAACATAACCAACTAAAGCACAACTACCATAGAATAACTTTGAGTCAATTGGTGGCGGAAAATCATATTTATTTTCAGAATTAGCTCTACCATCTGCCTTCGCATACACTTGGACCATATATTTAGTTCCATTTATTTTAACAGACCATTCTGTTTGTTTATTAAAATCTTCAGACTTCTTAAATCCACATTTTTTATATAGTTCTTCGAGTTTAAAATCTTTAATTGAAAGCAGTTTTAATGAACCTAATCTCTCTACTATTATAATATCAAGTGGCTGTGACATTATTTATAATATTAAATCAAATAGGTTTAAATAGTTTATACAATATAAAATAAATGAAAATATTTATTGCCAATCTTAATTTAGAATGTTTAAAAGATATTTCAGAACTACTTAAAGAATATTTAATTCATTCTGAAAATTATATTGAACTATACACAAACGAAGGAATATATAATATTGAAGATAAAAAATGTTATGAATTAGATGTTATAGATAAAGATATTAAAACATATAATAATTATTATAAAGATTTTGGACTTATAGTTGATTATTCATATTTTAATAAGAAACCAATTACTAGTGTAAAAGGCGATAAACATGAATCACTTTTTATTACAAAAAAAGTTTATAAGTTGAATAAAATTTCTTCATTTGAAATTGTTATTAAATTTTGTACTGAAAATAATATCGTAATTCCACATGATATTTATTTATATTCAAAAAACGACATCGATGTTAATAATATTTTAACTAAAAATGAGATAATTGAGTTTTTATCTGTTCTAAACTAATATAATAATATATTATGTTGATTTGGGCCATTCAAATTACAATAGTATCAATAATTTTAATATTTTTAGTACACCATCTTATAATCTTCTTTAAATCTACTCTTACTGTTCCAAAGTTAAAAGATTTAGTAAATACTCCTGCGCAAAAATATGAATCTATATATAATATTATTAATCACCAAAATAATAATTTAAGGGATTCTTCTACAGAAAATAATTATACTTTAATTGATTTGCTTCCTAATAAAGATAATAATGATAATAATATGAAAAGCGAATTAAAAAATTTTTTGAAATCACAACTTCATACAAATACTAATATAGATACAATATCTTCTTTAGAATCTAGTATGAATTCTTATTCAAATTATTAAAATATTTAAAGACTAATATTTTATATATATAAATGCTAAGTCAGATTGACAAAGACGATATATTGTTAAATTTTCCTAATATAAAACTTTCTTATGAAACTATAATACATAAGAAAGTTTCTAAAGAAAATTATGATTTTATAGTTGGTATTCCAGAGGGTAAAAAATGTTTCGCATGGTTTACTATTTTTAGAGAGAAACCTACTTGCTTTATCCTTGAACTAGATAATAAATTTAAAAATAAAATTCAAAATATTAAAATTGTCAACTCTTGTTTTTCATCTTCATTATCTTATGGAACTATATTGTATGGAACTTTATTTCATCATTTTGATAATCTTTTTTTTACAATCGAAGATATTTATGCGTACAAAGGTGTAGATTGTGTATATAATAATTATAATAGTAAACTTAATAAATTTTGTCATCTCCTTAAAAATGATATTAAACAGGTAGCGTATAATAATTATTTTGTTATATTTGGATTGCCTATAATTGCTAAAACATATGAAGAATTTAATAATTATACATCAAGAATCACTTATAATTTATATTGTATTCAATATAAAAATAATAAAAATAATGTTAGTTATCTACTGAGTATAGATGAATTTAATAAAAGTCCTGTAGAACATGTAAAAGAAGTTAAAACAAAAAGCGTTGAACAACCTGCTAATATAAAACAAAGTAATATATTTATTATTCGGCCAAACATTCAAAATGATATATATAATTTATATACAGTCAACGGTAATGAATATGTAGGTCTTGCTTGTATTCCAGATTATAAAACAAGTATTATGATGAATAATTTATTTAGGAATATTAAAGAAAATAATGATTTGGATGCTTTAGAAGAGAGTGATGATGAAGAAGAATTTGAAAATTCAAATGTCGATAAATTCGTTTATTTGAATAAGGAATATAAAATGGTGTGTAATTATAATAAAAAATTTAAAAAGTGGGTTCCAATTAAAATAACTTCTTAATATATATATGTCAGGTTCAGGCGCTTCTAATTTAGATTATGGAAATATTAACCCTTATAACACGAGTCCTTATGTAAACGGCACTAGTTCTTCTTATTCAGGTAGTTTTAGTAGTAATGAAATTCCAGGAACACCACCAGGTCCTCTTCCTGGTTTAGCAGGTGCCAAATCAAATATTGACGCTGCTGCTGGAAAAATATCTATGAACGGAGGTGGGATTAAAAAACTTAAAAGAAAAATAAAAAATATAACTAAATATTATAAGAGAATGAAAGCAGGTAGCCGAAAAATTAAAAGTATTAAAAGAAGACTAAGAAGTAGAACTGCGTCAAGAAGACTGTCTAGACAAATGGCTGGCAAACGCTCTCGTAGACATAGCAGAAGACATAGCAGACAACGTGGTGGCTATTCACAATATCAAAATAATATGCCTATGACACCTACCTATCAAGTTGCTGGTATTAATTTGCCATATAATCGTTTAGCAGAAGCAAATCCACCACCTATTACACAACTCAGTAACTGTGTAAATTGCGTTGATTCATATGACCATTATACGAATTCTGGTTTTCCTAGCAAAGGACATTAAAGAAATTTTTAATTTATATTACGACAAATATTTTTATTAACTATAATATAAAAATATTTACTTAATTTTTAAAAAGCATACATCATCTGAAATTTTACTACTTTTTGAAGGTGGTTCTGGTTCTTCGTTATCATCTTCTGTATCCGATTCATTTGTAATACTTTTTTCTGATGAACTATTACTTTTTATAATTTTTTGTTTTTTTGGTTTACATTCTCTCGAATTATTTGTATTTGGAGTATAAACTAAAGTCCATTTAGTTAAATCTGTTGTATAATTAGTGCTAACTGTATAAATGATTTTGTAATTTTCTTTTTTATAAAATGTTTTGCGTTTTCTCCATTGATTTTTAAATAAATCATGACTATCAACTATATCTACAACAATAGGACTACTATGCTTCTCTCTAAGAATACGACCAACACTTTGTTCTATATCTGTTTTCGGAGTTGCCATGATTAATGTAGTGAGCGTTTTTATATCAAGGGCCTCTGCTGCCATAGCATAAGTAGCTATAACAACTTGTTTTGTTTCAGTTTCTTTTAAAGCTGCTTCTTTCATACCACCAACATAATAACCAACTGTTGCTATATTTCTGTGAGACACAGCATCGTGTAAATATTTTAATAAATTTTTATTATGTGCTAAAATCATTACTTGTTGACTTGGATTTTCATTTAACATATCTGAGAGAACTTTCAAAATAAACTCGCTTCTACGATTGTATTCGCATAATTTTGATATCATCGTGCTATATTGCGGTTTGCCTCTATAATCTACTTTAACTTCATTAAAGTCATCATCGTCTACATAATATTCAATCGCGCGAACAGTTACTGCTCTATCATTGTCCCTCTTTGACTTATAAATAACATCGCCTAAAAACATTTTAAATACTGGAGTTGTTCCATCTTTTCTGTTCATTGTTGCTGATAATCCAAGCATATACTTGGTAACCAATTTAAAAAGTGCATTTGAGAATACTTCACTTGATATATGATGAACTTCGTCAATTATAGTAAAACCGAAACTCTCAAAAACTGATGCTGGGTAATCTTTCATAGATAGACTCTGAAGCATTGCTATAACAATATCTTTATTGTCAATATCAATAGTTGGACCTTGGATTTTACCTACTCTAGCAGAAGGTAAAAATTGGTGAATTCTCTCAATCCATTGATTCATTAAAAATTCTTTATGAACTATTACTATTGTTTTTTTCTTTAATTGGGTGATTATATTCAAAGATGCCGAGGTTTTTCCCCAAGCACAATACAATTCTAATAATCCTCCACCATATTTAACATCCAAACAATGTTTAATAAATTTATTTACAACAGGTTCTTGATAATCGCGAAGTTGCCCATTAAATTCTAAGTTAATATCATCTCCTTCACTGATTTTGTAGTCTTTAGGAGGTCCGAATTTGTCTAATCCATAATAGTGTGGAACATAAAATTTATTAGAGGATTCTCTGTAAGCAGGAAATGTTTTCGCATCATTCATAGGAGCGCCCATTGTATAAGGTTTTATAGTTAATTCATCTCTTATTTTTACTTGTTGAGCAACAGTTAATTCATTTTTTGGTATTGTATATCCTTTTTGTCCGAGATAGGTATTCATCCTTACATTATTTAGAATATTGTTTTTATGTTGTTTTCAACATTTGTAAAACTTCAACATTTGTAAAACATAGAATTCACTTTAGGAAACGTAAAAAATGGACACTCTAATATTTGACTCACCCTTTCTTAAAGGTGGAAAAAATAAAATCTATAAATATGATATATGGATAGTTTCAGAGAACTTTTAAAAAAGGAACATATGGGTGAATTTATTTTAGTCATATTAATGTCTATTTATTTGATAATGGGATTTAATATACCAAATATCATTGGTAAAATTGTAGATAATTTAGTAGGTAAAGTTGTTATCGTTATTATTGTATTATATTTATTTATATATTCTAATCCTATTTTAGCCATTGTAGCTGCTTTAGTAGCCTTTGATTTAATGCGTCGTTCTAACGGTTTTGGTCCTACTGGTTTAGGTCCGCTTCAATCATACGCCCCTAGTGAGCAAAAAAAAATGTCGCAATTTAATGCTTTTAATCAATTTCCTTACACTTTAGAACAAGAAGTTGTTGCTAAAATGGCGCCAATTGTACGTTCAGGTGTGTCTTTATCATCTGCGTCTTATAAGCCAATGCTTGATAATTTACATGACGCATCGACATTGAATTAAATAATTTTTAATAAATAATAATTATTTAATCTAACTTAATTTTGGGAAACTCATTTTGATTGGTTCTGATGATAAATAACTGTAAAATTTGCTTATACCATAAAATATTATTATGAATAATAAACACCCTATTATTATTGATATTATTATTTTAAATGTTTTGTTATCTAATATATTTGATAAATTAATTGTAGTTGATGGATTTTTTTCATATTCAACTGGTGTTTCTTCTTGAGACGAACCTGTAGGTTGACAAGAGATATAAATACCTTCTCCTATTGGGACACCGCTAGTTGGTCCTTTTGAGTTATAAAATAACTGACCACCAGGAGTATTAATTGAAAAAGGTTTGATTATTTGTTGTAATGTAGAAATGGTTGACGAGCTTAATGGAATTGCTTGTAAATCACCAAAAACTATATAATCAGTTGTGTCTTGTGTATAAGAAAAAAACGGTTTTTTTGGAATAATATTTTGAAGATTAAATCCTGATATATTTAGATTTGTTGACTCTCCTTCGCTTGGAGCATTTGTTGATACCATTCCGATTATTTCTGTTATTATTTGTGATGCTTTCGATGATTCACTTGATGATGTAAATGGAATACATACATCTAATGTATTACCACCTTTAACAGGATTATGTGTTATTATTATTTCACCTGGTTTAGTTGAACCATTAAATATATGAATTGATGGTGATACTATTGAAATACTTCCTACTGTATATTTTTCATTATTATAAATTACGGGAGGGACGCTTGTTGAATCATATGTTAAACTTATCATTTCACCATTATTTTTAGCAGTCGAGTTACTTTCTGAATATTTAAAATTATATGAACATTTTAAGTCACATTTTCCTGCTATATTTGTGGCTGATATATTTATATTTTGATTGCTCATTAATATAAGTATATAAATAAAAATATTATTTTAATTATATAGTATGAAATTAACTAAAGGTAAAATATCCAAATTATACAACATTAAAAAACAAACTATTAAAAGAGTCAGAAAACCGAAAATATCAAATAAAAGAAGAACATTTAGAAATAAAAAGAATTTTAATTTAGCTAGAAAAACTATAAAAAACTTCAACTATAATAAATATAAAGGTGGTAATAATGAAAATAATATTCCTAAAGAAGAAAATATTATATCAAACATTAATCCTATTATGAATACACATATTAAGCAAGAACCAGAAGTTGTTGAAGAAGAGCCAACTCTTATTGAAGAACCGGAAGTTGTTGAAGAACCAGCTCTTATTGAAGAAGAACCGGAAGTTGTTGAAGAACCAGCTCTTATTGAAGAAGAACCGGAAGTTGTTGAAGAACCAACTCTTATTGAAGAAGAACCAGAAGTTGTTGAAAAACCAACTCTTATTGAAGAAGAACCAGAAGTTGTTGAAGAACCAAATGAACTTGTGTCTGAAGATGTTCCATCAAAACAAGAACTTATTGAATCTTTAACAAATGTCGTTGATTATATTACAGACTCTGTAGCAGAAAAAGTCTCTCAAAATGTTACATCTGAACAATATGAAGATACGCCTCAAGATGGGTTTGATACAATAAATAAGACAATAAACGTTATGGCTTCTAGTGGAGGTTCAAGGTTTAAAAGAACAAAGCGATTTAGATTAGTTAACAGAAACAAAACAAGATATCATAAAAGTTTATAATATAGATAATATATAATATGAAACAAATTAATCACTCAAAATTGTTTTTATCGGCATTTCGCACAGCTCTAATATTTATTTCCGGTTTTCTGATTTATGAAATATTAATAGGGTTAGAAAAACTGTGGAATATTTCACATCCACAGTATAAATTATATAATTTTTATAAAAGAAAAACAATTAAATTTATTCTTATTTTATTCATAGATTTGTTAATATTATATATGTTATTTTTCTTTACAGGAGAACATTTTTAGTTATATAAATGGTAAATATTTAATAGTATCATTATCATATTCTGTTATTCTATAAGGTTCATTTAGACCTTCAATATAAACTGTATCTCCTGTATATAATTTATCGCATCCATATTCATTCGTACAACTTCTTCCATTGCGAGAAACAGGTAATTTTACACTGTTATTTTGGTCACTTATTGTATAATATTGCCATTTATCTCTATTTGTAAATAATGGGCGACCCATTAAAGGTATAATTTTACCGTTTGAATTTGTAGCCGTCATTATTCCTAATTGTCTATATTGTGTATTAACCGCACCGACATTTGTTGATATATTAATTGGTAATGCTCCTGGTGGAACTCCCATAGAAGGAATAAAATATCTCTCATCTCGAAGAGGTGGATTATAAGGGTTCAATAAAGGGTCATTAGTTAAATTTGAATAAGGCCAACTTGGTATCCACGACCCCCATCCAGTATTCTCTCTAGTTGTATCTTTGATGATTATTTTTTCTGAAGGAGAATTATTAACAATAATATTTTGTTTCATTATAGTTGTATAAATTATATAAATTAAAATTAAAATACAGATAACAATAAAAAACATCGAATAGTTTTCAACACAGATAACTCCTGGTGGACATTTTTTCATACTATATTATTATATTATTATATTATAATAATACACTCTTTAATAATTTAGTTAGCTGGTTTAGCTTGATTTGTTAAATTTTTAGCTAAATTCATTAAACCGTTTATTCCATTTTTTCCATTTTTTCCATCATCATTATTGCTTCCCATCATTTGTTGTAATTGACCAACCATAGGTTGAATATTTTCAACAAGTTTACTCATATCTTTCATAGTTCCGGCTAATTGCATTTGTTGTTTCATTAAATTTTGAGTATCATTAGTTAATTTTTGTATACCATCACTTCCCAATATGTTATTTAATTCATCATATGCGTCTTCTATTGTTGTAGCATAATCAATATTATATGCGCGATTTTTTCTACGTCCAGGTTCAAAACCTTGTTGTTCACCGGTAGTATTGTCAGTTTCAACATCTGTAGAATTAGCAACTGAACTCATTATTAACCCTTGACTAGAAACAGAATCTGGTTTATTTGAAGTTCCATTAGACGATTTGTCGAGAGAAGTTACAGCATTACTGTTTTTAGAATTTTTATTGTCATTATTTTCCATTCCCTCTCTAGTTCCTTTTAACGCCATTAAATTAACAATAATTAAAGGAACGCCTAAAACAATTGTCATATTTTTACTAAAGTATCTAACTAAAATAGCAAAGACAATAAAATATAAAACAAAGTTTAGATTTCCCATAACAGCATAACCAACTACGTTAAATAAAGCTAAAAAAGAAACTATATTTAAAACTAGTTTACTGGTTAAAAATTTTGACATTGCTGATTTAAAGTTCATTATATATATAATATTTAAAAAAAATTGAATTATTATTAAAATAATAAATTACTATTAATTATTTATGTATAATAACGAGTATGAAACTGATGATAGTAGTTATTCTTCAACAGAAGATGATGATGAAATGGATATATATGATATTACATATGAACCAGAAGAACCTAGTTTGACAAAATATAATATTGTATTATGTGTAAAATATAATAAACTAATACATGGAGATGTTGACGGAGAAATAAATAATCATTATTTGACTTTAATAAGATTTAAATTCTCATTAATGAAATTTGACGAAATTAATTTTGATTATATTATAAATACATTAGGGTATAATAGAAATGATGTAAGACTAGAAATTACTGAATGTATTTATTTACCTTCAGAACATTGTATTTCTATTATAAAAACTCATTGGTTGCGTTTAATTCAACGCACCTGGAAAAGAATATATAAAGAGAGAAAAAATATTTTAATGAAACGATATAATCCAATGTCATTAAAATATAGAGAAATTTATGGAAAATGGCCAAATGACTGTATATATTTACCTCAATTAAAAGGAATGTTACTTAGATGATTTACGGTAAGAACCACGTCCTACACTAGAAGAATTAGTTTTTATGCTTTTTCTTTTTGAACTAATTTTATAAGTAAATCCTCCTTTTTGTTTTTTATTTTTCTTAGTTTTTCTATTTTTTCCACCAAAAACACTGTTATTTTTAATTTCAACTTGATTTTGTCTTAAAATATTTTGTATTTCAGATGGATTTTCAGCAGTGCTTATCGCATTTAAAGCATTTAAATATTTATTATTTCTAGATTGTCTATATTTTGCGTTTAATTGAGAGATTAAATCATTTAATTGTAATTGTATGGTTTGTTGTCTATTATCCATTAAATTAATTTGTGTATTTGATGGAAGTCTGGTTGATTGTCCTCTTAATGATTCTTCCCTCAATGGTTGTCCTTGAACGGCTCGACCAATATTTTCAATAGACCCTTCTATTTGTTGTGTGATTTGTCTTATTAATTCATCTACTTCCCTTTGTGTTTCAGCATTAGGGACATTATTAGTAATATTTTCTAATGTCTCTGCCGCATCCGCAATAGCTTGTGTAGCTGAAATTAAATTATTTTTTAATTGCTCGTTTTGCTGTGTTAATGCATTAACTTGGTTACCTAATTCAGTAATGTATATTTGCGCATCATTTTTTTGTCTATCAAGTTCTTGTTGTTGTCGATTAGCAGCTTGTTCCTTCTCTCCAAGTTGACGTTCTAAGTCTTCTATTTTTTGTTGTTTCTCATTTATTGAAGCATTTAATCGTTCTTGTTGTTCGGCTAATTGTTTTTGAGAATCTTTTGTAAGCCTGTCGATTTCTGTTGCGTGTGTTGCTTGTTGGTCGCCTCTATTTTGTAATTCAGTGTTGACTGATTGGAGTTGATTTTCAAGTGTTGCCTTTTGTTCATTAATTTTACTAAGCTGAGTATTTAAATCTCTAAGTTCCGCTTCTTTTTGGTCAATGCTAGCTTGTAAGGTTTGTTGTTGACTAGCTAATTGATTTGTAAGATTTTCTTTCTGTGAATTTAAATCTTGAATTTGTTGTTTTAATTGTTCAACTTCAGCTTGTTTTTGGTTAATTGAATTAGAATTAGCGTTTATTTGGGTCTCATAACCATCTGAGCGTTGTTTAAGGTCTCTGATTAAACCAGCCAATATACCCATACGATTGCTAATATTCCCTAATTGAGTTTTAAGATTATTAGTAAATGTCGTTTTAAATTCAACACCAGTTTGTATATTGCGTTTAACTTCTTGTAATTTATTCATTGCGTTAGTAAATTCAGTTAAAAACTGCGGTTCTGTTGCCATATATATAAAAGATATATAAAATTTTACGATGCGTTTATTTTTGTCTACTTATTAGATATTCAGTATCCCCAATAATTGAATCTAAATTTTTCTTAATTGAACCTACCTCTTTTAAAATTTTTGATTGTTCTTCTTTTGCGTCTTCAATATTATGTTTTGTTAGACTTCCAGAGAGAGTTAAATCCTTTATATATTCGTCTAAAACTTCAAGAGCTCTAATTTGGTCCTTTTTTTGTTGCGCTATATAATTATAATATTTTTCATAGTCAGTTTTAACGGCATCTAAAAATCTATTTTGCTTTGAAATTAATCTAAGTTTTTTTTGTTTATCAATTAACATTTGTCTTTTTGCATCAATCAATTCTTGTATTTGAATAAATCTGTCATCAGTCTCTCTAATAGGCATAACAATTTTTGCTTGATAAGGAACTATTCGGTCCATTCTTAAAATAAACATTTATTTTAATATTTTTAAAATAATTTAAAATCTTTGGTATATATTATTTAGGATGTCAAAAAATACAACTGAGTTATTACTAGCGCCTGACGATAACCGTTTCGTTATGTTTCCAATTAAATGCGATGATATATGGAAAATGTATAAAAAACAAATGGACTGTTTTTGGAGAGCAGAAGAAATCGATTTAACTAAGGATTTGGATCATTGGGAAACCTTAACTGCTGACGAAAAACATTTTGTGTCATTAATTCTTGCTTTTTTTGCTGCTAGTGATGGAATAGTATTAGAAAACTTGGCTATGCGTTTTATGAACGATGTTCAACTTGCTGAGGCAAGAGCGTTTTACGGATTTCAAATAATGATGGAAAATGTGCATTCAGAGACATATAGTTTATTAATTGAAACTTATATAAAGGAAAAAGAAGAGAAGTCTAAGCTGTTTAATGCTATTGCTAATTATCCTTGTATTAAAAAGAAGTCTGATTGGGCGCAAAAATGGATTCATGATAATAGAAGTAGTTTCGCTACTAGATTGGTTGCGTTTGCTTGTGTAGAAGGTATTTTCTTTAGTGGTGCGTTTTGTAGTATTTATTGGTTAAAGAAACGTGGATTAATGCCTGGTCTGACATTTAGCAACGAATTAATTTCAAGAGATGAAGCTCTTCATTGTGAATTTGCCGTTTTATTGTATTCTAAACTCAATAAAAAAATTGAAAAATCTCGTATTTATGAAATAATTAAAGAAGCAGTTGAAATTGAAACTGAATTTATTTGTGAAGCGTTGCCATGTAAATTAATTGGAATGAATTCAGATTTAATGACGCAATATATTAAATTTGTTGCTGACAGATTAGTAGTTCAACTTGGTTATAAAAAGATTTATAATGTTAGTAACCCATTCGATTTCATGGAACTAATCAGTTTGGAGAGTAAGACCAACTTCTTTGAGAGGCGTAATGACTCTTATGCTTTGACAAACAAATCTAATACAGATATTGCTTTTGAATTAAACGAAGATTTTTAATATAAAATAAATTAATTGAAATATATCCCACAAATTTTAACTTAAAGACAATATACTAATATAAATTAAAATGTCTAATATATTAGCTGACTACAATAAAACAGTCATTTACAAAATTCAATGTAAAGACCAAAACATAACGGACACTTATATAGGTCATACAACATGTTATTACCAAAGATATAGATTACATAAAAGTAATTGTACTAATGACAAGGCAAAATCTTATAATTATAAAATATATAAAATAATACGGGAAAATGGAGGTTGGGATAATTGGGATATGGTTATTGTTGAGAATTATCCTTGTAACAATATTACTGAAGCTAAAGAAAGAGAAAGATATTGGATTGAAAAATTATCATCTACATTAAATATTTCTATTCCAAATAGAAGTAAAAAAGAATATGGACAAATATACAGAATTATACATAAGGAAGAAATTTCGGAAAAATCAAAAAAATATAGAGAAAATAATAAAGATAATATTAAAGCATATTTAGAATGTAATAAAGAAAAAATATCCTTTCAAAAGCAAGACTGGTATGAAGAAAATAAAGAAGAAATTTTAGAAAAAGCAAAACAACATTATGAGGAAAATAAAGAACATAAACTTGAATACCAAAAACAATATGCGGAAGAACATAAAGAAGAAATCGCAGAAAAACAAAAGGAATATAGAGAGAAAAATAAAGAAAAATTATCAGAACAAAAAAAGGAATATAGAGCATCACATAAAGAAGAAGCAGCAAAAGCACACAAAGAATGGCGTGAAGTTAATAAAGAAAAACTTAAGAATCAAAGATCTGAAATTATTAATTGTGAATGTGGCAATCAATATACTTTCGGAAATAAACATAGACATTTACAGAGTAAAGTTCATATAAATTATCAAAATAAATTATGTGGAATAATTGAACCTGAAAAAACTACATCTGAAGAAGAAAAGCAACAAAAATTAAAAGAAAAACAAAAGGCATATAGAGAGAAAAATGCTGAAAAAATAAAAGAATTTAAGAAAAAATATAATGAAGAAAATAAACAGCATATTAAAGAACAAACACAAAATTATTATGAAACTCATAGACACGAAATTTTAGAAAAAGCAAAACAATATGCTGAAGAAAATAAAGATAAGATAAAAGATTATAAGGATAGTTGGTATCAAAAAAATAAGGAGAAAATATTAGAAAAACAAAAACAAATGTTTATATGTGAATGTGGTTCTGAAGTTAGATGTTCCGGTAAAGCAGAACATTTAAGAAGTGTAAAACATAAAACTTATATTGAGAATTTGTCTAGTATAAATTAATTATATAATATATTTAAAAATAATGTTATATTATATATAATGAGTGACATAGAACTATTGAATAATCAGGTGGACAAATTAAATAGAGAGAACGCAAAACTAAAAACAACTATAAATAATCTATATAATTTAATGGGTTATGATATTTGTCAATATTTCTATAGAACTAATAGTATAAGAAAAACAGCGCACAAATTCTACTTTAACAGCATAAAGGAATGTTACGCTACATTAGTAGATTTTAACGATGACGAATATGTAGTTAATAAAGCGAATGATTTTTTAGAATGTCATGAGGAAATTTTTGGTAGTAATAAAAAGTGATTAATCTCTTTAAGTTGTTTTTTAAAATATATATTTAACAACTTAAAGATTCTTATTAGAAATTAATGTAGCTTTTGATATATTTCTAATTATTTTCTCATCTTTATCTGGTTCAACAGTCATCGCTTCTATAACCATTTTATTATATTTATCGGATGTTTTTGAATAAGCATCCCCATAATCAGGAAATTTCTCTCTAAATTGTGGAAGAAGTCTTATATTTTTATCAGCTACTTTTTGTATTACCTTCCGCAATTTGCTTTTATTATCATCTTCTTTTGCCCATTCATTTTGGTCTTTTATATATATGGTTTCTCTCTTTTTATCAGTACAATGAACTGGTCTCTCTGTCTCATCTAAAGCGTTTAAATTTTTCACTATTATTTTTGATAATCCTTCAACATATCCTATATCTCCGATGTCTATTAAATCTGACAATTGAAGCTTTATTGAATCAACAAAATCAGTCATATTCATAGCATTCTTACACGTCTCATTTAAAAAGAAGTTTAAATTAAATGCTTTGTTATGTGAATTTGTATGTGTCGTGGTATTATTAGTCGTATTATGTGTTCCATTTTCAATAACCTTCATCATTAAGTTTTGTTGCTCAAATATCATTTTTTTCAGTTCTGAATTATCTTTAATTAACATCATAATGATCTCCTTATCTGTAGGTTCATTATCTTTATCTTGAAGAGGTTCGATTGGCGAATTACATTTTTTATTATGTCTCCATAATCCTGCTCTATCGTTAAATATTTTATTACAATTTTGACAGTTATAGGTCTTGCTTGGTTTTTTTATCTTTTGCGTTGTTTCTCCGTTGTTTTCTCCGTTGTCAGCGTTGTTTTTGTGTTTTTTCGTAAGGATATGTTTTTTATAATCTTTTGAATATGGTGTATTATAATCACATAATTTACAATAATATATTTGGTCGGAATTTGGCGTTGTCATTCTCCTATATATTAACAACGGATAAAAATCCTAAATCCTTTCATAAAAAAAAATAAAAAAATTTACAATCACAAAAAAATTTTTTCAATTTAGTTTATTACGATAATTCTTCAACATCGTAACAAAAAATTTTCGTCAGTAAGGACTATTTTCACTTTTCATTTTTGGACATTTTTTTTGTCCATTTTTAAAAAGTTCAGATACTTTTCATTTTTTGAATTGATTTTTTTTCGCTTCATGTGTAGTGAACTTTTTTCGCCCAATATTTCAAGAATTTAAAGAATTTCCCTTCAATATGTAGTGTTTTTGACCAACATTTTCTTTAAGTAGTTTATTAAAATATATTATTTAGACTTCTTTGGACGACCTCTCGGTTTTTTTTCTTTCGGTGTTTCTACTTTTATAATTTTCTTTGATTCTAATATTTTAGGTTTGTTATAATCCAACTTTGCTCTTTTATTCTTATTTATTGTCGAAATTTTACCTAGATATTGTGGAAATTTAATCATCGTTTTTTTATTACATTTAGAAACAGCGTTTATTGTACTCATCGCTACATATGGCTCAAATTCCCAGTTTGTCATATTTACCTCTGTAGCAAATAAATCGGAATCTGATATGGCATCCGCAGAGTAAGCGATATTTAACATTTTTTTTAACTCATTACTTACATTAAATGTATTGCTTATATAATTTTCTTGAATCATCAATGGATGTAGTTCATTGGATAACCAAAATAAATTATACTTATTATCGATTTCCTCATCCATTGACAATAATTTACCGGTTGTTTCAAATACATTTGCGCTTTGAATATTTTTAGTATTTGTCTTAAATGAATTACTCGAAGTCATTAACTGTAAATTATTTAACATAAATCTTATATCACCATTTGATTGCTCGTATAATTCTCTCAAAACAGGTTCTTTTATTTTAATTTTTTCATTTATTACTACATTGTAGAGTAATACATATACTTCTTGATATGTAGGTTTTGTCATTTTAATATCAAAACAATAGTTTAATATTGGTTTTATTGACTGATCGTAACGATTATTACAAATACAAATTATAGGAATCTTTGTATTTTTTATACATTCTGTTAAACTTGAAATAAAACCTGAATCACTACAACTATCAATGTCGCTTACTACTATTACATTTTCTTTATCATCAAATGTTTTATTCGGTTTTATTATATTATTCATAAAATCCTTATCTCTTTCATCATCTACATTTAATTCTATTATATTAAAACAGTGCTTATGTAAAATCAAATTAACTAATAAATTTTTACCTATTCCACATAATCCTGATATCAACGCACATTTATTTTTTTTATCATTTTCATTCCAGTCCAATAACCATTGAATAAATGGTTGTAAAACAGTCTTATTACCAATAAAATTTGATAATTTTTTAGGACGATAAATTGTTGTAAACATTGTTATATATATTTTATTTATTAATTATATTTTTATTCAATTTTACTTTATAATAATATAAATATCATCTCAGTAGTATTATAATATGGTTATTTATCATAAATCTTGGAAATCTTTTTTTGAAGAATATATATTTGAAGATATCAATGAATTCTATAATCAAAATAATGAAGTATATCCAAATAAGCAAGATATTTTTAAGGTTTTTGAGATGGATGTTAGAGAGATTAGAGTGGTATTATTAGGTCAAGACCCATATCATGGACCTGGTCAAGCACATGGATTAAGCTTCTCTGTTCCTACTGGTGTAAAAATACCTCCATCTTTAAGAAATATTTATAAAGAATTACAATTCGAATTTCCAGAGAGAAACTATGAATTTGATTCAGGCAATCTAGAAAATTGGTTTTATAGAGAAAAAATATTTCTCTTAAATTCATCATTAACTGTTATTAAAGGCAAACCTGGCAGTATGATGAATCTTTGGGAAGAATTTACTAATGATGTAATTAAATTTATTTGCGAAAATAACGATAAATGCGTATTTCTTCTTCTAGGGAACTTTGCCAAATCAAAAGAAGTTCTAATATCAAATAAGGAGAGAATAGTTATAGGTGTGCATCCGTCACCTTTATCAGCGTCAAAAGGTTTTTTTGGCTCAAATATATTTAAAATAGTTGAAGAGAAATTAAATGAAACAATTAATTGGAGTTTATAACTATTTAAATACAATAAATTAAATAGTTATTATGATTACTTGTAATTTAATGGGTGGGTTGGGGAACCAACTATTTCAGATTTTTGCTACTATTTCTTATGCTATTAAAAGTAGAAATGATTTTAAATTTCTTAATACTGAACAATTAGGAGGTGGTTCTACGACATTAAGATATACATTTTGGAACACACTGTTACATCGTCTCAAGCCATTTTTAATTGATGATATCCCTTTAAATATTCGTGTTATTAGAGAGAGGGGATTTACTTATAATGAACTACCTGTTTATGAAATGGTTGGTAATGATTCACTAATTTTTGGTTATTTTCAAAGTTACAAATATTTTTATGATAATTACGATACTATTTATAAATTGCTTAATATATGTGGTTTAAAGGCTAAATTATTAGATAAAATGGGTTATACTGATGATTATCTGAAAAATGTAATCAGTATGCATTTCCGTATAGGTGATTACAAAAAAATCCAACACGTTCATCCTTTAATGACAAAAGATTATTATGATAGATGTCTTGAATTTATACAACAAGATTGTGAAAATAATAATTTTACAATTATGTATTTTTGTGAAGATTGCGATATTGAAGATGTAACAAAGATTGTTAAATATTTAGAAGGGAAATTCGTAAATTTTAAATTTATTCGTGGCGATAATAAATTGGCAGATTGGGAACAAATGTTATTGATGAGCTGTTGTCATCATAATATTATAGCAAATAGTTCTTTTAGTTGGTGGTCTGCGTATTTAAATGAATGGTCCGATAAAATTATTTGCTATCCATCAGTATGGTTTGGACCGTCAGCACCACATAATACTAGCGATTTGTGTCCTCCAGATTGGAATAAAATAATGGCTTAATAAAATTTAAATTTTTATGTATTAAAGTGCGACATTATTAACTGTCTCACTTTATCACTATGTCCCTTAGAATTAAATGCTGATTGATTATGGATTCTATGTTTTACAAGTATTTCTGGACAGTTATAAAATTTTTTATCTAGTTTCCGTAATCTTATCCATAAATCATAATCCTCAATACCATTTTCATTCCAAAAACATAATTCTTTTTTAATAATTGAACTCGAATTTATTATAGGATTAAAATTTGCAAAATTAAAATTGGAAAAATCATGAATAGGTATTTTAGGAACAATCCCTTCTGTATCTCCAAACCAAACACACTTAGAACCTACTACATCATAATTATCTAAAAAAGGAACTTGTTGTTCTAGTTTTTTATAATGCCATATATCATCTACATCTAAGAGAGCAATAAAATTATAATCACAAAAAAATAACATCTTATTTAATGCGTTTGATTTACCTTTAATTGTAAATAGGTCATAAACCTTTATTCTTTTATCCTTTTTTTCATATTTTTTGGCTATTTTGTAAACATCAGAATCTTTCTTATGTCCATTTACACCTATTATTAATTCCCATTTATCATATGACTGATTTAATATAGATGATACTGATTCGTCTATAAATTCAATACCATTATATATTGGCATTAATATACTAATCATTTTATAATATATTAATTTAAAATTCTTTGAAACATAAACCAATTATCGTAATTTACATTTATATCTCTAAATAATAAAAAATGCTCTAAATTATGAACTATACAATCTATAAGTATAATCTGGTCGTCTTTAACAAGGTAATTGTTGGAAAAATATTTGAATAATCTATTATCAAATGTATTAAACCACCATCCAATTTTTCCTTTATGTAATATGAAAAAACCACCAGCGATTGAATTCTGGAATGGTGGTATTTGAGTGTTAGGTAAACCTTTATCATTTGTATTTTTAATTATTTGTATCAATTGATTCATATAATTTTCATTATTGTTGACACATCCGTATAAAATTTTGTTTTTATCTAATTTATTAATTTTATCTGAATTAGGCCAATTATTTAATAAAGATGTATTTGTATCAAGAACTCTATTTCTAAAATAACCAATATCACACCAACCATAAAATTCTGTCTCAAAATACTTTTTTTCTATTGTCTCTTTTACAAATGAAATTTTTTCAGACCATAACATATTCAACTCCCAACACGATTTATCATTTAATAAATGATTATTTTCATGATTTTTTATCCAAAAATCTTTATATTTATAATTATAAAATTTTTCAATCGGTTTTATTATAACTTTAATTTTAGAGTTATTATTGGTGTCTATATATGTTGAACTATTTTCATCAGTAAAAATAACTAAATTAAAATTATGAACAATTGAAAGAAAATTATTCATCCATTCAATATATTGTCCAGGATTAAATTTAGATTTAATTATATAAAAACAACTTGAAAATGTTATCGACATATTATTAAATATAAATATTAAATATTTATATTTAAATAAAAACATATTATATTTTATTGACAATTTCAATAAATTTATTTCCACATTTTTCTATTGAAATATTTTCAAGAATATACTCTCTTGGTTTATAATTGTTTAAATTATTAATAAATTTATCGTATGTATAAGGTAATTCATCTAATGAATAAAAAAATTCACCACATCTATCATCCCAATAAGGTATTGTTGTAGCTGGTATATTTGTATAACTTGAACCATGTTCTTGATGCATTGAAGTAACATTCCATACCAATAGCGGAACATTACACGATAATGCTTCTTCAAGAGCAAAACCTTGGCTCTCATGAGCATCAAGCCAGATTCCAAATTTTGCTTCTTTTAAATAGTTAATATAATCTTCTTCCGAATAGCTATTTATATAATCGAAAATTTGTGGTTTTATTCCATAATACATTAAAAATGATAATAATAAATTTAACTCATCTGGGTTTCTACGTTTATAATAAACAAAAACATTGTTTCTTTCATTAATTGGTTTAGAAGGAGTAAATTTATTAACTTCAACGCCAAATGGAAGACAATCTAACCTAATATTTTTACAAAATGGATTTGAAACCCAAACATTTTTAGCCCATTCACTTGGTTGTATATAAATAGAATTTGGTCCTTCAATAAGTTCCATATGATTTTTCTCCGGGAAAACACTAAAATGTGGTCCAAATATAAATTTAGAATTTGGATATTTTTTTACGTCAATTGGTTGGGATGGACTATAAACAACATCAAAATCTTCTAATGAAATAAATTCTAAATCAGTATTATAATAATAAGTTACTTGAAATCCATATTTTAATAACGAATTTAGATTTTTTGGATGAATGCTAATATTTAATAATAAAACTCGCATCTTATTATACTATATTGTATTTCATTTTATTTAAACTAAAATAATTCTAATTAATAATTATGTAATTTTCTAATAAATCAGAAGAAGAAATATTTTTTCTATTTGCGTAAGTAATTATAGCTTCCTGTAAATTTTTACAGTAAATAATTGCTAATTGGTTGTTATTATGTTTTTCAATTAATCTGAAAGGTATATAATTAATATCAATAGTAGAGTTGTCTTTTTTAACCCAAAATTTAACGTTTGATGTTGTTTTATTAAATTGTATATTATTATTTTTTTCATATAAATACATCAATATTGACAATAACGTTTGATCTTGTCTATTATTATTTCTATTAACCCCGTCTGGAATAAGTAAATCTTTATTAAAACTATCTTCATACCATTTATTTAATATATTGAATCCAGCATTAGATAAATAATTGATGCCTACTATGCCAGAAGAAATTGATTGTAATTTATTTACATGTTCGTCATAAGTAATGCCATATTCTTTTACTATTGAATAATTATTTAATTCAATTGATTCTGTTGTATTTTCATAAGCAGAAATAGGTGAATAAATTCCTTGAATATTAACAATAGAAAGTATATGTAGAATATCATCATTATTAAATCTATTAGCACTGTCCATCCAAATTAATACTTTATCTTTGTTATAGATATCATTAGCTTCATTATACATAATGATAGGCTTAAAAGCGTAAGAACAGTTAAGTCCATAAAATTTTTTTAAATTTACGTGTTCCGGATAAATTTCAAAATAAAATGTTTTAAGTATGAAATTATATTTGTTCTTTAAAGATATTATTTTTTGTAAATTACTTTCATTTAAATCTAAATTGTATACTATCAAATTTTTATAATCTAAACTGTAAGAATTTATAAAATCTAATATAGTTTCTATATAAGAGTCATTTGCCGCAGTTAAAATCGTATAATTCATTTAATATTTAAATATTAATAATACTTTTTAAATTATAATTAAAAAAATTAATATAAAAGTTATTTCAAAGAGAAGAAAAAGTAAGACCATCAATATTGAGTTTATATTTTTTGTATTTTTTATGTCGTGAAAAATCGGTATTGTAAATATCCTAGGGTGTAAATACAATAATCCAGCTGGATATATTAAATAATTTATCTCAATGTTGATTGTATATAACCTAAATTGCTACCTTGTATAAAAAACTCATTAGCAGTCCAATAATGCTTAAAATTTAAGTTCTTTTCAAAAAAATTACACATATAATAATCAAAAGGACTACTATAATCTTCAAATTTTCTCATAAAATTTAAAAATTTTACGATACCAGAATATTTCCATAAAAATGAATCAGTACATCTAGTATAAAATTTTCTAATAACTCTAAATTCATCAAACTGATTTGTAATATCTTCAACATAAATTTTATTTGCGGTGTTATTTTTTATATATTCAATAACATCTTTATTAAATTCTTCGCCTTCTAACCTATAACCAGTTATAAGTTCATTGTATAATGATGGCAGAAATACACTCAAATCAGTAAAACCTATATGAATAAGATCAAAATCTTTATTATGTATAAAATCTAAAAACTTATTTAAATTATTTATTTCTTTACTCATCATTACATCACTTTCAAATATAAGAAATAAACCATCTTTATAATTTTTTTCAATATCTTCAAGGACAGCTCTATAATTTAAAAATAAGGATAATTCTCCATATGATAAATTTTGTTCTCTTAAATATTTTACAAATTGATTAGATGTATATTTATCATATATTTCTTTTGTGATAGTTGTTTTGTATGTAGGACTTATATATTTAATATAATCGTTATTTATATTCAATAGATTAAACATGTTTTTAAGCATAATATGTCTTCCAGGTTCAAATTCTGGATTATTAACACAATAAACTTTTGAAATGTGATTCCAACATCCTTTATTAATTATACATCTTATATCTTTAGCTATAGCTTCTATGGTTCTCTCCAGTTGGCCATTTTTAAAATTTGTCTGTTTCACCATTTTAAGCCATTCATCTTTATTTTCATTTAATTCTTTCATTTTATTTATTATGTTATCTATTGTATTTTCATTTTCTAAATTTAGAATTCTATTTGGATTAAAGTAATCAAATACTCTCGATGAACCCCAATATACAGGTATTGTATTCGCTAATAATCCATGTATTATTTTTTCGGTTATATATGTATCATTTTTACTATTTTCCATCGAAATTATAAATTTAAATTTACCGATAAATTGATTAAATTCGATACTATTATAAGGATATGGAATATTACCACCAGTATTATTTTTATATGACCCAGCATATATTACCTTAAAATTTTCATCTAATTTATTTAAAAAATAATTTCTAATATGACCTCTTGGATTTGAAATAATAACACATACTTCATTTTCTGGAACATTTGAAATATTTTTTTGTTCCATCAATTTATCTACAAAATTATTGGTATATAAATATGGAATAAAGAGGGGTATATTTACTATATTTCCATAATTTCTTTCACCCCACAATACAATATCATAATCGTTTGTATTTTGACGCATTATTGATTCTCCATTAAACAAATATTTATGTTTCCATTGTTTATAGTTGACTAATGTACCATTACAATCTAATAACATATCAAATTCACATAATATATCAGATTCATTTAATTCACCTATTTCGCAACTTTCGTTATAAACATTTTCAAAAAGTTTTATAAAAAAATCTACTGAAACACCAGGATTTGTTTTATCTAGAAATCCACTAAACCAACCATTAAAAAAGATTTTCATTATTTTAATATACTATAATAATCTTTATATATTATATTAACTAATACTTATTTTTGATAAAATGTAATTTCTTAACCAATTTTTATTGAAGTATTTATTCACAATATCAAATTGAGTTTTTAAACATTTATTAAATACATCAGGATTATTAATCAAATTTTGTAAATTAATAAAGAAATCATCACCATTTGTAAAATAACATTCATCAGAAAATTTTTCCGGGAATGGCCAAACTAAATCATTTTTCTGCTGTAACAATAAAGAACCAGAAACTAAAATTTCAAAGGTTCTAGTGTTCGGATTACCGGCACCTAATAAATCCACGCCAAATTTTGATTGTCTCATAAACTCCATAAAAATATTATTAGGTAGTGCTCCTGGATTAGAAATAAAGTCTTTAATTTGATTATATATTTCAATTCTATTTACATTAACATTAAATTCATCTTTTATATGATGATATAAACCACCAGTATAGAATACACGATTAATTTTATTAGAGAAATAAAAATCTTGTGAAACCATATTTCTATCAATTTTTTCAATAATATTTTTTTGTCCAAATGTTATAAAAGGAAATGGATATACATTTTCTTCATAATGAACTTTTCCATCATAATTTCGTTTGAAAAAATGTATGTTAGGATGTTGTATATATTTATTTGGATTAACATCATAATCTTCATTATCAAAAAAAGCCAAAAATTTAAAATTATTATTAAATATTATTGGTTTAATAATGTTCTCATAATTACCTCTAATATCTTTAACAGCTACTTCGTCATTTAAAATGTGTCTCACAGGCATTATCACAAATAATACATCATAATTATTATCAGTTATATTTTCAGTATCTAATCTTGGTTGAAAATTGTAATAGGAATAACTATCGCTTCTATCGCTTGTTGTAGAACAATAATAATAATCCGCTTCTGGAAATAAAATTTTCAAGCCGATATCTTCATTTTTATTATCTAATATAGCAATTTTCATATAATTTATATAATATAATATTTTTATATTCATTTAAAGATAATATATTATATAAATTATATGAGGATAGTTGCTTTTTTATCAAATAAACTGACTCTAAGGGGGACTGAAATTGCTATATTTGATTATGCTGATTATAATGAAAAAATACTTGGCAATAAAAGTATTATAATTACACGTGATTATGAAAAAATAAAAAATGAATGGGATGTAGATATTCAAGCTTATAATAAATTCAGAAACAGATTTGATGTTTTTTATTATAGTTCTCAGCAAGATATAGACGAAATCGTAATAAATAATAATGTAACTCATATTTTTATAGAAAAAGCAGGTAGTTGGGATGGTTTATTTTCAAATAATTGTATAAATATTATGCATTGTGTATTTGATGTATCACAACCTCATGGACAAGTTTATACACCAATTGGACAGACAATTAATGAGTTACAAGGAACTAATTATCCAGTAACTCCATATATGGTTACATTACCTGCATGTGATGAAAATTTAAGGTCTGAATTAAATATTCCAGAAAACGCAATTGTATTTGGCAGATATGGAGGCAAAGAATCATTTGATATAAAATTTGTACATGAAGTGATTAAAAAAATTGTTAATTCAAGAGAAGATATTTATTTTTTATTTATGAATACAGATGTGTTTTGTGAGCATAAACACATAATTCATTTACCAGGAAACGCTGATATGATGTTTAAACGTAAATTTATTAATACATGCGATGCTTTAATGCACGCAAGAGATAGAGGTGAAACATTTGGTTTAACATGTGGTGAATTTGCGATTTGTAAAAAACCTGTCATTACATGGGGAATGTCAAAAGAAAGGGAGCATCTCCTGATATTGAAGGAAAAAGCAGTTGTCTATAACACATCTGAAGATCTTAAAAATATATTAGAAACTTTTACGAAGGATAAGTATGTTGTTAGTGAAAATGGCTACATGTTTTATAATCCAGAAAATGTTATGGAAATATTTAATAGAATTTGTTTAATTTAAAATATTACTTGACGATTTTACGTATTTTTAAATGTAAAAAATATAAAATTTACTATATATGTTCGGAAAAAAATTTGATAATACTTTCATCTAATGTATTTTTTTTAAACACATCATATGTTTGTTGTGTTATCGTGTCTATTTCAGAAGTAGATTTATTTAAATATTCTTCTGTTTTATTGCTTAAATCATCATAATTACTTTCAATTAATACTTTAGATAATTCTTCTAGTTTATGACTATTTTCAGGATTTACTTCTTTGTATGTTTCACTTATTACAAATACTTTGTTTGAATATAATAATGCTAATCTATAATAATCAAAAGAACAATTTATATCTTTCGCATAAATATGTAAAATAATTTTACTATTTTCAACTAGTTCAATATACTCATTTATATCATTAACATTTTTCATTATAAATACTTTATAAATTTTTGATAATTTTTCCAGCATTAATTCTCTGCGACTTCCTGAATCTACAGCACCAGTAAATAAAATATCTATTGGTTTTCTTTCGTAAGGAATATTTTTTTTATTATATATTTTTTCTAAATAGTTATTGTATAATAATGGAATAAAAGTCCATTTTTTATTTGTAAAATGACTATTATAATATTCAACATTTAAATAATTATATTCCCATAAATAAGAATTATCTAAGTTTATATTATTAATATAATTACACATTAAATATTGATCATTTTTTGAATGATTTATAATGTAATCAGCATGAATAAATATTATTTTTGTATTTTTTGTATCAATATTGTATATATCTTCTATGTAATTTAAATATAAAATTAAATAATCTGATTCATGTGAATATTGATTTATATTATTTATAATAGAAACATCATAATTATTAGAAACAAAATAATCGTTTGTCTTAAAAATATTATATATTGAACCTATATATAAATTAAAAGGTATATAGTTTTTGTTATGATAAATTTGTATTTTCATTATAAAATATTTATTAATAATATATTTATATTATTATTAAATAACATATATATTATTAAAAATGACTTATGCATCCGAATTTAATACCACACCTGGTTATTATTTTCATCATAAGCCATATTTAACCCACCATGTATATATTTATTTTTTTTTAAATATTGAAATAAATTGTTAGTATTATTTCTGAAAAAAATTATAAATAATTCACAATTTCCTGATGTTGTAATCAAATATTTTAATTTCGAAAAAATATAAATTATTGAAACAAAATTTATAACATGATTTATTTTTATATTATCGTCTAATATTCTACCTACATTTATTTTATCATTACTATTAATAACTGCGATTTCATTAAAAAATATTGAATCAGGAAATTCTTTAATAAAAGCATTTAAAAATTCAATTTCATCCGTTTGAACAATAAATTTTATAATATTATTTTTCTCTTTAAGTTCTTTTGCTTTTAATATAAATTCATCATATGGTGGTTTTTGTGTCTCTTTAACCTTATCATTTCCTCTATAAAATACACCACATATTTCATCTTCAATATTAATATTATACTTATTTAATAATACATTAACATTTTCTAATACAATACTGTTTAAATTAAAGTATTTTCTAAAAAACGGATTTATATCATTAAGTTTAATTAATTTATAATCGCTAAATTGATTTTCAAATCCTTCATCATTAAAATTTATTTCATTCTCATAATTTTTTATATAAATGTCAGAATTATTTGAAAATATTAAATTATAAATATCTTCATTTTGATTTGTTTTGTAAATAGTAAAAGCATCATTTGTTATGAGTTCATTTGGCAATTTCTTATTATTATTAAAAAATGTTATAATTGATATTAATATCATATTACAATTTGAAAAAAATCCACTGTAATTACCTTGAATAGTTACATTATCCATAATTATGTTATTTAAATAATTATTTAAATAATAATCAAAGTAATATATATATATATATATATATATGCTTGAACAAGAATATATTATGCTTATTATGAATTGTAAAAAGTATTTAAAGAAAGCAAAATTTCAAAAAATGACTTGGCTAAAAAATATTCCTTCTTATTTACGTTTCTATCATGTAATAGGTGAGCCTGAATTAGACGACTATTATAAATTCGATCATGAAAATCATATTCTATGGATTAAAGTAGAAGATGACTATAATTCTTTACCAAAAAAGGTAATAAGAGCATATGAAGCTGTTACTAATACATTTGATTTCAAATACTTATTTAAAACAGACGACGACCAAATATTAGTAAACGATAAATTTTTTGATGTAGTAAAAGGATTAACTAGTTCAAATAATAGAATACACTATGGCGGTTATATAGTGGATGTAAAACAAAATTATTTATCACAATACTATAAAATCCATCCTGAATTACCCGAATATTTACCAGTTCTCCAAACAAAATATTGTAGTGGACGATTTTATTTTCTCTCAAAAGCAGCATTAAATAACCTATTAACAAGAAAAAATTTCATTGAAAAGGAATTTTTAGAAGATTACGCCATAGGATTCAACTTAGCTCCTTATTATAAAGAAAATATGATTAATTTAATTACAAATAAGTTTTTCACAGATATTGAATTAAGTGATTTTCCAAAATTAGTGGAAGAAGGAAAAATATAATATAAATTTAAAATATTCTTGTATTTCTCAGCAAAGCTAATTCGCGTTGTCTTTGTAAAAAAGCAGTTTTATCCAGGTCAAGCATAGCAGGTGTATAATTAGTAGGTCTTTTTTCAATATCACTATAATCTTCTCTCTGTGTTACAGTCAAAGGAGTTATTAAAAACCAATTATGAATTTCTTGAAGATTAAACCAATATTTATCAATAGCATATAATCTATGATTCTCAGGTTCTTTCATTAATCGTAAAATTCCTTCTTTATAGTTTGTAATAAGTGTATCGTAGTAATGTTTTTGTACTAAATATCCAGTGGTAGTTTGACAATGTGTAACTTTAACACAACTGTCATCAATTTTAATATAAGGTGGTAAATTATTTCCAGCAATTAAAACCACATCAAACGTTTTGTTCTTTGAGAGAAATTTATTGAACTGAGTAACAAATAATTTTGGGTCAGTAAATAAAATATCGTCTTCTACAATTAAAACGTGTTCCCAGTCATTATCTTTTGCTGTTTCTATAATTTTAAGATGACTCATACTACAACCGACAGCTCCATTTGGTAATTTAATAGCATTGAATCTCTCCGCTTGAATTCCAATACAATTTAATTGACTTTCAACATGTTGTTTTCTGTCAGGTCTAGAGTGAAGATTTATATAAAATGCGTGTTTGATATCAGAAATAGAATTCATATAATTATCTATATATTTCGTTTTTAAATTAAAATAAATATAAAAACGAAAATAGAGCTAAATATTTTTATTTGAGAAAAAATTCTCTCAATTTAAATAAATGATAAAAGAAAATTATACAATTGGAGAGAAAAAAGAAATAGCGAAAAAAATAAAAGATATAACTTTAGAAGATGTAGAAGAAGAAATGGATAAATTAATAAAAATCGGTCAAAAGGCTGATATGATATCCGAGAGATCAAAGATTGGTAACAATGTTGTCGATTATTTTACATTCGTTCAGCGTTTAGAAACAAAAGGTAAATATGATATAAATTATTTCGAATTTTTAGTTAATTTAGATACATTTAGAGAGAAAAAATTCATTCAGAATATGTTAAAATATTATGAAGATGTTAAAAATAAAAATAAGACGAAACATGAGTATAAAGTTTACAAAGAAGTATATAATATATGTATAAGTGCGATAAATATTATGAGACCATTAAATTGTATGGAAATATATATACGATTTAATGCCAAACGAGTGCTAAATTTTTGCGCAGGTTGGGGTGGTTCAACAGTCGCTGCTGCTGCGTTAAATTTAGAAGCCCATTATGGTGTAGAAATAAATAGCGATTTGAAGGAACCTTACGATAATATGATGTCATACTTGCGCACTAAATGCTCCACTGATTTAAGCGTCTGGTTTGGCGATGCCGCTAATTTTGATTATTCGACAATCGAGTATGACACTGTATTTACGTCTCCTCCGTATTATTTTATTGAAAAATACGCCAACAATATTGACTATAAATCGAAAAAGGATATGGACGAAAAATTTTACAAACCAGTTTTTTCTAAAAGCTATTTACATTTGAAAAAAGGAGGACATTTCGTTATTAATGTTTGTAAAGAAGTTTATGATAATATATTACAAAAATTGTTAGGAGACGCTCACCAAGTATTTCCGCTCAAAAAATCTAAACGGCAAAATAATCACACTGAAATGGTTTATGTGTGGCGTAAACATTTATAAATATGATTTAAAAGAATATTTATAAATTATTTATAGAGTGAATGAATTATCAGTCTATTAAACCAGTATCAAAGATAAAGATGCTTACTATTTTTAAATATGTGCCAGATGATATATTATATGAAATTGGAATATTAATCGGTAATAGAGTATCACATAGTAGTTTTTACATTCCAGATGAATTAAAAGATGAAGTTTATAAAATATTAAATAAATGTAGAGAACAAAAAATACCAATAGTAATTAATGAATTAGGTTTAAGTTATACAGGTGATCCAGTTGGAAAAACAACTTTGTGGGCATATTCGCCTGAATAATTAAGGTTTTACACCGCCTAATCCAACCATTGCGCTTGCTTGTGCTCTTGGTTTAGCGCCAATATATGCGGCATATTGAGGTGAATATTTATGTGGAGGAGGTTGAACACGTCCATGTAATTGGGGTGACATTTTTGACACATGATACTGATTCATATTATTATGATTCTTATTTGAAAAATTATTAAATGAATCTTCCGCTATTTCTTTTTTTCTATCTTCTTCTATTTGTCTTAATAATTCTATTGGAACTTGTCTACCCATTTTCATCAAGTATTTCGCTACATTTTCTCTCTTTTCTCTTGATGTTGGATAATAAGGAATATTAGACCAATCTGTTGTTGTTATAACGCTTTTTTTCGTTTCTTTTATTCTATCTGGATTAACTATTTTTCTTCTGGGTTCTCTCAAATCATAATTATAATACTCTTCTGAACCAAATGGAATTTGTGTTAAAAATGTTTTAATATTTATAAATTTAATATTTGAATTATGAACCGTAAATATATTATCATTTGGATTTTCTGATTTTTCATCAATTGTATATTTTAATTGTGTTATTGTTGTTAAACCATTTGTGCCATCATCGTATTCACCTCTCCACGGGTCCTTCTTTGATATAATTCTCGATATTCCGTCAAAAAACTGTAAAATCTCTGGACTTCCTATATTATAAAATACACTTCTATCAATCTTCATACCATAACCTTCGCATCTCTTTTGTAAAACAGTATCTTCCATACCCCAACCCCAAAAACATGGAAAACCGTTTGTCTTTTCAAAATCAGCACCTTTCATCACTACAATTCCACCTAACGCATATTTAAATCCATAATAATGCTTTACAACACCATGAGTCGTTTCATAATCAAAAATTTTATTGAACGGCACCGTATCAACGTCATTAAATATAAAAGTTATATCTTTATAATGTTCTGGATACTTATTACGCGCTGCTATAAAACCTATATTTTTTACAGCACCTCTATTAAACGTTCTAGCATCACATTGGTGAGAGAAAAATATTTCATAATCATTTTTATCCTCTAATATAAAACTCATATATTTACAGAAAAAAAATTTATGTTGAATGCGATTTCTATAAGGAACTATAAAAATACGTTTTGGAATAACTAGGTCTTCTGACATTATATTTTATACTCACTTTTTATTTTTAAATTTATAACTCTAAATTATATTTTTTGAATATTGAAACTGGAATTATATTTTCATCTTTTGCGATTTTTTCTAATTTCTTATAACACTTATTAATTGTTACTTCACTTGTCTCACTCACATTTTTTACATCTTTTTTACTTATATTCAATTTACATAATTGAGATATAAAATAAACTATACCCGCTGCTATTGATGGAGGAGTATTTTCTGGCATCACGTCCATTTTCTCAATTTTCATCGATATAAATTGACATAATCTTGTTAATTCATTATTGATATTTAATTTGCTACAATATCTTTCAATAAAGGCCTCTGGTTTTGTTTTTCCAAAATTAGTCTTTTCTTTAATGTCCATATCTTTTTCTAGAGTATTGATAATTGATAAAGCATTTTTACATGCTTTTGTAGCACTAGTAGGGTCTAAGTGAAATATTTGTGCGATTTCTTTCGCGGTTCTCGGATAATTATTTATTCTACACGCTATATAAATAGATGCTGCTAATATACCATCTCTATTTTCACCTCTAAATCTTGAATCAGACTCAGATATTTTTTTATGATATATAATAGCGTCATCAATTATCATCTTTGGAATTCCAGCGTTATTAGCCATTGTCGTAATAATTTGAAATTCATCATATTGTGATTTTTCTTTATATGGCATTGACTGCCATTCAGTATATCGTCTTATTTTTCTCATCTCGTAACTCATCGACCCGTAACATAATACTTTACAACCATATGAAGATTCTTCTAAAAGTGGATTGATTGGCATACCACATCTTGTGGGATCAGAATTCTGATTATCATCTGCTCCATAATATCTCCACTCAGCGGACTGATCTACTAAATCTTTATAAATTATACCACACTTATTATTCATACATGTCAAAAACCCTTCATCTGAAAATGCTAAAATACTTTCACAACGCTCACAAAACTCCCTATTTCCAGAACCATAAATACATTCTAATGGCATAGTAGGTTTTTCAGGATTTTCTATCTCTGAATCAAATATATTCCAGAGCTCAAATTTATTAACATTATTATTTTTACGTTTCTGACTTTTATCTTTACTAATCATTGTTTATTATCATTTATTAGATTTTATATTTTTAATTCAATTTTATTTATATTTTTTTATTTATATTTTTTTAAAACTGTATATTATATGGGAAATTTCACATCATCAATTAAAAATGTTGAGAAACAATTCGATAACTTTTATGAAATTGTAGACTATATTGCCACTTATTATATATTAACTATGGATTTTCAAAGCTTAAGTAAACTTTCTGAGAAAGCTTATTGTGATAAATTAGTTGTATTAACCTCTGATATCATTGATAGATATTTTAATGAAGTTGATGTCACATTTTTAGCTCAAAGAATTAAAAGCGGACAAGAGGTTAATGAACTTAAAAATGAAAAAGTCCGATTTATTAATAAAGACAGCCTTGAAAGTTTAGATATATCTAATGACGCTCAAAAAAGTATTAGAAAAAAACGTGTATGTATTGGAATCGCTAAATTTTATGTAAAAATAGCACATATTTTTGCGGCGATCATTATGACAATAAATCCCATATACACTTATAAAGATGCAACAGGACAAACTGTTAAAACAACACTTCTTGAAAAAGACAAAATTCCTAAAAATGTTAATAGAAAATTATATAAGTACAATATTTGTGATAATAGAATTAGAGCACTTAAAAAAGGCGAACTCGTTGATGAAGCTACAGGAAATGTTATAATTCAACCAAAAGTATGTGATATGAATGTTTCTAAAACTGGCGCTGATAAAACTCTTGCTGATGAACCTGGTATTACAGAACTAATGCGTTTATATTTAGATGATAATTATGATTATTCTAATGGAACATTTACTGGAATGTCTAAAGAAACTGAAAAACAATTTCGTAAAGATTTAAAATTATTTTATAAAGCATTTACAGGTAATGAAGATATGCCTGATACAATACAAAAATTTAGTGATATCAAATTGAGGGATTATAGTAAAAAACCTGGATGCCAACCATCTAATGCTGTTTTAAAAGATAAATATACTCTCAATAAAAAAGATGAATTATTTGTTAAGTACGCTGAAAATATTAAAAAAATGATTCAAACCGCTGCTGATAATCAATACAAATTACTTGATGTTATTAATGAATTATTTACTTATGTTATAGATCCTTATACATCTAAACAAGTTATTAGAATTAATCCTAAATTAACAGAAGCATCATTACAACAAGCAGTTGTTAAAACTAGAAGATTTATTGTTGATTTATATGTTAAATGTGAAAGTGATTATGTTAATGGAGTTCAAATTTTTGAAGCAATTGTTGAATCAAAAATCGTTGAAACTACTCAAAAGCAAATTGATAATCTTAAAAAACAAGCAACAGAAATAATTAAGGAAACTAAAGAAATATCTAAAGCTCCTACTCCTGTACCTGTGTCTGCTCCTGCTCCTGCTCCTGCTCCTGCTCCTGTACCCGAATTAAAAATTTCTCCAGAAAAACCTATTGTTATGGAAGATACTGTTACACCTGTGCCATCAATTCCTACACCAGTAATACCTACACAAAATATGAATATTTAGAAATACAAAATTTAATATTAAGAAAAAATATTTACTTTATATATAAAAATGATGACTCGTAGTAGAACTCGCAGCAGAAAACTCGCATATCGTTCTCGCGTTAAATCCTCCCATTGTAGAGGTCAAAGCAAAAAATGTACTAGAAGCCGCGGATGTAAAAGAACACGCAGAGGACAAAGAAAATCTTATTGCCGTAAATTAAGAAATAGACATGTATAAATATATTAGCAAAACTATATAAAAAACTGGATTTCCTAATATATGCAATATAATGTCGTAAATATCTGATAATAAATTACATATTTTTTTTAGAAAAATAACAATCCAATCATCTATACTTGATATCATTAATATCAAAAATAAATGCAATTGAGGAATTATTAAAATGGTTAACAATAATCCTATTAATAATATCGGATCAAAAATAAAATTTTCCATTTAAAACTATATTAAATATATGCGAATCTTTAAATAATTTTATTTTATTGTTTAACTCGAATATTGCTGTAATTAAATATTTAATTATTTTACCTAAATATTTAATTTGTTATATACTGTTTAAGCGCGGGCACGTTGAGCAGAGGCAGCGCGGGAAGCAGCAGCAGCGGCAGCACGGGAAGCAGCAGCAGCACGAGCAGCGGCAGCCGAAGCAGCACGACCAGCAGCGGCACTACGAGCAGCAGAAGCGGAACGAGAAGCAGAAGCAGCACGGGAGGCAGCAGCAGAAGCAGCACGGGAAGCAGCAGCAGCACGACCGGCAGCAGCAGAAGCAGCGCGGGAAGCCATACGAGCACGCCCGCGGGCCATTGATCTAGATCTTGAACGAGAAGCACGACGACGATGAGTTCTTGCCATTATATAAACTACCAAGAAAATATTTTATAAACACGGGATTAAATTATTTTCTAAATATTTAATTAATATTTGTCCTAAAATTTTTTCAAATTTTTAATTGTAATTTTATTATACTCATTTTGATTTTTCCCTAAATATTCTATATGACAATATTTATCTAAACATTATAATTTATATAAATTTATTTTCAATCTTATTCAATATATCATCATCATAAACAAGATTTCCTGATGGTTTATACGATTTTATTGGAGTGTATTCCTTTTGCTTATATTTACCTTTTTGGACATCATTCATATTCATATCTGTGTTATCATTTGTTACTAATTTTTGCTCGTCAGTTTCTTCTTCATCATCTTGAATTTGTTGACCGAATTCATTTATTTTTATACCAGTTTTCTTTTTTATTTCTGTCCTAACATAACTCGGCACCCAATGTAACCATGATATAAATAATAAATTTGGATGAATATAACGAACATTAAAACCACTTATTTTTAATTTATCCATTAAATAAGCTATACAAGCTCCTTGATCGTATTTGGGAACACCTAAAATTGTTTCTGGCACTAAAAACCAGCAAAATTGTTCGTCAATTTTTTGTCTTGATACAGTTTTTATTTTAACATGAACTCTATTCAAAATTTTATTGAATAATCCAAGTTTATTTAAATCTTGTTGCCTTTTCTTTTCATAAAGTTCATCAATATTTATTTTTTCAGAAAAATCTTCTATATTTTCAAGTGTAAATATATTTGACATTTTTGTATTCTCATGTGAAAAAAAATTATCAAAATTACCTAATATTTTGTTCACCTAATATTTTGTAAAATAGATGCTATTATATTATTTCGTTCATCCGTATTATAATCATGGAAATTTCCTATTATATCTTGTAAAATATATCTAGCTGTTTCTGTTTTATTAAAATCTTCTGTATCAGCATACTTCATTTTAGTAATTCCTTCAACCAATTTTACAATGGCACGCATAAATTTAAGCAATAATCTATCTTGCTCTAATATTTTATCAAATAATACTGGATCTAACACCTCTATTTGACCTCCTGGGTTTTTTAATAGAATTTGTTTCTTTTCACTATCAGATTCTTGTTTTATCTTAAAATATTTTGAGTAATAAAATAATTTTTCACTTAACATGTCTTCTATTGTTGGTGTTATAAATAAAGAAATAGTCTCAAATTCATCTATATAAAATGGGAAATAGTTGAATTTATCAAAATACTTCACTATATCTTCATGTATCTCTCCAAAACCTATATCAGATAATGCTTTGTATATTTTTCCGTCATTATATACTAGTTTTGTTATATCTTTATTTAGATTCTTTGGATTTGTCGGCAAACTTACAATTATATTTATTTCTTCGGGAATAAACCATTTAACTAAATAACCTATATGACTTGACAAGTTTTCCATTTTTTCTGAATTATAAACTGAATTGACCGACTTATTTGGAACGATTAATAAATCTGTATCCTCACTAAAATAAGTTCCTATATTTGGAATATCAACTAAACATAATTGTAAAGCACGACCGCCTTTAAATATGAATATATATTCTTGTTTATATTCAAACAATCTATATAAAATAATACCATACAGTAAAGTTATAAAACAATTTAATATATTAACATTTACTAATGTTTTTACAATCTCTCTATATTGTAAAGTATATCTTGTTACGTAACCTGGTATAATTTTTTCCAATATATCACAGATTTTAAACCTTTTCTGATTTTCATCCTTATACTTATCTAATTCATAAATTTCCATAAAAGTTTCTTTAAGTTCTAGCAATTCGTTACCATTTTGAAAAATTGGTTTCCAAAATTCTGGAACAGTTTCTCTATCGTATCCAACATCATTATTCTCAGGTAAAGGATATGGTAATTGTAATGAAACTTCTTCTGGTCTTACAGCTTCTTCTGGTCTTACAGCTTCTTCTGGTCTTGGAACTTCTTCTGGTCTTGGTTCTGTAATTATTTGTTGTTCATTTGGTATCAATTCCGCTAGTTTTGAAGAACTATCTTGATCTAATCCTTCTTCTAATATATGAAATTGGTTTGATTTATCTAATAACATTCTTATATTTTCCACTCTACCTTTATTTAATTCATTTTTAAACGCACTTATTTTATATCTACTACTTAAACTATTTATATTTCCGCCATTTAAAAAATATGAATTCAATATTCTTACAATCACTTGTTGCGGAACTTGGCCTGTTAGATTGTCTAATATAAATGTAACAGGTGAAACGAAATCTACAATAGTGCCTGAACCATGTTCTTTATCAATATAAGCTCCAGTTGATGAAACAGGTATCAATGTATTTATCATTTTATTATCTTTAAAAAGATTTGTTAAATAATTAATACCTTCTTTAATTTTATTCTTACTATTGCTTTTATTTATGATTTGACTAGTTAAATTAGCTAGAGTTCTACGATATACTGTCTTTAATTTTTGTTCTTTCTCTAAATCACTTTCACCTCCATATTTTACTCCTTTTGTATATTTTATTCTTTTTGTATATTTTATTCTTTTTGTATATTTCTGTTTGTTTTTATTGGTTTTCTTTAGTTTTTTATTATATTGCTTTTTCTTGGTGACATATTTTTTTACTTTTCTCCTAGTCATAAAATATATCAATAAATTAATATTTCTTTATTAATATTTAAATAATAATAAAGAATAACACTCATATGACAATTAAACACTTGGTAGTATCAGGTGGAGGACCTATTATGATACAAATATTATCAGCTATTCAAGAACTCGAATATAATAAATTTTTGAATTTAAATGACATAGAATCTATTTATGGAACATCAGCAGGAGCTATAATTGCTGTTATATTATCATTGAAATTTGATTGGGAAACCATAAATGATTATATAATTAAACGTCCATGGCACGATGTTTTTCCTATAAAAGTACAAAATATTTTAGACGCATATACAAAAAAAGGCATCTTTGATATTAAAACAATTGAAAAATGCTTTAAACCTCTTTTTGACGTAAAAGATGTACCTATAGATATTAACTTAGAAGATTTTTATAAATTAACTAATGTTGATATTCATATGTTCACTTTTGAAATAAATGAATATAAAACACAAGAAATATCATATAAAACACATCCAACATTATCACTTTTAACAGCAATTCAAATGTCATGCGCATTACCAGTACTTGTAACACCTGTATGTATTGATAATAAATGCTTTATAGATGGTGGAATTGGATGTAATTATCCGTTAAACTATTGTATTAATTCTGTCAAAGAAACTGATACAATATTAGGATTCAAAAATAATTATAATGATGATGAATCGGCTATTAATGATAAATCAACCTTATTAGATTATCTTTTGAATTTCATATTTAAAGCTGTATTAAAATTAGATAATTATGACACACAACCTAATATAAAAAATCAAGTTATTTTTGATGTAAAACATATAACTTTAGATATTTTGAAAACCGCACTAAGTAATATTGATACTAGAAGAGATTTATTTCAAAAAGGAAGCCAAGCAGCTAAAAACTTTTTAGAATCTTTACAAAACGGTGTTTAAAAACTTAATTAGTGTATCCTTTGTTGGTTTAGCATCATATTCAATAACTTGACCATCCTTTAATAATTTAATTGTCGGATAACCTTCAATACTATATTGGTTCATCAACTTTTCAACTTCTGCTGTTTCTTCTGAACAATCTATTTCTGTAAAGATTATCTTATAGCCATTTATTGTCTTATTTTCATACTCTGATTTTAAATCATTCCATACCGGTTTCGCTGCTTTACAAAGTGGACACCAATCAGCATAGAATAGCAATAACTCCGCATTTTTTCCGTTAGAATTACCTAAACCAGGTTCATTATTTGGTTGAAATTTGGGTTTCATCGATGGCGCAATGTAGAAAAAATAATAAAAAATAGCAATCAATGAAAATACTAACACAGCTCCAATTATTAACAATGTGTTTGAACTTAAATTTTTACCGGCTGTCATCACCCTAGATAACATACTACTAGAGTCGTTATTTATATTAGGTAGTGAACTCGCGTTAAAATTAACATATCTATTCATTTATATATATTCTACAAGAAATTAAGATTCTCTTTAAACGAATACAATATAAAGATAATAGTTTATTATATATAATGATATTCAGAACTAGAGAAGGCAAATTAATCGAACTTAAAAAATATTCTTTTATTAATGATAAATTGTATTATGAAAAAATACTTGAACTTAATATTTTACTTCCTAAATTAGAAAAAAGATTTTATAATAAATAGAATCAGTAGAAATAGAAATAATGTAAATACGTAACTACATATTATATTTATCGATAATTGTGAAGATACATCATTTGATATATTTAATTTTGTAGCATTCCTTAAATAATTTGTTTGCTTATAATTTAAATAAATGCTATAAGATAGCAATATTATAATTATAATTTTCATAAATATTGAAGTTAAGAAGAACCTATTTAATGGACTAATTAACAAAAGTAATATTAAAAAAATTGATACAGCAGAACACGAACATGCTCTTTTAGTAGTGTCTGTAAAGGTTGATAAACTTAATTCTTCTTGTTGGCTCATATATTTTGTATATATATTTTTTTATTCAATATATATATATAATGAAAACACGTAAACATATAAATACACATAATAAAACAAAAAAGAAGTTTACTTATAACAAAAATGATTATAATTCGGGTGATGGTATGCTCGTACAAGTTTGGGGGCCTGCTGCGTGGCATTTTATTCATTCAATGAGCTTTAATTATCCGGTTAATCCTACACCAGAAGATAAAATACATTATAAAAATTTTATATATAATTTAAGATATGTATTACCATGTAAATATTGTAGAATTAATTTGAAAAATAATCTTAAAAAGAAACCATTATTAATGTGTCATATGGAAAGTAGAGCGACATTCTCTCGGTATATTTATGAATTACATGAACTTATTAATAGAATGTTAGGAAAAAAATCAAACTTATCTTATTGCGATGTGAGAGAAAGATATGAACATTTTAGATCAAGATGTACGGAAGAAAAACCGAAAATTTTCAAATTTAAACGACAACAACTAACGCGAAAAAATAAAGAAAAAGGTTGTACTGAACCTTTATATGGTAAAAAGTCGAAGTGTGTTATTAATATTGTGCCGCAAGAAGATAAAGTAGCTACCTTTAATATGGATAAAAAATGTGTTAAAACAAGAGAATAAATAAAATATTAATGATATAAATATTATATTTATATTTATATAATGAATGTAGAAGAACAAACACAATATTCAAATTTAGAACCAACAACAAATATTACAGAACAAATTATTATGGACAGTGATAATAATTATTTTATTACAAAAATGTCTACTAATTTAGTATGTGATTCAAAAACAGTAACTGAATTGTTTGGCAATTCTATCCATGTTGATGATGATAACGTTGATTTAATATTTGATAATACAAATTATGAAAACGAACATGAAGAATATGCCAATAATTTACAATTATATTACACATTACTTAAAAAAAATGAACCTGAATCACGAAGTGATAATTTGGTAAATATTAGAACATTAACTCCAATTTTAATACAAAAAACAGATAATATATTATCCACATTGCTTTTCATTACTCTTGATCAAAATCACGATTTTAGAGGTGGAAGAACTGCTGGTTCTGATTCCTGGGTAACAGTTAAAACTCCAACATTTATTACAAAAGTCGAACAAATAGCAGCCGATAAACCAATTGAATTCCCAATGAATAATTCTTATTTAAGTACATTAATTAATACTAGTTTTTCTGGATTAAAAAGCTTAATAGGTTTGTTAGTAGTTGAAGGCGAAGATAATATTCCAGATTTGATGGAAAATGGCAAATTAAATATTACAAAAATTATGAGTGAAAATTTTAAAGAAATTAATTTTATTTATAATAAGGTTCCAAATGGTTATGATATTTTTATGAAAGGTTGTAGTCCTGATGGAAATAAAAGACAAATTTCAACGAATTCTACATTTACATTTTTATCATTTGCTCAGTCAACCTGGGACCATGGTATGCATGACATATGGAATTTTGAAACAAAAAAACACATTTATTTAGTCCAACTAACAAGTCTATCTATAGATGTTAATAATATTTTACAACCACATTATGATATTTATGATTATTCAATTATTGAAAATATTGTTCCTATTTTTGAATGTAGTTATGTTAATCAAGCAGGTGCATCTAGTTTTTTGAAGGATAATGGGTTAACTGATTATAAATCTAAAGAGACAGATGAAAATGAATTAACCAATATATATAATAAATTACTAGAATTTATGAGTTTTCATGAACCAGACCCTCTTAAAAGAGGTTTAGTATTAAAGTTTCATGAATTGGGTAAATCTGGTAAGAAAGGGAAACAATTATTTCATGACCTATGTAAAAAAATCGGCGAAAATATAAATCCTCAAATTTGTGAAAGATATAACATTCCAAAAACAATCGAAACTTGTACGACTAGAGATACTGCTATGAATGTAGATACTAAACAAGAAGAAGATGGTCTTCAAGATTTAATCGAAAAATATAAAACAGAATCTGTTGACGATAAGATTATATATAAACTATATGGTTCGGTTAATGACTCTAATATTGCTGTTGAAGAAAAAAATATCATTTTTAAAAATCTAAATAGACCTCCTGTAATAGCATCAATTGAAGAGCAAACATTTGGTGGTATGACTGTTGGTGGTATGCCTGATGATGGTATGACTGATGATATAATGGATGTCGATTCTGACGCAAAATCATCTTCTGTTACGGATGATTTAATGGATGTCGATTCAGAACCAAAAACTACATTATCCGCACCAACTACATTATCTGTGCCAACATCTAGTCCTAAATTATCTTCAAGTGATTTTGTATTAAATGAATCCTGTGGTGATAGCGTTAAAAAAACTAGAATATGTAGCGAATTTATTTCTAATGTAGTAAACAGCACAAACCCAGAATGTATTGAAAGCTACTATCCTACTAAATTTCAATTAAATTCAGGAGTTATTGACAGTTCCGGATTAGGAGGCCAAAATCTCGCACAATTTTTCGCACCAGATATTGATATATATATGACAATTTTCAATAACGATGTACAACCTAAACTTATGGGCGCTATTTTAAAGCTCACATTCTTAAAAAGAATCTTATCTAATGCTGTTGGAGTTAAAAATAATGCTGAAGTATATTGTCATTTTATTTATATTGGGTTTGATGAGATAAATATTGACTGTGAAGAATTAACATCAGATAATGATTGGCAAATCAAATATGATAAATATCCGTTAGCCTTAAACCGTTTATTATTATATGTTGCTAATCATACATTTTACGATACTACTTCTGTAACAAATAGACTTACTAATTTTAAAACTATTACTATATCAGGTGACAAGAGTTGGTACTATTTTACAATATCAACTGTCGGACCATCTGTCAAAGAAATTAACACCACAATTCAAAAAATAACAAAAAAATTTTTTGATACTGTAGATGACGAAAATGACGATTTAATTAATTCAATTGTTAGAGTTTCCCAAAAAATTTATAAAGATAATAAAACCTCATTACAAGATATATTTAAACCTAATTTTGTAGATGATACTGAAAATCAAAGAAATACATTTTTTGAAGCTGTATTTTTCTTAAGAATTAAATATTTAGGCGATAAAAGTAGATGTACAGATTCACTATTTTTAAACACAAATCGAATGGTTGAAACTCTACAAGTTACATTAGATGAAAACGCATATTTTACTGCTTTAATGAATGGCGCATCGACATTATTTTCAACAGACCTAAAGACATGTCTTTATTTTGCTCCTTATGTCACACCAAATGGAAAGTATATTAAACTTCTTAGCAATGAAAACGCTCAATTAAAAAAACAATTATTTAATTCTGTTAATCCATCTGAACCTGGAAAATTAGCCGAAACTAAAACAAAAACTACTACATCTGAAACAGATAAAATTTATTCAAAATTGTTTAATGATTGTTTGGCTCAATTATCATCAAGATCAGGAAACGACCCTTGTAGTTGGTTAAAAAAAAATATTAAAGATAAAGTTAGCGGACCACCACTTTATTTTACTGCTCTGAATTCCATGAGAATATTGAATGGTGGAATTGGCGAAGAAGGAGCAGTAAATCCTTATAGCACTGTTTTACAATACTTATATCAAATATACACCACAGATGATATGTTAGATGTATATAAAGAAATAATTAATAGATTTGATAACGATTTGAATAAAATCTTTGAAAATAATATCGATATTATAACCAAGTTGAAAGATGAAAATTATGAAGTAAAATGTAGCGAACAAAAATATCCAGTAAATGAAGATACAATTACAAAATTTAATACTTTCATATATGAATATTCTATTTTAAATAAACTAAGGGAAGGCAATACTGGTTCAATAGAGGTTATTAAAAAATCATTCCCAATTGAACAACCAATTATAAGTGAATATAAATCTACTTCCACAGAACTAACACAACCACCGCTGGTTGAACAAAATTTATTCGGCTGTTTTCAAAGTGGTATTCGTAGTCTAATAGATACATGTAGGGAATTAAGTGTAAAATATTCTGGCGAATTTGCGCAAGCACAAATAAAACAAAAATATAATGAGTTACATGATAATTTATATAGTTTATTAAATCTTCCAACTGGAGAGCGCGACGAATTTGTTAAAAAAGCAAAAAAAATGAAGTTTGCCGAACAAGATAGTAATATTATTAATGATGCTATACAATATTTAATAGATTTTTTTACTAGAAATCAAAACGATTTAACTCCAACATTTATAAGTGAATTGACACTCATTAGAGAGAAAAAAATGCCTGAAAGTATAAAAGAAGCTGGTTTTATCACATATTATGGGCAACTTATGTCTAAATTATCAATCAATTCAAAAATAGCCGCATATAAACAAATGGTAACCGAATTAAATAACAAGTTTTCAGGATTTGTTGAATTATTGAACTGTATGAAGGATTATAATAATTTATTTACAGAAATTTCTAGTGCATTTGTGAGTAATGAAAACTATAGCGAAGTTCTAAAAAAAATAAACAATAATCTAAAAGAAATTGATTTCGAAACACTATTAAAAAACTTATCAATTATATACAAAAAAATAGGGTCTTATAGCGAATGTATTAATGATGGAAGTATGCCAGAATTAGTTGTTAAAGTTAAAGCAACTGTTTCTTCTGCGACACCAACAGAACCAAAAACTTCATCAAAAAAATTAACAACTTTAAAAACTTCATCGAAAAAATCAACAATATCAAGTATACCAGCTGAAGTACCATTTGTACCATCTGAAGCACCTGTTGTGCCTAGTGGTCCTTTTTCACAAACTGCGATCAGACCTAAGCTTAAACTTATAAAAAGGCCTGAACCTACTGACATGGATATAGATGAGATTACTGAAGAAAGAAAAAGGAAATTAGATGAAACTGAAGAAGTAAAACCAGAACCTAAAAAACGTAGTCGAGAGAAAGTTAGACCTGAAATAACAGGAGGGGAAGCACAGCAGCTACAAAGCGAACTAGGCATTTCACAATATCAAAATTTATATACGCCAATCACAAGTAAAATATCTTTACCTTTAACCGCAACCCCCTTTAAAAATCAAATTGAAATAGTTGGACCAGATAAAAACAAATTTGATGAAAGTTATAAAGAAAATAAAGTAAATATAATCAAAAATTTTGTTGATTTAATGACGTATTACAATAATAAATATAAAGATTTAATTAATGGTATAGATATAAATTATACTAAAATAGATAATATAAATACACTTATGATAGCAATTACACTACTAGCAATAAATAGTGAACTTAAATTATATAATTTAACAAGCATTGATGAATTAATTCATCAAATAAAAGACCAACTTTTACAGTCTAAAACACCTAACGAAGTATTAAATATTAGATATTTTTATGAATCATTTTATTCGAAAATTATTTTGATTGACATATATGAAGCTAACATTAATAATTTATCTGATGACAATTTGACTGGTGGTAATGGAATGGTCGGCGGTAATGAACAAGAAGAATATAAAGATCAATTAACTGAATTTCTTTTAATTAAATTAAAAGAATATGTTAAAAAAATATATTTTATATACAGTTTAAATCACCAAATTTTAGAAAGTAGAATAGATTATGTATTTATTTCTAATTATAACATTCTATTAAAAATATTCAATGAATTGCGTAATAAAGAATTTATCTATATGACTAATTTTAGTAATAAATATGATATATTTGTTTATCTTGTTTTATTCACAATTAGATATTCAAATGATTTATTGAATCATTTATATCAAGCTAATATTTTTGAGAATGGTTATAATAATGATTTTGATAAAATCGAAGCATCATTAGGTTCTGATTATGAATCTTATAAATACATATTAAGAACTCCTATCACAATTGATTTAAAGCCATCAATAGAATATCTTAACGATTCATTATCTGATACAAACACTAAACAGGTATATTTTGATACAAACGATAATATTGAAAATGCTCTAAGAGTTTATATTTCTGTATTTGTTGAAAATTTAAACGAGAGAAATGAAATAAACAAGATGGATGTTGATTCATCAGGTGGTAAAAGAACCAGAAAACATAAAGCTTTATATTATAAAAAATTTACTAGAAATATGAAACATAAAAAAAATAAATTAACTAGAAAGAAAAAATACAATAAAAAAAGAAAAAATACTAAAAGAAACTAAATATCAAACAATAATTTAATTTTTATTCATTACAAAAATTAAATTTACATACCAAATTGAGAGAAATCACTTAACACTGGCGCTGGCATATATTGATTTGAACTTGTCTGATAGTAATTACTAGCATATGCTGACATAGCAGAGTAATCATCATTTATAGCGCTATAATTAGGCACTTTTTTACAATCAAACGCAGGTTCTGGACATCTAGCACACGCAGGACAAGGAGGACATGGTTTTTCCCGTTGCGAAGAAATATTACTTGGACAAGCAGGACATACTGGAGGAACAACCTGAGATTTTAAAATATAAAGATCTTCTTGCCCAGGTGGTATTTGACTTTTAGGAATACCTGGTGGTAATGTGCTGCTATAATCAGCATTGGTTGTTGTTCCAACAACAGCATTTCCAGCAGGACCTTGCGCATAATAAGCACTGTTACCTTGTGGTCCTGTAATAGAAGCAACATTAACATCGTTATTATTTTGATAAGCTAGCGTATTAGGTGATTGTTGTATAGGAGAACCAGTACTTCCATAATATTGAGTTGAAGTATCTGTTGTATTACTATAAGTTCCAGATTGATAATAATAATAAGTATTAGTAGGCGTAGTAACTTTTATTGCTTGTTGACCATTATCAGTTTGAATAACAGTAGCAGTATTACCATTTGGTCCATTATAAGTTGTAACTGTGCCAAGATAATTAATATAACTCTCTATAGAAGATCCTGAAGCATCCGTTGGTTGTGTAAATGTGACTGGTGTTGAAGTGCCTGGTAATATAATTTGTAAAGATTGTGTTCCGTCACTATTAGTAATGACAGAAGCAGTAACATTATTAGGACCATAAAATGTAGTGCCAGGTGATAGTATTGTAGATGTTCCAGAATAATGATTATAATTGTCATACATATTAGATGAACTAGTAGAGGCTCCAGATGTAGAAGGTAAAGATGTAGATGTAGTCGAAGATGTCGAAGACGTCTTATTACCATCAAAATTGAAGGTTCCAGAAAAATTACCGGTAAAACCTTCTGTTCCACAATTGCCTCCTAAAAAAGAACATAAGACAAGACCCAACAATAAAATTAGGAATAGAAATAATGCTTCAGTATTCATTGTATAATTTATATAGTGAAAAAAGTTTAAATTATATAAAAAATTGATTAGATAAATTAACAAATATATTTTATTATACAATTGTAATGAAAACTGATTACGAACCAGCTCAAATTATTGATGATTCTTCTGATGAAGAAGAATTTACTATACCAAAAAAAAATATTAAGAAAAATATTAAGAAAAATATATTAAAATCTTGTCATAATGAATCTGATAATATTTTTGAAATTGGTGTAGATGAGGTTGGAAGAGGTCCTCTCTTTGGAAGAGTATATACAGCAGCAGTTATTTTACCTAAAGATGACAGTTTCGATTTCTCAAAAGTAAAAGATAGTAAAAAATTTCACTCAAAGAAAAAAATTGAAGAAGCAGCCGAATATATTAAAGAAAATGCGTTAGCTTGGTGCGTAACATATGAAGATGAAAAGAAAATAGATGAAATAAATATTTTACAAGCTACACAACTGTCAATGCATAACTCAATAAAAGGTGTATGTTCTATACACAGTTTAAATATGTTGAATAAGAATAAACGAGAGAAAATAGATTTTAATTATAGTTTATTAATTGATGGAAATTATTTTAATCCAATAACAACTTTTAATAAAGAAACAAATAAAATAGAAGTCATGTCTTATATGACTGTAGAAGGTGGTGATAACAAATATGCTTCTATTGCGGCAGCTTCTATTTTGGCGAAAGTTGCGCGGGATGAATATATAGATGAATTATGCTCTCAAAATCCAGAGTTATCAGAGTATTATGGTATAGATTCTAATAAAGGATACGGTGCTAAACGACATATGGACGGAATAAAACAACACGGAATTACTATTTGGCATCGTAGAAGCTTTGCTCCTTGTAAAAATTATGTATAAATTTATTTCATATATTTATCAATCGTGACGCTATTAGATATATTATGTATTATTTTACTATCCTTTTCACTATCGCAGACCATAGCTTCAATTACGATTTTATCATATTTATCAGATGTTTTAGATGATGAATCTTTATAGTCAGGATATTTCTCTCTAAACTGTGGCAATAGTCTTATATTTTTGTCAGCAACTTTCTGTACGATTTTTCTTAATTTCGTTTTATTTTCATCTTCTTTTTTCCATTCATTATCATCTTTTATGTAAACAGTTTCTCTTTTTTTATCAGTGCAATGAACTGGCCTTTGGGTCACGTCTAATGCCTTCAAGTTTGTAGTAATAATATTTGAAATACCTTGAACATAACCTACTTCGCCAATTTTTTCAAGATCAGACAACTGTAATTTAATAGTTTCAACAAAGTCCATAATATTCATCGCATCTTTACAAGTTTCATTTAAAAAAACCTGTAAATTAAATGTTTTATTATGGGAGTTATTAGTTGTATTGTGACTATTTGATGTATTACTACCGGCATTCTTAGCAATTTCCAATACAACATTTTGTTGTTCAAATAACATATTTTTTAATTCAGTATTCTCCTTCATAAGATATTTTACGAGATAATTTATATCCATTTGCTCTTCATCTTCTAGATAGTCTTTATACTGTTGTTTACAATTTTTTTTATGAGACCATAAACCGTTTCGTGAAGAATATTCTTTGTTGCATAAATCGCAAAGATAGATGTTTTTTGATGTAAAATCGTCACAAATTACATCATTTTTACTATATTTAGCATGTTTAGATGTGGAAAGATGTCTGTTCCAATCTCCTCTTTTAGAGCATTTGAAGTCACAAATTTCGCAGCAAAATTTTTGGATGTTTTTGATGTTTTTTTTGTCACAAATTACATCCATAAATTAGGTAAAGAAAAGTTTCTAAATGATTTTTTTAAAAAAATATAAAAAAATTACAATCACATTTTTTTATTTTTTCGTTTAATTTCACACCATAATTTTTAAAATGGTAACAAAAATTTTTCGTCAGTAAGGACATTTTTCACTTTTCATTTTTGGACATTTTTTTTGTCCATTTTTAAAAAGTTCAAATACTTTTCATTTTTTGAATTGATTTTTTTTCGCTTCATGTGTAGTGAATTTTTTTGAGACAAAATTCAACAAATTTAAAGAATTCCCTTCATAATGTAGTGTCTCGGTCTTTAAATCCTTTTTTAAAATATATAAAATTGAATAAAAATAATCAAATATAAATACTTTCATAAATAACTTAAACTTTATACATCATATTAACTAATGAGATTTTTAGTTTTTGATACTGAGACAACTGGATTGCCTCAAAGTAAATTTATTGGACCATCTACATTAAATCTTTGGCCTCATATTGTTCAGTTTAGTTACATTATTTACGATTCTTCACTTAATGATATTGTAGAATCTAAAGATTACATCGTTAAACTTCCAGAAAGTATTCTAATATCGGAAGAATCTTCGAAAATTCATGGAATTACAAATGAAATGTGTAATGATAGAGGAGTTCCTATTGATGAAATACTTGATGAATTCTTTCATCATTTAAGAAATACTGATAGATTAATTGGTCATAATATTGAGTTTGACATTAATATGACCAAAGTTGAATTATTAAGAATTATTAATAACAATTTAGTTTCACAAAAACAAATTAAATTAAATAAAAATAATTTGTATTTCTTATCAATGAATGATAAAATCTCATGTACTTTAAAGGATTCTATTACTTTTTGTAATATTCAATCAACTGATAAATATGGTAAAAAATATCTAAAATATCCAAAATTAATTGAATTACATGAAAAATTATTTAATCAAATTCCTAATAACCTTCATAATTCATTTAATGATATATTAGTAACATTAAGATGTTTTATGAAATTAAAATATGATATTGATTTATTAAATAATTGCGATAAATTTACACAATATTCAAATCAAATCGGATTGATATAAACAAATTTAACTTGAATTATATTTTTTATCATTTAATAAATATATTAGAACTTTGTAATATATTTATACTTTTATATTAATGATATACTTAACTAAGCAGAGCACATTTCACAAATTTCATCATGTTCCTCTTCTGATGGTTTTTGGTCTGGTTCAATTGTAAATTGTTGTGCCTGGTGTTTAGCTTTTCTTCTTAAATAATAAATACCTGTCTTTAATCCTTTCTTCCAAGAATAAAAATGCATAGAGGTTAATGTATTATATGTTGGATCTTCTACCCATAAATTTAAGCTCTGACTTTGACAAATAAACGCACCTCTATCAGCAGCCATATCAATTACATGTTTCATTGGAATTTCCCAGACTATCTTATACTTATTTCTAATATGTTCTGATAACATTGTTAATTGTTGAATCGAACCCTTATTAGCAATAATATTATTCTTTATTTGTTCATTCCAAACACCTAAATTAATCAGTTCTCTCATCAAATATTTATTCACAACAACAAATTCGCCTGCCAAAGTCCTGCGACTATATAAGTTACTTGTAAATGGTTCGAAACATTCGTTAAATCCTAAAATTTGTGACGTAGACGCAGTTGGCATTGGTGCAACTAATAGAGAATTTCTAAGTCCATGTTGTTTAATCGATTCCTTGAGTTTATCCCAATCGTAACGATTACTTGGTTCTACATTCCACATATCAAATTGAAGAATTCCTTCTGATGCCGGAGAACCATCGAATGAACTGTACGCACCTATATATTTCAAGTCACTAGTCTTTTTAATAATATATGATTGTAATTCATATTGATTTAATTCACTCATAATATCTACTTGCCTTGGACAGAATTTTCTTATATACTCTTCCCTTTCAACGGCTATTTCATTGCTTTTTTCTAGTGATGCATGATAAATAGTTTCAAATATTAATTTATTTACTTCTCTCGCCTCATCCGAATGAAAAGGTATATCCATAAGAACAAATGTATCGGCTAATCCTTGAACACCTAAACCAATTGGTCTGTGCTTTAAATTGCTTCGTTTTGTCTTTTCAGTTGGATAAAAATTAATGTCAATTACATTGTTTAAATTATTTGTAATTACCTTTGTAACATGATGAAGCTTATCATAATCAAATTTCTTTGTAACTGGATCCACAAATGTTGGCAGACCAATTGAAGCTAAATTACACACAGCAGTTTCTTTATCGTTTGAGTATTCAATGATTTCTGTACATAAATTAGACGATTTAATGGTGCCAAGATTTTTTTGATTTGACTTGGAATTCGCAGCATCTTTATATAACAAATATGGAGTGCCTGTTTCCATCTGCGCATCTAAAATCTTAAACCATAAATCACGGGCATTAACTGATCTTCTAATCTTACCTGCCAATTCATATTTTTCATATAGTTCAACAAATTTTTCACCGTAAACATCACTTAATCCAGGACATTCATGTGGACACATAAGGGACCATTTACCATTATTTTTTACTCTCTCCATAAATAAATCTGAAATCCATAAAGCATAAAATAAATCACGACCTTTCAATTCTTCATCTCCATGGTTCTTTTTCATTTCTAAAAAATCTTCAATGTCAGCATGCCATGGTTCCAAATAAATTGCGAATGAACCATTACGCTTTCCGCCTCCTTGGTCAACGTATCGTGCGGTATTATTAAATACACGTAACATAGGTACTATACCATTTGAGGTACCATTTGTGCCTAAAATATGTGTTCCTTTCGCACGAACATTATGAATATGTAATCCAACACCACCAGCCCATTTAGAAATCATCGCACAGTCTTTTAATGTATTATAAATACCATCTAAACTATCATCTTCCATTGCTATTAAATAACAACTGGATAACTGTGGTCTAGGAGTTCCTGCGTTAAACAACGTTGGTGTAGCGTGTGTGAAATATTTTTGTGACATTAAATCATAGGTTTCTTTCACTAGGTTTAGTGAATTTTTGTTTTTTATATCTCCATGAATTCCGACAGCAGTTCTTAACCACATATGTTGTGGTCTTTCAATAATCCTGCTATTGAGCTTAAATAAATATGCTCTCTCCAATGTTTTAAATCCAAAATAGTCTATAAGATAATCTCTTTCATGAACAATCATATTGTCTAACTCTTTTATATACATTTTTGTAAATTGCCAGAGAGAATCAGAAACTAGTGGTCGATTTTCACCATGTACATCTTTAAACTCATACAAATCTTTCATAACATTATAAAATGAATGGTCTGTATTTTTTTGATGATTTGAGACAACAATTCTGCCGGCTAAAGTAGCATAATCTGGATGATTTGTTGACATCACAGCACATTGTTCAGCAGCTAATTCATCAATTTTTGATGTAGGAATTTTATCGTATAATTGGTCGATTACTTTCATTACAAGCGACTGGTAGTTTATATGAATCCCTGCTTCCAAACCTAATTTTCTGATTCTATTTAAAATCTTATCAAAAGATAAATCTTCTAGGTCACCATTTCTCTTAACTACGCGCATTTCCATTGTATTATCCATTTTATATACAATATTTTATCAAATTAGTTTTAAACCGATTTTTTTATTAATTAAATCAAAATATTTAATAAAATATATATTATATATATGAATAAATTTGTTTTTTTACTTTTAATAATAATAATAGCTGTCGGATTGCCATTAGTATTTAATATTTCTAATATTCTTGAAGGATATTCTAATTATTCATTAGACCAAGCAACTGGGTCTATTCCTGATTCACAAACGCAAGTATTAGTTCAAGATACTTATCCGCCAATTGGTAAAAACGAACTTTCAGATGATACATCAAGCGATATATGGTGGCATTACCCTATTTTTAAACTTGGATCATACGCACAGATTACAAATAATATAAGATATCCAAAAAATCCAGATAACGGAAGATGTATGCCTGCATCTATGTGCGGAGCATTATATTACGATAAAAAAATAGGAAATAATATTGTTAAACCATTACCTCCAGTTAATTCCGATTATGGAACAAGAATAGGTTATTTTACAACTGATGAACAAGTTATTACAAGTTTACCATACAGAACTGATATGCCGAACATTTTATATTAATTTTACGTTCAATTATTTTAATCTTTAATATATATATGTCTAATAATTCACCAATATCTCTTTCATTTGAAAACCAATCATTTTATGATATTGAAAGCGATTATTCATCACAAGACTCTGCGATTGAATCGCCTAATAATAATATTATTAATGATAATAATATTAGTAGATGTAATAAAATTCTGATTTTTAATAGAACTATTTACTTTTTATTTATATTATCAATTTCATTTATTATTTATGAACATTATGAAAGTATATTGTTTTATTTACATCAGATATATAATATTTTTTAAAATTAATTGTCAATTTTAATTATTTTTAGAAAACAATCATCATTTGTAATGTATTGTTTTGTGGGTTGTTCTTTTTTTGGTTTTTTATTAGGAGCTCTATGTTGAAAGCCTGTTATTCGCTCCTCCTCAATAGTTTTCCATACTTTTTCTAATTGTCCAACATTATTTTTAAACCATTCTTTGTTTCTAGATACTAAAACACAACTCAATTTCTCTAATCTCCAATATATAAATTTAAGAAATATATATTTATATGGTTCAGATTCATATTTATGTACGATTGTTTCCTCCCAGTTAGATATGTCGTCTGGTTTCCATAAATTTAAAGGCATATATTCATAGTAAGGTCTTCCGTCACTAGTATGAAAATGAACTATAATACCTTTATAGGACCCATCTTTTGTTGTTACATAACTATTAAATTCTTTATCATCAATAATACCTGAAGCTGAATCGTTTCTATAACTTTGATAGTCAGGATATTCTGTAAATTTAGTTTCTAAAAAATCACATTCATCTAAGTCACACACTTCCATCTGTAATTGCATCTGAACCCAATACTCCTTTTTTGGTATTCCATTTATTTCTCTATTTACAATATTTTTAATTTCTAGCATACGTCCATATCTTCCAGTGTTAGATTGAATGACAATACCATCAGGAGATGCGCCAATAAATTTATATAATGGATGTTTAATACAACCAAAATCTTCTACTTTTGAATCATAAATATGTTCATATAGCATTACAGATAAAGGTTCATACTTCTGACCCCAGTGTAAAGTCGTGTTTGTATTAATCATCTTAACTTCTTCATCTATTGGTTCTATTGAAAAATCTTTCAAAGGTTGACATTTTTCATAAATTAACTGATTTATTGTACTCTGACTTTCAAAAGCCTTCCATGCGTTACTCGCTGTAATTAAATTCCATCGAAATTGATACCATTCTGGTGTTCTTTGAACGGGTTGTGGTATTTCCCTCAATGATTGTATTTTTTTTTCAATAATAATTTTTTCATTTGTTTCTAGGTTATCAGCATCAGCATCGTCATCGTCATCATCTTCTTTAACTTGAATAGACCTTTCTGGATGAAAAGTAGTAATGTAAATATTAAAAGCATCTTCCAGCAAATCATCCATATCATCTTGAATATATTCACTATCTAGAATATGATCTTCCATTTGAACATAGAACATTTCTTTTATTTCTTCTAATAAAATATCATGAAAATTAGGTTCGGATATTACTGTTGGATTTTCTATCATGAACTCTTCCATAAGATGTAATGCTGTTTCAACAATTTCAATAGCATGTTCTTCCGTAAATATAGTAGGTTCATCTTCAAATACTAATTCACTTGTTATATCCTGTAATTCATCTAAATCTGATAAATATATAGTAACCATATATTACTATATATTGTTTAAATCTTTTTAATATTATTATATTAAAATTAATATTCCTCGTCTTCTTCAGAATCGGAATTATTAGTGCTACTTTCCTTTTTCCTAAAAGTTCCTTGACTCTTTTTAGGTGCTAAAGATTTAAGAGTTGATATTCTTTTATCAATATTTTTAAGTGTAAAATGCTTGCTATTTTTGATATAACATAATGCTGGTATTTCAATAATAGCACCTTTTTCTTTATCATATACAACGTCTTTCACACGTAATAATTTTTTACGGTCTAATGAGTCTTTTAAGAAAGAAAGTAATATCTTTTCTTCCTCTTCCGTTAAATTATTTTGTTTTTTATAAATTTCAACAAATTCTTGTAATTTCTTTGTTTTAACAGTTTTATTTAGTTTACACCATGGTTCGCTAATGTTATTGAATTTATCTTTTTCTAAGAATTTGTCAAGATTAGATAAATCATTTGATGATTTTGTTTCCGGTAATGAAACACCATTTAATAATAATGTTTTGTATTTAATATTCTTAAGTTCTACACATTCTGTAGTGGTCGATATTTCTTCCATCTTATAATATAATATGTAAAGTTAAGTTTAACTCAATTTCATAAAATATATATTTATTGTTGTATATTTATATCAATTATAAATTAAATATATATAAGTATTTTATATATGGAGGATTCAAATACTAAAAACGTGATATTTAATGTACGTAAAATAAATGAAAAACGTCAATCAATTGAACCCCTAAAAAAGAATAAGAATAAAAAGAGGATTGAAGCTGAAAATTGGACATTTAATTCTGATGATTACGCTCATGAAAATCAAATAAAAAATATAAAGAATTTATTTGAAAATAATTATATTTCAAAAGATGAAATGTCAAAAATAGTTTTACAACAAATAAATAGAAAAATATATGGATATAAACAACAAGATATTATTAAAAAACTTTTAGATACAGAAAAATTTATAAATTTGGAGTCTATAATTAATAAAATGATTGAATGCGAACTAAAATGTTATTATTGTAAGTGTGAAATGAATATTTTATATGATATAGTGAGAGAAATGAAACAATGGACTGTTGACAGAATTAATAATGATTTAGGTCATAATATCGATAACTATTATCTAGCATGTTTAGAATGTAATTTAAAGAGAAGAAGAAGGAGTGACGATAAATTTTTATTCACCAAACAAATGAAATTGGTAAAAATTTGTGAAGTGTCAAATAATGATGAGACTTCGTTAGTTTAATAATAATAAATAATCTTATAATATTATTAAATAATGGATTTTAACCAATATTTAGAAGAAAATAGATATACTGAATCATCAAAAAAAGAAGAGGACATTAACAACAAAAAATATTTACTTAAATGGAGTGATGGACAACCATATGAGAGAACAAGAAGAATGAAACATCAAATTCAAATAGAGAATGAAGAATTTAGTAAAAAAATGGAAACTACTGCGTATTCATCCTCTTTAAATCATGATGAAAATACATGGGACATTTTAAATCAAACTCTCTCGGGTTCAGGTTTTAAAGTTTCAAATAAGAGAGAAGAGCTTGGCGATAAATTGGCAAATCGTGATATGGTTCAACAAATAGGTTTCAATCCATTTTTAGGTCAAAGTAATTATGTCGATGATATATCAATTAGAGATCAATTTTTGAAACCAATTAATACTACTCAAGGTGAAAAAATTTAAAGAGTAAAATTTTTAAGCAAGCGACTTAGAACACATTGTATATAGTAATCTATTCATAAAGTAAGCGAGAAATGCGTTAAATAATATAATTACTCCAGCAGAAATTATTCTAAAGTTTAACTTGTTAAAATTAGTCATAACAAAATATAATTCATTCAAAATTATAATAATCATGCTTATAAAAAATATACCAGATACTATCAAGAAATAAACACAATTTGATTTATCTAAAGGTCCGAAAAAGGATGAAATAAATTTCAACATTATATTATATATAAAGTTTTTTATAATTTTAAATATTATAAAAATTAAACTACTTAAATAATTATTAAAGTATTTTAATAAATGAGTATTGTTAATAACTATACGACACAAAACGAATTATTACTAAATAATTTATTAGAGTTTTATCAGAGGGATGATAATTTAACTAAAATGTTGAAAATTATTACTGGAGAATCGAAAATTTCATTAAGAATCGTAGACTGGTTTGCTACTAATTACGCTAAGAAAAATTATACATTATATGATACAATAAATCATAGTGGCGAAAAAATTCGGTTTAAGGTTTACTTTGATTATAAGCTCAAATTGAAAGCATACAGTAAAAAAAGATTTGACCCATTTTGCCGCTGGGAAAGGATAAGCATTCCATATAAAAATGGAACATGTATTGAAACCACTATCGGACAATTGAACTTTTTCAAATGGGCACTCGAAAATGGTGTCATTAATTATATTGACGAAAATTATGATGTGATTGAAAAGGACATGAACAGTCGTAATAGTACGTCAAAGAGGAAGGAAGGTTTGATCGATAACGCGAAGACACGAAAGAAGAGAGAAGAGTTGTCAATTTCCGCTACTAAAAGCATCAAGAAAGAAGATGTTGAAATTGTTGTCAAGTTTCATTAGTGTTTGGTTTTGCTTTTAAAAACAAAAGCTTTCGTTTTTAGAAATCGAAAACAATTATATAAATAATGATTTAAAGACTAATTTATTATTTATGTATAATGGAAATGGAAACTATCAATATAGTTGAACTCATTGAAAAGAACCCTATAACAAAGTTATCAAAAGATTATAATGTTAAATTATTAACAAAAATTAAAGAACAATTTACCGATTTTGAACAACAATTATTTTTATCGAGTTTTTATTGTTATCTTAATTGCGACCCTAAAAATGATTTTGTAATTGATTTAGATAAAATATGGAAATGGTTAGGGTTTAGTCAAAAAGTAAACGCAAAAACTTTATTAGAAAAACAATTTATTATTGACAAAGATTATATAAAATCGCTTTTGTTGCAACAAAAGCAAACACCACAAACCAAAGGAGGTCAGAATAGAGAAATCTTTATGTTAAATATTGAAACTTTCAAGAAATTTTGTTTAAAAGCCGGGACAAAAAAAGCTGATGAAATTCATGATTACTACATTAAATTAGAAGAGTTAATACATAACATTACACAAGAAGAATGTAATGATTTAAAATTATTATTAGAACAAAAAAATAAAGAATTAGAAAACGGAAAATCACAGACAGAAAAGGAAAAAGAAGAATTAAAAGAAAAAACATTATTGGAACAATTTCCTTTAAACACTCAATGCATTTATATTGGATTAGTTGATAATAAAACTCTCGGCAAACCTAACAGCAAAATGTATCATGAAACAGTCATTAAATTTGGACAGAGTAATAATCTAAATGAAAGAGTGAAGACGCATAAAAAAACATATGATAATTTTAGATTATATAATGCTTTCAAGGTAAAAAATAAGATTGAGATTGAAAATTGTATTAAAAAACACCCTACATTAAAAAACAGATTAAGAATTGTAACGATAGATGATATAGCACATAGAGAATTAATCGCATTAGATGATGAAGAATTTACATTGGATAAAGTAGAACAATTAATTAAAGATGTAATTAGAGAGAATGAATATAATGTCGAAAATTATAATTTACTCTTAAAGAAAAATGACGAGTTACAAAATGAAATCTATAGATTAAAAGATGAAATTAGAGAACAGAGCAAGTCTTTAGAAAGTAGTAATAAAAAAATCCAAAAATTAGAATATGATGTTACAGAAGATATTAAATCTAAAATAGCAAGCAATTATGCTATTTGTAAATATGGATATTTTTTATATGCGTATCAATATGAAGATATGCGATTTGTATGTTCTATTACTAGACAAAAGGATTATGACACTCTTTTAAAAAATCTGAAAGAATTATATCCATCAGGCGAAATGATTTATAAGTTAAAATGTTCTTATCCATTAGCTGAACGAAATATGACGTTTCTTTTAAAGCATAATTGCTTATCTCTTGGACAGAATAAATTTGAGTGTTCGACTGATAATATTAAAAAGATATTAGATGTAGCTATCAAGTTAGAAGATTTATTAATGGAACAGGCTAAAGATATTGATACTTTATCAGATATTTTGTCTGGCAATAAAGTTGTAAAAAATAATGTTGATGTTGATCCTGAAGTTCCTGTTGTAAGAAAAGCTAAGCGTGCGATTGATAAAATTAATAAAGATACAGGTGAAGTGATCGCAACTTATGAAAGCATAGAAGCTGCTGGACGCGCTGAAAATTTAACAACAGGAACGGCAATCGGCACTGCAATTCGCGAGTCGCGTTTATGTAAAGGTTTTTTATGGCGTTATTCTGGTGTATCAAAAGAAGAACAATTCGCAGAACAACCTGTAATAAAAATTTGTTGTAAAAATGGAGAGAAAATGTGTTTTAAAAATATAGCTGAAGCAGCTAAGGACGCAAACGTTTCAGCTCCAGCATTAAGAAGACGTATATTAACAGATGTTCATGTAAATAATCACCATTGGGTATTTGATAAAAATGCTACACATTATAATTAAAAATTGTTATTTTATAAAATAATTTTTAATTTAAAATTAAAAAACTTAAAATAATAACATAGATAATATGTAATGGGAAACAAACAATCATCATCAATTAAAATAAATTACGAAGATGTCCAATATATAATAAAAAATTCAGAAGGACATTTATTAATAAATACTCTCTCTTCTACAGAACAAAATTGTTTAATACTTAATACGATAAATATAAATAATGAAGAAAATGTTATAAATAGTTGTATAAAAAGAGGTGCGAAAGACATAAAAATAGTGATATATGGTAAGAATAGTAACGATGAAAAATTATATAACAAATATAATCAGTTATATTCTCTCGGATTCTATAATGTATATATTTATACTGGAGGTTTATTTGAATGGTTAATGCTTCAAGATATTTATGGAGAGAATGAATTTCCAACAACAAAAAAAGAATTAGATATATTAAAATACAAACCAAATAAGGTTCTGAATGTGCCACTATTGGAATATTAATATTCTCTTTAAGTAGATTTATTTTAATATATTTCTCAAATACTTAAAGCCAGATACACTACATATTGAAGGAGAATTATGATATTTCATGAAATTTGATGAAAATACTTCCCTACACATGAAGAGAAAAATTTTGATTTAAAAAAAATGAAAAGTATTTGAACTTTTGAAAAATGGACAAAAAAAATGTCCAAAATTGGATAGGCGAAAAAGTCCTTACTGACGAAAAATTTTTGTTACGATGTTGAAAAATTATCGTCATAAACTAAATCATTAAAAATATTTTGTTATTGTAAATTTTTCGTAATTTTTTTGAAGTTTTTTTTCTTGATGGAAATAAATGGAAACTTTAGGAAATAATTTAGTGGCAAAAAGTGGCACGGAAAATTACTATTGTAAAAAATGTGACTATAAATGCTCTAAAAAATATAATTGGGAAAAACACATATTGACACTAAAACATAATATGGAAATAAATGGAAATGGCAAGGAAATGGCAAAGTGGCAAAAAGTGGCAAATCATCGATGTAATAATTGTGAAAAAGAGTTTAAGACTAATGCTGGTTTATGGAAACATAAACAAAAATGTATTTCTAATAATATTGAGACGTCCAACAAACTCAGCGAACTCGATAAAGATGAACTTATAATTACCCTTCTTAAACAAAACGCTGAACTCATAAAAGGTCAGCAAGACATGATGATTAACCAACAAGATATTATGCTTAAATTAACTGAAAATGGAATAACAAATAATAGTCATAATAATACGAATTCTCATAATAAAGCATTCAATCTGAATTTCTTTTTAAATGAAACATGTAAAAACGCAATGAATATAACTGATTTTGTTGATTCCATAAAACTACAACTGATTGATCTTATGGATGTAGGCGAATTAGGATATGTAGATGGAATTTCAAAGATTATAGTTAAAAATTTAAATAACTTAGATGAAAGCATCAGACCAATACACTGCACTGACAAGAAAAGAGAAACCATGTATATAAAAGATCAAGGACAATGGAATAAAGAAGATGATAAGAAAACTAAACTAAAGAAAGCAATAAACAAAATTGTCGATAAAAATATAAGATTACTTCCACAGTTTCGAGAGAAATACCCTGATTATAAAGATTCCAGATCAAAAATTTCAGACATCCATGATAAACTAGTTATAGAAGTAATGGATACAGACGATAATAAGAAGGAAAAAATTATACATAATATTTCTAAAGTAACTGGTATAAAGGGGAATTAATTATTTTAATTTTTATTTTAATTTAGTAAATACTTATCAATCGCAATATTAGATAATTCATCAGCCCGTTTATTTTGGTTTCTATATACGTGACAATATTCAATATTATCAAAAAATGCTTCAATTTCTTTAGCTTTTTCATACAAACCAATTAAATTTATAGATTTACATTTATAGAACCCTTTCATTTGGTTAATTACTAATAAACTATCACCTTCTACTTTAATATTTTTAATATTAAGAACACGGGCTTGTTGTAGTCCTAATATCAACCCAGCATATTCAGCATGATTATTTGTAGCGTTCTCTCCAACAAGAAAATCCTCAGACCATATTTCTTGACCGAAATGATATATAACAGCACCTGCGCCTGCTAATCCAGGGTTGCCTTTGGCACAACCATCAAAATTTAGTTTATAATCAAATTCAGGATATATTTTAATATTTTTCTTGTTATCTTTTTTAAAATTTGTGTCAATTTTTGGCAGCATATTACTATATAGATATATTAATAAGATATATCTATATTACTTATATTTATATAAAAATTTACTTAAATATATTTATATTAAGTAATATAAAGAATGTTATATTGGCTACTATTTTTCTCGTTATTTTTAAACTCGGTTTTATCTGATACTGAATGTCCATATGTATCAGCAATTGGAGACAGACGTATCAATAAAGATAAATTACGCTTAGTTCAGTATAATGTAGAATGGTTATTTATTGACTATTATAGTCCTATGAATTGTCCAGGTAGTGGTTGTACATGGGTTAATCAAAGTGAAGCAGATATTCATATGGATTATGTTACAAAAGTTGTTAAAGAATTAAATCCAGATATTATAAATTTTTGTGAGATAGAAGGATGTGATGAACTTAGTATTTTAAAAGATAAATTAAATGATAATACATATAATACTTACTTGAAAAAGGGGACTGATACAAGTACCGGTCAAAATGTAGGTATGCTTACACGAGTAGACCCTCTAGTTAATTTATATAGAACTGAGTTAAAATATAGTTATCCAATATCAGGATCAAAATGCGGATATACTGGTTCAAGTGGTTCATCAGGAGTAAGTAAACATTATATAACAGAATTTAAATTGAATGGATATAATATTGCGTTTATAGCAGCTCATTTACTGGCTATACCAACAGACTCATCAAGATGTGCTCAGAGAGAAGCTCAAGCATCTGTTTTACAAAATATTATTTTTAATTATATTAGTAAAGATTATGAAATAATTATGCTTGGTGATTTTAACGACTATGATGCTGAAGTTCTTGATATAAATGGTAATAAACCTACTTCAAGAGTTTTAGATATTTTAAAAGGCAATCAAGGCGAATTAAGTGGTCTCTATACACTTCATAATGTAGCGGAAGAAATTGTTCAAAATGAACGATATAGTGATTGGTGGGATTCTGATAAAAATTGTAATACATCATCCCAAAAAGATTTTTCGATGATAGACCATGTATTAGTTACAGATGCTATAAGAAAAAATATAGCTGATGTTTATATTTATCATGGATACAACGAATATTGTGGAAAATATAATTCAGACCATTTTCCAGTGGTTGTAGATTTAATCTTATAAATATTTTGCTTTATTTGTGTATGAAACTTTTAATAGTTAAAACCCACTCATCTAAAATATTTTTATTTTTATAAATATCATTATTTCCGTTTAATATTAATTGTTCTTCACATACACATTCATTTGATGATGTATCTAGCATTTTTTCATGATATTTATCGCACGATTGAAGATATTCGATTGGAATATTACTTTCACCATCTCTGTGTCTTTTGACTATACGTTCATGGCAGATTTCAGGGTCAGTTTTAACATAAATAATTTTATCAATAGGATATTCTTTAGAAAAAGCATCAAACCATTTTAAGTAAATTTGATAATTTATGTGTTCAATTTTTCCAGAATCATACAACATTTTCGCAAATACCATTTTATCAGTACATAAACTTCTCTCTGTAATAATAATATATTTAGAGATTTGAGTATCACTATCATTTTTACTATGTAAAGATTTAATCTGTAATACAGTATCCTTCAATAAATTTAAACGTGAAATATATGCCATCATTTGAAATGAAAATGAATACTTATCTTGATCGCTATAAAATTTCTCTAGAATCGTGACATCATTCTCATCTTTAATATTAGACCATTCATCAACAGGTTCTTTTAAGAAAATGATATAAGGATTATTATTGAATTCTTTTTTTAAATTGTCTAATAGGGTAGACTTTCCAGAACCAATATTACCTTCAATAGAAACAATTTGAAATTCCATGACTATATATATTTTATAGATTAATTTTTATACCTATTTAAAATATCAATTTTATTTAATAAAAAAATTGATATTTAAAATAAATATAAAGATAAAAGCATATTATTAAGTAATTAAACCAACACTAAGATGGACTTAAAACAACGTAAACTTAACAAGTCTGAATGGGAATCAATTGAGATTCCTGTTTCTGAATCTGAGTTAGATATTTTACAACTAATTATTAAGGGTTTTCATGATGTATTGATTAGAATTAATAATACCAATTCTATCTTTACATTTTTAAAGATAGAATTTTCAGAAAAGATGGAAGATTATATATATAATAGATATTTGCGAACAAGAGCTGAAAAAATTGAAGATAAAATTAAGGAATTATCTAGAGATTATAAGTCAATGAAAATTGACGCAAATATAAAACCAAATTCAGCTGATAAGATAAGATTAGAAAGATTTGATGAAGCGTCTATTAAAAATAACGATATTTATGAGTTTATATTGTTAGAAATTATAGAAAAATTATTATTAAATGTAAAAACAAATAATGTAAAATTATTTCATTATTATTATTATACTCTTTATAAACTTATTAGAAATAATGTAATTCGTTTAAATAGACATTTAAAACAATTAACACTTATTATTCTTAATAAATTTGAGGATGATATTGATAAATCTATTATTATAGAAAATGCTGTAGATTTTATTGAGAAAAATACCAAATTACTTAAATACGGAGATTTAGTGCTTTATGAACATCAAAAGGAAATATTTACTGTAATAAAAACGCCAGGACCTAAATTAATATTATATATGGCTCCAACTGGAACAGGTAAAACATTAACTCCAATCGCTTTATCAGAACAAAAAAAAATTATATTTGTATGCGCTGCTAGACATGTAGGGTTAGCATTAGCTAGGTCAGCTATATCAGTAAATAAAAAGGTCGCATTTGCGTTTGGTTGTTCAAGTGCTGATGATATAAGATTACACTATTTTGCGGCAAAAGAATATACATTAAATAAAAGAACCGGCGCCATTAAGAAAGTAGATAATAGTGTAGGAGATAATGTTGAGATTATTATTTGTGATATTAGGTCTTATTTACCAGCAATGTATTATATGCTAGCATTCTTTCCGGCAAATGATATAGTAACGTATTGGGATGAACCAACAATTACAATGGATTATGACGAACATGAATTTCATAAAACAATTAGAAAAAATTGGAAGGAAAATGTTATTCCAACTGTAGTATTATCATCGGCAACTTTACCAAAAGAAAATGAATTAACAGAAACGATTCCTGATTTCTTAAATAAATTTCCTGGAGCACAAATATGTAATATTATAAGTCACGATTGTAAAAAATCTATTCCAATAGTGAATAAGGATGGTTATGTAGTTCTGCCGCATTATTTAACAGATAAATATGACGAAATGTTGAAGATCGCAAATCATTGTAGTAATTATCTAACATTATTAAGATATTTTGATTTAAAAGAAGTAGTAGAATTTATTACGTTTGTTAATAAAAATAGCTACGCTAGCAATAGAATGCGTTTAGATCGACATTTTGAAGATTTAAATTCTATAAATATGAAAAATATTAAAATTTATTATATTGAAATGTTAAAAAATATTAATATCCTAAATTGGTCTTTAATTTATAGACATTTTATCGATAATAGAAGACCGCGAATATTAGAAAATACAGTAATTGATTCAAAAGGAAATAAAATTCAAAAGGTGCGCAGTTTAGGTCCAGGCATTGGTTCAACATCAACAAATTCATTACTAGGAGCCCCTATTTCTAGATTAGCATCTGAACAAATAATACATAGGGAACCTGTTCCTCAAGGAACATCGGGCGTGTATGTTACAACTAAAGATGCGTACACATTAACTGATGGTCCAACTATATTTATTTCAAATGACATTGAGAAAATTTCTAAATTTTGTGTTCAGCAAGCAAATATTCCAAATGCTGTTATGGAAGATATTATGAAAAAGATTGAATACAATAATATTATTAATCAACAAATCAACGATATAGAAGATGAAATAGATGTAATTAAAGAAGAAGTCGAAAAGCGTGTAAAAAATAGTGTAGATGAATTTCATAAAGGAACTCGTGTAACTGGAAGAACTAAAAGTAATAAAGACCCTAAAAAGTTGAGTAAAGATGTTCCAGATGAAATGTTAAACAAAGGAGCTTTGAATAAAATGACTGAAAGAGTGAATGGATTACGAGCAATGATTAAACGAGCTTCATTGAATGACGCATTTATTCCAAATAAAAAAGCTCATATTGATAGATGGGCACCAGATTCATCTATTACAAACGCATTTTCAAGTTCAATTGACGAACAAATAGTATCTGATATAATGGCGCTGAATAAAGTGGATAATTTATGGAAAGTATTACTTATGATGGGAATTGGTGTATTTATTAATCATGAAAATATTACTTATACAGAAATTATGAAAAAATTAGCTGACGAGCAGAAATTGTATATGATTATTGCTTCCAGTGATTATATTTACGGAACAAATTATCAATTTTGTCATGGTTTCTTGAGCAAAGATTTGGATTTAACTCAAGAAAAAGTAATTCAAGCTATGGGACGAATTGGAAGAAATAATATTCAACAGACTTATACAGTTCGGTTTAGAGATGATTCGCAGATATTAAAGTTATTTACTTCTGATACTGAAAAACCAGAGGTAATAAATATGAATAAGTTGTTTAATTCTAATAAGGTTAAATATGAGAATGGTGAATATATTGAGATTCCAGATGATGATGATGCTGATTTAATTGAAGAAACTTGTGAAGATTTTGAACCATATAATTCAAATGAAGAAGAAGTAACACATACTACTTCAAATGTGGTTTTACAAGACGTTGATGAAGATGCTTAAATATATATTTATGGCATATCTGAACTTTGAGGCATTGGTATAAGTCTAATATAAAAAGAAGTATTTCTCCATCTATTTCCATATACATCTCTTAAAGTATATTCATCATGATAATTAATTTTAGGTGCTAATTCTGGGTCACGTCCATTAATATTGTTATATTGGTCGCCTTCTATAATTTCAATATTCCGATTAGGTTCATAATAGTTAAATTCATTTTCAACTGATTCTATGAATTTTTTAATTGTAATATCAGGATTAAATGAAAAATAAAATGTTCTCTCTGTATAAGCAATTTTAAAATAAAATGTATAAAATTCATTTATTTCAGACATTAATAATTAATAGAAATATTTATATTTATATTAATTTATATTTAAAATAATAAAATGACTGATAATTTTGCTCCTAATTCTTTATAATAAAAATTATTATATGGAATATTATTTTGTAATGATTTTGCTAATGTTTTATCACTCATCTTGAGTTCTCTAATACAATCATACTTACACGAAAATTCTTTAATTAAATCATACTGTCCTATTCCACTTTTATATAGTAATGGCTCTCCATTTTTCACTTCAAAATCTTGTATTAAATTCTGTTTATGAGCCACAAACCAAATAAATGTGGTCAGATGATAATTTTTCAATTATATCAAGAAATATTCCTCCTTCTAATAATTGACCTTTATTACAATTTTTATATTCATCATAATTTATATCATTACAATTACAATATACACCATAATTTATATAATGTTTTTTTTGTTGTTCTTCATCACAATATTTTATATATTTATTAAAATATTCTTCAGTTATAATTTCAGAAAGCCATTTCTCTGCCTCTAAAATAGCATCTTTTTCAGTTTTTCCAAATTCAAATTCTATAGTATATTTTTTATGGCAAAAACATCTAAATATATCAAATGTAATTTTCTTAACATACTTAATTTTGTCATCAATTTCAGTAAGGTATCTATAATTGAATATATTTTCATTTCCAATAAAATATGCTCCATATTTTTGTTTGACTTTTACTTTTAACAACATAATTTGTTCATTAATGTCATATTCTTCTGGTAATACCATTTTTAAGTTTAGTCTTACATCATTATGCATTTTATCAAATACTAAATGTTCTTTTCCTCTAGTGTTTATTAAAGAAACATATTTTGGTAATTGAATTCCTGTCTTTTCTGGATAAATATTCTTTTCTAAATCGTCCACTACTTTATTAGCTTGTTTTAATTTATCTTGTATAGAAATTTTTTCTGATTTAGTTGTGACCCAATGTTTATCTAATTTTGGATGTTTTTCGACTTTGAAAAATTCTCGTTTTTTTGTATGTTCTTTATCTAACCATTCATGATAGTAAACTACATATTTTTTCATCATTTCTTGTGTTATTCCTTCAGGTAAATCTTTAGCACTATGTTTTCTCTCTCTCTTTGTTCCATTTTTTATACCCTTTGAATTTTGTTCTTGTTCTTTTCTTGTAGCAATTCTTAAATTTTCCCAAGTATTATTTAATGGGTCTTGGTCTATATGGTCTACACTAATATTTTTTGTCCCTTTTCCATTACCATAACATCCTGTTATAATTTGATGAATATATATATTTAATGAACAAAGTATATAACCATTTTGATGCTTATACCAAGTAATTTTTTTTTTGATAGATTCTTCATAATCTAAAATTTTTTGATAACTTTCAGAACACAGCTTACAAATAGTGTCTTTTTCACAATACATTAATAAATATTCTTTATCATTTTCTTTTATCTTCCATAAAGGATTTTTCATTATATTTGCGTCTTGACCTGATGTTATATAATGACCTTTTATATATTCAATAACATTATATTTCTTTATAATATTTTCATGATAAAAGTGATATATTTCAACATTACATTGTCTTAAATCATAATTATTATTATTATTAAACTTAAAATACACACTTTCATTGTTATAATTAAATATAAAATCTAAATAAGTAAATCTTTTATAGTTATAAGTATAAGATGGATAAATCTCATTTTCAAAATCATTAAATATAAAATTTTTATTGAAATTTATAATCTTATCCTTATCTTTATAGTCAATAAGATAAACTTTATCACCAAAAGTAATAGTTCCACAATTTAATAATTCATCTGTTCCATATACTGGTTTCATTTTTGATAATATTTTATTATCATTCGCTTCAAAATATGAATCAATTTTATTAATATTCATATTATGATATTATTTGTAATGTAGTCTTTAAGTAGTTTTGGGAAATAAAAAATAAAATATAATTGTATATAATTTTGAATACCACCCAGACCGCTCAGTTGGAATATGCTAAACCTCCCATACCACTCATAATACGTAAGACGTTATAGTTAGTGGCGTAGACGCGAACCTTAGCAGTCTTGGTTCCCTCAACAGTGGCATTTGACAAGACCAATTGAAGTGTGGCGTTATCAATTCTGGAGAAGTTGCAGGTGCCGCTTGGTTGGTGTTCCTCTGGACGAAGAGCGAATGAGTAAACATTAATACCTTCATCAGGGTTGCGGGTGTGGGCTTGGTAAGGTTGGACCCAAGAGAAGTAGGTTCCTTCACGCTCAGAGAAGCGATCTTGGCCGTTAAGTTGAAGCTTAGCGGTGACAACAGGATTCATACCCCAACAGTGCATGTCAAGAGAGGTCTCAGACAAGACGAAGGTGCCGGCATCAGAGACACCAGAGTTTTCGTTGTGAGAAGCGCTAGTTCCAGATTGAAGAGCAGCAATAGTGGCAGCATCAAGACCTTCGGTATTCAAAGGAACTTGAGGTCCACCCATGTTGACTTCGTTGTAAGGGTTGGAAGGTCCGTGCCAGTATCCAGTGAATGAACCGAACATAGCTTCGGGATTGTAGTCAAGAGCACCAGCATCTTGGAAGAGACCACGGGCATCAATGTAAGCACGGGAATCAGCAGCAAGACCAGCAGGTCCACCGAAGGCATGGATGGCATTGGGAAGAGCATCGATGGCATCAGTGTAGTTGAAAGGTTGAGCACCAAGAACCTTGAATAAAAGAGCATCACAAGTTAAGGATGAGCAGTAATCAACGTTTTGGTCAGGTTGAACAACCCAGATCAACTCCTTAACGGGATGGTTGAAGTTCAACTTAATCTTGTTGGATGAAGAACCGACAGACTCGTCACCAGTGAATTGAAGTTGAGTAATCAAATACTCGTGAGGGTTTTGTGCCATTCTTCTACGTTCATCAGTGTCCAAAAACACGTAATCAACATACAAAGAAGCAGCGACCAAAGATTGGTTGTAAGCAATGGTAGCAGGAACAGGACGTCCAACAGAGTATTGGTTAGCAGCACCACCATAAGGGTTAGAATTGCAGTTCAAGGTAGTAACAGCCCACAAACATTCATCAATAGGTCTGATATCAAGATTAATCTTGACTTCGTGGTATTGAAGAGCAATCAAAGGAAGAGCAAGTCCAGGGTTGGTACAGAACCAAAATTGAAGAGGAACATACAATGTGGTTTCAGGAAGAGCATTGCGAGGAGCGCAAACTTGACGAGGAGCCATAGAGTCACAAGGTGATTCGACGTCAGAGAAGGAAGGATCAGTGATGAAGGTAAGTTGGGTAGTGTTACCAATCATCTTGAAGTAACCGCGTTGTTGTTCAGAAGTCATGGTCAATTGGTTCCAGATGTGCATCCAGTCACCATATTGACGATCAATTCTTTGACCACCGATTTCAACCTCAACTTGAGCAATCAATTGCTCACCAGGGAAATCAAGCCAACGGGCATAAACACCGGTATTTTGTCCGGTTGTGTAGTTTCCGAGACCCATAAGTTGGTTGATCTCAGGAAGAGTAACTTGTAAATAAGTACGGTAAGCAAGATCTCCGTTTCTGGAGATAACACATTGGACACGACGTCCAAAATCGGCTTGACCGTTGAAAGTTTGTTCGATTGATTCGATGGCAAAGTTAGTGTATCTACGATACGTAACTTTCCAGAAAGTGATTTGAGGATTACCTGTACATTTCCTCTACCTTATTTTTCAATAAGGATTAGACTATATCTTAAAAAGAATTTACATATTTTTTTGTATTGCTAATTCTATATTTAACGCAAATTCTTCCGAAAACCATTTAGTCGTTGAACCTTCTTCTTTAAATTTTTCTAATTTTTCTAAAATATTAGTTATTTGATTTAGATCTATATTTTGTTTTTTTGACGAATTGTAAGCAGTAGTAACTGGCATTAAATTCGTCCAATTCCAACATTGTAACTTTTGTTTTTCATCAGTTAAATCAAATTTGCTTACTGGTATAATATGATCTATAGACCAAAATGAACCATAATTTTCCCAATTCATTTCACTAGTAAAGTTGAACTCAAACCATTCTCGTAAAAATTGAATATTACAACCGATATAATTCATAGTAGAATTATCCTTATCAAGAACTGCTCTTAATCTCGCAGCTAATGATTTTTTAATTCTATAATTCGCATTACACATCCTTTCATTTTTACACCAATCATTTTTTTGTTCTCTCAAAAAAATTGGATAACATAATAAACAAATTTTTTTCTTGTAAAACTTTTTTAATTTGGCAAAATCTTTCAATGCTTTTTCTTCATTACATTTCTCGCATTTTGCCAATACTGTTTCTGCTCGTTTACGTCGTAAATTTATTTTTCTTAATTTATCCATTTCATTTGAACATGATTTACATGTGTTAGAATATCTTTTGCCTTCATATAGGCGATATTTTTCGATTGGTTGGAATAATTTACATTTAGCACATTGTTTGCTTTCTAGTTCCATATTATACTTATAATCACTAATATTTTATATTGTTTTTATATTATTTAAAGAAGCTTGGATGCTCATTGCCCATTTCTAAAATAGTATATTTTATCATCTTATTCATTGTTACTATACCCAAGTTTTTTGTCTTGGCCACACTTTTTTCACAAAAAATGTTTAGTAGAATAAGTTTTAGGGGTTTCAAGCAGTTTGATTTTCTCACTAGGGCTTTTCAAATTAAATAAGTATTTAATTTCCCTAATTAACGTCAGTGGTACATTCAGTATCCACAAAGGGCTTTATTGAGTATCTTATTTTTTCGATACTCCCCGACGTTTTTCTACCCTACAGGCTTTTAAGGTATACGTCCTGTGCTCCATAAGCTACTAGTTGCATTAGACCGCCGCCCATTTTTATAATATCCCTAAAGAAAAAAATTTTTGAAATTTTAATTTAATTCAAAATAATTAATTATTAATTTAATTAATTATTTTGGCTATTTTTATTATGAAATTATTTTATTCAAATCTAAATTGGTTTTCATAAATTTTAATAAATAAGTATCCTCAAGCACTTCCTTTTTTCCTTCATGATTTTTAGAAAAAACATAAGAATCTCCACGTTTTTTTACAGACCATCCTTGCTCAATTGAATTAAATAGAAGCAGCATTTTTTGAAATTTTATTGAATCTACTTTAAAATTTTTTTCGTCTAAATCTTTTAAAGAGTCTATATTAATCTTAAAATCCATTAAAGAATAAATAGAAAACTTTAATTATTTTTTAACTTATTTATGCTTTTATAATTATTCTTTTATAAAATAATTACAGATGGTTTGTAATTTGTTCTACAATAAATTTTAAAATTGAAATAAATGTAATAGTAATATAAAAATTACACTTAATAAATATAATGGAGACTTTACCACACGAGCGCTGTAATTTTATAACTGAAGACAAACTTGTATTAGTTGGAGCCAGACCAGAAACTTATACATTAGATAAATTATTAGATTATGGAATAACTACATTTGTAAATTTAGAAGAAAATGATGAACCATGGTATAAGGAACGATTATCGTATGATTCAAAATATAAAATAATGTCATTGCCTATTAAAAATGGTTCAGTTCCTAATAAAACAGAAGCAATGAATTTAGTAGAAGATTTACTACAATGTTGGAAAAATAAAGAAAAAATTTACATACATTGTAAAGGCGGACATGGAAGAGCCGGATTAATTGGTTCATTATTTGTAGGGATTGCTTATTCATTTGATGCGTTTGAAGCAATTCAACATATAGAAAAGTGTCGAATGACAAGAATAGACAAAAGTAGAAATTTTATTCCAACACCAGAAACACAAAAACAAGTAAATTTCATAGTTAAAATATTAAAGTTAAAACAAGGACATAATGCTCCAGAAAGAAATGATGATTCGTGGTTAAAAATTGTAAAAAATGAAAGGAAAAAGCATAAAATCAACACAGAAAAAATAACGACAGTCACCGAAAATAACAATAATATATATTTTTATGAAAAAAATGACCCTTATTATGAATTTTCCAACTTTTATTTATGTAAATTTACTTATAACGGAATTATGTATGATTCTCCAGAACACGCATTTCAAGCAGCGAAATTCTTACATGATAAATCATCTCCACAAGAAATTGAATATAGTGAAATTATTAGAAAAGCCAATACACCAAATATTTCGAGAATTCTTGGACTACAAAAAATATCTGGAGGATATCAGTGGAGAATCAAATTAAATGGAAATATTAAAAAATCAATTGAAGAAGGTGTTAAAATGAGAGAAGATTGGGATAGTGTTAAAGTACAAATAATGCAAGAAATTTTATTACAAAAATTTTCTCAAAACGAACATTGTAAACAATTGCTTATGATGACTGGAGATAAAATATTAATAGAAAATTCTCCAAGAGACCCATTTTGGGGAGTTCCACTTAATATGCTTGGTAAAACTTTAATGAATGTTCGTAAAATTTTATCAGAAACTAAAACCGTTTAAATAAGAAAAATTTAAAATAATAAATTTATATTTTTTATACCTCACAAGCAACTCTTATATCATGTTCAAAAGAATCTTTACATTCATCATCAATTGACTCTTTAAATTCGTCGATAATAGTATTGTCAATTTCTTCATTCTCATCTACTACCGTACAATCAGCAGTTGCTGTATCTATACCTACAGAATTTCTTGATACAAGATAATTGATGCCATAACTAATTTCTTCCCTTATAATAAATATTTGATCTTTAAATACATTTATTATCAAAGCAGCTACAAAAAGTATTCCAATTATTATAATAACTACAATATAAGATGTTCCTAGTTTCATTTTGATTGTTAATATCTAAATAAATATATTGTAGTAAATCAATTTTATTTTATTATTTAAAATAAATATTTTTACTTTATTATTAATTAAATAAATTTTATTTAAAATATTAAAGAAACAATGCCAACTTTTAAACCAAAAGCAAATAAAAAGATTAAGTATAATAAAAAAACGGCAGTTACGCTTGATACTAAGCATAAGGAATTTTTAAATGAATTTTCGAAAGATGAACTAACAATTGTAGACTATAAAGAACAATTGAATGAATTAAATAAAAAATTAGAAGACGAAAATGATAGTTTAAATATTGAAGAGAGATTAGAAATTATAGATACTATAAACGAAATAAAAGAAAATATAAAAGAGATGAAATTAAAAAAGAAACATTATTTATTAGATAACTCAAAATATATTTTTGAGTATTTTGAAAACAAAAAAAACATATCAACAGGAACTAAAAATGAAACTATCACAAATAAGTCTAAACTTGTTAATAATTTTTTTAAGATAAAAGAAGAAACAAAAGATACGAGTATTATTCAAAATAATAACAATAACATTGTTTTAAAATATCTGACCAATGTTAGCGATGATTTTTTAGATATAAATAATTTTGTGTATCAGACGGACATATGTGAAATTTGTCATAAAGGGGAATTAATACCACTGGAAGAGGAAGGTATACTAGTATGTAATGTTTGTTCGAGAAATATACCTTATCTTATTGAGAATGAAAAACCATCATATAAAGAACCACCAAAGGAAGTTTGTTTTTACGCTTATAAAAGAATAAATCATTTTAAGGAAATTCTAGCGCAATTTCAAGGCAAAGAAACAACACAAATACCTGTAGATGTTATTGAAAATATTAAACTACAAATTAAAAAAGAGAGAATTTCAATCTCTCAAATAACAAATTTAAAAACAAAAGAAATTCTAAAAAAATTAGGCTATAATAAATACTATGAACATATACCATTTATTAAAGATAAATTAGGAATTAAACCTCCAATTATGTCACCTGAATTAGAAGAGACTTTATGTAATTTATTTATTGAATTACAAGCACCATATTCAAAATATTGCCCTGATGATCGTGTAAATTTTTTAAATTATTATTATACGGCTTATAAATTATGTGAATTATTAGGTGAAGAAAAATATCTAGAGCATTTTCCTATGTTAAAAGACCCTGAGAAAAGAATGGAACAAGACGTTATCTGGAAAAAAATATGTCAAGAATTAGATTGGGAATTTATACCAACCGTTTAAAATGTTTTATATGGGAAAAGTTTTAGCATATTTGTATTATAAATAGAATAATTTGGGTCATAATTATTAGCACCTACACCTCTTCCAAAACAACCACCTTTTTGTCTTCTATTTTTCTTTGTTTTTCTATTTTTTTTACCTTTTCGAATACTTTTTCTGCGTCTTCTTTTACCACCAGTTTCATCTGGACCTGTTGTATATCCCGACATAATACTTTCATTCATATCTAAATCTGATTCATGTAATGAACCATGTGATTCAAACGAATCATCTAAATTAAATGTTTGAGAGTTTAAATCTGGAATGTTAGAATTATTTTGTCCGTATCTATGTTCTATTTCATCCATAACTTGCTGAGCGAGTCCATCTATATTACCTTCAAAATCAGATAATAAAATATTATATAATTCAATTATCTCATCAAACGGAACATTTAATTCTTGTATTCGAACTATGTAAATATCAAACCCTCTCTGTTCGAGTTGTTGAATTTGTTCAACAGATAACGCGCCACCTTTCATTGTTCTATTTCTTTGTCTTTGTCTTTGTCTTTTTCTATGTCTAGTATGTCGTTTTGCCATAATATATTATTGTTAGATTTAAATATATTTATCTAAAAGTTCACCAGATTTATTAAAAATCCAAATTTCATATTTAAATCCTAAATCTTTTGCTGCTTTTTGTTTTTCAAAGACATTATTTTTTTCTTGATTTGTAAAAGTAGATTTTACTTCAACACATCTATTTTGAGATTTAATATAAAAATCAACATAGTGTCTACATAGTTTATTATATTTATCATTATACCAAATTTCAGGAACCTCGTTTCTTTTTGTAAATATATCATTTTCATTAATTTGTTCGACAAATAATAAATGGTCTAACATAAAATTTTCATAACCTTGAAGGTATGTAATTTTTCCAGATGGTAATATGTATTGTTTTTTATTATACGCGTTTTGTAATATTTTTTCAGCAATTTCTGGATTTTGTGAATGATGTGGAACTCCATATCTATCTAAATTAGTTTTTATAACTTTTTCTTTAAATTCTTGAGTTTCAAAATAACATTTTACACCGTATTTTTTAAAATTTGTATAATAAGTTTTTTCTTTTATATTTATATTTTGTTGTGGATTTTCAACACCATATTTTACTAAATTTGTTTGTTTGATTTGTTCTCTTATTTGTTTTGATTGTAAAACATATTCAACACCATATTTTTCCATTGATTTGTCTTTAATTTGTTGTTTAATTTTATCTGATTGTGAAACATATTCAACTCCATATTTTTGTAAAATTGTTTCTTTTAATTTATCTTTAAAACTTTTATTTTTCATAGGATTATCAACACCATATTTTTTTATATTAGTATTTTTTATTTTTAATTTACCAATCTCTTTACTACAGTCAGTACAATAACCATCTAATTTTAGTAATTCACGAAATGGTTTTTTAAATGTATTTTTACAATTATTATTTTTACAAAATCCTTCAATAACAGAATCTCTATTTATAAATTCATGAGAATAATCATTCACTAAAATAATATTATTTTTTTCACAAAATTCCAATAACATGTTTGTATCATATTTTACTTTAAAATCTCTTATTTTCTTATTTCCAATTATTTTCATACAATCAGTGCAATAAGCGCCTGTTTTTAGTAATTGTCTAAAATTTTTATTAAAAGAATTTTCACAGTTATTAATACATTTACCTTCAATATAACTTTCTCTATTTATTTTATCATAATTTTTTAACAATTGAATGTCATTATTATTACAATAATCAACTAGAGTTTCATTATTAAATTTCATCTATTATAATCTATAATAAAATAGTTTTAAGTGGTTTTTATAAAAAACAATTAATATTTTATGACTTTTCATTTTCTAATCGCTCTTTTCTTTTTAAATAAGCACGTCTGTTTCTTTCTTTTATAACTTCTTTTGAAACAACATAATTTGTTTTTTCTTTATATTCTTTTACTTTTTGTTTAATAACATCTTTGTTTTTTTCATAATATCTTTTAGTATTATTTGTATATTTTTTTAAATGTTCTCTCGTTTCCTTTAATTCTTTTTCTAAATATGCTATTTTTTCCTCATAAATCTGAACCTTATCGATGAGTTCTTGATTATTCATATAGATTATTTAAATATACTATATTAATTATATTTAAATAATTTTAATTTATCATTTTATTAAATCAATGTACATTTAATTTTTTCTTATCATATATGGTCTAATTAAAATCCCCCAGGAAAATGTACTAAATTTAGTCCCACGCCTAAACCAGCTCCTGACCTAGCACTAGCACCCATAGATGGAATGTAAGTATCAAGAATGCTAAATGTGGCGGCGGCAGTTAAGGCAATCAATATAATTTCCTCAACATTCAAAGAACGTTTAGGAATAGCATAAGCAGCAATAGCAACCATTAAACCTTCAACAAGATACTTAATAATTCTCTTAACAAGTTCAGCAACGTTAATTAATCCGTTCATTATAATAAATAATAAGAAAAAATATTTATTGCGATAAAATACTTAAAAATAAATAAATAAGTTAATTAAATGGATCGCAGTAAATCTAAACAATCTAAAAAGGGAGGTTTTGAGAGAAAGGTAGTTAATGGAAAAGAGAATCCTAAATATGTTGACTTATTAGAGGAAGATAAGCCAATTGCTGGGCAAAAATTTGTATGTATGTCTTTTGTATCCCCGGATAAAATTTTGAAGCAAAGAGATATTTTCTTTTTTGAAGAATTCCTAAAGAACTGGGAATTTAACAAGTCTATGGAAAAATTTATACAATTTGTAAATTTTGTATCATTCAAATACAATATTTCCTTTGACGACCTGACTAAAGATTTTAAAGATTTTGTTAAGGAAGAGAAAGATAATTTGGCTAAATCAAATTTGTCTGATGACTATAAAACTTATTTAGACAACAATGAAGAAGAACTTCAAAAGAAATTTGATATTCAAAATAATTTTCAAACCAGTACAAGAGGTCTTAAAATTAGAGGTTCTTATCCTACACAAGAAGAAGCTGAACTAAGATGCAAAATGTTGAGAGAAATTGATCCAAATCACGATATTATGGTTGGACCTGTAGGAATGTGGATGCCATGGGATCCTGAAGCTTATAAGACAGGTCGCGTCGAGTATATGGAAGAAGAACTAAATCAATTAATGCATGAGAAGCAAAAGAATGAAGCAAATGCTAAGCAAGCTTTTGAACAACGTGTTAAGGAGACAAAACAAAAGGCTATTGATGAGAATATTAAAAAGGCTGAAAAAACTGGTAATACATTATCTCAAACTATTGATGAAAATGGAAATTTAATTGGTGTTAATAATGCCAGCACACAAGAGTTCGCTTTAGGTGAACAAGAAAATATTTCAACTGCTGATATTTGTAAGGAGTTATTTGAAGGAGAGAATATTGTGGTCGGAAAAACAGATTATGGACAGAGTCAATTAAAATCCGGTCCATTTGCTAACAAGAAATAATTGCGTTTTATAATATGAAATAAAATAGAATAATTTTATATTATATGTCAAATACTGTTTTTGTATTAATTACTGATTGTGCTTACTATAATAAGGCTATAACTACTATAAGAGACTTAAGAACTGTTGGCTGCTGGGATGGAGAAATAGTATTAATTACGATTGATTTTAATTTAGAAGAACATATTAAAAATGATTTAAAACTAATAGAAATGAAATTTCCATCAATAAATAAATCCAATTTACTTGAAAAAATAGGTCCTAATGGATTTTCAAATAGTGATAAAAGAGAGATTTATAAATTAAATCAATGGGAAAAATTACATGTATTTGATCATTATTTTTTAAAGTGGGATAGAGTTACTTATTTAGATGCTGGTTTAAGAGTGTTAGATAATGTTAAATACTTATTAGAACTGGATTGCCACAATAAAATCTTAGCACCAAATGATGCATCTCCCAATTTCAGACCAGACCAGATTTTTAAATATCAAATCAGTTATGATAATGAAGAATTAGTAAATTTATTAAAATCAGATTTTGGAGTGGAGATTTTTGAGAAACATCATATGTTAAATTGTATCTGGCTTTATGATACAAGTATTCTAAAAATATGTAATAAAGAACAATTAATTGAAGCAATGAATAAATACACATTATGTAAAACAAATGAAATGGGAATTATGAATTTATTATTCCATTTTAAATATAATTTATGGGAAGAATTTCCTTTAAAAGCAAGTAATGGTAAATATTTATTTGAATGGTGTGAATTAAATCATTCGCATCATACTACATGGAGGGATTATTGTTTTATTAAATATCCAGTTACAATTAGACTTGGAGAACGACCTATTTAGAAAATCGTATTTGATGGAGAATAATAAGATAATTCATTCACAATATATGCGTGTTTTATATTAGGCAAACCAAAAACTCTATGACAAAATACACTATCTTCTTTTCTATTAAATTCTTGTTCTTCAGGAAATTTTATTTGAGTTAATATCCAATTTTTAACTGTACCTTGAGAATGATGAATTTTGTCGATTGAATCATTATAACCATTATGTGTAATACAACCACTCCAAGCTTGAATTAATGAATTTGTTCTTACATTTACATCAACAATTTCGTTAAATATATTTTCATCATTATAAGGTGTTGTTTGATAATTATGTAATATAATATCACTATCATATTTTTCAATTGTTTTAAGTAAAATTTCTGTTCTTTGTGGATGCATAATATCATCGGCATCTATAAATGTAACATAATCCATATCCAATAATTTTGATATAGCGTTATTTCTATTTTGAGCAGCGTTTAACTTTTCTTTTATAACAATAACTTCTAAATCAAATTTATATTGATTAGATATTTCAAGATTCTCTGTTGAAGAACAACTTACAACCACTTTATTTGGAATAACAGTTTGGGTATTAATTGAATCTAATAAATTATATAATTTATCTATATGTCCATAATAACAAGGAACTGCGACGCCTATCTTCATTTTACTAAATAATATATTATTTTTTTAATATATTATCTTATTAATTATTTTACCATTTTGTCGTCTTTTTTACATTTATTTTAGGGCCGGCGCCACGCTTTTTCGTCTTATTTGGGTCATATTGTTCTTCTTGGTCTTCCTCAGGCATACCTTTAGATAGTTCCCAGAATTCTTTAGAACCTAAACGGAAATCATTATGATTATCAGCTTTATACCAAAAAACTTGCTCTTGTAATTTGTTAGATTTAGAATTATTATTTATTACAAGACATTCATAATTTTCAGTACACTGGTCCATAACCTGACAAAATGATTCAAATGTTGGAAACATACCAGCATAATTTTCATATATACGTTTTCTATTAGCAATATAATTTTCTCTCAAAATAAATACATAATCTATGTTAGTTCTTAATGTTGGCGGAATTCCTAATGGATATTGCATTGTAATAACTAACATTATCTTCCAATGTCTACCGTTCATAAAAAGTAATCGCATTAATTTATCGCGAGCCCAAGAACCGTCATATAAACAATCATCTAAAATAACAAATGCTCTTGGGTCAATACTACTACGCTTATAAGCTTCCATTTCTTTTTTTACTTGTTTCAAGACAGTTCTTTGACGTTTTAATACATTTTCAATAATTGCTGAATTATATTCATTATGGATAAATAACCTTGGCACCATTTTGCTATAAAATCCATTGCCTTCTTCAGTTCCAGATATAACTGTGCCAATTGGTATATTTTGTTGGTAAAATAATAGATCTCTTACTAAAAATGATTTGCCAGTATCACGTTTACCAATTAAAACTACAACAGGACCTTTATTTTCATCAGGCTTAAATTGGATACTCTTCATGTCAAATTTTTTAAGTTCCAAACTCATTTTATAATATAAAAAAAAGAAAATTTAAATTAATTTTAACCCTATTTGTAAATATCTCCTAAATTGAAACGAATAATAAATATTTTATAGTAATTTAGGGATATTAAATAGTTTAACTAAATAATTAGTTAAAAACATTGTAAATTTATATTTTAATTCACTAAAGATGTTGACGATTAATTATCAGAAAAGAAAGAACACTGAATTATTTAAGGGTTTTGAAGATTCTACATCACTATTTCTCTCTAAAACACAAAATTATATACCAATTTATACAAGATTTTTCAATTTAAATGATACAAATTATAACAGCATAAACCTAAATAATAAATGGTATATTTCTAATATAGAATCACAAGTTGAAGACAATAATAATCTTTTTACATGTAAAATTAAAAATATAGACACTAATAAGGTTAAAAATGTCCCCGTATTTTTCAAGATGGCTCCTCTATTAGACCCATATAAATATATGATTGGTAAATATGACATGTCAAATCCAAAATTATTTAATTTACCAAAATTAGATTCATCGTCCAACGATTGTCACGCTAAATTTATCGATGTTAATAACGCCGCATATGTTGATGGACTGTTTTTATTTTTATCAAACCAATTACATCACATATTTAAATTTCCACATGGAGTCCAATATTATGGCTCCTTTTTGGCGATTAAAAATGATTTTAAAATAAATGTATTTGATGATATTGATTATTTAAATAAGTCTGATTTTTTTAACAAAAATAAAAATGTTTTATTCAAAATAGACGACTATGACCATTTATTTCAGGAGGAACAAACTAAATTAAAACCCATAACAATCGGTAATAATATTAGTTTAAAATCTGTAAATTCAATAAATAATGAAATTTTTGATGATTTATTTGAGGACAATAATATAATTGATTTGAATGATTTAAAAGATATGTCTTATGATTTAGTTGACATTACAAATACACCATTATTAACAGAAAATAAAGTTACATTAAAATCTAATTCAACATGTTCGTCGCGTTCATCTCATACAAATGATGATGACCTAGATGAATGTGAAAATTGTGAAAAAGAATATTTTGAATCAGGTTCTGAGGGATATGATAATAAAGAATCAATTGAAGATTTTAAATCGATGTCTGAAGATGATGAGGATGAGGATGAGGATGATGAGGATGATGTATGGGAAGATGAAGAAGAACAAATAAACGTAACAATCCCAACTTTTCCAGTTCAAGTTATAAGTATGGAATACTGTGAAAATACATTTGATGATTTAATTTTAAATAATGAATTATCTGAAGATGAATGGTATTCAGCATTTATGCAAATAATAATGATTTTAATTACTTATCAAAAAGCATTTAATTTTACACATAATGATTTACATACAAATAATATTATGTATAATCATACAGATAAGAAATATTTATATTATTGCTATAAGAAAAAATACTATAGAGTGCCTACTTATGGACGTATATTTAAAATAATAGATTTTGGCAGAAGTATTTTTAAATTCGACGGAAAAATATTTTGTAGTGATAGTTTTCAAACAGGAGGTGATGCGGCAACGCAATATAATATAGAGCCTTATTTCAATAATAAAAAACCTAGATTAGAACCAAATTATAGTTTTGATTTATGTAGATTAGCTTGTTCTATTTTTGATTATGTTATCGACGATTTTGATGAAATAAAAGATTTAAATAAAATTAAGGATCCTATTAAAAAATTAATATTTGAATGGTGTTTAGATGATAAAGGCATGAATATGCTTTATAAAAATAATGGAATAGAGAGATATCCTGATTTTAAATTATATAAGATGATAGCTAGATGTGTTCATAATCATACACCACAAGCTCAATTAGAACGTCCAGAATTCGATGCTTTTTCAAAATTTAACGGAAAAATTGATAAAATAGATGATGTTATAAATATCGATAAAATTCCGTCATATGTTTAGAATCTATAATATATATTTATATTATGGATATATTCGGTTTTATAATAACAAGACACGTTAATTCTGAAAAAACAAATCAATACTGGAATCAGTCTGTAAAATTACTGAGAACTCTTTATCCATTTAGAAAAATTGTTATAATAGATGATAATAGTAATTATGAGTTTGTAAAATCAGATTTTGATTATAAAAATTTACAAGTTATACAGTCAGAATTTCCTAGAAGGGGAGAATTATTGCCTTATTATTATTTTTTGAAGTATAAGTTTTTTAAAAATGCGATAATTATTCATGATAGCGTTTTTTTTCATAAAAGAATAAACTTTGAAAGCTTTAAAAATATTGATGTTCTTCCATTATGGCATTTTAATCCAGACACTGAAAATGTTGAAAATACAAAGCGAATTTCACGAAAGTTAAAAAATCGATTTATAATTGAAAATAAAATAACAGGTGGAGTTCAAATTCTAGGAATGCCATCTGAAAAATGGTATGGTTGTTTCGGTGGACAAACATATATAAGTCTACGTTTTTTAGAAAACATTCAATCAAAATACGCTCTAACAAATCTAATAAATTCTATTAATTGTAGACCAGATAGATGTTGTCTTGAGAGAATTTTAGGAGCCATATTTTTTACAGAATCCCCTAATATATTAAATAAGAAATCATTATTAGGTAATATTATGACATATCAAACTTGGGGTTATTCATTTGATGACTATATGAATGACTTGAAAAAAGGTAACCTTCCAAAATCTATTGTAAAAGTATGGACTGGTCGTTAAAATATATTTATTATATGCTTATCTAAAGAATTTTAAATTATATAATAAATAAATTATATAATTTGATTAAATATTATTGTGCGATTTAAAATGCTGGATTGTCAGTAAAAACAGGCGTAACATGTTTACTTCCAGCCTTCATTATAGGATTAATTTGCTCGATAATAAAATTAGCACATATTACACTAAAATAAACTAAAAGCGCATCGCGTATTAAAAACTTAAGAGGTTTACTCTCTTTTTCAATATATCGCATTTCAAAAAACTTAACTAAAAAAAATGTAATTGATATGACAGCAGCCACAACAAATATACTTGTCATTTATTAATCTATTTAAGAATAATCTTATTCTTTATTTTACGCATTCTATTCTAATATTTCAATTTCATTTTCGTCTAATAACAAATCTGGTAATAAATCTAATTTAGGTTCTTCTATATTATGTATATCTAAATTATCCAAGTTAAATGTTTGTTCGCTAATAGTAAGCTTATCACTATCATCCTCTAATTCTCTTTTTCTTTGTTCATTCCTCATAGAACTAATTTCTTCAAGTCTATCAACATTTTTTGGAGCATTCACTTGCGACACACCATTTTCAGTTTTAACATAATCAATATTATTGAAACTAACACCAGATTTTGAAGGGTTTTCTACAACAGAATTATCAATAATTGGTTCATGTGTAACTTCTTCTTTGATTTCTTCAATAACATCTTCTTCAACCGTTTCATCCATATAGGCTTTTAAAATGGCTTCCACTGGAACACCTTCTCTCAAAGTATTCAATATACATTCTTGAACAATAATTTCAAGCTCTCTGTGATTTTTTTGTATTTGTAATGGTTCAATACCTACCTGAAATAGGTATACGTTTTTATATACCTTTCTAGCAACATTAATATAAACTTTATGAATAAAATCATCCAACTTAGGCACATTAATATTTATTTTCTTTTGTTTTTGTCCAACTCTCATGGCAGTCAATACTTTAAGTTGAATAATATGAACACATGTTACTAAATCTTCTAAATAATTACATCCTGATTTTTCACAAATCCTTTTTCTCTCGTTTTCGACAATTTGTTGATTCCATTTTGGAATACGAGAAATTAAATTTTGAAATGTCATTAAATATTTATCTGTTTCATTATTATCCTTACATAATTTAATGGATTCTTCAAGAATTGATTTGTATCCATCAATGATAAGAGGTGTTAATAAAGTTACTAATCTAGACCCCCATTCATTTTTAGATTCGTGAAGCGCGCTTACATTAAAGTCGTCCATTTAAATAAAACTTATATTTTCTAAACATAATTCTGAACTTAAAAATGTAAAATTTAATATAAATAAAATTAATAATTTTTCATTTCTAAATTCTTTCTTTACACGATTAAAACAAATTAATAGTTCATATCTTTTTTCTAAACTTATAATTTCTTCTAAAAATTTCTGATTTTCTAATAACGCTAAAATATCTAATGCGCTGTAACCTTTCTCATACAATTTATTACATAATTCTATTAACATTTCAAGTTTACAATTTTTATTTACTAATTTTAACAAATCTTTTTTTAATGAATCTAATCTTTGTATTTTATTATCTTTCATTTTAAACACCTGATTTAAATTATATTTATGTAAATTTATTATCTGACCATTAATAATTGGTTCTGGTACATAAATTTCACAAAATCTTGATATAATTGGCTTCATTAGGCTATATTTATCTTCAGCTACAATAAAAAAACGTGTATTATGACTAAATAACTCAATACATCTTCGTAATGCTGATTGGGCATCCATAGTTAATTTATCAGCATTTAATAATACAATACTTTTAAAATTATTGCCTCCATTTGAATTTATATGTGTTTTAGCAAAAAACTTTAATTCATCTCTTATAAATTTTATACCTTTACCATGAGAACAATTAACATACATTACAAATGATTTAATCTGCTCTCGATTATTTTCATAAATTTTATGGATAAAATCATTAACGATTGTTCTTTTACCGCTTCCATTTGGTCCATGAAAAAGAATATTTGGAATTTTATGGATTTCATAAAAGTAATCTAATTTTTCTTTTATATTTTGATGAATAGTTAGCGACATTAAGTTACTATATTTTACGGAGTGTTTTTATATTTAAATATAACGTATTTATTTATTTAATAAGTAATTTGTCAGAAACTTATAATATTGTTGATAACTCATATTTGGTGCTAATTTATTTCTATCAATTGTAACAGAACAACCTCCGCTATATAATGCGGATACATCAAAACTTGTTATCCCAAAATCTAATGCTCTATGAAATATTTTTTCAACTTCATCTTCTCTATCTGGCTTTACATGTAAATGTAATGATACATTGTCATAAAATTTATTTTTATTTATACTATTTATAATATAACTAAAATCATCTTCTGTTAATGTTCCACATGTATCGGATAAACATAATATATCTGGGTTTAACTCTTGATATTTTAATAATTTTTCAACTACTTTATCATTATCTATTTTACCTTCAATAGGACATTCATTTATACATGATACATATAATTTAACCATACGATGACATTGTTCATCATCTAATTGCCTTATCATATTTTTTATTTGTTGAAAAGCATTATCAATTGACATTTTTGTATTTTTCATCTGAAAACTGTCTGAAATAGATAAAATAAAAGAAAAATTTTCTAATCCGATAAATTGGTTTCTTTTTTCAAATTGTTTTTCATTCGGAATTAAAATGTAATTATTAATTTTATTATCATTAATGTTATCGTCTCCTAGTTCATTTTGCGACCATTCAACATGATTAAATAAAGTACTACTATTTTCAAAAATAGGAAATATTGTTTTCGATACAATAGAACCGATTTCCATATTTTTAGGTCTATATTTGCTTTCAATTTCGTAATATAAATTTATTAAATCAATTGGTTTCATTATTAATTGTTCGTCTTTCGATAATCCTTGTAAACCATCTCTCAATGTTACATCAAAAGGACCAACTCTGTATAATTTATTCATGTATTTATTTGTTAATACTTTATCATTTCTATAAAAATTTCTAAATGTTAAAGCACATTTTGGGTATATAATTGGTCTCATTATTGTTTAAATACATAATAAACTTTAAGTATTTTTTATAAATTAATTTTATAAAAAATTCAATTATACAGCACTTGTTAAAGATTGTGTATATGGATTATTTTTAAATGCTGTTAAAATATCGGGATTAATTCTATCACATCCATAAGATTCATTATAATATTGTGGAGAACGAATAGCACCATATGTCTGAACTGATGGAGGTAAAGAACTTAAATTAGAATATGCTGGATTAACACGTCCAGAAAATCTATCGCAATCATCTTTACACTGTACGTTCATTTGTTGATTAAATATTTGGGTTCCACCTTGATTTGGTCTATTCATTATCGTCTGAGATTTAATATCATTATTATGTTGTCTATACGCAGCGTCATAATTCATGTCACCATAACCAGTAGCATATCCACCAGCAGCAGTAAAATATTCAGAACTAGTTGTATCTCTTTGTGTATTATCCGGAGCAGTATAATTATTAACATAAATACCGTCTTTTTGGCCGTTAATATTAAAATTCAAAGCATGTAAGGTAGTCTCTTTAATTGTAGTTGGAGCAGTATCTTGTGGATTATATGCGGGGCCTTTAGAAACTGATTTTCCACCTTCTCCGTAAATTCTTACATTATTAATGGTTTCGTCTTTTCTAGTTGGACGTAAAAAATCCAATAAAGGCGCGACAACAGCACCAACCGCACCGCTAAACCCACTTCTCATTGTATCAGGTTGTTTAACGGTTGAACGATGGTTCTCATAATTAGTATGACTGCGTAAAAAAACTTCTTTATCTGTGTGATCTCCTCTGCCTACTGCTGTAGAATGATTGATGCCTCCTGATAAAACCTCATGTCTTTTAGAAGGTTCAAAATTTTGGGGTGCCGTTGTTGCCTTAACATCTATAGCACCAGCTGGACCCATATAATCAATAGGAATATCATTACGTCTGACAATACCCATTTCTTGAATTGGTCTTAAAGTTTCTCCTTTAGATGCTCCAGTAGTTGTTAGCCATCTATCTTGTGTGTTAATAAAAAATGTATCTGGACGTTGTTTTTCAACACGACCAAGCATCTGGGTTGTTGCTGCGGTTTTTATAAAAGAATCAGCTGGGCCTTCATGCCCGGATAACTCATATTCTAATTTAGGATTAGTGTCAACTCTTAATTGATCTACAGTTTTTGGTAACCACTTATCTCTTGCCTCCATTCCTGAATTATATCCACCGCTACCATTTATGGAATAACCCTTATTTAAACCAGGGCCTACCATTACAGTGTCAAATGGTTTGACATTATTATTTCTCATTCCAGGATTTACACGAGACTGATAAAAATCGCTTTGATTAGGCATACCATAAGCCCACTGCATATTTTCTTCAGGTTTGAATAAAGGAGCTTGTTCAATTTTCTTTATAGTTTGTGAACCAGAACCTATCATGTTATCTAATACAGTTTCGGCAATATTAACATCATAAGACCTGCCCTTTACTTTTCCACCATTAAATGGCATCATGTTATTATGCTTAAATTGTTCTGAATTTAAATAATTACCTGTAAGTGAAAAAATTTGTTGAGGGTCTTGTCCAACTGCTATACCTTTTCGTTCTTTTTGTTGATACAAATTTTGATTAAAATATTTATCAGTAGCGACATTTGGATTTGGATATTCCTGCACAGTATCAACCAATTGATTTATATTTGTAGTAGGATAATTTTGTGGAGGAATATTAGTATTTGGTAGATAATTACCATGCAATTCACTTTGATTTGTAGCTAAATTACTTTTAATGCCCATATTAACAAAATTTTCTTGTGACAGTTTTCTTATCTCTCTTTTAGTACAATCTTCATTTTTTTGGTTTGATATAATATACATACCACCTAATGCTATTAATGGGACTGCTATTTCCATATTTATATATATAAAGTATTTTATTTTAATTCATATATAATAATCTAAATAATACATTTTAAAGAATACGTTGACAAGAATTACTTTCAGCGCATGTATTTGGACCACCTACATAACTTCCACGTATTAAATTAAAGCTAGCAGGTAACATATTTTTAGTTTCATTTAATACACAATCCCTCTTTGGTGTAAAGTAATCTTTTTCTAAAATTCTTGTGCTTAAATTATTTTGAAAGGGAAGACATGTATTAGCTTGGGGATTTAATGGTGGATATTGCCAATCGTTTTGCTCTAAATCTCTATACCACCAAGCTGGATTTGTCGCTCTCGACTGTTCTGTTGTTAGTTGATTACATGATGGATATTGAATGGCTTGATTTGGAACATTATATTTTTGATATTCATCTTTTCCTAAACAATCCCTATTTAAATTTCTATTGACACCTAATAAATCGCTTTCTAAATTAATAGTATTTGTTCTTAAGTTCGCTCCCCATTTTTGAGGAATTATATGTGGGTCTTCCATATAATATGGACTATCTCCATTACCAGGAACATTCAAAACCCATCTTCCTGGGTCTGTCGATTGTTGTAGTGATTTTTTTGTTCTGCAATCATCATATTTAAATCTTGTAAATGCCATTTTATATTTATATAATATAATTTTATATTTATATATAAAATTTTAATTTAAACATAAATGTATTATTAGATACATTAAATGGAACTTTTGGAGAAAACCCCTACACTTTGTTTAAATATGATTGTTAAGAACGAAAGTCGTATTATAACAAGATTATTTGATTCCGTATTGCCAATCATTGATTCATATTGTATTTGTGATACTGGTTCTACTGATAATACTATTCAGGTCATTGAAGAATATTTTAACTCTAAAAATATAGCTGGAAAAATTGTAAGAGAACCTTTTAAAAATTTCTGTCATAATAGAAATTATGCTTTACAATCATGTGTTGGAATGTCCGATTATGTTTTATTGCTTGACGCAGATATGATATTAGAAGTTAAGAAGTTCGATAAATCATTCCTTAATAATGCTATGAGTTTTAATATTTTACAAGGAAATGAATCTTTTTACTATCAAAATTTGCGAATAGTTAAAAATAATGGCTTATTTAAATATGTTGGTGTTACTCATGAATATATTGATGTTCCACAAAATAACACGACAATGAATATCGAGAAGAATTCACTTTTTATAAATGATATTGGAGATGGTGGGGCTAAAAGTGATAAATTTGAGCGCGATATTCGTTTGCTACTTGATGGTATTAAAGAAGACCCGAAAAATGGACGTTACCATTTTTATTTAGCCAATTCTTATTATGATTCTGGAAAATACCAGGACGCAATAGAGAACTATAAAAAACGTATTGAACTTGACGGATGGAAAGAAGAAATTTGGTATAGTTATTATAAGCTTGGATTATCTTATAAGCATATTGGTAATTTTGGAGAGGCTTTAAACTACTGGTTAGCAGGATATGATTATTATCCTGACCGTCTTGAAGCTATATATGAAATAATTAAACATTATAGATTTGCTTCTAAACATAAATTATGTTTGTTATTTTACAAAGCAGCTAAGGAAATTCTTGCTAAAAATTTAAATAGAGACAATTATCTATTTTTACATAATGATGTATATAAATATAAAATAGATGTCGAGTATACTATTTTTTCTGCTTATATTGGAAATAAAAATATCAATGATGAAGCTGTTACCATTTTAAATAGTTCTAACGATGGCAATGAAATTAATTGTTTATTATCTAATATGAAATTTTATAAGCAACCATTATTAAAAAAGCATTTATATCATATTGATAGCACAGTTACTCATCAAATTAATGGAGAATCAATTAAATTTATATCATCGTCTAGTTGTTTGATTAAAAATCCTTATAATAATGGTTATTTAATGAATGTAAGATATGTAAATTACCATATTACAGATACTGGTGCTTATCAAAATTGTGAGAAACATATTATATCTATAAATCAAGTTGTAGAGTTCGATACTAATTTTAAAGTTTTAAATACAAATTGGATGGATTTAGTATATGATGGCAGATTGTATATTGGAGTAGAGGATGTTAAAATTTATTACGATACATATAAAGAAAAATTAATGTACATAGGCACAGGATATCATTCGAATAATAAAATTGGAATAGTTTCTGGTAAATATGATATACTTTCTAAAAAATTCGAAATCAACGAATTAAAACAAAACTTTAAAGATACAAATTGCGAGAAAAATTGGGTTTTTGTTGATTATAATAATGAAACTCATGTAATATATGAATGGCATCCACTAAAGATATGTAAATTAGATAATAATAATTTAACTGTGGTTGAAACAAAAAATACACCTAAAATATTCTCACGTGCTAGAGGTTCTAGTTGTGGGTTTGTTTATAATAAAAAAGTTGGAGAGAATAACACAGGAAATATTGCGATTGATATTATTGAACGCGAAATTTGGTTTATAAATCATATTGTTTCTTATGAGTCACCAAGACATTATTATCATATAATATCGGTATTTGATTCTAATATGAATTTATTACGTTATTCTGCGCCTTTTAAATTCGATGGAGACCCAATTGAGTATAGTTTAAGTATTACAGTTGATGACGAAAAGGTTCTTATTAATTATAGTAACTGGGATAGAACTACAAAAATTGGAGTTTATGATAAAAAATACATAGATTCAATCATAAAATATAATTAATTAAAATTTATGAGATGTTTGTTCTCATAATACTCAATATTTTTTCTATTTACATTTAATAAATTAATTATCATATTTTTATTTGTTGATTTTAATGTTTCAATTAATGAAATAATATTTTCTAATAATAATCTATTATTATTATAATAGTCTACAATTATATGTTTCTCAATATAATTAAACATCAAATGACTATTTAAATTTTTCTCAAAATATTTGTGACAATAACATAAAATATTGTAAGCCTCTTTTGGTTTATTATAGTCCATATATTTCTGTATACTTGTAAAAATTAAATCAATATTGTGAACAGGTGTTACATAATTTGATATTATACCTTGGTAATCTCCGTAAAAAAATTCAAACAAATCTGGATTCCCTCTTTGAACCATTGTCATTACAGCCTCATCTATTTGATACCAATTTTCATTATAAATCTGTTCGGTTTTTTGTTTAAATAAACCACAGTATTTTAGTAAATTTTTAGATGAACCAGTAAACAGACCACCTGCTGTATGATGATAAATATATTTAAACATTTCTTTGTCATATCTATTTTCTATATATGGATTAATACATAATTGTTTTATTTTATCTGGAACTTTATTAATCCATTCATGAATTTTTTCACAATTTAATGCTACATGATTTATACCAAAATCCATCCAAATAAAATGTGTACTCTTAAATGGGTTTAATTTGATGGCATCTTCCATAAAATCAAATTTATTATTATTTAATATTATATACATCGGAGTTTCATGTTCTATATGACCATTTAATATTGTAAAAGATTTTTGTAATTCTTTTAATCTATCTAAATGTTTATAAAAATATGTCTCTTCAAATGGTTTGTTTATTATATAAGTCTTATTAGAATATTGTTCTCTTTCTTTTTTTATTATATTACTTAATTCTTCGTCGTCTGTAAAAAATATAACATTGTAAGGTAATCTAAATATAAATTTCTTTGCGAGTTCCAAATACTTATTTACATTATGATTTAAAGATGAATTACTAGTATTATTTTCTTTTTCACGTATTTTATAAAACATTGTTACGATAGTATTATTGTTTATTTTATGAAGTTGTTTAATAGGATTTTTACAAGTTCCCCAACATATATGATCTATATTTTTTATTTCATTATTATAAATTTCAGTTATTATTTTGTTTCCATTCTTATTTTGAAATAATATATTACTATTACCAATATCTCTTATGTATTCAATTCCAGGTTCAAATTTTAAAAATTTCAATTTATTATTATATATTCCTTCTTTTCCTATAAAAGATTCATTTTCATTATTTCCAATAAAAGTATTTGTTGATTTTCCCAATATACCTGGCCCAGAAAAATCTAAATTTGAAAAAGGGACTATATTATTTTCAACATTATAAACTATTCTTTTAATGCTTTCTAGTAAAATCGGATGTTTTGGTATTGAGGCTATAAAACAGTTGAATAAATTATATGTTCCATAATATGGACAATTATTCAAATCAATTGGTGTCATAAATTCTATATTCTCATCTATAAAATTATCAATACTATTTAAACAAACAGTATCTACATCTACATAAACTCCTCCATAAATGTATAAAATACAATATCTCCATAAATCAGCCTTAAAAGCGCCAGGAATTATTCTACAATAAGCGTTATACACATTTTCTTCAAAATTTTTTTTTATAAATTCTTCACAATCATTATCGTCAAATAAAAAATGTGCGTAATTTTGGTTGTTGTCTTTCCATGTTTGTATTAGATTATTAAAATCAGTTGATATATATTTTGTCTTCCATGTTTGGAATATATTTCTAGGAATTTTTATTAAATTCATAAATTATTTTGAATTTAATATTTAAGTTTTTTATTTAATAAAATATAATTTAAATTTATATATATCTAACGCAAGGAGACATGTACGCATTATTGTTATTACTGTCATTTAAAACAACCCATTTAGAACCATCGCTAATTAAATCCATATTTTGACCTTGGTAAAACATTAGTGCTCTTGTATAATCTGTTCTACCACTTTTAATAAAATTTGTAGTTGAAACAGTAGAAATATTATTTTTATTCATTTTCATAATACCATTTAAGTTCATTAATGTTCCATCTAAAAAATTAATATCACCAGCGATCCAATATTCTCCAGCAACATTTGTTCTTGATATTGCCCTAACATTTATATTTTGACCAGCAGTATATCCAAAAATTCCCACCCAAGAACTACTTGTTGAATCCCAAAAACACAATCCTCCATATAATGCACTAACACGTTTGTTAGAAGGATCTCCATTTGTAGAACTCGTATCACCTCCAGTAAAATTTAAATTAACAAGTGAACTGTTCGTATTTAACCAAACAACACCATCGTCATCTAAAAAACTTGAACTATTATTTGAATCTGCTCCAAAAAAACTATATTCTGAATTGCTAAAAGTAGCAGTTGTTTTATCAAAATAACAAGATTTTTGTACGACTATTCCAGTTGAACTAGGTATTCGAGTAGAAATAGTTGAAATAAATAATTTATTGGTAGTTAATAAGTTAAGATTTGTTATAATAGATGGAACAACAGTACTAGAAGGTGATTGCCATTGAGAAGTGCTTAAGTTCCATTTTGCAAAATTTTGTGTCCCAGAAATACCACCAGCACTACTAAATAGACCACCAATCCAAAGAACATTATCTGTAGAATCATAAACAATGTCATTTACAACACTTGCGCCACTCAGACCATTTCCTAATGAGTTCCAAGATAGATCAATTGAATCCCACTTTGCTATATATCCAGTATTTGCTACACCACCAGCACTAGTAAATTTGTCTGCTAAATATATATCAGTTCCAACTTGAATCCATTTATTTTTTGTAAAGCCAGTAATAAATGATGTTACTAATCCAGATCCCATTTGATACCAAGTGCCCAGATTTAAATCATAATAAGCAACATTATTAGCACTTACACCATTTACAGATGAAAATTGACCACTTATATACAAAAAATTAGAAGCATTATCAACTAATATACCCAATACAGCTGCCGTTCCTGTAGAGAAAATACCAGTTCCTAAATTATTGAATAAACCTGTAGCAAAATCATAATAACAAATGCCATCACAACCTGTGACCCCATTATATGTTTTAAAAGTACCTCCAATGTACATACGATTTCTAATACTATCATAAGCAAGATCATAAACAGTACTTGTAGTGTCACTTGTCGAATTCCAAACATTAGTTATATTTGAAAAAACATTCGGATTTGAATTAATAATTACTTTTCTTGTTCCCGCAATTGTACTTGTGGCTAATGAATGAGTTGAACCACTTATAAATGACACTGAAACTGCTGGGTCTATAGCAGTAGTTCCACTTATACTTTCAGTAGAAGGTTGTAATGTTCCCACAAAAGTTCCTGCGGTTAAAGTATTTGTAGCATTATTATATGTCATTCCACCTTGAAATGTTTGAAACCCAGTATCATCAATTGTATAACGATTATTGTTTCCAGTTTTTACGGTAACACTACTAGTTCCACTACTTTCTATAATAATATTGTTGCTACTAGTTATTTGAATATCTTCATTTGAAGAAATATCAAAAGAATTACCATGTCCAACGTATGTTCCGTCACAAAAATAAATTCCAGATACATCTTGAATTAAACTACATGACATGTCTAAATTGCCAACAACATTCAAATCTCCAAATATGCCTACATTTCCAGTATAACCTATTCCAGTAAAAATATTCGACCCAATTGTATAAGTTCCTGAATCCCATACATTAGGTCCTGTTGCGCCAGTAGCACCAGGTGCGCCAGTAGGACCGCCAGCGGGACCAGGTTCGCCAGTAGGACCTCTACATCCTCTACCAGTTGGACCAGTAAAACTCATTCCAGCCGGACCAGTCATACCTCTCTCACCAATTGCTGCGGGTCCAACTGGCCCTTCTGGTCCTTTGGGGCCTTGACCTCTTAAATCACAACATCTTTGTGCGCCTAAATATTGACTATATGAACCATAATACTTTGACATTTAATATATAATATTAAAATATATTTTAATACTATAATATATTATTACTCCTTTTCTAAATTATTTTCACTCCACCATCCAGTTCCATCATGACCTATTCCTGGTCCTTCGTCATATTTAATATAATAAATGGGTTCATCTGATTCTAATTCAGTTATTTCTAAAACAATAGCTCCAGTTATTTCTCTATTTTCAATTCTTTTGACTCTCTCTCCTACTTCAAACTTTGGCATTTTATAATATTAAAATAAAATAATTCCTTTATATTATCACTTTTATAAATAACCATTGAATTTTTTTCTAGTTATAATATCATATATTATTATTCAATACTTAATTTAAGATAAAGCTATCTTATAAGGGGTTCCATTTATTTTGACTTGTAAGTAGTTAATGCCACTTAAAGTAGTTAATAAACCACTACCCGTTAAATCCAAACCAGTTGACGCATCAGGACTAACTACTTGAGCTGCGTAAGACACTTCATTTGTAGATGAATTATATTGAAGTTGATTTTGTTTTGTAGTATCATTTCTAATTGGAGCTATATAAGTTCTTGATGTTCCGTCAGTATTGACCGCAGAACCTGTGGCATTTAAAACTATTGAGTTAGCATGTTGATTTAATTTACCCGCGCTGTTTCCTATAGCTATTGAACTTACTCCTTGGCCTGTAACTCCAGTATCAAGTCCTATTGATATTGCGGCATAACCCTGATCGTATTGACCTGAATTAACACCTATAGCTACTGAATTAGATGATTGTAATGAATATCCAGAATTTACACCAATAGCTATTCCACTAATTCCTTGATTATTATAACCTGATGCGTTTCCTATAGCTATTGCTGAGTTTCCTTGACTTGAATTACCAGCATTAGTACCAATAGCTACTGCTGAAGAACTTTGGTTATTTTGTCCAGCACCACTTCCATGTGAAACTGATGTGGTATTTACTGTCATAGTTCCATTAAATGTAGCACTATTTGAAACTGATAAATTAGTAAAAGACCCAGTTCCACCAGTAATACCCACTGGAGCAGAAATTTGTTGAGAAGCACTTAAAAAGGTAAATGAACCCGTTGGTCCAGTGACCCCTGTCGTTAATATAATATTGTTGCCAGATTGTATTGTTGTATTTGCGCCTGTTGAACCTAAAGTAACTGCTTGAGTGCTAGTAAATGAAGTTCCTTGTATAGTCCAGTTGCCAGAAGCATCAATACTATTAAAAGAACTATCAAATACATTATAGCTGGTTGGTGGTCTTGCTTCTAAACTTGATGTCATTACTCTATTACCAGTTCCAGAAGATGCTACAGCAGCAAATATTCCTAATTCAGGAGCCCAACATATAGAATTCCAATCATTGTTAGCAGCTGATGTTTTAGATGTCCAAGTTATACCATCAGGACTTGTCATTACTCTATCAGTATACCCATCTGTGTTTGTATTAGAAACTGCTACAAATAATCCTAATTCTGAAGACCAACATACACTTTGCCAATTATTATTAGAAGCAGCTGTTCTAGACGTCCAGTTAATACCGTTTGGACTTGTCATTACTCTATCATACAGTCCAGATGTATTTGTTGTTGCTACAGCGCATAATAATCCAAGTTCTGGAGACCAACAAACACTTTGCCAATTGTTATTAGCAGCTGCTGTTCTAGACGTCCAGTTTATTCCATTAGAGCTAGTCATTACTGCTCCACTATTCCCAACTGCTATAAACAAACCTAATTCTGGAGACCAACAGACACTTTCCCATACACCACCGGAAGTCGCACTAGTAAATATCCAAGTAGAACCATTAAAACTATAAACAGCACTCTTAGATGCGTCTCCTTGATTTCCTATTGCTACAAATAGAGATAATTCGGGAGACCAAGATACTGATGACCATGCTGATGAATTTACAGTTGATTTAATTGACCATCCACCGGTTCCAGACTTACTAGTCATAATATTACTAGTATACAAATAAGTAGTGGACTGATTAACAATCATTGTACCAACATCAGAACCTACAGCTACAAATATTCCTAATTCTTGAGACCAACAAACACTTATCCAATTAGTACTATCAGGTGATGTTCTAGGTGTCCAAGTTATACCATCTGAACTTGACATTACTGCTCCATTATCTCCAACTGCTACAAACAATTTTAATTGTGGTGACCATGCTATTTCTTGCCACGCACTGTCAGAAGCAGATGCTCTAGTATTCCAAGTTGAAACAGCTTTAACACCAGAACTATATGGATTTAATGCTGGATAAGCATCTTTTGCTAAACCATAATAACCATTTACTGCGTTCCAAGATGCGTCAGAATTGATTTCTTGATATATTCTATCATTGAATGTAGCATTATTTGAAACTGTTAAATTAGTAAAAGACCCAGTTCCACCAGTAATGCCAGCTGGAGCAGAAATTTGTTGTGATGCGCTTAAAAAGGTAAAAGATCCAGTGGGACCAGTGATACCAGCAGATGATGATAAATTAGTAAAAGAAGCCGCAGTTCCAGTAATACCCGCAGGAGCAGAAATTATTTGAGAAGCACTTAAAAAGGTAAAGGAACCAGTTGGTCCAGTGATACCAGCAGATGATGATAAAGTAGTAAAAGACCCAGTTCCACCAGTAATACCAGCTGGAGCAGAAATTTGTTGAGATGCACTTAAAAAAGTAAAAGACCCAGTTCCACCAGCAATGCCAGCTGGAGCAGAAATTTGTTGAGAAGCACTTAAAAAGGTAAAGGAACCTGTTGGTCCAGTGACCCCTCTCGTTAATATAATATTGTTGCCAGATTGTATTGTTGTATTTGCGCCTGTTGAACCTAAAGTAACTGCTTCAGTACTAGTAAACGAAGTTCCTTGTATATTCCAGTTACCTGAAGCATCAATACTATTAAAAGAACTATCAAATACATTATAACTGGTTGGTGGCCTAGCTGGCAAACTTGATGTCATTACTCTATTACCGGTTCCAGAAGATGCTACAGCACAAAATATACCTAATTCAGGAGCCCAGCATATAGATTGCCAAGAATTTGCTGATGGAGCTGTTCTAGAAAACCAACTTATTCCATCAGATGAGGTCATTATTTGACCTGAACTAGCTACTGCTACAAATTGTCCTAATTCTGGAGACCAACAAACAGTTTGCCAAGTAGTAGATTCTGCTGCTGTTCTAGACGTCCAAGTAATACCATCTGGACTAGTCATTACTCTATTTGTTCCACTGAATGCTACTGATACTAATAAACTTAATTGTGGAGACCAACATACTGAATTCCATCCACTTAATTCTACTCCTGAACTTGTTCCTTTAGATGTCCAGGTTTTTCCATCTGAACTTATCATCACTCTATTATTACCTGTACTAGCTACTACAACAAATAACCCTAATTCAGCTGCCCAACATACTGAACGAAATGTATTTTCTTCAGGATAATATACACCAGTATAATTCCAATTTTTACCATCTGTTGAAATTTGCACTCTATTTTGTGTTCCTGAAGTTGCAGTTCCTACAGAACAAAATAATCCTAATTCTTGAGACCAACATACTGAATTCCATAATGAATTAGCGCTAGGTGATGATGTTTGATTCCATGTTGTTCCATTTGAGCTGTAGATTATACTTAGTATTCCACCATTATTTGAGACTGCTACAAATAATTGTAATGTTGAAGCCCAACAAATTGAAGACCAAGTATAAGCAGCTGTTAATGTTATTGTAGTCCAAGATATACCATCAGGACTTGTCATTATACTTTGTGTAACACCATTATTTGCGACTGCTGCGAATAATCTTAATTCAGGAGACCAACATATACTATTCCAATTATTGTCTACTGAATTCTTTCTAGCATTCCAAGTTGAAACTGCTTTAACACCAGAACTATAAGGATTTAATGATGGATAAGCATCTTTTGCTAAACCATAATAACCATTTACTGCGTTCCAAGATGCGTCAGAATTAATTTCTTGATATATTCTCTCACCAGATGTTACACTTCCATTAAATATTACAGAATTTGAAAAACTAGCTGTTCCACCTACATCTAAAGCATGAGAAGGATTTGATGTTGCTATTCCTACATAACCATTATTGTAATATATATTTGTACCATTTTGAGTCCAAATTTGAGGTCCAGTTGGACCAGTAGGTCCAGTAGAACCTGTTGGACCAGTTACTGTGCTTGCTTGACCGGTAGGACCAGTTAGACCAGTTGGACCTGTATGACCTGTTGGTCCAGTTGAACCAGTATCAGCATCTATTCCTGGAATTCCTTGAGGACCAGTATGACCAGTTGGACCAGTCACAGTGCTTGCTTGTCCGGTTGGTCCCGTAAAACCAGTTGGACCGGTTGAACCGGTTGGTCCAGTTCTACCTGTAAAACCAGTTGGTCCTGTTACTGTGCTTGCTTGACCAGTTGGTCCTGTAAGACCAGTTGGACCAGTATTGCCGGTTGGTCCAGTAAAACCAGTTGGACCAGTTGATCCAGTATCAGCATCTATTCCTGGAATTCCTTGAGGACCAGTATGACCCGTTGGACCAGTATCACCATTACCTACAGATTGAGTAGCATCACCAACAGCAACGAAATTGCCAGTATAATATACTGTTCCATTAAAAGTAATATCATTTTCAAAAGTAATCTCATTGGTAAATGTTGTATTTCCTTCTATTAAAATTTCCTGATCACTTTTAAAATGTATCACTTCATTTGTATAAATATCAAAAGAATTTCCATGACCTATATAAGTTCCATCACAAAAATATATACCAGATACATCTCTAATTAAGCTACAAGACATATCTAAATTACCAGCTACATTTAAATCGCCAAATACACCAACATTTCCTGTATAGCCTATTCCAGCAAAGCCTGTATCTCCAATTGTATAATCTCCTAAACCCCATAAATTTGGACCAGTAGGTCCTTCTGATCCTGGTGGTCCTGCGGGCCCTTGTTTTCCCTGAACAGTTAAATCACAACATTTACGAGCCCCTAAAAATTGATTATAAGTTTTAAAAGTTCTCGACATTTATAATATTAAAATATATTTTAATAGTATATTTAACAATTAACAATTTTTAATAATCGTTCTTTATCTACATTATCATATTCAAATAAATATTTGTTACACCATTTTGTATTCTCGTTTGTATGCGAAACATATAATTTTTTCTTATTTCCAATATATCCATTGTCAATCAATTCTTTTTCTGGAATAACATAAAATTTACCGTTTTTACAATTTAACCAATATAAATCATTATCTCCTTCTTCATAACATTTGTTTATACATTTTCCTTGAACTCTACATTCATATTTATTTAAATTAAATGAAAATGAATTAGGATTATTATGAGTAATAGTTCCTACTTTTTCTTGAACCTTTTTCTCTCCAATTTTAAAATCATAAACAAGACCTTCGATATGATTATTTGTGAATTCAATAAAGTCTATTTTATTTTCTCTTAAATTACGATATTCTTGTTCTTGTTGTTGACTTTTACTTGTTGGAGTATTCAGTGTAACAAAATCAAATTTAATTGTTGAATCATAATAACTAGTTAATTTTTCTATTAAATTTTCAGTAGTAACCTCATATTTATTATATTTCGATTTTTGTGCGACACCAATAGTTTTTAATCCATTAACTTCTTCATATGGAATTAACCACATTTTTTTGTCTTCTTCACAAACACATAAAAGTATACAATTATCATATCTTCCATTATTTAATCTAAAATAATATTGTTCTCTTTCAGTCTTTTTATTAGTTGATTTCACTTGAATTCCTAACCATAAATCTTTTTCTTCATCTATTTTTTTGATTACTATATCTGCCTTACAGCCGTCAAAAGTTTTGATTAATTTAAAATGATTACTTACCAAGTCTTTAAAGTAATTTATACATTTAAACTCTTGATTCAATGATGATAAATTATTTCCATTTGAATATAAATTTTTTAATTTTTTGCTAGCATTTTTATTAACGCATTCTGGACAATTTATACCTTGATTTAAAGATTTAAAATTTTTCCAACTTACATTATGTTCATGTCCACATGACGCAATATAATTTAATTTTTGTTTATTATTAATATAATAATTATTAAATTCATCTTTAGTATAACATAGTTTACATTTTTTGCTTTCAAAATAAGATGACATAAATTCATAGGTAGGTATTTCCAAAGCACAGTTTCTACATTTTAATCCCTGACCAATTAAAAGTTCTTTTACTGAAATATTATTATTATGACCGCAAGATGTTATATATTCTAATTTTTGTAATTGATTTGTATATGTTTTACTTAATAAGATACAATTTCTTTGCGAAAAAATATCTTGAACTTGCTGGTATGTATATTTAGTAGGCATAGTTATATTATGTCTATTATCTTTATATTGATTTAATAATATTTTATTAAATTAATAAATCAATTTTTTATAAATTTAATATTTTTGTGACCAGTTATGATGAGGGTAATGCAGCTAAGCAGAGTCTTATGGAGCCAAGACTGGCAACATTATATTTCACAACGAGAGGCAAATCGTTCTCAAGATAAACTTCAATTTGTTGGCATAAATTAGTGCATTTAATAAAATACCCAAGGTTCTTAAGAGAGAATTCTCCCTGAATAATTTTAGACGAATCTTGCTTAGAAATGAAGCCCATACTGCCATCAGATTCAGCACGATGAATTTCAGCAGACGCAAACTGTCCGGAACACTTAAATATCAATTCATTACCAACTGATTTAATTTCTAACTTATCAGAAATACATGATAAATCGCGGATAATTTTTTGGAAATCAGCAGAAGGCAAATTAATAATAGAAGAAAATGTGACATCAGGATATTGAAGCTCTTCTGGATCAGGTTCAATCAATCTTAACTTTTGCGTCTTACATTGCTTAATCTCTCCATTCTCATACTTGAGAGATAAATATGCTACTATTCCATCAACATAATCCGAATTTTCAATGTAAATTGTCAATGTTTCATCATTTTCAATGGTATTGATCAATTTAAATAGATGAAACATATTTACACCAATAATAATCTTTTCCTTCTTACATTCATAAAACTCAAAATTACTTGCCGCTAAAAATAAATGAACTAAAATAGTATGCGATTTATCCATATTAATAATTCTCATACCATCTGGTTCAAAAGTAATATTTGTCTCTAATAAAATATCTTTTAAAGCCGTCATCAATGTTCTAAATGGAGCAATTTGAACAGTTTTAATTGTTAAAACATTTCCTTCGGTTGATGATAAAACTTGGTTCTTATTTGAAAATGTGGACATTATATTTGTTTTTAAACCTAAATCTTTAAATACTTATGAATCAAAATATATTTTATTTAAACGAATATATCTAAAATATGTGTAATATCATCTTTAAGATTATTTAAATCAAAATCAGCGTTGTTAAATCCTAATAAATAATGTGGTCTGTGTAATGCATTTGCCATGACAGCTAAAGATGAAAACCCATAAAATCCTATTTTACATGAATTTATAATCATTAAAGTTTCGTCAAATGATTTTGGATTGTAGCAATTTATTTTTAATTTTGTCTTATCACAAAAATTATTATAATCATCATTTTCATTACATATAAATACACAATTATCAAGGTCATCGCAAATCTTTTCATATAATTTATTGATTGCATTAATAGACATAAATCTATAATTTGTTATATTTATAATTATTTTATCATTCCAATTTGTATTATTATATGATGTTAACCATTTATTTTTACCCCATTTTATTTGATAAAAAGAACCATAAATATTAACCCAATTGTATTTATTTTGCTGAAAAAAATCAATATTATTTCTCCACATTGATAAATTAATGTCAATATTTTCATTATTATAAATTTGATAATTTTTAATATATTTTTGTGATATGATGCTATTATATGTATCATTGTATGTATATTCTAAACCATACGAAAATTTGTCTCCATTTTCTAAATCTGCAATATATAACTCTCCTTTTTGTCCTGTTTCATAATATTTTTCACAAATAACAGACAATTGATTTAAATAATCACCAAGCTTTCCACATGATTTATATTTTATTGTATTAAAATCAAATATATCCCTTAAATTATTATCAATCTCATAATCATATAAATTAATTTTTAATATGTTATCATTATTTACATTTACAAAATTAATATTTGGATTTTTAAATATTTTATCAATTATATCTTTATAATCTATATTAAAATATACAATATCATAGCTTATACATAAATAATTAATTTCTGGAATTTTATCATAAATTTCTTCAATACCATTAACTATTAAAAAACAACAATTATCTGAATAACTTTTACATTCTTTAATATTTGAATTTTCTAGAATATTAAAATAATTTTTAAGTCTAAATCGTTTTTGATTATTTTCAAAAATTTTATTTGTTACTTCAATAAATAATGTTGCGTTATTTAAGTTTAAATTATAATTCAAACTTTTAACAATATCTGTATCTAACCAGATCTGCTCATTTATATGAACAAGTAATCTATAAAAAAATGTATCTGTAATTTTTGATACTCTTTTTTCTAAAATTGTCATTTCTTTTTTAATTTCATTTAATTTATTAACATCTTTTATATATTTATTTTTTAACTCTAAAATACTATATTTATCAATTATTTCTCCAAATGAAACTTCAATTAAATTATTTATTGGTAGTAAATATTTATTAAGTTCAGTAAATATTAAATTAAAATCTAAGATATGATTTTCTAAAAAATTAAATTTAAAATTTTCTTTCGTATAAATATTTTCAATTGTAATAAATAAATTTTTACATTCACCAATGTATGTATCAGTAAATAAATCATTATTTACTTTTATATTATTATTGTAATTATACATATAACGCTGAAGTAAAATATTAGTGATGTCAGTAACATTTCCTACTGTTGATTTATCATTTATATAATAATAAGCTTCTTTTATTCTAAAATAATTATGTATTAATGCATCTAAATATTTTTTATTAACATAGAAATCATTAACAGCTAATCTATGTATTTTTTTAAAATTTTTATCTAATAAATAATTTTCAATCATAATTTCATCGAAATTATTTTCAATAATTAAAAATTTTATATTATATGTATTAAAATCTAATCCCTTTAAAACATCAATTTCTGTATTTTCAGTATCAATTGAAATAAAATCTATATTATTTGGTATATTATTTTCTTTAAAAATTGTATTAAGAGTCTTCACTTTTACAGAAATTGTTTGAATACTATTAAGTAAGTCCCTATGAGATTCAATTAATCGTTCATCTATTTTTAATGATGAAATTGCTGATGTATTTCCTGAATGTAATGTAACAATATTAAAATTTTCTTCTTCTTTATCATAATTTCCGACACAACAATTTATAACATTTTTACGTATAGAAGAACATTTATTAAAAGATTCTGGTATTGGCTCTACACATAATGAAAACCATCCCTTTTTTTCAAAATAATGTGTATTACTTCCACTAATACCATCATCCGCTCCTACATCGATACACGTTCCTACATAGTTATCATCGAAAAATTGTGATATGTATTTATCTTCACCAAATTGACTATAAAACATAATATAATATATGTATTTAAAAAGTATTTAAATACTAATATATACAAATATATTATATGAACTATAATCATACTTTAATAATAATTATTTGTTACAATAATTATAAATATCTAAATAATATGGTTAAACAATTAGAAAACTTAATAGTAGAACCAAATATATTAATAATTAATAATAATTCAAATTGTAAATATACTATTGATTATCTAAATAAATTAAATAATAAATATAATATTATAAATTGTGATAAAAATTTTGGACATTTAGTCTGGATGGAGCCTTTTATATTTAATAGATTACCAGACAGGTTCATAATTACAGATGCTGATTTAGAATTGAATAAAAATACACCAAAAAATTTTTTAGATATAATGGTAGAAATTAGTGAACAATATAAATCAAATAAAGTAGGGTTCGCTTTAGACATTTCTGAACCTGAAAAAATGTTTAAATATAATTTTTATGACTTTGGATATAATAATATTCCTACTATTTGTGAAAGTCAAAAACAATACTGGGTAAATAGAGTTATAGATAATAAACTTGAAATGTATTTTTCTCCAATAGATACAACATTTTGTTTATTTAACAAAAATCATAATGGATCTCATATTAGAATAGCTGGAGATTTTACAATGAAACATTTACCTTGGTATATTGATATAGATGGTATATCAAAATTATCAAGATATCTTATGTATAAAGATAGTTCTTCTTCATCATCAGTTAAATGTTTTGAAATACAGTATTTTAAAGATAATAATTATATTCCTATCATTAAAAGAAATGAAACATTTCTTATACAAATGAATGGTGGTATAAATGATTATTTTTGGAAAGAGATTTATCCAACTTGGGAAAATGAAACATTTGATATTTTTGATAAATATTTAAATAAAGAAAAACAATTTTTAGATATAGGAGCATGGGTTGGAGTAACATGTTTATATGCTAGTCGTTTATCTTCATATGTAGTATGTGTAGAGGCTGATCCAGTTAGTGTAAAAAATTTACAACATAATATTAATACTAATTTGTTAGAAACAAATATTGATATAGAAGATTCAGCTATTTATAATGAAACAACTAATGTATTATTTGGTCCTAATAATTTTAGTTCAACTAGTCAATTAAATGATTCAATGAGTCAAATAAAATTTACTAAAACAAATGATTTTGATGTATTTAAAAAAACTATTACATTAGATGAAATAATAAAAAAATATAATTTAAATAATTTATCATTAATTAAAGTTGATATAGAAGGTGGTGAAGAGTATATATTAAATGACTTATTAGAATATTCTAATACAAATAATGTTCCTTTATATATCAGTTTCCACTATGATTGGTGGGTTAATAAAAATTTAGATAGGTTTTTATATTTACAAAATCATCACAAAAATCAAATAATTAGTTCTCCATTTTGCTCTATTTTATTTACTCCTTAACATTTTTGAATGTTAATTTAAACATATTTATATTTTTAATAATATAAATATATTTGACAAAAGAATATATTATATTGTACATTTAACTATTAATAATATCATTTATAATATCATCTAATGAGTATCGTTGTTTCCATCCTAGACTATATAATTTTTCGGGAGTTCCCGTTATATTAATTGGAACAATATCTATGCCTTTATTACTATTTTCAATAACTGCTACAATTTTATTATTTGAATAAAGAACATTATCTTTTACTGTAATGCTAATTCCATTAAGTTGATAAACTTTTAAAACTAAATCTAAGATTTTAATATTTTCACTTCCACTAATAATATAACTATCCCCATTATTCTGTTCTAAAATAATTTTAATTGCTTTTGCTGCGTCTGAAGCATGTAGAATTTTTCTATATGAATCTAATGTTCCTAGTTTTAAAGGTTCATTGGTTTCTTTCCATTTTTTAGAATGGTCTGAAATTTTTCTCAATAAAAAATTACCATTTTTATATTTTGATTCAACTGTAAAAAAAATACCATTTGAAAAAGGTAGATTATATGTTTCTCTATAAAAATTAACGATTGAGTGTCCCATTATTTTTGCTATAGAATATGGATGACAATGATACATATTATTATCATTTTCTTTAATATCATAAGTTATATGTCCTTTATACATTTCACTGCTTGAAGCATTAAATAATTTTGTAGACCATTTATTTTTATGAATTATTTCACATATATTAGCTACAGTCATACCGTTTAATTCAAGTGTCTTTATTGGTTCTTTAAATGCTTCTATAGAACTAGATATTCCAGCCAAATGTATAATTATATCAGGTTTTATTATTTGTAAATTTAGTTCTAATTCTTTTATGTCTCTTATATCAAAATAAAATTTAGTAAATTTATCTTCTGAATTATTTTTTTTGTGAGAAAATCCATATAAGTTATAACCTTCTTTATATTCTTTTAAAGCATATTTTGATATCATTCCATCACAACCAGTAACCAAAACTTTTTCTTTTTTACTATAAATTTCAAAATATGGAAATGGAAATACTAATTGACCTCCCTTTTCTAAAAAGTCATCTTCCCTTTTTATAATTTCATCTCTAAAATGCCATGGCAAAACTAATAAATATTCAGGAGGATTTAAACGCATGGTTTCTTCAGAAATTATACCTATACCAGTAGAAGTCATTTTTCCAACTTTATTTAGATTTCTTTCAACCGCATATTTAATTTTAGTTTCATCTATATTAGCATACTGTAAAAGACAATTACCCTTTGTTGAAGCTCCATAAATATACATACTTTGTCCGCTTTTATTCAATATTTCAATAAATTTATTTAACTTTAAAATCTCATTATCACAATTTTGTATAAATTTAGTATATAAATTTATATCTTTTATTCCATAATTATCTTCATCTTCTATTATTTTATTAATAAGATTAGTGGCTTCTGAATATAAGTTACAATTATTTTTAGCAAAATAAATTCTAAAACTACCACCATTACATTCGTTAAATTTTATATCAATAATTTTAAAATTGCTTAAATCTGCTATATATTTAATAGCTGTTAAAGAATAATATTCTAAATGTTCATGGCATATAGTATCTATACTATTTCTTCGTAACATAGTAACAAGATAACTTTGTTCGCAAGTCCAAATACCATTATCATCTAATATATCATAAATATCTTTTGCGAATTGAACCGGATCTGGTAAATCATAAAACATTGATATAGACGATATTACTTTAGGTTTCAAATCTTTATAAACATTTGTAAAATTATCATATGTAAAATATGTAGGTATTAATTCTACATCACCATAAAATTCTTTGAATTGTTTACCTGTTGGGTCAACTCCTATTCTTTTAATTGATTTATCATAACATTGTAACATTGTTGAATCATTACTTCCAATATCAACAACCGCATCTCCTAATTTAAGATTAATTTTAGATAGAATTTCTTTCTGATAATCTTTTAAATGTTCCCTCATTGTGTTACTAATTCCAGAACGATATCCATATTCATGTTCATATAATTCTGAGGCATTTGTTGAATATTTTAATTGAACTAGACTGCAAATTTTACATAAAGATAATACAATTGGTGTAGATGGCGTGCTGAAATCACCATATAATGGAAATCTTGATGTAATAATTTGTTGACCAATATTAACCACATCAATAATATCAGGATTTTTACAAATTCTACATTCTTTACAAATACTTTGAAGTTCCATAATAATATATTATTAATTATTTATTTAAATATAAATAACATAAATATATTTATACTAAAACTTTTGGAACTTTTCTTGTTCCATGTCCATGCTTTAATCTAGCAGTTTTTGCTAAACTTAATGCCTTCGATTTTGGTTTACAACCTTTTTCTAAAATATTGTAATCAACCGCGGCCGCTTTTCCTGCTGTAATAGCACTTGCTAGACGCGCTATACCCCATGATTGTGCGGTCTGATTTGGTCGCGACCCCGACGAATAATAAGCACCAGCACCTTTATTTATAATTTTTGCTAAAGCAGACTTTTTACATCCTGTTGCTTTTGATAATTCATCTGTAGCGCCAATTTTATTTACATTATACATTTTTTCTGCCTTGATTATGTAATTAGATTTTTTCGACTTAAATGAAGACAATTTTGGTCGCGAATGATAAATTTCTTTTTTATAAAGACGACGAGACTTCATAAGCTCTTTTGATTGTAGTTTTCTATCTTTTCTTGTCAATCTATTTGGTAAATACCGTAAAGTAATTTTCATATACTATATGAATATTATAACTCCTTATATAGACTCCTTTTACTAAAAATATCGTAAATTGAAATATATTTATTTTAAATTTATATATTTAAAAACATTTAAATACTTATATAAATGTCAGAACCTAAACGCAACGATTGTATATCGATTGTTGATAAACTTTATGAAAGATATAAAGACAATGAGTATATGTTACAGAGAATATATAATCATGTACATATTTATTTACCAAATACACTTGAAAATGAAGCAAAAAATCATGAAAAAAAACAAAATCTTAATACTTATCTATCAGAAGAACAACAAATATTTATTCAAGTTTTTTTAAGTAAAAATAATTATTATTATTTGCCTAATAATAACTTCTATTATGAGTATAATGGTAAAGATTATTTTATTATTAAGGAAGATGAAATAATACATAAACTTCTCTCGTCTATTTCAAAAGACAGAACTCTTTTACAATGGAAACATAAAACAAAAACTAGTATTATTAAACAGATCAAAGAGCGAAATCTATTTTCTTCGACCCCTGAAACAGATACTATTCAAAATGTTTTAAACTCAATTTATCCTGCGTTTTTTACATCTAAAAATACAGCCAAATATTTTCTAACCGTTATTGGTGATAATTTATTAAAGAAAAACACCGATTTAATATTTATTGTAAGTCAGCGAATGAGACAATTCTTAGAAGAACTTGAAAATGTATCCATATCTTCAATTGGCAATAATAACGCTGCGTTTAAATTTGTAACCAAATATCATGAATCACATTCTTTTAATAACTGTAGATTATTAAAGATAAATGAAAATTTTTCTAATGAGTATTGGAGAGAATTATTAAAGAAAATAGGTTTAAATTTATTATGTGTTGCCGCACATTATTCCAATAGATATGTATCTTCAGATAATTATCTTAATACTAAATCAGATGAAGAACTAAGTAATTACGCTTATACTCTTAAAAATACTACTGAAAATGGTTTAGTTCAAAAATTTATTGGAGAATTTCTTGAAAAAACAACTGATGATTTTAAAGTTGACTGGAAAAAAATACATTTTATTTGGAAACAATTTCTCTCTAATAATAATTTACCTAACGTTATTTTCTCCAATTCTCTTAAAAATATATTAAAATCTTACATTACATATAATGAAGTGACTGATTCGTTTATTGGTATAACAAGTAAATATTTACCTATAATTAAAGATTTTATACAGTTTTGGGAGACGACAATTATAAATATAAATTGCTCTGATTTTGAAAATGAACTTGAAATTGATGAGATTAGTTCATTATTTAAATCTTGGTCTAAAAGTAAAAACGTTTTATCGGAAGAAAATATTATTAAAGTTTTAAAACATTTTTTTACATCAGATATTATCGAGGATAAATATGTATTAAATATTGCATCTTCAATCTGGAATAAAGAAAAAGATATAGAAAATTCAATTTCTTATATAAAACAACAGATTATTGAGAATCATAATTTATCACTTATTAGTTTTGATGATATATATAATTACTATCAAAAATATTGTACTAATAATTCATTCAAATTTATTGTAAGTAAACGTTATTTTGAAAAATATTTATATTATAAATTTGCTGATTATATTGTTTATGAAAAATTTATTAAAATCGAATGGGTTCAATAATAAATTTAATTTATTTTATAAATATTAAATTTATTTAAGAAGAAGCGTTACCAGCAACAAATTGAAGACCAACACCAGAAGTTCCTACTCCCTTACCATCATAAGACATAGGAGATAATTGGCCGCCTAAAGCCATACCACCTCTCATCTTTTTACTCTTGTGTCCCTTGTGAAACAATTTAAATTGTCCCTTCTTAGCGACATAACCTAGCTTTCTAAGATGTTTTATAGTTTTCTTTCCTGAGGCATGCTTTCTGCGTGACACAATACGTCCATGTTTATTCTTCATTAAATGTGTCTTGGTTAATCCACCAGATGTTTTTTTAGCAGTTCCATGCCAAACTTGTGCGCGGGTTCCTATAGTTTGCATTATAAAATTAGTTGAGAAAATATTTATTTTCTTAAATAATTTAATGAAACGCAATTAAAATTTGTTAACTGGAGGCATTCCACTTCCACCAGGCATACCCTCCATTTTACCTAAATAATTAATATTCAATGGTTCTCCTAAATATAAATTACCATATTGTGTTTTGCCGCCTTTTGTATTATTAATTATATAAGCTATTCTGCGGTTATAAGATACCCTCCATGATGAGGAATCAGAACCAGGAGTATTTTTATCATATTTTGATGGAATACAATAACAATCTATTTGTTTTGAATTTGGAAATACTGCGTTATAATTTGAAACATAAGAAATCATGCGTGAGGTATTTTTACTAGAACCTGGTGTAAAACCTTTATATGAATACATTATACATTATATCAATTTTTAATTTATTTATCTTAGCGAATTACATTTTATTTTACAGTAGCTGTTATACCATTAGATGCTGGCGAATAACCTAAATCATTTTCACCATATAATGTTACTGTGTATGTCAAAAAGGATGTAAGGTTAGATATAGTAAATGGGCTCGTTAATTTATTTATATTAACTAATGTTTGACCATTGTCTAATGAATAATAATATGCTTTTATAGCAGAACCATTTGGTGTTGAAGCTGTAAATGTAACTGTCATATTTCCAATTCCTGTGGAAACTCTTGAAATTATTGGAGCACCAGGCGCAGCGTATTTTGGTGTAATTGTTCTTGCCAAAGATAAAGGTGAGTTTCCTATAGAATTTACTGCTATGAATTGAATATTATAAGATACATCATTTACTAAACCAGTTATTAAAAGAGGACTTGCTGAGCGACCTGTATCTATTAGAGTAGCTCCTCCATCTAATGTGTATAAATATTTAATTATTGGCGAGCCATTTTCTACTGGACTAGCGAGATCTATAGAACAAGCATTATTTAAAGGTGTTACAGTAGTTACAGAAGGCATACCAGGTTCAGCCAATATTGGGGCTCTTATAATTGAACTTGATGGAGCTGACATACCTGCTAATGAATTCGCATACAAAGTAACAGGATAATTTATTCCATTTGTCAAACCGGTTATCGTAAAGGGTGAAACTGTTGAATTTGTATCAATAAGATTTGAACTACCGTCTATTGAATAACTATAACTAGTCACGGGAGCACCACGAATAATAGATGGCGAAAAGTAAACTATCAAACTTTGATTCGCACCTACAACTGAGGTAATTCTTGGCGCAGCTGGTGGTAAATAAGTGAAAGATACAAGTTTTGAGAAAGCTGCTGAAGGTAAGGAATCTCCAACTAAATTTACTGCTATAATTTTAACACTATAAGTTGTATTATTTTGAATTGGAATTGATAAAGGAACTACGTTACTACTAATATCTACATATGGACTATCATTTAATGAATACTTATAGGTCGTTATAGGTCTTCCATTCGCAGCTGGTGCTACAAAATTAACAGTCATCGTATTTAATGATGTTGATACTGTTCTTATTACTGGTCTTGATGGCACATTTAATACGAATATTTGACTCTTAGTTGGTAATGATTCAAATGAAGTTCCAACTGAATTACTTGCTTTTAATTTAATAGTGAATGATACATTTACTGGAAGATTTGGTATAATTAGTGGTGATGTATTTCCTGAAATATCTGTATAATTAATACTATTTCCTAAAGCATATGAATATTTTGTAATAGGTGAACCATTTGTAACAGGTGTATCAAGAGTTACTACAGCATATGAAGAAGTTAATGATTCATAAAATAAAACTATATTGGTAATCTTTGGTCTACCAGGCGGAATGCTTACCATTGCTGTAACTTTGTTTGATAAAGGTGAAAAACCGTTTATATTCATCGATGCTATTTTAATATCATAAGCTCTACCATTTGTAATACCTTTAATAATCAAAGGGTTTTGTATAGATGAAAATATATTAAATTTGACATCATCAAATGTATAATACATTTGTGTAACAGGTGATCCATTTGTAATTGTTGATGGAGTATAATTAATAGTAAATGTAGAATCAACCCCTGTAACACTATTAATAGTTGGCGCATTTGGCACACCAGGCACACTTAATATTGTATTCGACTTAGGGGATAAACCAGATTTATTATAAGAGTACAGATTAACAGAGTAATTAGTTTTATTTTCTAAATTGCCTATTGTAATAGGACTAGTATTGGAAGAAGCATCAAGAAGTGGACCATTATTTAAACTATATTTATATCCTAAAATTTCTGAGCCACCATTGTCAGAATCAGTAAAATAAACTAACAAAGATTTAGACCTTGGATCTATGGATGTTATTGTAAGGGCTAATGGAGGACCAAATGGCTTAAATGTTTCAGACAAATTTGAATAAGCAGATAATCCTGATTCAGTAACTGTTTTAATTCTAACGGTATAATCAAAATTATTTGATAAATCTGTAATAATAAGTGGATTATCTACATTTCTAGCAATATGTGATTCAGTCTCATTTGACAATTTATATTTATAGCAAACTAAAGGTGAATTATAAAAATTACCATTCGTAAAATAAATGCTACATTTTTTGTCTTCTGGAATAACATAATCAATAGTTGGAGGTTCAGGTAATAATTCATAAGTCATTAAATAAGTATTTGATTCTTCAGACATTCCAATTGAATTACTTGACTTAATTTTAATATTATTGCTAACATCGATATCAACAAATTTTCTTATTGTTATTGAAGAATCAACTATATTATCAACTATGGAATAAGAGCTATCATTTAAAGAATAATAATAGTATTGTATTGGTGAGCCATTATTTGCTCCTTCAATAATATCCATAGTTATTACATTATTTGAATAATTAGCACTCAAAATTATTGACTTTGAAGGTTTTGATATTGTGGTAAAAGAGACTGTATTAGAATCTGAAGATTCACCATATATGTAATGTTCTGCTTTAATTTTAATATTATATGTGTCGTTTAATGACAAACTATTTAATAATAATGGATTCTCTCTATTTTTAAAGTAGTAATAATTACTGTTATTTAATGAATATTTATAATATATATCATTGAGACTTGAATCTATTGTATAATATACATTTGCCATTCCTTCGTTAGAACTTATATCTGTGATAACAGGAGAAATTAGCGTTCCTATATTTTCTATTCTAATTATATTCGATTTTTGTGAAAATCCTATAGCATTTTTACTTTTAAGCATTACATCATACATTTGATTAACAGTCAAACCACTAATAATTATGTTATTTCCGGAAGGTTCAGTTAATACATAATTCACGTCATTTATCGAATAATAATATTCTGTTATACTTGAACCATTGTCATTTCCAGGTATAAATTCAAAACTTAATATACCGTTAGAAGATTGTCCGTTTAATATAAAGGGCTTATCTGGAACATGTGATGGAATCACATTCTCGAATACATTAGATATAGTAGATGTTCCATTTCTATTTACAGCATAAATTCCAATATTATAACTCACTCCATTTGTCAATCCAATAATTTCCAATGGAGAAGTATTATTTTTAAACCACTTTAAATCGTCACCATTGTTTAATGTATATCTATAACCAATAACAGGAATCTCGTTGTTGCTTAAATCAGTAAAATAAACGTATGCCTTTAAATTACTTGTTGTAACATTGGTTATAACTGGTGGACTTGGTAGTGTATCTAGCACAGTTGAAATACCTGCTAAAATAGAGCTGTCTGTATAGCCATTTAATCTCATTTGGTCTACACTATATCCAGCAATTGTCAATTCATTTACACTATAACCAATTGTTAATATTTCCTCATCAGTATAACCGCCTAGTTTTAACTCGTATGCTGTATAAAAATATGTTTTTAATTGGCTACTTGAATAACCTGCTGCTTTTAGTTGAGAAGCAAAATAATCTAAAGATAATATCTCTTCAGTTGAATAATTCGCATCTTGAAGATCCGATACTAAATAACCGGCTTCTTTTAATTCGGCAGCAGTATAATTGTATTCTTTTAGCTGTGTTGCTGAATAATTATTTTGCTTCAATTGTAATGCTTGAAATCCATTTGATAATATATCAGCATCAGTATATAATGCTGCCTTTATTTGAGTAACCGTATAACCAGCTGTTTTCAAATCACTAACTGTATAATTAGCATCTTTTAAACTCGACGCACTAAATCCAGCACTTAAAATGGCTTCATCAGAATATATATTTATTAAATCCACTGGTTGATAGCCAGCAGTTTTTATTTGCTGGATACTATAACCTAAGTTTAAAATATCAGCATCATCATAACTCGCATTTTTAAGTTGTAAAGCTGTGTAATTGTTACTATATAATTGAGCTGCTGTAAAATTAGCACTTTTTAATTCAGTAGCTGTATAACCCGCTGCCAAAATGTCATTATTAGTATAATTGGCATCAATTAAATTTGTAATAGTATAATTATTTTGTCTTAATTGAGTGGCTGAATATCCTGCATCTTTTAACTGAGTGCTTGAATAACCGGCAGCAAGAATTTGACTAGTTGTATATTGTCCGTCAACTAAATCACTAATCGTATAATTATTTTCCCTTAATTGAGAAGCTGTAAAATTTGCGGATCTTAATAGAGTGCTGCTAAATGAAGCACTTAATATATCATTATCACTATATCCACCTTGTTTTAATTGAAGTGGAGTATAATATGTTTTAAGTTGAAAAGGAGTATAATATGACAAAAGGTCTGCTGCTGGATAATTTATTGATATTATATCGACCATCGAATAATTTGCTGTTCTTAAATCATTTACGGTATAATTATATTGTTTTAATTGAGATGCTGTATATGAAGCATTTTTAAGTTCAGTTGCTGAAAAACCAGCCAAAAGTATATTTTGATCTGAATATCCTGCCGTTTTTAATTGACTAATATTATATCCATTTGTTCTTAATTGTGACGCAGAATAAGATGCTAATTTTAATTGATCTGCAGGGAAACCGGCTGATAATATATCCGCATCTAAATATCCTCCTTCTTTTACTGATAATGCTGTGTAGTAAGTTTTTAAATCTGTTACTGAATAATTATTATTCTTAAGTTCATTTGCTGAATAACCAATTGATAATATTTCGCTTGTTAAATAATTTCCATCTTTAAGTTGACTAACATTAAACCCATTATTTTTAAGTTGTTGACTTGTATATCCATTTGTTTTCAATGTTGACACACTATAACCAGCTGATATTATTTCATTTGCTGTATAAGAAGCATCTTTTAAGTTTTGAATCGTATAATTGTTTGCTTGTAATTGACTTGCTGTATAAGAAGGACTAGCATTCTTTAAGGCTGATGCGGTAAATCCTCCAGCCAATATTTCATTATCTGTATAACCACCTGATTTTAATTGACTAATCGAATAGTTTTCTACTCTCAATTCTGAAGCAGTAAATCCTGCTGTCTTTAAATCACTAATACTATATCCTAAATTTATTACGCTACTTTTTGAATATCCACCACTAATCAATTGTTCAGCAGAATAACTCGCACTTTTTAATTCAGATGCTGTATATCCTGCTAAATTTAACTCATTTACTGTATAATTTAATGGGAAAACATCGGTCGCTAAATATCCACCTGATTTTAACTGTGCGGCTGTATAACCATTTGCTTTTAATTGAGCTGCTGAATAGTTTTCTAAATAAAGTTGCGTAGATGTAAATCCTCCAGCTAATATACTGGCATCAGTATAGTTATTTGTTTTTAATTGTGAAATTGTATAGCCTGCTGAAGATAATTGAGACGCAGAATAACCAGCAGTTAATATACTTGAAGCATTAAAACCAGCTGAACTAAGTTGTGCTGGAGTAAAACCACATAATCTTAAGTCTGATGCTGAAAAACTACTATTTCTAAGCTCTGTTATTGTAAACCCAGCAGATGCTATGTCTGTTTTTAAATAACCAGCAGATACCATATTAGTAATAGAATATCCAGCTGTTCTTAAATCTGATGTTGTATAATTATAAGGTTTCAATTGTGTAGCTGTATATTGAGCATTTCTTAAATTAGTAGCACTGAAACCTAATCCTAATATTACTGAATCAGTAAAACCATAAATTTTAAAATCAGAAACTGTAAAACCACCAGTTTTCAATTCTGCTGCTGTATAACCATTGCTAATAACGTCGCTTGCCAAATAACCTGCGACCAATACTTCACCTGCTGTATATCCTACTGCCTTTAATTCAGAAATTGTATAAGTAGCTTCCTTCATTTCTGTTGCCGTATATCCTCCTGCCTTTATTTCTGCTGTTGTATAGGTTGATGCCTTCATTTCTGTTGCTGTATAGCTGCCTGATTTTAATTCAGTTGCTGTATATCCTGCTGTTTTCATTTGCGTAGCTGTATAATTAGCTGCTTTCATTTCTGATGCTGTATATCCTCCCGTCTTTATTTCAGTTGCTGTATATCCTGCTATCTTCAATTGTGTAGCTGTATAACCCAAGGCTTTTAAGCCTGTAGCTGATGTTTTATTTACAGTAAATGTAGTCGAAATGCTTCCAGAACCAATTGTAGTTGTTTCTGCTTGTGTAGCAGTAATAGTTGTACTTCCAAAACCAACAATAGTTATTGTATTTCCGGAAACAGTAGCTACAGAAGTGTTAGAACTAGAATAACTAAATGAACCTGAACTGTTAGACGAAGGGTTTATAATATTAAATGATGCGTCGCCAAAATTTTTACTCGCAATGGAAAAGTTTGTTATGATTGAATCAGATTTTTCAAATACAGATTGTTTTAATGATTTTACAACAATATTAGTATCTCCTACTCCTAAACGTCCACCGCTGTTATTGCCCGCAGCATATATAGTTCCATCCGTCATTTCTACATACACCGCAAACGCACCTGTTACAATGTTAGAAGCCGTTTTCCCTACAGGAAGAATCATTTGTGTTAATAAATTTCTTTGTGTTGTATCTCCAGTACCCAATTGTCCTTCACCGTTCCAGCCAGCTCCATAAATTGTGCCATCAGTCATTAATACATATGTATTAACAAGAGTAGTAAATATATTTGAGGGTGTTTTCCCTGTAGAATTTGGCATTAATGTTAAGGAAGTATAATTTGTTGTATTATTTGTACCAAGTTGACCGTAATAGTTTCTTCCAGTTCCATAAATTGTACCATCACTCATCATTACAATTGAAAAATCTTCTGAACCACATATTTTAGAAATAGTTTTTCCAGTAGAGTTTGGAATTAATGTTAATGTAGATGCTGTACCAACAAATCCTAATTGTGAATAATTATTCAAACCAGTTCCATACATCGTGTTATCATTCATAAGTACTATGGTATGATTTTTACCACATACTAATGCGGAAGGTATTTTACCAGCAGGCATGTTTGTAACTAATGTAAACACATTTCGTGTTGTAGTATCTCCTAGACCTAATTGGTAATAGTTATTTAAACCTGTTCCATAAATTGTTCCATCTGTCATCAACATAACCGTATGATGTTCACCACAATCTATTTTAGAAATAGTTTTTCCTGCTGGTAGTGATGCTTGAGCAAAAGAACTTTGGTTTGTATAATTTCCTATACCTAACTCACCTAAATCATTTCTTCCTACTCCATATAATGTATTGTCTGACATAAGAACCATCTGATGTTGTCCTCCTCTAAGTAATTTTGATACTGTTTTCCCTGTAGTATTAGAAACTAATTCTGATAAGGTTATTCCCCTAGTTGGATGTCTAACATTTTGGAAAATATTTCGCCCAATTCCTACATAATTAAAACCCCCATTAACACTTTCTCCGCAAACATATACAATCCCATTATTATCAAGAAAAAGTGATGTTGAACCTTGACTTACTATTTTAGACCAAGTTTTATTTGGTATAGCTGTCATTTCAGTTAAAATAGAAGTTGATACTGCTGAAGTAGTTCCATTTCCTAATTGACCCTTATCATTACTTCCAGTTGCATAAATAGTATTATCTGTCATCATTACTATGGTAGATTCTGGATAATCGACATTATCAGCTGTAAATAATTTTAGAGCAGTTTTTCCTGTAGGAAGAATCATTTGCGTTAATGAAGATTTATTTGATGTATTTCCTATACCTAATTGTCCTTCACTATTTCGTCCAGTTCCATAAATTGTACCATCTGTCATTAATACCATTGAAGAGTAACCACCACAACTTATTTGAGAAGGAGTTTTTCCTGTAGAATTTAGCATTAATGTCAATGTATTTACATTTGTTGTATTTCCGAGACCTAACCCTCCACTATTATTTTGTCCAGTTCCATATATTGTTCCATCAGTCATTAGTATAATTAAAAAAGCACCACCAGCTTTTATATCTAATGGAGTTTTTCCTGAAGGAAGTGTTATTTGCGTTAATGTAGTTCTATTTGTATTATCTCCTGTTCCTAATTGTCCAGAACCATTCGCACCTACTGCATATACTGTTCCATCAGTCATCAGTGCTGCGAAAAAATCTGAACCAGTAGCTAACTGTGAAGGAGTTTTTCCTGTAGGTAATGGTATATTAGTAAAAGTATAACGAGGAGTTGTGTCTCCAAGACCTAATTGACCAGAAAGATTTGGACCCGCACCATACAGTGTTCCATCAGTCATTATCGCGAATGAAGTACCGTTGAATCTACAACGAAATATTTTAGAAGCAATTTTTCCTGCAGGAAGAGTTACTTGTATTAAATTCTCTAATAGGTGTAAGTATGGTGATGTTACTGAAATTGGTAAACCTAAGTTGCCTTGAAACCTATTGTCGCCACCGTTAGTTCCTCCGACTCCATATATGGTTCCATCTGTCATTAAATAAAGTGTTGATACACCTACAGATTTCATATCTGCAATAATTTTTCCTGTACCATTATATATTTTTTTTGGGAATGTGTCTGGTCCTCCAATGTTAATTTCTCCACCATTACCAGATTGGCCGTGACCATTGTCTCCAACAAAATATAAAGAATTATTGTTTACAAATGACATATAAGCGAACGCAAAATCCAGCAAATATTTATAATATACTATATTATCATTGAAATATACGGATTGAATATCTTCACTTGTATTTTCCATTATCCAATCTCCACCATATTGAATATTACCGGATTCATTGTCAGACGCACCTAAAATGACATTTGTTTCACTGACAATGCTATCATAAAAGGTTTTCCATTCCATGTCTCGCAATGTATTACAAGCTAAAAAATCCATACGTTGAATATTGTTGTTTTTTATCAAATTAATTAAAAATTGTTTGTTATTTTCACCAAAAATGTTTTCATTTTCAAGAAAAACGTAATTTGGCGAATAGTGAAACGCTAAAGCAATTCTATTAATATTGCTAGAATATGCTTTTAAAGATTCTAACATTTCTAGTCTAGTTGTATCTTTACTATATAGAACGCATATAGTATTTTGATTACAAGAACTAGCCAGAATGTCGTAATCTGTAACTGATTTATCAATTAACAGGACGTTCATTATGATATTATAAAATATTATTTTTTTTACAAAAATAATAACATTTAAACTTAATATATGGATTATGGATATCAATTTTTAATCATACTTCTTACCTAAATATATATTTAATTTTTAAATAAAAAAATTGATTTAAAAAATAACCTAAAGGTAAAAAGATAAATAATTATAATGAGTTCCTCAAACGCAGATTTATTCTTTGATGTTCAGCAGAAGACTGATAAGCAGCATATCTTGGATAATCCAGATACGTATATCGGTTCTGTTGAAAGCATTGACGCTAATATGTGGATTATGAGTGAAGATGATAACAAAATTATTGAGAAAAATATTAATTATATCCCTGGATTATTTAAATTATTTGACGAAGGTATTGTAAATTGTCGCGACCATGTTGTAAGAATGAAAACCAAAGTTGACAGCAATGTTGATAACGCATTACCTGTTACACATATTGATATTAGTATTGAAGATGATGGTTCAATTACAATGGTCAATGATGGTAATGGCATTGATGTTGCTCAAAAGGATGGTGTTTGGATTCCAGAACTTGTGTTTGGACATTTAAGAACTTCGACTAATTATAATAAGGAAGAAAAGAAAATTGTTGGAGGTAAGAACGGATTTGGTTTTAAGTTGGTTTTGATTTGGTCTAGTTACGGACGTATTGAAACTGTCGACCATATTCGTGGTCTTAAATATATTCAAGAGTATAAAAATAACTTGGATGAAATTTGTAAGCCTACAATCACCAAGTGTAAGACCAAGCCATATACTAAAATTACATTTAAACCTGATTTTGCCAGACTTGGTATTTCGGGATTATCATCAGATATGGTTTCCCTTTTAAAGAAACGCGTTTATGACATTGGTGCCATAACTGATAAAAATATTAAAGTCAAATATAATGATCTATTAATTCCTGTAAAAAATTTTGAACAATATATCAATATGTATATTGGCGATAAGTCAGTTTCACCAAGAGTTTATGAAGATAATGGTCCTGGAGGGAGATGGGAATATGCTGTTGCTCTTACTCCATCAGATGAATTCGTTCAAGTTTCATTTGTCAATGGTATTCATACATCTAAAGGTGGTAAGCACGTTGAATATATTTTAAATCAAATTATTAGAAAACTAGTAGAATTTATCGAAAAGAAAAAGAAGACAAAAGTAAATCCTAATACCATTAAGGAACAATTGATTTTATTCTTAAGATGTGATATTGAAAATCCTGCTTTTGACAGTCAGACAAAAGATTATATGAATACTCCTTCATCTAAGTTTGGTTCTAAATGTGAAGTCAGTGATAAGTTTATTGAAAAGGTAGCAAAGATGGGTGTCATGGATGCTGCTTTACAATTAACTGAAGTAAAGGAAACTAAAGCTGCGAAAAAAACTGACGGAACAAAGTCTAAATCTGTTAGAGGAATCCCGAAGTTAACAGACGCTAATTGGGCTGGCACAGATAAGTCGAGTAATTGTATGCTTATTCTTTGTGAGGGAGATTCAGCTAAGGCAGGTATTCTTTCAGGTTTATCATCAGAAGATCGTAATATTGTTGGTGTTTATCCTTTAAAAGGCAAGCTACTAAATGTTCGCGGTGAACCAGTAAAAAAGATTGCTGATAATAAAGAGATTGCTGAAATCAAGCAGATTCTTGGACTTGTAACTGGTAAGAAATATTTGAGTTTAGAAGATGTCAATAAGAGTTTAAGATATGGTAAGGTTTTATTTATGACTGACCAAGATTTAGATGGTAGTCATATCAAAGGTCTTGGAATCAATTTATTCTCATGTGAATGGCCTACGCTCGCACAAATTCCTGGATTTATTGGATTTATGAATACTCCAATCTTGAAGGCAAAAAAAGGAAGCAATGAAATGAACTTCTATAATGATGGAGAGTTTGAAGAGTGGAAAGAGCAGCATGATATCAAGGGATGGACTATTAAATATTACAAAGGTTTAGGAACTAGTACTGGCAAAGAATTTAAGGAATACTTTAAAAATAGAAAAATCGTCGAGTTTGAATTTAATGGTACTACCTCTGATGATGCGATTGACATGGTTTTCAATAAAAAGCGCGCAGATGATAGAAAAGATTGGTTAAAGGTTTATAATAGAGAAGCTTATCTTGATACTAGCAAGAAAAATGTATCATACGAAGAATTTATCAATCGTGAATTAATTCATTTCTCAAAATACGATTGTGATAGAAGTATTCCTAACTTGATGGATGGTCTCAAGATTTCTCAGAGAAAAATTGTATTTGCTGCTTTTAAGCGAAATTTAAAGGCTGAGGTTAAGGTAGCGCAGTTTAGTGGTTATGTTTCGGAACACGCTGGTTATCATCATGGTGAAGCTAGTTTAAACGCAGCTATTATTGGTATGGCGCAAAATTTTGTCGGTTCAAATAATATTAATTTGTTTGTTCCTAACGGTCAATTCGGCACTAGATTACAGGGTGGAAAAGATAGCGCTTCTGAAAGATATATCTTTACATTATTGAATAAAATCACACGAACAATCTTTCAACAATCTGATGATAATGTTCTTGAATATTTAAATGATGATGGATTATTAGTTGAACCTATTTATTATGCGCCAGTTATTCCAATGATTCTTGTAAATGGTTCTAAGGGAATTGGAACTGGTTTTAGCACTGATATTATGTGTTATAATCCATTACAAATTATTGAATATTTACAGCATAAATTGAATGGTAATGTATGTAATACTGATTTTATTCCTTATTACGAAGGATTTAAAGGACAGATTGAGAAGATTAATGATGAAAAATTCTTAATTAAAGGAAAATATGAAAAAATTGGTGTTGATAAAATTAGAGTTACTGAATTGCCTGTTGGATTTTGGACTGATGATTTTAAGGAATTATTGGAAGAGTTAATAAATCCACCAAAGGATAAAAGTAAAACTGAAGATAATTCTGAAGAGAAGAAATCTAAAAAATCGAAAAAATCTAAAGATAATACAGAAGAAAATTCTGTAGATAATTCTGAAGAGAAGAAATCTAAAAAATCGAAAAAACCTGAGATTATTCCATTTATTACGGATTATGAAGATATGAGTAGAGATACCAATGTAGATTTTACTATTACATTTACAAAAGGTAAGCTTGAAGAATTGGAAAAATCCAAGGGAGACCACGGTTGTAATGGTCTTGAAAAATTATTAAAACTTTATACAACTAATACTACAACTAATATGCACTTATTTGACGCAAATGATACATTACAAAAATTTGATAAAGTTTCTGATATTATTGACTCTTATTATGATGTAAGATTGAAATTGTATCAAACTAGAAAGGAATATATGATTGATAGTTTAGAACGCGAATTAATAACACTCACTAATAAGGCTAAATATATTAAAGAAAATCTTGACGGAACAATTGATCTGCGTAAGAAGAAGAAGGAACAAGTTGTAGAAATGTTACAAAATAAGGGTTATGACATCATTAATGATGATACAAATTATCATTATTTAACTAAGATGCCTATGGATTCAGTCACTGAAGAAAATGTAGAACGATTGAATAAGGAGCGAGGTGATAAAGAATCTGAATTAGAAACTATAAAGTCTACAACTATTAATAAGATGTGGTTAAATGAACTAGATGTTCTAAAAGAGCAATATATTGAATATAAAGAAGAAAGAACTCGATTAATGAATACTGAGGATATTGAACCAAAAAAGAAAGTTGTAACAAAAACTGCTGTGAAGAAAGTTGTTAAGAAACAAATGTTAATTATTGATGATAATTAAATTTTACACATATAAATAGACCAATAAGTTAAATATGTTATCCCAATTACTTCAATTAAACTTGTTATCAAATCTTTTTTTATCTTTGTAATTGACTTTGTAAAATTAAAATTCGAGAGAAAAATAAAAATTTAAACTGACTTAAATAATTTATTATCAATTATTTGCTCGTAATTTATAATAAATTTAATCCTTAATGTTAAAATTTAACTAATAAAATATTATCTAAAACCATCCTTTAAATTCTAGTTGTCTGTCTGAAGTGCTTGCTTGGACTGGATGGGCGATTGGGACTACTAATGTGCTCGCATCATCTACATATTTCATGTAACCTTGTGCTTCACTATATACTTGCTGTATACAATAATTTAAAACAATTTTATTTAGCTCTTCAATTTGTTGTGTAATATTATTAGGTTGATTAGCGGAATATTGTAAAAAAACACTTCTCATTATAATTTTAATTGAATCACAATCTTGATCGCCAATCACATATTGACCATTTGATCTCTCATATACTCCTGCTCTTATACCATTTTGAATTATTTGAATATTTTGTTGTGAAAAAAATACTTGTGATAAAGGAGTATCACTCCATAACCCTCCAGTAGCATTCCTAAATGTTACACATTGATTAGCAGGTATTTTATCATACATTTGAAATAATGCTGAAGTATTAGGTGATTTTATGTTTACACGTCCATTATTTACTTTATTCATTTATATAAAATAAGTAAATAGAAAAATTATATTTATTTATTTTATATGGACACTTTTCAAAAAATAATTCTTTTGATTGCTATAGTTATATTAATTATAGCTCTAATTTTTATTGGTATATCGCTTACATATTCGAGAGATAAACAATGGCCTCCATTAGTTCCTGAATGTCCGGATTATTGGACTATAGACGGTTCTGGAAATAATACTACTTGTATTAATCTAAAAAATTTAGGAACATGTCCTCCTCAAAAAGGCATGCGTCATTTAAGAATGAATTTTAATTCACCAGAATTTGCCGGTTCTAATGAGATGTGCGCTAAATATACATGGGCTAAAAATTGTGGCATCTCATGGGATGGAATTACTTATGGTGTATCTAATCCTTGCCAAAACTCTTAATAAAATATAAAAATGTTATTTAAATATTTAAAAGAATGTGATTAAATATATAAAATGGAAAAATTAAATATTAATAAAATTCTAAATAGAGAAGAAAATGAGAATTCAATCAAATCTATTTTAAAAGATTTTGAAGCAAATGCTAATAATCTTCTTTTTAAAAAAGGAATTTATATTTATGGTAATCCAGGCACTGGAAAAACTACATTTATTGTAAATATTTTAAAAGAATTAAATTATGATATAGTTAAATATGACGCTGGCGACATTCGAAACACATCAGTTATAGAAGATATTACTAAACATAATATGTCTGATAAAAATATTATGAGTTTATTTAATAAGAAGGTTAAAAAAATCGCAATTATTATGGATGAAATTGATGGCATGAATAATGGAGACAAAGGAGGTATCAATTCTCTCATTAAACTTATTAGACCTAAGAAAACTAAAAAGCAAAAACTTGAAGAAGTAACTATAAATCCTATTATATGTATAGGAAATTATAGAGTTGATAAAAAAATTAAGGAGTTAATGAAAGTATGTAATACTGTCGAGTTAAAAACTCCAGAACAAAACGAAATTTTAAATATTATTAATATATTATTTGATAATATAACAGTTGATTTAAAAATGAAACTTGTTGATTACGTCCAAGGCGATTTAAGAAAATTGAATAGTATGTATTATCTATATATTAATAAACCAGATGTCTTTACACATGAAGTTCTTGATAATATTTTTCAAATTAAATCATATAATGATGATACAAAAAAAATAACTAGTAAACTTATTAACAATTATTATCCTATCGGAGAGCATAATAATATAATGAACGAAACTGATAGAACAAGTGTAGGATTATTATGGCATGAAAATATTATTGATATGATTGACAAAGTTGACAAGAAAATATCAATACCCTTTTATATAAATCAACTCGATAATATATGTTACGCTGATTACATAGATAGAATTACATTTCAAAAACAAATTTGGCAATTTAATGAAATGAGTTCTCTAATCAAGACATTTAAAAATAATAAAATGTATCATGACACATTTCCAAATAAAAAGAATAATGATATTGAAGTAAGATTCACTAAAGTTTTAACAAAATATTCTACTGAGTATAATAATTCACTATTTATACAAAAATTATGTCAAAAGCTAGGTATGGATAAAAAAGACTTATTTGGATTCTTTGTTGAAATTAATAATAATTTTGAAAATGCCGAAGTTATAAGTATGCTTGAAAATTACGAAATTAATAAATTAGATATTAATCGTATTTATCGTTATATTGAAAAATACATTAAGGAAAATGCGACAGGAATAACTGAAAAAGAAGTTGAAGAAGAAGATTATGAAGCTGAAGAAGATGAGTAATAAGTATTTAAAAATATATTTATATAAAATTTATATGAATATATTTATTTATGTTTTACAAATAGAAGTTTATACTGAGTTTTTAACGACGCTAGCATAGCTTCTACTGCTTGTTGAAAAAGAAGAACTTGAAACCTGTCTGCTAACATTGACGTCAGAAGTCTTGTTTTCATTCTTATCACTATTTAATTCAGCTAATCTTCTATCCCTTCTCTTTTCCCAATTATGAACTAAAAGAGGATCTACATCACATCTCAAATGATTCGCATAATGCTGTGGAGAAAAATAGAATAATGCGTTTGACTTATTCGCACTAGTACATTCACCAGTAGCCAAAACAACCTTAAAATATAATTCTTCATCCTTTGAACCAACAACATTAGGATAATATTCTCCGGTTTCAGCATCTCTAATACGACTACCAGTTCCAGAAGATGTATAAACTTCAATCTTCTTATTCCTTACTGAACCATCCTTTCTTACCACCTTTCTATAAATAACATTATATCCTCTGTCTTCCCTCTTTGTCTTTTCTAGCATATCTAATTGTGTTTCATCATAGTCATTTTGATCCACTGGGTTGTAAAAATCTTCCTGATACATATAATATTATAAATTATATATGTATATGTCTTTAAATTATTTTAAATAATATTTATTGTAAGCGGATCCTTCGGAGTAATGTCAATTTTATTTTCCTCTTTACGTTTTTCTAATTGTGACGCTATTAATTGTTTAATTTTATTGTTCAGATAATTAACTTGTTCTTTTAATTGGTTATTTTCAAATAAAAGATGTTGAATAACAGTTGATTGTTCATTTATTTTTTGTTGAGCTATTTGTGGGTTTGTTAGCATATTTATTTTATTTATAGTTTCTTGATATTCTGATTGTTGCTTCATTATTTGTTGAACTTTATTTTCGCGCTCTATTCTTAATTCAGCCAATTGTTTTTTAACATCTGGTTTATTCTCTGGTCTTCCTGGAGCATAATTATCCAATAATGTATCTATATCTTCCATAAAAAATTTTAATACATCTTGTTCTTTAACTAAATCCTTTGGTATTATAGGTGTATCATGAATATGTGGGCTTGGTAATTGTTGAAGCAATTCCTTTTTATCAAACGAATTATGATTATGCGAAAATACTAATATCGATTTCGAAGATTCTAGCTGGACGAATGGTATCTTATAATCTTTTAGAAATTTGCGTTCCTCTGCTACTGATGAACTTTCATCAAATCTCGTTTGACTTAGCAACTCTTTTTTAAAAGCAAATGTCGCTGCGGTAGCATGGTTCGGACCATATGGACCAAATTGATACATCTTATCTATGTGTTTAAAATAAATAAACATAGCACTTGAACCAGCACATAAAGCTTTGCTATCAGTTAGTTTATCTACCGCATGTTGAACTCTTTCAGGTGGATAATAATCATCATCATCCATATAAACAATTATATCACCCTTTGCCTTTTCATTTGTTACATTTCTTTTTTTCCCTAGAGTCATCTTCTCATCATATTTAAAATACCTAACATAAGGTAAATGCGCCACTAAATCTTCTATTTTATCAGTTCCATCATCTACAATAATCCATTCCATTTTATCTCTCGGATATGTTTGGTTTTCAAAACATTTAATAATTATTGGAATAAATGGTCTTCTATTAAATGTTGGAGTACATACACTCACAAATGGTTGTTTGGATGCCTTCGTTTTACTCTTATTTTTTCCCATAATAATATTTAAATAATAATTATTTAAGTATTATTTCAATCAAATTAAATACTTGATAAATTTTTATTTATTTTTTTTAATTGGTTAGTTAAATTAGCACCACCTTTTTGTCCGAATATTAAGTTATATAAAAAGCCATGTTTTTCTGATGATGGAGTTTTAAAGCTACATGTTTTTTTCGCTTGTTCATAACTTACCACAGGAGTCAAATTTACTTCTGAAATTGGCTTAAAAATATCTATTGAAATAACACCCCAATAAATTAAACCAATTGTTATAATTGAAAAAATACCAGGAGCTGTACCTAACTTTGAAAAAGCCAAAAATACTAAAAATATACTTATTAAACTTACTATAGTTATTTTATAATATTTCAAAACATTAGCAATAATACTTAATGATGATACTGGTTTACCATTTAATAAACCTTTATATAACAAGCACGAAAAACTCGTGTAAAATACTATAATAAAAGGAATTAATGATATGATTGGAAATCCTATAAATAATATTATCATAAATAAAATTACTAATCCTATCGCCAGACCATAATTAACTGGAGAAGTAATTCCAACATTTTCCCAATTAGGTTTTCCTTCGCCGCTTTGATTTGTGTTCGTTTTGAAAAACCAACTCATATTAGCAATCCATAAATAAATAAAATATAAACCATTTAACAAAATGCCAATAGAAAATAATATACCAACAATTATTGGACCTAAACCTATCAATGCTGCTTCAGGCATCGAATTCAAATAATTCATAATATTATTTATCATCGAATAGTCAAAGCTCATTAAATTCTCTACAATCGAAACAAAATAATTTGCTAAAAAATTAGAAGATGGTTTATTTTTATAATCTCTAAAAATATCTAGAATTTTGTTCTTTGAATTTTTATTATCATAAGGTATTTCTAATTTCATAGACATTTCTGGATCTGTAAATGTCGTAAAAATATTTGTTTGAATTTTCTCTATATTAGGTCTATTATCTGTATAAGGATAACAGTTTGGTTCAGTTGGTAATATATTTGATTGTGCTAATTTACATACAAATAATATTAAACTGCCGCTTGAAAAATATAATAGTATTACAGCAATAATTGCTATTAACGATATTATGAACCCTTGAATTTTTGAAGAAAAATTTATTGCTGAACTAGAAGAATCGCCTGATTTTTTGTTTTCAATAATACTTGTATCATTTGTAGTATCTGTCATTACTTATATTAAATTGATAAAAAAATTTAATATCAATTATTTATATGAAATTAACATTTAAGTCTTTATTTTGGCCTGTTTTGTCTTTAATATTATTATATACTATTTTTAAAACTATTGATTATTTAGCTGCGGAAAATTATATTATAGAATGTTTCCAAAATCAAGAAAGTGATAAAACTAGTCATACTGTAAATATACCATTAACAACTACACATAGTTGTCAAAATTTTTGTGGACCTACTGCTAGATGTAGCGTAACCGGACAGCAATGTTTTACAGATGTTGATTGCCCTGGTTGTAAGCCATATTCGCCTCCATCAGCTAAGTTATCAAATGATGTTCCACCTTCTAATGATGCTGGTAAATTAACTGTTGGTGTAACTCCAACATATTCGCCTTTAACAAGTGGTTATGGCACAAGAGAACGAATTGTCACAGATGACTTATATGGTAAGCCAGCACAACCTAATTTTGGCGTAAATACATGGCGTAAATCGTTTGATGAAGGTCGAGATTTATTTAACAAACGTTATAAACCAGGACAACTACAATATATGCCTCAATATCAACCTATGTATAGTATAACAGGTGAATTTCTAGGGGATGGTCCATTACCGTCTAATTATTGAACCTTCTAATTATTGATTTTATCTATGACAATTTCTTTTGCGATATTTTTAATAATTTTGTCCTGCTTTTCAATGTCATTATTTCCACTGCCTCCTAACGCTTCAATAACTAATTTACTATAATGATCAGCATATTTCGAATCGCTATAGTTACAACCTGGATGAAGGTCTTTAAATTTTGGAAGAAGTTTTTCATTTTTATATGCGACCGTTTTTATTGCCTTTCGAAGTTTCACCTTCTGTTCATTTTCTTTTTCCCATTTATCATCGTCTTTAATGTAAATAACTTCGCGTTTTTTATCAGCGCAATGTACTGGTCGTTTATGGACATCTAGAGCCTTCAAATTTTTGACAATAATTTTTGAAATTCCCTCTACAAATCCTAGTTTACCAACTTCTTCTAAATCTGATAATTGTAGTTGGAGAGAATCTACAAATTCGGTTATATTCATGGCATCTTTACAAGTCTCATTTAAAAATACATTAAGATTAAATGTTTTATTATTGTTGAACGAGTTTGAATTATTGATTTGCGTATTATTTGTTGTATTTCCACACATTTCTACGAGCCTATTTGTAAGCTCTTGATTTTGTTTATATGCTTCCGATGTTTTTACCGTTAATTCTGTATTTAATGTTACTAATTCTTTATTCTGTTTTACAACTTCTAATACAAGATTGGTAAGAGAGTTAACATCATTAAAATTATTATGGTCTGTGGCGTTTTTGGCGCAAAATTGCGCTTTTTTATGCCTTACCAAACCTGACTGATGACTATAATATTTTCCGCATTCACAGACGTATTTATCGTTTGGCGTAATTTCATTACCATTTTTACCATTTTTACCATTTTTTTTACCATTTTGATGTTTAGATGTCATTAGGTGTCTGTTCCAATCACTTTGTTTACAGCATCCAAAGTCACAATTTTCGCATATAAATTTTCGGGCGTTTTTTGGCGTAAAATTTTTACCATTCATGTATATAAAATGATAAAAAAAAACGCCTAAATCCTTTTTTTTAAAAAATATATATTTTTTTTACAATCATAAATTTTTTTAATACAGTTTAATTTGTGACGATAAATTTTCATTATCGTAAGAATAAAAAATCGGTCAGTAAGAAGGATTTTGGCTTTTCATTTTTGGACATTTTTTTTGTCCATTTTGAAAAAGTTCAGATACTTTGCAGTTTTTAAAAAGAAATTTTTTCCCTTCATGTGTAGTGAATAAAAATTGACAAAATTTCCCGAATTTAAAGAAATTCCCTTCATAATGTAGTATATCGCCTCTTTAAGTATAAAAAATATATATTATAATTTTACTAATTCCATAATATTCATTTTTTATTTATAGTATATTTATTTCTCTTACCTTTTCTTCGCTCAGTCTTTCTAGTTTTACGGTTTCTATAAATTTTTTTCGTTTTTCTATTACCTGATTTTCTGATTTTTCTATACTTTTTTGTTCCTCCTACTCTTGGTGAAACCATTGCTTGTAACGTTATATTAAACGGTGGATTTTCTAAACTGGATAATACAACAGAACCATCCGTATATATTTTTCCCTTGTAAATAAACTTAACATTTTGATTGGTTGAAGTAATTAGATTTTCTGATACCAACTTTTCTAATAAAGCAGTTTTCATTTCTTCTATTGTAGTTGTTTCTGTTACAGGAAATGAAAAGGTATATGTTTTATATTGTATCTTGAGTTCTCTAGTTTCGGTTGCTTCTATAGGTTGTTCTGGTAATACTTCTGTTTCACCATAAACAGGAACTGCTTTAATTATATTGTAAACATCTCTTGCTTTTCCTTCCTGACAATAATCCGCACCAATTCCACCTGCTCCGTCTAGATATGCCTGTGATATAATAGCTGGGAATCTAGTTGTTGATTTATTTAAATAAAATGTATTAGATGTTCTATCCGACATAATATCACGAATTTGTTGTACATCCACTAATATCTGTAATCCGAGTAAAGCCGACATAGTTAAATATTTTTTATTGCGAATAATATTGTTATCTAATGTAAAACTTAGTTGATTTCCAGCTTCTTTACATCCGAATTTAATATTTTGTTTATTATTGAATTGTGTCAATATTTCTTGTTTAGATATTAAAAAATAACTATCATTTATTTTAAAACATAAATTATCTCTTGAACGTTTTAAATAATCATCGATTTTAACAGTCTCTTGAAGCATAGCATTAAATCCATTAGCATTTAAGTTAAATTGTTCTGGTGGTTGTGGTGGTTGTTGTGGTTGTTGTGGTTGCGATGGTTGTTGTGGTTGTGGTGGTTGTGGTGGTTGCGGTGGTTCTGGACGTTGTAATCCCAATTCTTCTAACATTCTAATTACATCTGTCATGTTATTTTGTATTGCGTATTTAAATGCGCTATTACCTTTCTTATTAACTTTTTCAGGTTTAGATTTTCTCGTTTGTATTAAAGCTATTGCTAGTTCTGACATATTATTTTCACAAGCATATATCAATGCTGTATTTCCTTGCTTACCAATTTTTTCAGGTTTAGATTGTCCGGTTTGTATTAAAGCCATCGCTACTTCTGGCATATTATTTTTACAAGCATATATCAATGAGGTTGTGTTTTCATAGTCAACTTGTCCTGGTTTAGATTGTCCGGTTTGTATTAAAGCCAATGCTACTTCTGGCATATTATTTTGACAAGCAAATGCCAACGCTGTATTACCAAGCCTATTTACTTGTCCCGGTTTGGATTCTCCAGTTTGTATTAAAGCCATCGCTACTTCTGGCATATTTTTTTCACAAGCAAATATTAATGCGGTATTTTTGTTTTCTTCTTCATCAACGTGTCCTGGTTTAGATTCTCCGGTTTGTAGTAAAGCCAGCGCTACTTCTGATACCTTTTGTTTACACGCCCACATCAATGCGGTAAAATGTTCATCGTCAACTATACCAGGATTAGATTGTCCAGTTTGTATTAAAGCCATTGCTAAGGGTTTATTACCAGACCAACAAGCCCATCTTAATGCGGTAATTTGTCTTCTATTAACCTGTTCCGGTTTAGATTCTCCAGTCTCTATTAATGCTAATGCTGCTTCTGTATGCCAATAGTGTTGAGACGCAATTATTAATGCTGTATCACCATCATTATTTACTTGTCCCGGTTTTGATTCACCTGTTTGTATTAAATCAATTATTGGTTTGTTATTATGTACATGTTTACATGCATACATTAATGCAGTTTTATCATTAATAACGTATCCAGGATTAGATTGACCTGTCTGTAATAAAGCCGTTATTACATCTTCCATATTATTTATACAAGCCCACATTAATGCTGAATTTGACCAACGTGGTATTATTTCAGGATGGGATTGTCCGGTTTGTATTAAAGCCATGGCTACATCAGGCATGGCTTCCTGACACGCATATACTAATGCGGTATAACCGGTTGGTTCAACTTGTCCTAAATCATATCTTCCAGAATTGATTGCTTCAAATATTTTTGATTTATCATTTTCATAATTGTCCCTAATGATTTTTATCAAATCGCCCATATATATATAGTTACAAATTTTTAAACTATATATGTTATAATAACATTCATTTTTTATTTCTCTTAATTTTTCTTCTTGAAGTCTTTCTAGATTTACGGTTTCGATAAATTTTTTTCGTTTTTCTATATTTTTTCTTTCCACCGGCTTGTGTAGCGCCCATTGGTTGTATATCTAGTGTTTCTAGTAATCTAACAACCTCTTTTTGATTTTTTCGTTTTGCGATATCTAATGCTGTATTACCATCAGCGTCAATTTGCTCTGGATGAGATTGTCCGGTTTGAATTAGAGCAATCGCTACTTCTGGCAAATAATAATAACAAGCTAATATTAGTGCTGTATTACCGTTAATATGGTCGACTTGTCCCGGATTAGATTGACCAGTTTGTATTAAAGCCATTGCTACATCAGGCATTGAATGAACACAAGCATACATTAATGCGGTAAAACCGTTTTTGGAAGCTAATTCTGGTCGTGATTGTCCGGTTTGTATTAAAGCCATGGCTACATCAGGCATTTCGTTACTACAAGCGTAAATTAACGCAGTATAACCATCTGAATCAACTTGGCCTAAATCATATCTTCCAGATTTTATTGCTTCAAATATTTTTGATTTATCATTTTCATAATTGTCCTTAATAATTTGTATTATATCACCCATATATATATAATTATGTAAAAAGTTTTTAAAGTATATATATATTAATATTATAGTTAGGACGTCTAATAATCTGTTTTATATAAAATAATATATTCAAACATTCTCTCCATTAAATATTTGATTTATCTTCAAGTTTCTTTACTAAAATGAACTTAAATTAGTAATTCCTCTACCGATAATAAGACCATGAATATCATGTGTTCCTTCATATGTATTTACTGCTTCTAAATTTAACATATGTCTTATAACGTGGTATTCATCTGAAATTCCATTGCCACCTAATATATCTCTAGCATTTCTAGCAACATTCAAAGATTTTAAACAATTATTACGTTTAATGATAGAAATTGTTTCTGGAATCATGTTTTCGTCATCTAACATTCTTCCTACTCTTAAAACAGATTGTAGTCCTAATGTTATTTCTGTTAACATGTCTGTTAATTTTATTTGAATCAATTGGTTTGATGCTAATGGTTTATTAAATTGTTTTCTCTCTATTGTATATTCTCTGGCTCTTAAATAACAATCCTCAGCAGCTCCAAGAACACCCCATGCTATACCATACCGCGCGTTATTTAGACAAGAAAATGGGCCTTTCAAACCTTTAACATTTGGTATTATATTTTCTTTTGGAACAACAACATTATCCATAAATATCATACCTGTATTAGATGCTCTTAATGAAAACTTGCCTTCTATTTTTGGTGATGATAATCCTACCATATCTTTTTCTAGTATAAATCCTCTTATATCATTATTTTCATCTTTTGCCCAAATGATAAATACATCAGCAATTGGTGAATTTGTGATCCAATTTTTACTACCATTTAGAATATAATTGTTGCCGTCAAATTTAGCGCGTGTTTTCATTCCAGATGGGTCACTTCCGTGGTCTGGTTCTGTTAGACCAAAACATCCTATTAAATTTCCTTTAGCTAATTCAGGTAAATACTTATCTTTTTGTTGTTGAGATCCAAATTTATAAATTGGATACATTACCAGAGAAGATTGAACACTCGCACAACTTCTATAACCGCTATCAATTCTCTCAATTTCACGCATAATTAACCCATATGATACATAATTTACACCTGCGCATCCGTACCCATCGATTGTCGGTCCGAGTAACCCAATATTACCCATTTCCTTTATTATATTTTTATCAAAAACTTCATTCCTAAATGAAGTAACAATATTTGGTTGTAGAATATCTCTCGAAAAATTATATGCTAATTCTTTTATAGATTTTTCTTCTTGAGATAATTGATTTTCTAATAAAAACGCATCTCGGTAATTAAATAAATTTCTTCTTACAATTCTATTAAAATTATTTCTTAACATTATTTATTATATAATAATTATTATCTATTTAAACTAATTTAATTTAATATTAAGTTGCGTATAATAATCCAGCATTACCGCCAACAAATATAACCATATTGACTCTTTCTTCAATAACATATAAATTGTAATTATATTCGTAAATTCTCCAGGTAGGTTTATTTATACCAACAATGTCGCCTGTTGCTGGGTCACATATAGTTAAAACTTGTGCGTAAGGATCGGCAGGAGGAGTAATAGTAGTGAATTGTAATTGAACGTTAGTAAATCTACTCATATTCATAGCGCCCGATGGTTGAACTTTAAATGGATCAGTATCTAAACAAAAATTATAACAATAAAGTCCAGGCGGAGCAAATCCAGCAGTTCTTACATATTTTTCTACAAAATTATATACACCTGCGGGTAGAATATTCTCTCTATACTGGCCATCTAATAATATTCCAAGCGCTACTAATATATCTTTTAGATTTTGTGGATTATATACACCGGTAGTATAAAGTCCGGATAAAGTGCCATTTGGTTCTAGTCCAGGTCCTAATAAAGGTGGTCCAGCAGGATTCGGATTTGGATAATCTCCTGCTGGTGGCGCTGGCATTACATCTTGCGGCATATATTCGTAAGGCCAGTTGGTATAATTGGACCATTGATTTCTTAGATTAGCGTCACTGCGCTGAAAATAAAACATCCAACTAATAACCATGCCTAATGAATCCATATTTACAATTTGTTGTCCAGTAACATTATAAAAAACCTTTTCATATACTTGTTTGATTAAATATTTTTGTTCATTCTTCGCAAATATGGTTGATTCGTCATTAGAGAGAAAACAATATGTACAATTTAAATTAATATCAGCAAACCAATTAGTTCTTGTATCAACATAAGAATTCGGGCCTAACTCTTCATCCGGTGGTGTTTGTAAAAATCTATAAAATTGCATATAATATTGATTGAAATTAGGCGCTACAACTGGAAAATTATTAGTATAATCAACAACATCACGAACTGTAAACCATTCATTAATTGGTCTAAAAGTGACATTAATCCATAATTCATTATATTGAAGAGCAACTAATGGAAATGCTTGCGTTGAGAGAAGACTAAACCAAGAACCAAGAGGTATATATAATGTGCGTCCCATAATTGAAGGTTGAGCTCCAGCAGGACTTGTAGTATAAAACGCATTTGGATACGCATTTACACGAGTTCCAGCATTTGCTGGGTCATTTAGCTCTGGAATGTTACCAATCATTTCATTAAATAGTGCCAATTTTTGACCGCTAAAATCTCTCTGTGCTGAAGCTAGAATATATTGACCTGAATATTGTTGTAGTTGTTGATTACCACAATTAATAGTTATTTTGCTTATGATTTGAGCTCCCAAATTTTTTATCCACGCAAATTCATATGGCGACCAATCTGAATAAACTGTTGTTCCGTCATTATTTTCATATGTTTGTGGTGGTAAAATTGGAGACCATATATTGGGTAGGTTAATAGAAATATAACAATCCATAAGTAAATCTGCGTACCTACGAATTTTAAACGTGAATGTGGATTCAGCAGTTAAACTAAGTTGAGGTGTCCCTTCAAATTCTATGCGAAAATTTTGCTTACCATAATTAGTGTATTTTTTATAAGTGCATTTAAAAAATGATTTTTGAGGGTTTCCGTTTAAAATTATATTTTGTTGTCCTTCCGAAACAAGATTCATTAATCCGCCTCCCATATTTAGTATATAATATGATTATTTTTTAATTCTTAATTTCATCATAATATAATTTATATCAAATACAAATAAATATCCTCATAAATTAAAATTGTTGTTTCTAAAAATTAATAAAATAGATATATATTAATAATGTCAGCAACTCAAACGGATTTTTTATCAAAAATACAATCTTTAGATGAAGATTTCCAAATTTATATGATATCAACTTTTATATTCATTATTCTGATTATTTTTATTGTATATATGATTTATTTAAGTAGACTTAAAAATAAGGAATGTAGTTTTATGGATTCCCTTTATCCCTCAGTTAATGGAAATATTAGGTCTATTACTTCTTCAGACCCTGATTGTAGTGGTAATTTATTTGATTATTATATTAAAACTGCTTACAATGCGTGTAGTGGTGGTAGTTATAAAAATAATTTTGTAGACCTTTGTAATCTTAAAGCAGTTATAAAACAAGGTGTAAGATGTTTAGATTTTGAAATTTATTCTATAGATAACAAACCAGTTGTTTCAACAAGTACAATAGATGATTATCATGTTAAGGAAACATTTAATTCGGTAAATTTTGATTCAGTTATGGATACAATTCGTAATTATGCTTTTGCTGGCGGTACTTGTCCTAATCCTACTGATCCTATGTTAGTTCATTTGCGATTTAAGAGTAATAATCAAGAAATGTATAAAAACTTGGCAAAAATATTCAAGGCGAATACTAGTATAATGTTGGGTCCAAGTTATAGTTATGAAGTGGAGGGAAAAAATTTAGGAAATGTGCCGTTATTATCTCTCCAAAATAAAGTTATATTGATTGTAGATAGAAGCAATACAGCATTTTTAGAAAATGAGGAGTTACTTGAGTTTGTAAATTTGACAAGTAATTCTATTTTTATGAGAGAATATAACTATTATAATGTCAAAAATAATCCTGATATTAATGAATTAACTGAATATAATAAACGAGGTATGACGATAGTTCTTCCTGATAGTGGTTCTAATCCTCCAAATCCCAGTGGTCTGCTTTGTAGAGCAGTTGGTTGCCAAATGGTAGCAATGAGATATCAATATGTAGATAATTTTCTTACTGAGAATGCTGGGTTTTTTGATAATGCTGGTTATGCTTTTTCTCTCAAACCACTTGAATTAAGATATCAACCAGTTAGTGTGCCTGCTCCAACACAACAAAATCCTAATTATTCTTATGAAACTAGAACAGCATCTACAGATTATTATAGTTTTAAATTTTAATAGTTTTAAATATATATAAAGACTTTCAAATATATATATTTAACATGATACCATACGTGTTTTCAAGTGTTCGAACAGGTCGTAAACGTCCTTATTTGCATCAAGATTTTGGTCTTGTAAAAGAAGATGAAACGCAAACATATTTTTTAGACAAAATTAGTGAATTTATATCTGATATAATAGACTATGAAACTTTAAAAAGTGTTGAAGATATGGATAATTTTTTTGATAACTATTGTGATGATTGTTATATGGAAAATTCGCCATGGGATGTCATGATTTTTAGAAATGGAGAATGGGAAAATATGACACCGTCATTTGACAAAATTTGGGAACATATTCAACTTCTAAAATTAGAGGAGAAAAAAGAAGAAAAATACGAAGAAGAAAAAGAAGAGATAATTAATTTGACAGAAACCGATAAGGAAATACTGGCAAAATTAAACGATTTTTTTAAAGAATTATTAAATGAAATGCCATTGACTCCTGAAATAATAGAAAATTTTAAGAATATGAATCAATATCAACAATTTACATTTTTATTTAATAATGTGACACCTAAAAAATATTCTGAAAATAAAGAGTTGTTTCATAAATTTTTAAATATTTCTATTAAACTTATGAAAAAAGATATCGAAAATATTTCAGAAAAATTAGAAAGTAAGCATGATGATGAATTATCGGAACAATTAGAACAATTATTATATGTTCTAAGTAATGCTATATTAGTTAAACAAACTTTCAATATTTAGTATAACCATTCAATAATATTTATATCATCTATTAAATATTTTCTTTTGATTACATCAATAATTATACGAACTGCTATTTGGTGGCGCGCTTCACGATATGTATCAATATCTTCTAAGACGCTAATCATTGTAAAACCTGGCGACCAATTGTTACTACATAATATTGTTTCGCAGCAAAAACATTGTATTCCTGTATATTGTTTAAGTTTTTTATAAAATTCAGAATTCATTGTATTATGCTTAAAATTGATATATTTATTATCAATATATAATTTAGGGTGTTTAAATGGATAATTATATGGTATAATAAATTTGTAATACTTATTATCATTTAAATTTTTAAATGTAACTTCATATTCAGGATATTTTTTATAACTTGTATCATCATTTTGTTTGACTAAAATATCTTGTTCGATACATATATTTTTACGAATCATTAATTGTAATTCTCGTTTAACTCTTTTTTTAACACCAGAGTTTGTTATTGTCAACATTTGTTGTTCCATATTTATTACTGATTAAAATATCTAAATTTTTATATTATTCAATTTTATTTTAATTGTATAATATAGGAATGCCAAAAGATAAAAATATATGTAAAAACTTGTCATTTAGTGATTGCGAGTTAGCAATTCTTCGTATGGCAGTTGATGAAGCAGAGGAAAAAATGGGTAGACGAGTTGTAAATTCAGATGATGTTCAAAGAATAATAGATATTGTTGAAGATTTTATTACGCGTAAAAAATTAATATGTTACGGTGGGACAGCAATAAATAATATTTTACCAGAAGAAGATAGATTTTATAATAGAGAAGTTGAAGTTCCTGACTATGATTTTTTCTCTCAAGATGCTTTAAATGACGCTAAAGAATTGGCTGATATATATTACAAAAAAGGTTTTATTGATGTAGAAGCGAAATCAGGACAACATCATGGGACATACAAGGTTTATGTTAATTATATGGCAGTAGCGGATATAACACATTTACCAAAGGAAATTTATACAGTTTTGAAAAGAGATTCAATATCAGTAGCAGGTATATTATACGCACCACCGAATTTTTTAAGAATGTCTATGTATCTCGAATTATCTAGACCAGCAGGAGATATTAGTAGATGGGAAAAGGTGTTAAAAAGATTATCACTATTAAATAAGAATTATCCGATAACAGATATAAATTGTAATGACGTTAATTTTCAACGTAGTATGGAAAATATAAAAGATCAAAAAGAAATATACGAAATAGTAAAAAATTCACTAATAAATCAAGGTGTAGTATTTTTTGGGGGATTTGCGAATACTCTTTATTCTCAATATATGCCAAAAAATTTACAAAAAAAAATACAGGAAATTGCTGATTTTGATGTTTTATCAAATAAACCGCAGGAAACTGCGAGCGTTATAAAAGAAAGATTAGAAGATAATGGATTTAAAAACATAAAAATTATAAAGCAGAAAGAAGTAGGAGAAATAATCCCAGAACATTATGAAATTAAAGTTGGAAAAGATTCGATTCTTTTTATTTATAAACCTATTGGGTGTCATAGTTATAATATTTTAATGTTAAATGGTAAAAAAGTAAAAGTAGCGAGTATTGATACTATGTTAAGTTTTTATTTAGCATTTTTGTATGCGAATAAACCTTATTATAATCAATTTATTCAAAGAATTTTATGTATGTCAAAATTTTTATTTGATGTTCAGCAAAAAAATAGATTATCACAAAAAGGTTTATTAAAAAGATTTAGTATTACGTGTTATGGACATCAAGAATCCGTTGAAGAAATGAAAGCTGAAAAGGCAGCTAAATATAAAGAATTAAAGCAGTCAAAAGATAAGAAACATTTTGAAGAATGGTTTCTAAATTATAGACCAGATGACATAAATGCTAATAAAGAAAATAAAAAATCAAAAACTGTTAAAAAAAAGAAAATTAAAACAAAAACAAGGAAAAATAAAAAAGGAATTCTAAATATTTATTAAATATGAATAAATTATGAATTATGATTCATAGTACAGAATCCCCCAGGACAATCCATTTCTGAATATTCTTTTGACATATTTTTAGTTTGATAATATTTATAAATAAATATAGCAATTAAAACAACTAATATAGTTACACCAATATAAATGTACATAGTATTATCAGTTGTATTAAAACTGATTACTTCATTCACTTCAGGAATATTTAAAGAAAATGCTGAATCCGTAATATCAATAGAATCCATTTATATTGACATTTTACAAATAAATGATTATTTAAACTAATATATTATAAACAATAATCTTCTAAAATAACGCTAAATATAGTAAATAATGTTTTTGAGAATATTTTTGAAAGTAAATTATTTTTGACGTCAGATGATATATATTTTTTGATATAATTAATGAAATATAAAATAAGTATAATAATTTTTTCCATTAATAATTTGAAATTATAATGACATAAATTTGTTATAGACCATTCATTAACATAACTACACATACTCGTATTAGATTTTTTAATGAAAAAACTATGAATGTCTAACAATCCAGAGAGAATTCTATGAAAATTAGTTTTTTCATTTTTAATATTAATTGAACTGAAAAATTTATCATAACTTAACAGTTCCATATGTAATATTTTTTTATTAGTTTCTTTTGTAAAAATATATGCGTTTATACCATCAATATATTTTTTTTTATATAACAAATTATTATCAACTAATAAAGGAATATAACAAGATTTAATAATAGTATCTATTATTTCATCTACATTTTTGTAGGTTGATTTTATTATTTTTTTTTGATTTAATATATCATTATAAGTAATAAATAATTTATTATTAACCTTGGAGCATATATCATTAGGAATTCTTTTAATCAAATACTTCTTTATTTCTTTAATAGGTCTTAAATTAAACTTTTTTTTAAAGTTAATATTTACAATTTCATATAATGTAGGTATTAAATCAAGTGCGTCAATATAATATAATAAACCTATAATGGAGCCAATACTACAACCAGAAATTCTATCGATTTGAATATATTTTCTTCTCTCCATTTCTTTTAAGAAATAAAGCGCGCCAACTAGATAGCTACCGTTAAATATTCCACCATCTAATACTAAATCTATTTTTTGTAACTTTTTAGAATCATCGGGCAAATTTTCAATTAATTTATTTACATATTCATCAATCATAATATGTATTTTATATTTTAGATAAGTAAATTAACGTAAATAGATATTTAGAATGTGCCAAAATACGATGTTGTTTTCATAAAAAAGTGAAATAAAATACCGAATAAAATACTGGTAAATAAATAACCATTTATATTATAGTTGCCGTCATTTGAAAATAAAAATGGTATGTATTTATATAAAAATTTTTTGAAAAATGGTAATTGAAATAAAAAGTATAAAACAGAAACTAATAATGGCGTTTGAATCTCATCGTATATATCATCTAATGAATTATTTATTTGCTGTGATTTGTTATATTTATTAATCATATCAGATGATTGTTCATAATTTTTAATATAATCATTATGTGGTGGTGGAGTTGGTACATAATTTGGTATTACGTGTGGGTCATTAGTTATATTATTTGAATTAATAGGTATATCACGTGATGGTAATTGAGTTGCTCCAGCGATTGTAGCTTGTTGTAATCCACTAACAATTTGATTAATAGTTGTTTGATCTAAAGTCATTCCAGAGTTTGAAGGATTTTGTGTTTGTTGTGCCGTCATTGTTATATTATTACTGACATTTCCACCACCAACTGGATCGGTTGGTAAATCTAAAATACTAGTTGCGTCGCTCATAATTATTATAAAGAATGATTGATTATAATAATTACGCAAATAAAAGTTTATTCAAATGAAACTGTTTTAGCGTTTAAAGAACATTTTGAGGCTACTGGAACATATTTAACACATTTACCATTATTTTTATAGATTTTATCCTTAATTTCATCTAAAGGTGGAGCGCGAAAAACAAGGCAATTATTATCTTTACAAATTGTTCTAAATAGAGAAGCTAAACCTAATCCTAACAAAATTGACATAATAATTTTGCCTGTTTCGGTATGTACAAATTTTCCAAGATACATTCCCATTTATATTATTACTTTATAAATATTCTAAACTTGCATAGGTATTTTTGATATTAAATTTTCATCATCAGGACATTCGATACTTTCTTCTTCAAAATAAAAACAATTATCAGCCTTATCTTTAAATAATACCTTGTCTACATTTTCAGGACTAGGATAGATATAAATTGTTTTCATTTCTGGTCCTAGTATATAAATAAACAATAATCCTATTATAAAACTAACTAGAAATATAGGTATTGAAATATAATTAAACATCATATTATATAGTAAGAAAAATATTTTATATTAACTTATACATATATCTGCGTTGAGGGAACTCAAATTTAAGTTCAACTAATTTATTCATTTCATCTTCTAATTTATCATAATTTTTTTCTTTTGTTTTTGGGTCTATAGTGTAGTATGATAAATATTCTGATTGTTTTTCTTTAGGTAAATCATTAAATACTTTATTATAAACAGAAACACCAAAGTCATATTTACCATTTTCTACTTCTCTTGGTGGGATAATAATATTTGGAGGTGTTGTTATATTACAACCGTAGAAGTCTGGTTTTGTTCTATCATTTACACATTTATACATAAATTGATTCATCCAATCAATATTTAATTTGAATTCATCGGTTACCCACCAAGGCAAATTATTCCATAATTTTTGATATTCTGGATTTTTCCAAGATATACCACTTTTACCCTCACCAAATATAGGTTCATCTTTTATAGGACCTTTATTTACTTCAGGTTGTATTTTAATAGAAATTTCTTCGGGTTCTTCTTCTTTAATTTCATCTGCTATTTTTTCAGACAAGTCAGTATATTTTGATTTTCGTTTAAATGATTTCAATCCAACATCAAATGCTATAACTTTGTCTTCATAAGTAAGGGATGTCAACATTTTATCAATACTGAATTGTTTTTGAATTAATACGCAATTATTAGCGTTATCATTATAAACGGCATTTACGTCATACTTTAAATTTCTAATTTTTTTCATAATTGGATCAATTATTGTGGCGTAAATTTCAGCCGCATCAGTTGCGTATTTAGTGTCATTGTTTTCGTTCATTTTTTTTATACAATCTTTAATTTTATCGATATTCTCATAGAAAATAACAAGAGATTCTTCTAGTTGGTCTTTTCTTTCTTGATTATCAGTAATATTATTATATACATTTAAATAACCTTCGTAAATAGATGATAACTCTGAAACATATGATTTATTATTTTCAAAATTTTCAAGAGCGGTTTCGGTTGTTATTAATCCAAATAATAATTTATTTTTGTTATCAATAATTGTGTTTTTATATTCGGTGATTTCGCCTTTAACATTTCTAATTGATTCTTCTAATAATTCGACATTACCTAAATTAATTTGAATATCAAGATTACATGGGTCCGCTAAATTACCACAACTAGCTTTATATACTCTATGAGAATCATTTTTATCGTCAGCAGGATAATATTTAATTGAAAAAATTGTGCCTAATCTTGATGGACGCTTACAATTAATACATTTTGGTTTTAATTTAAGATACTCGGCTCGTTTCTCTCTTTTACTAAGCATATTTTGATTAAGAATTTTTCTTTTATTTTCTCTATTGACGCTTTCAAATTTTTCCTTTAACCTAAAATATTCATTTAAAGCTTCATTAACAGTAGGAATTTCTTCGGTGAAATTATTATCAATTACTATTTTGTTTTTAGGATTTGGATTTCTAATTAACTTTTTCTTTTTAGGTTGTAATACAAATTCTTCGCCTTCTGAATCATTATTAAGTATTTCATTACCGGGTATTTCATTGTCTTTATCAAGTAAAATATCATTTTCTGACATTATATATTATAGTTAATAATTTAATTTTAAATAATAATAATATGATAAAATTTAAACAGTTGGACGTGAATGTATTATATCATATTCATTTTCCCATTGTGGTAGTCCCGTGATTAGTTCTTGATGCGCTTTTTGTTTAGCTATTTGAAAGTTTTTTATTTTTTCTAATATGTACTGCTGTTTTTCCTTATTTTTTTTCGCTATTTCGACAGGGGTTAATCTACCTTTGTATTTATAAACAAGAATGCCTCCTAAAATAATAAAAAATAATATCAACATTCCTATATTAAAAATCATATTATGAAAATTTTCTCTTATTATATGAGCTTGTTTTAATGCTTGGTTTAAAAAATATTTAACACCTGGTTCAGTTAATGTTGGTTTAGGCACAGGTTCCTGAAAATTCATATAAAATATAGTTAAAATTATAAATTAAATTATACATATTATCTATATGGCAAATTCATATTTAAATATTGTAACATTTTTATTGACAACACTTTTTTACTACATGGTTCTTAAACCTACTTTACATTTTTCAGTTTATAAAAATAAAGATGAATACGCTAATTATATGACTAGTAATTATATGTATTTAGCTATATATTTGCTACTAGTAATAATTATACAATTTATAGTTAACTCGTCAATAATAGCTAATACATGCGGTGGAAATATAACTGAGAATATGGGTGCAGCTGGAGTGCTAACATTTTTACCATGGATTTTAATTTTCGGTGTATTAATAGTAATTTTAACTGTATATCCTGGATTTAAAAGCGCGTTTTCTGATGTCGTTGGATACTATTATGTGTCTAATTCTGCTAATAAAGTATTAACTGAATTATTGGTTAACCAAGATATTGAAAACAAAATAACAAGTGATGAGACTTTAACACCTGAAAAGAAGGCTGCGCTTGAGTCTGCTGCTGACGCAATTATTAAAATATTTGGTAACGCTTCTATATTAATAAATCAGATAGTGCCGAATAATTTCGAACAATATTGGAGTATTCTTACACCATTAATGAAGGATAAATATAAGTCTGAAGGTCCGGAAACAGACGCAATAAAAAATAACTTATTTGAACTAGTTGTTACTAGAGATAATGTTGGTGAAGCAATGTGGTATATATATACAGGATTATTATTAACATCTATAGTCCAACTAAAAATAACGACTCGTGGTTGTGCGAGTAATTCACAAACAATGGAAGCGAATTATCAAAAATTTTTAGAACAAGAACAAAAAACTAAAGAAAATAATGAAAAAGGTTCAACAACATATACATTGGCTGGTTAAAATATTTATTTACATACTTAAATATTTTAAATTATTTACTTTTATATTTTTTATTATTTTTTTTTGTATTTGATTTTTTATTTTTTTTGTATATTTTTTTTGTATATTTTTTTCCACCATAAGGTGTTTCAGATGGTCCCATAATTCTTTCACCATAAGGTGTTTCAGATGGTCCCATAATTCTTTCACCATAAGGTGTTTCAGATGGTCCCATAATAACAGGTTCTTCATGTTTTAAATGTATTCTTTTAAACAACCCAGGATATCTTACCTCAATGTCAATTATTGATTCTTTATGAAATTCATAATACTTGTCTTTCGATGATTTATCTGAGCTGGTATAACCAATGCCTTTTAATATAACGTTAAAATTTTTATCAATTAATAATGTATTAGCTACTTGTAATAAATCACTGTATAAGTCTAAATTGCGAATATTTGGAAGTTTGTATAACTGTGACAAAATAATAAATAAACGTCCACTTACAGAACTCAAATCTCTAAAATAACTAGAAAGTCCTGTGTCGAAAGGAATGCCCGTTTTATTATGTAACCAAGTTATATTTTTTGGAACAATGATCGGTGAATTATAACGACCAGCCCATCCAATTAAAATAAAATCTTCTTCCATTATAATAACATATAAATATATAATTATTTAAAGAGATAATTATATAATTAATATATACGCATTTTATAATGTCAGATGATTGGGAAGATTGGACGGATAATGATCTTATTATTCCGGTTTTGAATACTGCGCAATTAAAGCAATTAGAAGAGAGAAAATTAGTCGAAGAATCGGATAATGCTTTAACTAAAGAATTATTTTCAGATGATAAACAAAGTGACTTAAAAATAGTTACCAAACAACAGACAAAAATGACAACTACTAAAAAATGTAATAGAGAAAAGTCAGTAACTAATAAAGAAATAAATGAGAGAAAACAAAAAGAATTTTCTAAAAAAAATAAAGAAGAAAAATTATTAAAGAAGAAAATTGCTGAAACTTTTGGTGATGCGGAAGAAGACAATGAATATGCTGAATACGAAGATATGTTTTATTAAAAAATTTTAGGAGCGCTTATATAATATAGAACAGCTAAATAACAAAGAATTCCTAATAAAAGTGAGAGAAGCCATATTGGCAAAATAGTTTTATTTCTATATCCTACACCAAATTCACGAATACTACCATCTCTATTATAAAAACAAGCAGGTTTCATCATTTGAATAGTTCCAAAAATGATTACAAATAAAATAACTGATACTAATGTGATATTTTCTCTAATATATGTTTTATACATCTAATATATAATTATAAACTATTTTTTATAATTATATTTGTCTAAAATAAAATACTTATTTCTCTAACAATTAGTCTTCTTGTGCGTAATCATCATACTCTTCTTCGGGCGCCTCTACCCCATCAAATCCACCATCATAATAAGTTTCATTTAAAAAACCTATATCATAAGCATCCTGTTCGATGTCTTTTTCCATTTGTCTTTGTTCTAAATATTCATCTACTAAAATATCTATATTTTCATCTGTAGCATCTTTATTTTTATTTCTAATTCTTCTCTCTGCCTTTTCCATTTCATATCTTAATTCTTGTTCCTCGGGTCTTTCATAGAAATCTTTATCGTACATAGTTAAACCTTTTTCTAAACCTTTGCTATATATACCTTGTTTAAGTATTTTAAATACATTATCGACATTTCTGGCTTCATCTGTCATATTTTTCAATTTATCAGTAACTAAATTTTTTTCCCTTTCTCTCAACTTGAATACACTATCTTGTATTTCTTCATATGAAATATTTATATTTTGCTTTTCATTTTCGAATATATCCATGAAAGATACGATAAGTTCTGCTATTTTCTCCTTAAGAACTTTTTTATTACCTGTTAAAATTCTATTATCTACAATATTGCGTGATGACATTCCCAAATCTACTTTTGTTTCACTTTCTTCAACATAATCTACACTAAATATATCAGTAACCTCAACGTTTGATTTAACTTCAGTTACAATCATATCGGGATCATCCGTTAAATATGTATAATTTATTAAAATTCGTAGCAGATAATATTCAAATAAATATCTACTTGTTCTCTCGTCTATTACTCCACGAATGGTTCTATCGCCATTTTTTATACTAGAAAAACAAGGTGTTGCTTGAGATAAATTTACAATATTTTTACCTAATTTTTGAATCTTAGGTAATATATTTAATAAAGCAGGGATACCATAAAATTTTCTAAGTTCCTCGAAGTAATCTGCTATTTGTGTAGTAATTTTATTTTCATGATTTTTTGAAAAATTATAGTATTTTGGAATATATGTTTTACCATAATTGACCTTATTTAAAATAATATTAGGGAATACGTTGATAAAATTATCTATAAATGTCTTAAAAAAGTTAGTAACATTATACATTCCATCATCTGATATTTTAATATCCTCATTTCTATTTGATGAATCTGAACTCCATGTTGAAAGACTATTTATACATTCTATAAAATGTCTAGATTTACTCCTATTAATATTTTTTCCATTATTTTCTATAAATTCAATTATCTCCTTACTCATTTCTTCATTAGCTCTTATTAAGAAGTTATTTAAATTTTTAACTTGCTGTGTACTTTCTTCCCTAGCAATATCAAATGTATCAATTGCCTCCCTAATTAAATTAATCAATGACAATTCAATCATTTCATCTTCATTATTCTCATCATATATAGCTTCTAATAATTCGGATAATTTGGCTACACAAGAAATGATTGGATTGTCAACATCAATATTTATAATATTCTCTCTACTAATCAATTGTATAAGTCTCAAAAATTGTTGGTCTGTATAATTTGTTCCATCTTCTTTTAGTTTCTGTATAATTCTGCCGATTGTATCTAATGGATTAATTAGATTTGAATCAGGTTTGCTAGTACATAATGGTATTAATTCTTGTGGTATTGGTGCGAGTGATTTAAATTTACAATAAAAAATAAACGCAATATAAATTGTTTTTTCGTCAAACTTTCTATCAATCGAAGGATAAATATTCTTAGTATTTATGTCACTATATAACATAGATGGCTCTGTTATACTTCTTATATCGTCTAGCATATTGGTAAGCTTTTGTATTGTGTCATTAAACATAGTAATATCAGAATTACGAGTCGTAAAATAATTAATTGTTGGTTCATTTTCTTTGCTATCACAACATGCGTTTTCAAGATAAGGTTCATTATTTGCTGTATGGAGTAGAACTTTATGTGTTTTGACTATTTCTTGAATCTTTTCTTGAATGGCTAGAGAGAATTGAATAATTTTAGATTCCATAACAAGAATTTTTTCCTTTTGTTCTAATTTTCCAGTTCTTAAATCATTAGCTAAACTTTTCTGGAACTGTTCTGAAATATTAGTCAAATGTTTAATTTTAAAAGGTATAAGAGGTGGTAGGAAATCCGTCCATTTTGATATATCATGTTCTTCTGCTATTGCTGTAGCCGGATTAGTTAATAAATATTGAGTTTTTTCTGAAAACTTTCTTTGAACATCTGGATTTTGAATCAAAAAATCATCAATAGACGCTTTAATTCTTGCTTGAATTTTATCTACAGATGTCTTTTTTAATACATTCCATGGTTCTCCAGAATCTCTTATATCAAATGTAACACAAGCTAAATAGGCTAAACTGCTAGTATCAGATTGACCATCAAAAGGATATCCAGTAAAAGAACGAACACAACCGGGATGCGTTTTTCTTGTTTTAATCGATGGAATCGATGTTTGAATGGCAATTAAATACATTCCTAAAGTATAATAAAGGAGAGAAGTATTAAAGAAATCTCTATAAGAAGGTAGTCTTTTACCTTTTTCTGCTGCGGATTTTATTTTTTCTTTATAATCACTCTCACTTTCAACTGTAGATTTAATCGTCTCTATAACAGAATTAATAATAAATTCTTTTTGAGTTTCGATATTAATACCCATAGCAATAGCCAATGTATTAACTACATTATTAATCATTATGGTCTCTGGTGTAATATATTTAATAAATTTTTCATTAGTAGCGGATATTATTTTATTTCCTGCGTCATCTTCCATAACAGCCCTAGATACAACTTTAAAACCCTCGTCATAACCTTCTTCCGTATCAAAATCACCAGGACATATAGGCCATCCTGTGTACTTATCAGTCCACCAATCTCCGTCATCACTAAGCTGACCATTAGTAGCTTTTATATTTTCTAATGTGACTTGATATAGATATTGAGAATCGCAAAATGCTGCGGCAAGTTCCTTTTTAAATACAGGAAGCAAAGGAACTCCTGTTTTTACACAATATAACCAATGCTGAGACTCAGGTTTTCCATTAGCTGAAATACCTGGAACATTTGAACGCGTAAATTTATTAGCGAAACGAAGTATGTCTCCTTGTTTTTTTACAAAATCTCTCTGACTTAAAATAATGTCAAGTAATGGAGAGAAAGGAGATAAGACTTGTCCTTTAAATTCATCTTCTATAACCAACCCCATCTTAAATTTTTGATTATTGTATTTTAAAAATTCATTTGTTTGAATTTTTGATATAATAGGCATTATAGACAAGAAATAATCAAATTGGTTCTGTATTTCCTTTTTAAATTCCTCATTTGATAGTTTATATTTTGAATCAAATTCACTTATTATATTTGTCAATAAAGAATTTTGTAAACTTAATTCATTTGTTGTCATGCTTTCGCATTTATCATCTGTTTTAGTTGTAACATTCATACATTTCTCTTGTAAATCACAAATGATAGATGATTCATCTATGTTTGGAACACTTTTTGACAACTCTTTATCAAGAACCCATTTATTATCTTTTCTAACATAATAATCAATTTCGTCTTTTATATCACTAGCAAAACCTTTGTATAATAACGCATACTGACCATCTATTACCTTTTTATTTCCATCAATTAATGTTTCAGCTAGATAATTAGCATCTATTTCCGACAATTTATTTTTTTTAATTTGATCGAAAACTATGTGTTCTTTAAGTTTTTCTGGAGTAAGTTTCATTACAAATTCAGAATATCCTCCTTTTTTACTGTCTTCTTCCATTATTCCATAATTTGTTTTATCGTATCTTTTATCGAAAAATATTATCATATCATTGTCGTTTTGTAATCTTTCCAATGAATTATACATTTTAGCAATAGTAATAGTTTCACATTTATCAGTTTTCTCTTCGTTTTGTAACTTAGATTCTTTGGATTTTTGTTCGATTTCAAAAATTTCACTAATATCCTTCGGAAACATTAATTCTAAATTTTGATAAGACAAAGCAGATGTATATAAATGTCCATAATCTTTTAAAATTATTTTACGTAAAATTTCAGAATTAGTAAATGTATCCTTCACATCTTTAAATCCGTATCCAGTTTCAATAACTTCTTCCCTATATTTTTCAGTATTTAATATTTCTATTAATGAATATGCTTTTGAATCATGAGGTTTAGTTTTTCTAATTCGTGATAATTGCGAAAATACTCTAGATAATTTTATCATATTTTTGTTGTAATCTGAAATTTTCTCATCTATAAACTTAGAAATCTCAGTATATTGATTATATGTCAAATCATCTGTATATATTAAGAAAGGTTCCAGATAACCAACCACTTCTATAATGGATAATTTGCCAGTAATATATTTTTTCATTAAATTAAATAATATCTTAGTTTTTGGCACAATTGATTCTACGTATTTAGTGTATAATTCTTTTTTAGACATTCCACGTGACTCTTCAGGTGAAATATTTAATATATAATTTCTTATACCATCAACAAAATCATTTTCATGTAATTCTAACGGGTTTTCAAAAGATTCTACAAAAATATTTGACACATTAGTTTTTTTCTTTAGTAATTGCCAATAATTTATAAATACAGTATTTAAATTTGCCTTAGTGAGTATGTCTGTGCTAGGTAGATTAATTCTAGAGAAACGAACTGCCGGTTCAGGTAGAGTCATAATTGATTTTAAAGATAATAAATCGCTATTTGTCATATTAACTCTAACTGTTGTCATTTTAGATGACGTTACATTTGTTGCGTCTAACTTTGTATCTCCTAATGTATATTTTGATATAACAAAACGCCTATTTTTTATCATAGTATTATTGAATATAGACGAATAAAAATCTTCTAGATTATCTATGACTGTATTTATATTTTCATTTACGTCTTTTTCATAAATAATATCATTGATTTCTTCAGCATTTCGATAATCGAATGGTCTAAAATAAGGTGCTAAGTCTGTATATAAAGAACTGTATTTATTAATATCCGCAGGGAAATCATTTGATTCATAATTTTTAATTACTTCTTTCATTTGTCTAGCTTCAACTGATAAATTCAAATCTATAATATCATTATTTTCCTCCAAATTATATAAAGAGTCATAAATTTTTTTAATGTTCTTTACTACAGGTAATATCCAGTATAAATTAATATTAAAATTATATAACCATTCATTCAGTGGTTTATAAGCCGCTTCTTTAGTAATCATACTTGTAACATTTCCATATTGGTCGAACTCGGAAAACTTCTCTCTTAATTGTTTAAATCTCTCGATCATTAAATGAATATTGTTTAATACTCTAGGAGTTCTTTGTGCATTAGGAATAGTTGAGAGAAGTTCGTCTAATAAATCAGCGACTTGATTTTCAATACTATATCTCTCAAATCTTGTGGCTACATCTACAAATTGTTTAATAGGTCCAAGATTTTCATCACCGAAAACAATTTGGTCTGCTTTTACTATAATTTCTCTCAATTGGTCCTTTACGTCTTTTACAGGAATAGCAACTTGAAGTTTTTCTACTTCAATTACTTGCTTTTCTCTTTCTAATTCAGGGACTTCTTCTAGTTCTTCTTCTACGATTGGTTTTACAGGTTTATCCACAATTTGTATAAGTTCGATTGGTAAATTTTCTGGAATGCCTTTATAATCAAAGTTAATATATATAACATCTTCATCTGTTGTTGTTATTTCAATCATGTCTTCCTCTAAATTAGTAATTTCACCTACAATAATTGCTGGGTCAGGATCACCGAATACTATTTTTATCCACTTACCTGGAAGCAAACCATTTTGTCTAGCAAAACTAGCGGTGTCTGCTCTTCTAAGAATGGCAATTTTAGAGATATTACCATCACCTAAAATACCATCTTCTGATATGTTAATTTTGATTTTATTTAATGTATCTGTGTTAATTAAATAAGTTTTTGACCTGTCAATATAATCTATAAAAAATATTTGGTCATTTAGATTATCATTTACAGGATTTGTAATTTGAATTACATCTCCTAATTGTAATTCTATATCTTGATTATTACTTTCTGTCTTTAATTCTTCTGTCATTGATATATAAATATATTAGATATTTTTATACTTAAGTTATATTCAATTTAAATATAGTTTAAAGACATTTTTATAATATATAATATGAGATTCAATCTATCCGAAATTCCTAGCTTTAATTTACTCTTACAGGATGTTGTAAGTAATTCAAATATACTAAAATTAAATAAAATTGAATGTCGCACAAACAATTCAACTTATAAAGTTATTAGATATGATAAGAATTTATTATGTGTAGACTTGGCTTCATCTTATGGTTTATGTCGTTCTGTTATTGTAAATTCCGCAAATGAAGTAGTAGCCTTCGCGCCTCCAAAATCAATATCTGCTGATATTTTTATAAAGAAGTATCCTGATGATACATATAATGGATATATAGAATCAGAAGAATTTGTAGAAGGAACTATGATTAATGTGTTTTTTGATAAGACTATTGGAGTTACAGGTAGTTGGGAAATTACTACACGTAATACAGTCGGAGCAACATCGAGTTTTTTTAAATCACCTGGCTCTAAGACTTTTAGACAAATGTTTATGGAAGCAGCGTCTGAATGTAAATTAGATATTAATCAATTAGATAAGGAGTTGTGCTACAGTTTTGTGCTTCAACATCCTGAAAATAGGATTGTCGTTCCTTTTTCTAAGCCTCAACTCTATTTGGTTGGTGTTTATAAGATTAATAATGAAAAAAATAATATTACAGTAGATTCTTATGACCCATATAAGTATCAGCAATTTTTCAATGAATTAGGTACAACGGTTAAATTTCCGCAAATTTATACGTTTTCTAAATATTCAGAACTAATTGAAAAGTATGGTTCAATGAATACGTCATATGATATTGTTGGTGTAGTAATTCATAATAAATCAACAGGCGAGAGAACAAAGATTAGAAATCCAGTATATGAACAAGTTAGAAATTTACGAGGAAATCAACCGAAATTACAATATCAATATCTTTGTTTAAGAAAGGAAGGGAAGGTAAAGGACTTCTTAAAGTTTTATCCAGAAAATAAGAATGAATTTTCAACTTTTAGAGACCAGGTTCATTTATTTACAAATACATTATATTCTAATTATGTATCATGTTATATTAAAAAAGAAAAACCACTAATGGAATTTTCAGAACAATATAGAACACATATGTTTAATATTCATCAACTTTATATGAATGAACTTAGAGAGAAAAAATTGTTTATTAATAGTACAACCGTTCAAAAGTATGTTAATGAATTACATCCATCTTTATTAATGTATTGTTTAAATTTTCAGATGAGAAAAAGAAATGTTGATACAATTATTTCTGACAATATTTAATGTCTTCTACTTTTACCTTTTCTATGCTTTTTATGACTTTTACGTTTTTTATGACTTCTATTTTTTTTTGTTTTCATCCTTCGTTTTTTACCTCCTGTTCGTGTTGGCGGTTCAATTTCCATCTCGTCAAGCTGAGGTTCTAATTCTTCCCATGTTTCTTTAACTATATCAAAACTCTGACCTCTACATTTTGAGTATCTAGGAAATGCCCAGCAAAAGGCTTTTAAAGCTAATTTTTGCTTCATTGGCATATTATTATCAGCAATTGCATCTCGTATATTAGACCAGTATCTATCATATACTTCACTAGCAGCAGATAAATAGTAATTTAAAAAAATACGGGCTAATTTATCATATGCTTTTGGTTTATCAGTATATTCAAAAGATTGATCTTCTAGATATCTGAGTTCATCAGATAGAAGACCTAGTTGTCCTAGAGATATCTTTAATTGTTGTGGTGTAAAATCTGGGGCTGGATCAGAATAATCTGGTAATTGAGTTAAATCCATATATATAAAATTATATTATTTATAAATTTGTTAAAACTTATAATTAAAATTAAGATTATTTCAACGCATTCGTCTACTTTTATATTTTCTGCTATTTTTTCTTTTTGAATTTCTTCTCTTTTTTGTATTACGTCTTTTTCTTTTTTTACCGCCAGGTTGTACTGACACTCCTGGAGCTGGCGTTAAATGTGGCGCGGATACTCCTGAAGCTGGAGTTGAAATATTTGGGTTATTGCTTTTAGAAGGAGTCACCGGAGTTCCAGAAGATGGAGGGGGATTTGAAAATATTGGGTCATCCGCATATCTAACCATATCATTTGTTATGCCTGGACGAAGAGGTGTTCCTGGTGCTAAAGGTTTTCCAAAACCTGGTGGCGCGGGTTTATAATCTGTTTTAGTAGTATAACCAGAACTCATTATATAAATATTATGGAAAAAAATATAATATTTATATTAAACTGAATTTTTCATGTATTAACGTGAAAATTTATTAACGCGGAACTAATTTTAAAAACTCTTTACTAATTTTTCTAAATGTATCAATTGCTGTATTAGAACATTGCTTCAATAGACCTTTAATTTTAGAAATTTCTTGAGGTTCTGGGAAAGCAACTCGAATCACGCTAAATGTATCATGTGGATGTAACATTTTAAAACCACAAAATGAAAGCGTTCCATATTGATAATATAAATATAACATGTAATATTCAATTACTTTTCCAACAGTATAATCTTCATTATCAAGAATAATATCATAAGAATTTTTCATAGTATTATCAGATGTTTTAATTTCTATTTCATCATTATCAATAATATTATTTAAATTTTCTAATTTTTCTACCATAATTTTACAAGCAATATTCAGAAGTTCCGCATTTGTATAAATACCAACCGTTTGAATTACAAAATCAAAACTATCTTTCTTAAAAATACGCTTACCTTCTAGAAGTTTCCAATTGGCTGCTTCAAATTCTATCTCAGATTCTTTCTTACCAGCATCCTTCCATTTTTGCTTTAATTTTTGTAATTCGGCTTCTTGAACGGCTTCATCGATCGTATTACCATACGAACAAGTAGAAACCACATTATAAGCTCCGTCTTCTTTTGCTGTGCCAATATCAAATTCGCAAACTAAATTAATTATTTTTCCTGGGAGCTCTTCAGAAGGTTTAGGTTTTAATTTCACAAAATCAATAAAATCACCAGTTAAATCATTTGGCGGAAATATTTCACGAATCTTATCTTGTGGCAAAGGCTTGTCTGTTATTTTATCCTTCACAACAAAATCTTTAGTAGTTACATAAATTGATGTATCAGAATTATTTTGAACGTTGAGTTCCATAATATAATTTTTTAAAGGAAACTCTGTAACATCTTTAATATGTATAGGAATACAACTCAAACGATGCTTTACAATTTCGTTATTTAACCCACAAGTATTATCATAAATAGTACATTTGTTTTTATCATTTGGAGAGACTCTAAAAACCACAATAGGTATGTCAGTTAAAATAATTCTTCTAATAGCATTAGCTATACTAACATTGACGTCGCTAAGAGTGAATTTTAATTCATCATCTCTGATATCAGACTTAATATCTACACGAGGATTTGAAGAAATAACTGATTCATCAGAATAAGACATTTTTTGTGTTGCCTGCATTATATCTATTATACATTTATATTTAAATTATTAATTTAATTCATTTTTTTTAAAAATGAGTTAAATATTAATTTTGATTAACTAATTATATATTAAGATGAGTTGTATTTTATATTACAGTAAATATTGCGAAGTTTGTAAGAAATATTTACAGACATTATCAAAGTCAAGTATTCAGAGCGATATACATTTTATATGTATCGATAAAAGAATAAAAGACGCAAATAACAAAATATATATTATTTTGGAAAACGGTCAGAAAATAATCTTACCAGAAAATATTACAAAGGTTCCAGCTCTTCTATTAATAAATCAGGGTTATCAAGTTTTATTTGGAGAACAAATTTTAAATTATTTAAAACCTAGACAACAAGAAGAGGTTAGAGTTGCTACAAGAAATAATATGGAACCTATGGCTTTTTCACTTGGAAGTGGAGGTGGTTTTGGTGATATAGTATCCGACCAATATAGTTTCTTAGATCAAGCTCCTGAAGATTTAGAAGCTAAAGGTAATGGTGGTATGAGACAGATGCATAATTATATGGATTTAAACACCGCTTTTAGTGGTCAACTTTCAAATCCAGGGTCAAACGAACAAAATACTACAATTAGAGGAGCACATAAAATGGGTGAAGACGCATCAAATCAACAGATGGAAGAGAGAATAAAAAAAATGAAAGAAGAGAGAGATTCGGATATTCGTCAATTAACAGGTAATAGACCACCACTAAGCTATTAAAAATATTTTATTTTTTATATTTTCTTCTATGTTTTTTTGTTGATCTATTTGTTGTTCTACGACCTCCTCTAGGCGCATAACTATTTAATAAATCCAACATTGATGGTTGATTGGCTTCTCTTTGTCTGGCTAATTCGGCTTCTCTCTGTCTTGTTAATTCAGCTTCTCTTTGCCTTGCTAACTCAGCTTCTCTTAATTGTTGTGTTCTCCTCATTTGAATTTCATCTTCTGTTAAAGCACCTATTATTTTAGGTGTATTATTAAACGTGACTCTTCCTCCAAGACGTCTTTTATTTTTACGGGTTTTCTTCATATATTATATCATTTTAATAAAATATGAATCATTTAATAAATATTAATATTTGCCAAAAATAATTTAAATATAATAAACAAATAATACTTAATGTCTAATATATTAACTGCGTTTAATGACCATTTTCTTGACTTTCTAAATGATGTTCAAAGTGTGTTTCCAGAAGACCCAGATATTTTGACTGCTAAAAATGCCCTTATTGCTATTAGAAAAGCAAACCCAAAGATGATAGTTAAGATTTGGAAGGGATTTATTGCTGATAAGTATAGAGACCAAATTGTCGCTGGAGACATCGGATTCTTTATTACTAAAGATTATTCGTCTGATGTCGCAAAAGCATCTGGTTCAGATAAAATTATGGAATCTATAGATAGATTGAGAGAACCAGTTAGACAGATGGGTCCTGAAAATCAAGAGAAGGTCATGAAATATATTCAGAATTTAACTAAATTAGCAGATATGTGTGATTAAATATCCACCTTTAAAAAGGTTGAACCAAAATATAATTATATTTATAATAATATAAATATATTCTATAAAAGTTTGAATATATATTTTGTTGTAAGTTTGACTTAAATAAAAATAATATATATTAAATAATATGTCTGAAGTTCCAGAAGAATTTGTCAAAGTAATTCGAGATTTTGTAAGTGATTTAAAATTTACATTTCCAGAGTACATGCCATTTATTGATAAATGGTGGAAAAGTAAAGAGCACTTCAACTATATCGATGAAGAAGAAGACAGAATTAAAGCATATGAAAAATCTGAGAATAAATCAGCAAAATTGTTATTTGATTTTTGTAAGAAAAAGTTGCCACCAAGATTTTTTGATATTTTGTATCAAAATGATGAAATGTTTAAAGAAGATTCAGAAATCGATACAGAATTTTTTCCAAAGATTCATTTCAAAAACTTATGGCAATGTGATATAACGGATAAAACACGCGAAACTATCTGGAAATATCTCCAATTATTATTATTTTCAATTGTAGGAACATTAGATAATAAAGACGCATTCGGTGACGCTGCTAAATTATTTGAAGCAATTAACGAAGAAGAATTTAAAGGAAAATTACAAGAGACATTAAGTCATATGCAAGGTTTATTTGATATGAGTGGCGGAGAGATTCCAGAAAATTTATTAAATCCAACCGACTTGCCAAACGCAGAGCAAATTAACGAACATATTACAGGAATGTTAGATGGCAAAATCGGTCAGTTAGCGAAAGAAATTGCCGAAGAGACAGCCGCAAATTTAAATATGGATTTTGACGACGCTACCGACATGAAGGATGTATTTAGTAAGTTAATGAAAAATCCAACAAAACTTATGGGTTTAGTTAAAACTGTTGGCGACAAGCTTGATTCAAAGCTAAAATCAGGTGAATTAAAAGAATCTGAAATGCTTGAAGAAGCAACTGAGATTATGAATAGGATGAAAAATATGCCGGGAATGGGAAATATTCAATCCATGTTAAGTAAAATGGGTATGGGTATGGGCGGATTAGGTGGTGGAAAAGTTAATACAGGAGCAATGGAAGCTCAACTTAACCAGCGTTTAAAAATGGCAAAGACTAAAGAAAGAATTAGAGCAAAGGCAGAAGCGAGTGCCAAAGCCAAAGCCGACACCAATATCTCGACACCAACTCAACCAACAGTATCTAATGAAGAATTATTTAAAGTGTTTAGTTCCGGAGAGAAGAATGAGAAAACGCCAAGAGGAGCAAAGCCACAACAACAAACTTCAAATAAAAAGAAGAAGGGTAAAAAATAAATAAATATTATCTTTATAGACAAATTCCACTAAAATTTTCTGCGTTTTTGCCATATTTTTGTTTTAAGAAGTCTTTATCTTCCTTTTCTTTGATAAATACTACTGCTTGCGTTTTTTCTTCAAAAATTTCCTTTGCTTTTACCATACTATATTCTGTTGGTTTATAATGTCCTGACTTATTATTTATGCAAATTGAATTATCTGGATTTATAGAACCTGAACCAGCAGCCATTACAGGCATACATTGAATATCCCGCTCTATTAATCTATCAATTATATTTATTAATAATAAACATTCATTTTTTGTTTCAATGCTCATAGATTCCATATTAGAACCATATTCATTTTTGAATATTACAAGATTATTAAATGCTTCTCTCAATTCATTATATTCATCTGCTTCTTTTGTAACATCTAAAAGTCCTTGTATCATACATACTGAATGTTTATTAATTTTGGCTCCATCAATTATATATATAAAGTTTTCACCACTATTATTGAATATAGTAAATTTAAACCATTTATCTTCAGAATTTTTATACATTTGTTGTAAATATCCCAATGTTGAATGATTAAGCTGAAATGCTTTTGAGATAGATGTAAGTATTTCTAAACCAGTTGTTTCTTTATCAGAACCAGGTTTTACATTACAAATATGTGTATTAATTAAATCTGTTTCTTTTGAGGTCATTAGTAATCCACCCTTTTTATTTTTAGATGAAGTTCTTTTAAGTTTTTTATTTACATTCAATTTTTTTTTAGTTTTCATAATAAAAGAGTATATTTTATTTTTTTTTAAAGAATTATATATATAATGACAATACAATTTTGGTCCAATGATCCTACAATTTTATTTAATAAGGAATATATTTTTGAATTATGGCCTACTACGAATATGTGTTATGAACAGAAATTAAACTCTGTCTCTCGATTAATAATTTTATTAACTATTTTAGGATACATTTTAACAATGTCTAAGAGAGTAATTGTTGTCAGTATATTAACGTTGTTTGTTATTTTTCTTTTATACAATATGCGCAAGCAGAAGCTAACAAAAGATACATTAGAAAATTTTGAAGTAAAAGGTAACGAGGTTACAGGAATGTTTGATAACAAATCTAAATCATATATTAATCCTGTTACTTTGGATGCTGTCTTAAGAACTGAATTTAAAGAAGGGAATAAGAAAAATCCATTTAGCAATGTTTTATTGACTCAAATCAACGATGAACCTGAGAGAAAAGCTGCTCCACCAAGTTTTAATACAGAAGTAGATGTTGATATAACTAAAAATGTGAAACGTGCCGTCCAGATGATGAATCCTGGTATAAAAAATACCAATAAACAGTTATTTGGTGACCTCTGGCAGCAGTTTCAGCTAGATCAAGCAAATCGTGTCTTCTACAGTACACCTAATAGCAAAATTTGCAATGACCAAGGGGCATTTAGTCAGTACTTGTATAATGATCTAAAATATTCCTCTCATCTTGACACGCCAGAAGGTGCAATTTCTCGTGTAAAAAATTCATACCGATACACACTATATTAAGAGCATTATTATCATATTTTACTTCCATTTTTAAAAATATAGTATTCTATTTTATAAATAATTAAAAAATAAAATATTTTAACATAATATAAAATGAATGAACTAGCATATACTATAGAACCAATAACGGTTACAAAAGTAAATGTATTATCCAAGTTTGTAATTGTTTCTGTTGAAGTTACATTGGGCGATAGTGCAAAAATCGGACTGCATTTATACGATCAATATAATATTCCATTTAAAGGAATGTTTATAACGATTTCAGGAGATGAATATAGAAATTGGGGTTCAGATGATACTTATTTAGTCAATTTGATAAGACAAAAATTAAATATTTCAATTATTGAACCTTCCGCTGCTGAATCTGTTCAAGAACCTGCTGCTACTGAACCTGCTCAAGAACCTGCTCAAGAACCTGCTCAAGAACCTGCTCAAGAACCTGCTCAAGAACCTGCTCAAGAACCTGCTCAAGAACCTGCTCAAGAA